TTTTAAAAGGCCATTTTGGGTAAGCCTTTTTTTAAAAGGCCATTTTGGGTAAGCCTTTTTTTAAAAGGCCATTTTGGGTAAGCCTTTTTTTAAAAGGCCATTTTGGGTAAGCCTTTTTTTAAAAGGCCATTTTGGGTAAGCCTTTTTTTAAAAGGCTGTTTTAATTTAATTAAGAAAAATTCATAGAATTTTTATCTATATTATTAATAATAAGTATGTCATCTTGGGGATTTAAGGATAATTTGACTATAGATAATTCAAAATACCTAAAATGGTTAGATAGTACTGGTATTAACCAGAATAACATAATCGGACTTGATTCAAATTCACATGTTAAATTAAATTCTTCAGTTAATGGTGATATGTATATTAATACTTCTTCAAGTATAGGTTCTTCTACTTTTATAAATACATCAAATGATAACCCAGTATTTATTGGTTCAAAATTAGGCGTCGGTATAGATGTAGATCTAGACTTTTCTCCAACAATTGCAGTTAAAAATGATGGATATATTGGGTTATTAGATAATTCTGGTAGAATTGGTATAGTAGGCGGGACAAGTTTAACATCTGGTAGTAGAATGCTGTTATCAGGAAATGAAATGACATCTGGGTCGGCTGGCCAAATCAATATGTATGCCGGAGATATTTCTACTGGGAATATTAATATGTATTCAGGAAATAATTCTTTAAAGATGCAAATTTTAAATTCTGGTGTAATTAATTTTTCACCAGATGGAACTACAATTTGCGTGAGTATAGAAGACGTTTACACGACTGTTACCAATCAATTAAGATTTACTAGCACAGAACAAAGTGATAGTTCTACGACAGGATCAGTATTAATTGCAGGAGGCGTTGGTATCCAAGGAAATACATATATTGACGGAACGCTATCAATTAATTCTGCTACAGGGAATATTGATTTTAATAATACAAAAGTTTCTACAAATTATTCTACTGGTACAATATTTATATCAGGTGGATTAGCTATAAGTTGTAGCGTGCCTGCATTAGCACCAGACTCTGGTGGTGGTATTAGTTGTGCTGGTGGATTAGGCTTAGGGCAAAATGCTATGATTGCAGGTAATGTAACAGTATTCAATACAGAAGAAAGTTATAGTTCTCAAACTGGTAGCATAGTAGCGTATGGTGGCGTTGGTATAAATGGTCAGACAAATATTAGATCATCGAATAGTCCTCAAATCCGAATTGCGCCAGTTATGTCTGGAGGTGAAACTAGTATATATTTTTCATCTCAAAATGATTATACTAAACCGGGAAGTTGGACTTTAGGTCAAAATACAAATTTAATTGGAGCTGGCAATTTTGCTTTTATTGGAAATGATGAAATATATATGTATTTTGATAGCAACAATATAAACTTAAATAAATATGTATCTCTTACAGATACATTAAATTTTTATAATAATTTATCTGAAGATTTAATTACATTTAAGAATACAGAAGGAAATGTCAATTGGTCATTAGGTACAAAATTATCTGATAATAAATTTCATATATCAAGGTTTGATTCATCTGGAAATTTATTAAATAATGGAATTACGATTAATAATGATACTGGCAATGTTATAGTATATTCTACTGAAAATAGTACTAATTTAACTTTGGGTAGTTTTATTGTTTTAGGCGGAACTTCAATACATAAAGATTTATATGTCGGAGGAGATATCAAATTAGGTACAAATTCGACATCTGGTGTTATTTTACTTGGTACAACTGGTAGTATAACTGAATTTGGTAGTACTCTTAATCAATTAACTTTACTATCTACTGAAACTAGTTGTCACAATAGCCAAGGATCGCTTGTAACATTTGGTGGTATAAATATTCTTAATACAGGAAATGCTTCTAGTTCGTCTTGTGGAAACGCGCTGACTATAGCTGGAGGTGCAGCAATTGGAAAGGATTTATATGTAGGTGGTATATCGAATTTACCTGATTTATCTACAACTAATATTTCATCCGAAAATATTAATGTACTAAATATTTCATCGTCAAGTTTATATACAACTGATATCAATACTACAACTATTAGCACAACTAATTTAATTTCTCTATTTTCGAGTACTGGATCAGTTTATGCTAGTAGTTCTGCAATTGAAAATTTTGTTGCCACCAATATAAGTACGTCTTCATTAAATGTAATTGATATTACTTCTTCTACTGGTATATTTACTAGTATTTCAAGTGGATCTCTAGAGGGTAATACTTTGTTATTTAATAATAGTACTATTACTAATTTAGTAACTGAAAATATTACTACATCTACGTTAAATGTAACTGCTGGAATTACTACTACTACTTTAAAAATTACAGATTCATTAGATGCTAATTTTAATAGTAATACTCTTGGGTCATTATTTACAACCGGTGGAAATGTAGGATTTGGTACTACAACTCCTGAAACACCGATCCATATCGTAACTGGTATAACACAAACATTAGTTACACTTGAACAAACATCTGATACAAATGGTAATTATATATATTTTACAAATGTAGATAAAACTGGGTATATTGGGTTAGATCCAAATGATACATTTATCATTGCTCCACCTACAGGAGAAAGTATTTTATTAGTAAATAATGAAAGTGCAATATTTGTAGGTACTGCTGGGAATATTGGTATTAATACAACTGCACCAAATTATTCATTAGATGTTAATGGTACCATCCATTCTAATAGCGATTTATATTTATCATCTGGTGGAAATATTATTGTTGGCAATAATTTATCTGATTATAATAGTTATGTAATTGATTTTAATTACAATGGCGATGGCAACACTTCAAACTCAATTGGGTTTGGATTTTCTGGAAGTCAGGATTTGATGACACTTGCTGGCGATGGTCATTTAACTGGTGTTACAGCTGATTTTACAAATGGGATGACTACATCTAGTTTATTAATGACATCAAATATTCCAAGTGAAAATTCTACAATTGGTTCTATTTTTACACCTGGCGGAATTAGCACCGACTGTACAGTAAATTCATCAAGTATTACATCTGGTGGGGCTTTAACTGTTGCTGGCGGTATTTCATTAGCTAAGGATCTATTTGTAGGAGGTAATTTTGTAGCAGCAGATTCAAACGGTACAATTAGTAGTTTATTAATTTCTTCAATTGAGACTGCGAGCGGCGTAGGATCTGGGGGAAGTTTAACTGTACTAGGCGGGGCATCTATATCAAATAATATGTATGTTGGTAATAGTATAGCTATTGGAAATAGTAATATTGGTCCTCAGCAAATATTAGAAGTTAGTCCAATAATATATTCTAATAATCAAGATGGCGGAATACGTGTTTCTACTAAGAATGCTTTTAGTACATTAGATAATTCATATAGATATATTGATTATCGTCTAAGAAGTAATAATTCAAATAATTATAGAGGTGTAATTGTTGGATCTTTATCTGGCGGTACTCCTTCTGAACAAGAATACATGGCGTTTTCACAGGATACATATACATATATATATTCACCTACTAGATTTACAAATAACACAGAATCATATAATAGTACTATAGCGTCTGCCATTTTTACAGGAGGTGTATCTGTAAATTGTACCGTAGATGCCACTACTATTAGTAATGGAGGAAGTTTAACAATTGCCGGCGGCGCTTCCATTGCAAAAACATTAATAGTAAATAAGATTGTTTATGCGAATCCTGAACAAGCTGGTAATACTTTTAGTAATCTAGCTCTTATTTCAACTGAGCCATCTTCAAGCATATCATCTGCTTCATTAATTGTAGCTGGTGGAATAAGTATACAAACGTCATTTAATGCTACAAGCATAACTTCGGGTGGAGGATTGACTGTTGTAGGAGGTATTGCTTCTGAAAGTGATATATACATTGGTGGGGTTTCATATTTAAACAATATAAGTTCGGCAAATGCAAATCTTGGGAGTGCTAACATAGAATATTTATCAAATCCATATTTCAATACAATTGGTAATCTATTTACAAATGCGAGTGAGTTTATAGGTATAAATACTTCTAGCCCAAGTGTATTATTAGATTTCGGTATAAAGTCTGATAATAATAAAATAGGGTTAGTTAATTTAGATTCTGGCGAATTTTATGGATTTGGTGCAAATCAAAGCGGCGTATTGTATCAAACAAATAATGCTCATACTTTCTATGTTGGGTCTACTATCGGGCAAAGTGAAGCTGCTCTTGGGACTCCTGTTGTTGTAATTTCTAGTATAGGGAATCTGGGTATAAATAATACAAACCCGCTTTATAAATTAGATGTCGATGGGGTAATCCATGCTGGATTAGATATTGATTCAGTAAATTCTACAACGGGCGCGTTAATTGCGTCTGGTGGAATTAGTATTTCAAGAAGTACCAATGCGTCTTCTGTAACAGAAGGTGGTGCTCTAACGATTGCTGGTGGTGTAGCAATAGCAAAAGATTTGTTTGTTGGAGGAACTGTTACATCTAGTTCTGATGCTCGGTTAAAGAAAAATATAAGAGAAATTGAATGTAGTATATTGGATAAGATTGATAATTTAAGAACAGTTAAATATAATGCGATAGATGACCCAAAAGAAGAGTCGGTTGATTTATATGGATTTATTGCTCAAGATTTTGAGGAAAATTTCCCTGAATTATTAAAGAGGCAAACATTAGAATCTTATTATTCATTTGATTATGCTCGTGTTACAGTTTTATTGATGAAATGTATTAAAGAATTAAAATCAGAAATAAAAGAATTAAAAAGCCGAACCTTTTAAAAAAGGCTTACCCAAAAGCGTCTTGTAAAAGCTCTTTGGTTATTAAATACCAACGCTTTTAATTTTAAAATAAAGGAAAACGCCAAAGAAGTTTTTTGCAAAGATATCTAATATATTAAAGATATTATTTTTTGGAATAGTTGGAAGTAAGTAAGAAATACCATACAAGCTCCATATAAAAAGCAAAACATAATACATATTTTGTCCAATTTTTGAATGACGAGCCGATTCTTGATAAATAGTATAGAATGAAATTATAAAAAATATGAATCCGAATATTGCGGCAGATTGTAATGAGATTATTCCAATTTCTCCAAGATATCCAAAAACAAGCATCATAAGATTTGAAAGTAGAATGATAATAACGGTGTTTGTATTTGTTTTAATAAATTCGGACAAAGTTAATGATGACACTTGTTGTTTATTTTGCTTGTATTCTTCGTATTTGAAATAAACAATTGTAATAAATAACATAATCGGGGTCGTTATTACCCAATCAAAATATCGTATTGGCGCCATGTTTTCTGGCTTTGTAGCTAAATGTCGAAGTACAAATATATAAAAAGAAAATTCAACAACTTCAATAAACATTTCTAGCTGTAAAATTTGAATCAATATAGCATCTTCTGGAAGTACTGATATAAATAAACCTAAAAATGCAATTATTCCAGTTAAGAATTGGATTACAATACTCAAATTTGTAGTCAGTGATACATCCATTTACTAATTGTAAATATTTTTAATTTTTGGGGTAAGCCTTTTTTTAAAAAGCTATTTTAATTTTTGAATATTTCTATCTTGAGGTTTTAAATATTTAAATCCTAAAAATTTGAAAATTTCATTTTCTGAATCTAAATTTATTTTTGGTACTTCATTCGTATTTGGTTTAAGACCATATTCATTTAGTGTATATCCTAATTCGCTTGCTTTTTTACGCATTGCGATATTAATATCAAAATCTCCTGTAAAATATAAAAGTGCAAATGGATATTCTGATGACTCTGTCATTAACATGTCTATTCTTCGCGCAGTGGCATTTTTTTTTAATTTACATATTCCCATAAATTTTTTCTTACCACTTGCTAGTTCTGCAATGATGTATTTTAATTTTAATGTATCAATAATTTTATTGAATACGTTTGATCTAGTAGAAGAATCTGTTTCGCGGTTTATTGTTATTAAAACGTCTATATCACCGGATTCTTTTGCCTTTCTACGATAACTTCCTACAATTTTAATTTCAATATCTGGATCAATATCTTTTAGTAATTTATGAATTTTCTTGGAATGTTTATCCATTTCTTCTCTTGGTATTTTTTGTTGCGTATCTAAAAAGTAAGTTAAACCTATCTTTTGTTTATCATTTAATAGATCAGGTTTTGTTTTCAAAGCTTCTTGAAGATCGTTAATTGACCTTATATGAAATTCGTTGATTAATTCTTTAGCTTTAACTATTCCTATACCATGAATTTTCATTAATTCATCATATAATTCTAATTTAAAATGTTCAACATTTCTAGCTTTTTCTGCTGATTTCAATTTACCAGTCTCAAGAATTTCCTCTATTTTTGCTTTAATTTTTACACCGATTCCTTCTATATCGACCACGTCATTCATTGATCGAATAAATTCTTTATTTTTTAATTGGTCAATAACCTTTTTATAAGCTCTTACCTTGAAAAAATTTTTATCAATCGCTTCTTTCTTACTCATAGTCTGTAGTTCTTTTATAATGATATCCTTTTTGTTTTCATAAAAATCCATAATCGATTTATATTTACTTTAAACAAATAAATTTAATTTAATTTATATTATATTTAATTAGATTTAGTTAAATTTATTTGTTTATTTATAAATTTGAACCAGTCAATACTGATGTTATACTACGGTATGTTTTTGTACCAGCAACATTTGTACTAACTGGTTTCTCCATTGTTTTAACAGGAGAACTTGCATCCTCTAGATATTGCAGGTATTGTTGAAGCTGGCTGCAAATTTGAGGTACTGTATAATTTATAACTAATTCATTTAGTCTAGATACTTCACTTTGATATTTGGCTAATAGAATATTTTTCTTTTCTTCAGTCATAGTTTCATCAATTAATTCAGGATGGTTTGAATAACTAAGAAATATACTTCTCATAATAATTAATAAATCTGTTGATGATTGATTATCAATGATTTTACCCATTTCTTTATATACAAGCATCCTTAATAATTTTTGAATATTATCAATATTTTCTTGACTAAAAAAAAGATATGTTAATAATGTTTCTCCATACAAGTTTTTAAATAGAGCATTTGTATTTGAACCTTTTGTAATTTTGTTATCGCCAGTATTACGATATGACCCTGGCGATTTTAATTTAGTCAAGTCGCTTACTGCAAATTTAAGAGATCTTTCATCGGTTAAATTTAGTAATGTTCTATCACCTTTGATATTATTGGAAATTTGTGAATTACTATCAGTGAATTGAGAAGGATGCATTTGTGGGTCTTTTAAATTAGACATTTAACTTCTTTATATTATGTAAATAAAAAAATTTTTCAACTAGTAGGATATTAAAATTTCTTTAATCTCTTTTATATTACTACGTAATTCAGGACTCGGATTCAACATTTTTATCAGTAATGTATTTAATAAAATATATTCTTTGTCTTGATAATTATCATTTTTAGGGTATAATTTAAATATATATGGTATTAGCTTATTTGTATTATTGAAAAATGAATAATGATCATTGTATCTTTTATTAAATCTGCGCGAATCGCTCCATGGTAATGCTCTATATAAGATCTCATAAAATATTATACCAAGCGCCCATATATCAACTTTCAATGGATCATATCTACTAAGCATGAATGATTCTGGTGCCATATACGCCTCCGTGCCACGCATGCCTGCTATTTTTACAATTTCTTGGTCTTCTTCGCATTTGTTGTCTAGACGATGTTGTAATTTGCAAACACATGATCCACCAAAATCAATTATTTTCACAGTTTTAGTTTTTTCATTAATAACGATATTTTCTAATTTTAAATCTAAATGGGCAACTCCCTGTGAATGTATATAATCTACTGCTTCGACTATTTTTTTAAAATAATCCAAGTAATCATATCTGAATTTAGAATGATTTTCTTTATTTTTTTCTAATAATCCAAAAAAGTCTATTCCTGGGCAATATTCAAATATAATTTTTTTATCTACTAGATCAATATCAAGGGTTTCTATAATGTACTTGTGATGTAAAAGGGATCCAACTGTATATTCATTCATTAATACTTTTAATTGTTTCTGTTTGTCAATGTCATCTGCAAATTTCCTAGTTCTAATTTCTTTTACCGCAAAACATTTATTACAAATAGCATTTTTACTACACTTATCTTTTTCTTTACATTTATATAATTTTACTTCTCCAAAACCGCCCTTTCCCAGGCTTTTAATGCATATTGCGTCATGTAAATGTTTTATATTTGAAGGATGTAAATGCGAATAAAAAAGATTTATCATATTTGGGTAATCGCTTTCGCTTTCAGTGTCGCTTTCACCTTCTATTTTACTATTTTCTATTTTAGTGGTAGCTTCTATTTTTATTTTACTCGGTTCTTTATTTTTACTTTTATTTTTTTTACGATAAAATATATTATCTAAAAATTTAAATATATTCATTAAAATATTTTAGTTAATATATTATTTATATATTATTATTTATATATTTTTATTTATACTTAATAAAATTTAAAATACGCTTAATAAAATGTGTTTATTTATTTATTTTCATTTTTACTTTTTATTTGATAAGAATATAATATGATAGACGATAAATTAAAAAGTAAAATATTGTTATTAGTTGGAATAATAATTTTTATATACATGTTAAAACCTTCTATAATGTTTAAACCTAATGGCAAAATGAGAGAATACGGCCTTGGTTATGATAACGATGGATATAAAAAGACTATGTATTCAATGCAAACTATTATTTTACTAGTAGCATTATATTTGGTACTTAGTTAATGGAATATAAAATAGATAAAATCTGATATATAATTATTTTTATCTTTCATATATTTTGCCATTATATCAAGTGATTTTTTAAATATTTCTGGGTCGCAATTATGGATAATGATCTCTCCTATAAATCCATTCTTTACTTTTATAGATTCTGTATCTGAATCTGATGTATCATGTTTTGAAATTTGTTGAATATTAACAAATCTTTTATAATCTATTATATGTTCTCCATTAATATTAATGTAATGTATTCCATTAATTTTAAAAAATGAAAAACTTAGACGTTTGCCGTCCATTTTTTTGATTACAAAATTATCTGTGTTTATACCAGAATATTGTTTAATAATTAATCTGCCTTCGCATTCCTTAAATTCGGTAGTATCTTCTCCTTTTTTATTTTTAATTTTATCGACCATCATATAATTTTCTAAATTTTCCATATATATGATACTTCTTATATTTGACGATTAAAAAAAAATAAAATAATCAGACGATTTCAATTACTTTTTAAAGATTTATTTTTTTTTATTTTTTTTGGGATTGGAATTTTTATCTTGGTATTCAAATACTATTTTAGAAGTATTTGGAAATTTTTCTAATAATTTTTGTGTTTGAACTTTTAATTTTTCTGGATTAGATGTTTGTATATATTTTTGTATATCATCTAAATTATTTTTAGCAGAATTGTAATTTTCTGTATTTGTTCCCCAATCTATATATATATAAAATGGTTCAACAAACAAGACTTTATAATTTTCCTTTGTTAATGCGCTCATCAAAAATACTATACAAGATTTCATATCGTATCCAGGTATTCCAATTAACATTTGTGGAACTTCAAAAAATATATATGTATGATCAGTAAATCTATTAGTATAAATGATCTTTTCTATACACTTTGTCAATACGATATTAAATATATCATTTTTTGATTTTTGTTTACTATTTTTTTCATTGTGCAAATTTGTAATAGTCGGAATTTTATTATTCATTTACCTTTATAATACTCATTTAAAAAATAATTTATATTTAAGCATTATAAATTATTATTTTATTTATTTATAATATAAATAAATTTAATGGGACAAGGTGATATAGGACCAAAAGGTGATCGAGGACCACAAGGACCACAAGGGCCACAAGGACCCTTAGGTCCATTGGGTCCTAAAGGTGACAAAGGCGACAAAGGTGACAAAGGTGACAAAGGTGACAAAGGTGACAAGGGCGACCCTGGTAATTATTCGGCTGCTGATTTAGGAGCGGCAATTTCGGGTAATAACGAATTAATTAATAAAATTTCTAGTTCAACTGCTAATGAAACAGTTTTAGCAGCAAATGTTACCAACGAAATTTCAAAAAATAATACAATAAAAACCGATCTAGTTAGCCAACTTTATAATAAACCTGAATTCTTAAATTCCGTTGCTGATAAATTGACAACTGATGCTAACTACAAAACAAGAATTCAAGGACCAGCTGGTTCAATGGCATCAGATGCTTCTGTAAAAGAAACTTTAAAGGGCAAGGGTATGACTTTATGGTGCGCCGATGGAAATCTTTGTGAAGCACCAAAAGGAAAGGGTATTTCCTTGGAAAGTGGTCAGCCACTATTATTAAGAGATAAAGCACATGGTATTCAATATGACGCTGGCAAAGATGGACCTGCTGTATTTGGATGGGCTGGTGGATTTTTAGGTACAAAAAAAGAAGATGGAACTTTTAGAAAAAGAAATCTAGAATGGGACCAAAATAATGTAGCAATTAATGGAGCATTATCTGTTAATGGGACGTTATCCGTGAATGAAGCTCTATCTGTTAATGGTCCCTTATTATTTGGTGGAAAAGCACACGGTATTCAATATAATAAAGATAGAGACGGCCCGGCTGTATTTGGATGGGGCGGTGGATTTTTAGGTACAAAAAAGGATGATGGAACATTTGGAAAAAGAAATCTAGAATGGGACCAAAATAATGTAACAATTAATGGAGCTTTGTACGCTAATGGAGAAGTACGTGCCACAGGAGAAATACACGCTACAGAACGTATACAAGCGAATAAAGGTATACGCACACAGAAAGGGTTTGGGCCATATCAAATTGAATTTTTTGAGAGAAAAAAATGTTTAGATGCTGGACAACTTGGCGCTAATCAAAATGGATCATTCGATTGCGACCCTAATAATAGTAACCAACATTGGGATTACCACCCAGTCACTGGCCATCTTCGTAATATTCAAACTGACCAGTGTTTAGATACATTCGGTGGCGATTGGGGTATAAATAACTGTAGTAATCACCCAAATCAGCGGTTTAATAAAGAGGAACATAATTTAAGAAGTGCTAACGGTGATTGTTTAGATATAGGAAATAACACTCGTCACGCTGGCTGCAATGGTAATAACACTAATCAAAAATTAATCTTTAATTTAATTTAATCATAAATTTAACACATTTCTCTGCGCGTATCTGCTTCGTTACTTAAAGTTGGATTTATATTTAAGAATTCTAAATTATTATTTTATTTATTTATAATATAAATAAAATTAATGGGACAAGGTGATATAGGTCCAAAAGGTGATCGAGGACCACAAGGGCCAATGGGCCCCCTAGGACCGCAAGGGCCTGCTGGCGAAAGAGGCGGTGAAAAGGGCGAAAAAGGAGACAAGGGCGAGCAAGGACCACAAGGACTACAAGGACTACAAGGACTACAAGGACTACAAGGACTACTTGGACCCAAAGGCGATAAAGGCGAGCAAGGACCACTTGGACCCAAAGGCGATAAAGGCGAGCAAGGACCACTTGGACCCAAAGGCGATAAAGGCGAGCAAGGTGATAAAGGCGATAAAGGTGATAAAGGCGATAAAGGCGATAAAGGCGATAAAGGCGATAAAGGTGATAAAGGTGATAAAGGACTAGTAGGGCCTATTGGATTTGGACTACCAGGTCCAATTGGACCTATGGGCCTTATGGGACCCCCGGGGCTTAAAGGAGATCAGGGGCTGGTTGGTTCAATTGCGTCGGATGCTTCTGTAAAAGAAACTCTAAAGGGTAAGGGCATGACTTTATGGTGCGCCGATGGAAATCTATGCGAAGCCCCAAAAGGAAAGGGTATTTCTTTGGAAAGTGGCCAACCTATATTATTAAGAGACGAATATCATGGTATAAAATGGAGTGGGATTCAAAATAATTATGATGGACCAGCTATATATGGATGGAAGGGTGGAGTTCTAAGAACAAAGAATAATGATGATCCAGCAAATAAAGATTATCGTGATAAATTATCTTGGAACAGAGATGGCGTATCAGTAGATGGCAAATTAAGAATCGGAAATTGGACTATAACAGACGCGGGGGATAATCTCCAAATAAAGAAAGATAATAAAGGTATTACCATATGGCAAGATGGCAATGTATATTCTGATAATTTGGGCTGGGTTATGGGTCAATCAGCTAAATATGCCGTTAGAGTAAATCTTAACAATCAATTTGCTGATTTTGGTAAAAGTCATACTACAGATAAAAATCAGGGATGGGTAAAAGTCAACTTTGAGAGATTCTAATTTATATTTAAGCATTTTATTTATTTATAATATAAATAAAATTAATGGTATTTAATATGACAAGACAGAGCCAGTAGTGATCTAAATTGTGACGAGGCCATTTCGTTCGTCTTTATATTTATTTAATTCCATATTAAACATATAATACTTTAATATACCAGCACCTTCTATATATTCAATATTACTAAAAGAAGACATATTCGTAAGTGTCAATATATCAAATATTTGATTAATATTACAATAGTCAATAATCATTTGTAAATACTCACTACTTTTATGTAATTTATCTAATTTATCTAAAAACATTATAAATAAAAATCCATTTTTTAATGTTTTACCAGTATCTTTTTCAATAGAATTTAAATCAAAAAAACAAAAATAATTTTTGACAGATAAATTTGATTTATCTACGAATAAAAAGTTATGAAAAGCTTTATTACTAAAAATATTTTTTATATCATCTAATTTAATATTATCAAATATATCATAGTTTTTTATCGAATATTCTACTATTGAATTAAAAATTAATTCTTTACTAAATTCTTTACTTGATGTTCCATTAATATATATTAATTCAAGGTCTTTTATTTCTTTAAAATTGTATTTATTTTTATCAAGTGTAGATATGAATTCTAATTCGTAAAGTAATTCTATATTAATTGGAATATGATACATATATTTTGTACAAAAACTAGGGCTTTTTATACTGGTCCCGATTGTATAATATGCTATATTTATATCAAAGTATTCAATACATTTCTTTGTTAAAATATTAATCATCATAGAAGAAATATGTAAATTTCTTAGAGGTTCAATTAGACATAAAAAATTAACTTCTATACAATGATACTCTTTATGTCCAATAAATTTATCTATTTTTTCATTGATAAATATAGTTTTTCGTTTTCCAATAATAATTCCTATAATATTCTCATCGGTTTTATTCTTACCATTTGGATAAAATTTAATTACGATTGAATCTTTAAAAAAAAAATCAAAGAGATCATAGCTATAAGATAATCTAAACGAAGTATTTTTTTTTGAATAATTTTTATTTATAAATTCTAATATTTTAAGTTTATCATTCTTATCTAAATTTTCAGATGAAGAAACCGTGTAATCAAGTTTAAACGTGGATTTTTCAATATCAGTATTGATTTTTTTTAATAAAGAATTATTATCTAATAATATTTTATTTTCACCAAAGTCATTCCTTATTTTGACTGGATTATTTATCCAAAAACTAGACATTGTTATCTTATTTTATATTTTTTTTTTAGTTTTATTTTTATAACGAATAAAAAGCTTCATTTACCAAAATTGAATATATATTTTGAAGAAACAAACATTAGATCAAATATTAGAAAAGATTCCAATATTCAATTGCACAGAGTAATCAGTATTTTGTTTTTGTTAATTTCGTAGTAATTAATTATTTATTTTATCTATATTAATTAAATGAAAACTTTTATTAAATGGCAAGGTAACAAATCTAAACATCTTAATAAATTTATTAAATATATACCTGAATTCACTGGTACTTATTTTGAACCGTTCTTAGGCAGTGGTGCGCTTTTTTTAAAATTACAACCTAAAAAATGGATCATCAATGATCTTAATGCAGATCTTATTAATATATGGAATCAAGTTAAGAATAATCCTCAAGAAATTATAAATACATTTACTGATTTTGGCAACCATTTTAAACCACTTTCTAAAGAAGATAAAGTAAGTTACTGTAGAAATATAACTTCTAATATAGAATCATTACCGTTTAATATTCATAGAGCCACAATGTATATGTTAATGACTTTTTGTGTTTATATGGGAAGTATAATTCATAATAATAAATTTTATTTTTCTAGTCTAGATATATATTTATATATAAAAAATAAATATCCATTTTTAGAACAAAATAACTACGATAATATTCATCAAGTTAGTCAATTTTTAAATAATTCTAATGGTACAATTTTTAACCAAAGTTATGAACTTATTTTAGATAAAGCAAATGAAGGCGATTTTGTTTTTTTAGATCCCCCTTATGTTGAAACGCATAATTATTTATTTAATTATAATAAGGATGAAATTTTAGATAATTCTTTTATTGAACAACTACTTATCGAAGTTAAAAAATTAGATAAAAAAAAAGTTCAGTGGCTAATGACACAAGCCGATACTGAACTTATTAAAGAAATATTTAAAGGATATACAATTAAAACATTTCAAGTTTATCGTATGGGATCAAAGAAATATGTTAATGAATTACTTATTATGAATTACTAAAGCTTATCAATATATTCTCTGATATTTTTATTTAGATTAATTTTGTCAGTTTTATAATTCCATAGTTTACCATAACAACATTTAGTTCCTCTTCCATTATCAATATTATTTCTAAATTCTTTATCAGACTTTTCATATTCAACTCCTTCTTTAAGTTCATCAACTGTAATTGATTCATTATCATATAGATAATTAATCATCTTACCAACTAGCATCTCACTGTTAATCCACGCCTTTAGTTTATTAAGATCTACACCATCAATAGTATTTTCACTCTCAATATCGCTGTCGTATCCTGAATCAGTATTCATTTTTAAATTTAGCTTAGCGCGATCAATTGGGCGAGGATTTTTTTCAAACATCATTTCCGCAATAATATCCTTTGTTAGCTTTACAGTCTTGGACTTTTCAATTTTATTAATATACAATTCTTGATTTTTATTGTAAGTTTTATACGAGTTAATAATATCTTCTGGTGCAAATACGCGGCGCTGTAGTTCAGGCATTGCGCACCCTGTAACTCTTCCAATCGTCTGGACGATTCCTACAGAATGCATCTTTGTGCCAGGCTTATAAATAATTGTAGTAGCAGTCATGGGATATTCTTCATCTTCGCCGACATAACTAATACCACGAGCAATTAGGTCCTTGCCAATTGTAACCACGCACATTTCTCCAATAGCTTTACACATTGTATAAAATACACGAATTGCCAAATTCTTAATCACAAATGTCTTGCTTTCTTTTGTATACTTGATCTTTCTATTTTTTAATTCAGTTTCAAATAATTTAGTCTTTGCAATCGTCTTGAAAATTACTGTAATACCATTCCCGTTGTAAGTATTTACTGTGCACTTTAGATTTTTTGATAAGCCATTCAATACAATATCTTGACCATCTGCGATTTTTCTATCAATACAATATAAAATTACTTCACATGTTTCATCCGCCTTGATTCTTGCAATCTGGTCAATAAGAATATCTTTAATTTTAAGATCATCTTCAAGAATATTGTACTCAATATCCTTATACCCCCGATAACTATTAGGAATTTCCAATTTCATTACATCAACATTATCAATATTATAAAGCATTGCACAATTATCTGGCGTCGCTGTTACAAAAATACGCTTTAAATCAACGTTTCCAAGCTTTGTATTAAATAATTGAGTCATCTCTAACCACATCTTATGAGATTCGGCTTGATCAATCTGAATTGTTTCAATATCCTTATCTTTTGTCACTGTATCAGCTTCGTCATGAATAATCGCAATACGGTTAATATTATTAAATCCATTATCAAAACTTGCACTTTTAATAGATCTCATTAAGCGCTTAATTTGCGTTGCATTATCTAAACAAAAGATAATAAAACGATTATTTTTTTCTTTAATACACTTCTCAAGAGTATCCTCAAATGTACGATCTATTACTCTAATCAACTTCACATCCGCCCCACATAAATCAGTCTGAATACGATCATATAGTTGCTCATTTTGATCAGTCTTGTTATCTGTACTAATAATTACAGGCACATTATACTTCAAACATGTCTCAATAAACTCGCGCGTAGCCTTTGTTTTACCAACCTGAGTAGGCGCCCAAATCATTCCATTAATACTGCTCGATTCCAAAAATTTTACATACTTGTTCTTCTTGTCATTTTTTTTATTAATAATTTGCTCACCAAAATTTTCAACCTTCACTTGATTTCTATTACTTACATTCATATCCGCAAGCATGTTAGATAACTTTATACGCTGAGATTCATTGCAAGTAGCCAACTGCTCAGCAATAATATTAATAAATTCCGTATTCATATTTTTAGTTTGTTTATTTTTAGTTTGTTTATTTTTTATTTTTAGTAATTTGATTATCAGTTTGATTATCAATTTGAGTATCAGTTTGATTATCAGTGGCAAAAAATAATTATTTCATTTAAAATTCAGTTTTTTGTATTATAATTTATTATTTGTGCTCTAAACATGGCTATCCAGAGTTAGTGCCCGAAAATAGTAATTTAACAGTTCAAGTCCATATTGTTTTTGTTATTTTGTTTTTGTTATTTTATTTTGTAATAAATTTATTATTACAAAAAATACATTAAATTTATTATTACAAAAAATACATGTTCTTTTATTTCTTTAATGCGTATTTCTAAAAAATCTCCATCCAAAGTAATTATTTTGCGGTGGAGCTTGTTGATCTTGTGCTTGCTGGGCTTGTATTTGTGTGTATTGCGTGTATTGTTCTTGTATTAAAAAAATAGTTCTTTCTAGCATAATTTTAACTGATGGTAATAATAAATATTCCTGTCCAATATAAACCCCAAACGAAAATATTATAAATGTATAAAACATAATATATTACAATTACAATTACACTTATATAAAAGAAATCTTTAAATAACATTTAATTTAGACGCTTAGATAATTCAAATAGATCATTTCTCCATAGATCTTTATCGCTCTTTGAGATAATATCCTTAAGTTCGCTTCGTTTGTTTTTACATTGATTTTCTAATTCATTAATTTTGTCTAAAGTCATATTGATAATTGGCATTCTAGTAAGATAATCATAATCATTTTCAGATTTTGGGTATTTACCTTTTTCTAATAGAGAAATTAGATATTCTTTACTTTTTTTATTAAGATCTAAAATTCCGTCAATATATTCTTTGATAAATCTAGCTTTTGCTTCTAAAATACAAAGTTCGCCTTTTAATTTTTTAACGATATAATCTTTTCGTTTTTGATAATATTCAAGACGAAGATCGTAAAAATCTAATAATATATCATTTGGATCAGCATATTTTGTAAGATCAAGATCTGGTCCGAATAAATACATATTATTTATAGTAAAACTCTTTGTAAGCTTAAGTTCCTTTTCTAAAGTACCCGAATTAATCAGCGTGGTTAAATCTTCACTATTTTTAAATTCAATAATAAAACAGATTTCATCATTTTCATCGCGTGTTTTATTTTGAACATCCTTTAGAGTAAATTTCTTTTTAGATTTAGGTGCATCCTTTTTAATATTACTTTCAATCATAGATTCTAGAAAGTCTTTATATGGAGTAACGCCTGTGCCGACTGGTAATTCACTAATTTTAAGTTGTGTATCACTTAGTTTTGTCCATTCTCCCTTTGTTATAAATGTTCCATGAGCATCACCTTCTACTAATTTTCCTCTAAAATTCTTAAACCATGGAGACATTTGAAGAGGTTCTTGGTCATCAAGAATACGAATTATATTCGCAATAATATCTTTTGGATTGAATGGCGGAATAAATGTAGAATATCCTGTACCGATACCTTCACATCCATTTACCAAGACCATAGGAATTATTGGTAAATACCATTCTGGTTCAATCATCATACCGTCATCATTTAGATAAGTTAAAAGAGGAGAATCATATTCATTAAATATAATTTGCGCAACATCAGAAAGACGTGTATAAATATAACGTGGGCTAGCAGAATCTTTTCCGTTTTGAAAACGGCTCCCAAAATTGCCTTCTGGAAATAACAGATTAATATTATTTGTACCTACAAAATTTTGAGCCATTCCAACGATTGCTCCTTGCAAACTAGTTTCTCCGTGATGATATCCAGTTTCGGCAGATACATACCCAGATAACTGCGCAACTTTAATAACCTTTGTGATATTTTTCTTTAACATATAATATAAAATTTTACGTTGACTCGGCTTTAATCCATCGCATAAACTTGGAATAGAGCGAAGATTATCATATATTGAAAAATGGATCAATTCCTTATTAATAAGATCTTGATAACTTACTTTATTTTCATCAACTCCGATATAAACATCCTTATCATATTTACTTAACCATTTCTTACGTTTATCTGTGCATTTTAGAATTTGGATATTATCATGATCTGGATCATTTGAACCTAGATCTCCGCCCTTTTGTACAGGGGTCTTAACATTTTTATCCTTTTCAAATGCAAGTAGAATTGATTCGTCACACTTGGCATCTTTATAATAGTAATCAACCTTAAGTTCATTAATTCTTTTAAATGTATCCTTTGCATCTTCTTTTTTACTTGTACCGAGACCCTTAAAATAACGAATATGATAACTTGAGGCACTTGTACCGACAGTTTCTTTCCATTTACGATAATCTTGTTCGGTAAAGAATTCGATTATTTTATTACCCTTAACGGCCTTTACAATTGGCGTTCTGATAGTTTGAATATAATCCATCTTAACTAAACTTGGCCAATTTGCATGAAAGAAATTTACTAATAAAGCCTTAATATGACTACCATCAACATCAGAATCTGTTAAAATCATTACTTTTCCATATCGTAAATCATCTGTATTTTTATACACTTTATCTTGTTTTAATCCAATAATTTGTTTCAAGTTGTTAATTTCTTCATTACCAATTAATTGAGAAATTGTAGCATCACGAACATTTAAAATTTTACCCTTTAATGGATATACAGCGTATTGGTTAGGTCCACTTTGATCAATTGATCTACCCCACATTGCGAAAGTTTTGGCTGAATCTCCTTCTGTTAAAATTAAAGTACACAGCTTTGATTTAGCTGTACCTGCCCAAAGAGCTTCATCTAGTTTTGGAATAAATACTCGGCTAACCTTTTTCCCATCTGTATTATGAACTATCATTCTACCAATACCAGCTTGAAAATGATGATTTTTTGTTTCCAAATCATACACATATTCATTTGTATATCCTAACTTAATTATCTTTTTAATTTTATCAGGATGTATATTATAATAATATTTTCCTAAAATTAATGTAAATATATTAGGTTTATCTTCTCTACATTGTATTGATACAAAATATCCTAAACTTTTTGCTAAATAATATATTCCTTGGGTACTTATTTTACTATCAATGCTTATTTCTTTTACACCTTTAGTATCAATATTATGACTTCTACCATCACCACAATAGACTCCTTTTAAAAAATTCTCTCTTATATCTCTTTTAGAATTCAAAATTTCGATTGGAACATATTTATTACCATATTTTGTTTTATCATTTTTCCCATAATAAAATAAATCTATATATTTTGATACTATATACTTAATCTTTGAATAACCATTAAATTGTAATTGATATTTTGTTTGTCTTGTTATATCTCTTTCTAACTTATAAATAGTAGTTTTTTCATTGTATTTTTCTTCTAATATTTTTTGTGCTTTTATAAGAAATTCTTTATTTACATTATGAATAGCAAAATTAAACATATCAAAACCTTTACTATCACGATAAATACCAGCTGTACCATCAGCCCAAAATAATCCCATAACCCAAGATTCATCTATATCAATTGAATTATCATAATTAAGATTTATTTTTAATAATTTATTATATTCATTATGTTTATTTTCAATTAATGAAATTATTTTATCTTTAGTTCCTCGGTAATAAGGAATTTTTAGATATTTGGCATAATTATGTAATTCTATACTTTTCATATTTTTATAATTTAAATTTAATTCAAAAGCATTATCAATAAATTCTGGAAAACTATGTAATAAATTATCTCCTATCTTACAATTTTTAGGTGATATTTCTTCTATTTTATCAGTTAATAAACTATGGTCTTCTGTAACATCAACAAATCCAGTATGTGTAAGTATTCTATACATTTGTTTAGATGATTTATGTCTCATAATATGAATTATATCAGTCCATCCTTCTTCTGTCCATACTTTATAATCAGTTTTACCATAATCATTATTATTTTCAGTTTCTGTAAATATTTCTGTAATTTTTTCAATTGTTTTAATAATAATTTTATCATTTTTATCTTTTAATAATAAAGGCGTGTCACCTGATACACTATGCTTACTAAGAGATGCTGATTCTCTCAACTTGCAGAATTCAACTATTTCATCTGTAATACTACTCTTATAAATTTTTTGTATAAAACTATCAGTTACTTGTACAGAACATCCAAAATCTTTAGATTGAGTTGTCAGAAGTTCCTTTGTCTGACTTGAAAATGCAGGATTTACGACAGTTGCTCTTAAAAATAGAAATAGTTTATCTTTAATAAAATTAGGTTTAACATCCTTTAATTTTTTCTTTGTTTCTAATAGATTTTTAATCTTATTGATAATTTGATATAATAAATAATCAACATGCTTACCTCCTGCATATGTACTATTACCATTTACAAATGAAACTTGCTCAAAATGAGTATGAGGTACAATAGCATATTCCCAAATAAAGTCAACGCCCTTAATTTTTTGAACATAATTTTCTGAAAAAATCTTTTCACTATCAAAGAAAAACTTGGTATAATCTATTAATCCTTTACCCTTTAGTTTTTCATCATTTAAATAAATTTGAATATTTGAATTTGTACAAGCGATACAATCATATACCCTCTTGTTAATTAAAGCGATTGTATCATCTTCTAATCCACTCATTGAAAATCGTTGGTAATCTGGTACGAAAGTAATTTTTGTATAACTTTTATTTGAATTACTTGTAATTTTAGGAGTAGATTTATCTACCATGTTATTTGAATAATCTTGAATAAATTTCTTTTTATTATCTGAATCTACAGTCTCAATTGTGAATTTTTTTGAAAATATATTACAAAGTTTTACACCAAGACCGTTAGTTCCAGCGCCAGTCCGCTGTTCGGTATCATCATAATTACTACCAGATAATAGATGTCCAAAAATTAATTCAGGAACATACAAGTTATGATCTTTATGTAAAACGACTGGAACACCAGTTCCGTTATTCCAAACACTAATTTCTCCCGAACTTTTTTCATATTGAACCTTAACAGTTGTCATTGTCGGATCTCTTGTAGAATGATCAATTGCGTTTGTTAAAACTTCATCAAAAATTTTGAGAAATCCAGGTGAATATTCTACCATTTGCTTAACCATCTTAGATCCACCAGGCGGCATAACCCATAATTCTTCTATATTTTTCTTTATGCTTCCAATATACATACCACTCCTCTCGAGGACATGCGTACGCTGGTCTAGCTTTTTATACGTCTGCTCGATAGTCTTCTTTTTTGACATATAGTTTGTAATAGATTTAACTTAAAATAAGATTCAATTTTATTTAACTTTAAATAAGATTTTTATTTAAAATTATCGTAAAAGATTTTTTATTATACCATTTGTAAATCGCTGAAATACAGTATCTCTTAATGCTCCAACTGTTTCTATATTATTAGCATCATCGAGGCCCAATATATCGACTAATGGAGTCATGTGGTCCATCATAAATAATGATAGTAAGTAATCGTCTGATGTTTCTTTTACAAACATTCCTTTTTGAATCTCTGCTCTTGTGAATAACTTGAATACTTTAAATCCTGGAATTTGTCCATGATTCATTCCCACGCCACATATACTTCCTAAATTACCAATTCTACGGTTTTGGCCACCAAATAATGGTAATGCGTACCATATTTTATTTTTATTATGTAAAATTTTTTCGGCTGATCCTAAAGTAACATACATCTGATCAGGTAATCTTACGACTAATCTACCTGTTGCTTTACCTGAACATCCATTCAAAAGGTTTTCTTTTTTCTTGGGTTTTGTAAATATAGACATTATATTAGTTGGTAATATATCAATATCTGATTTAATCCACTCTCTAACTTCATTCTTTGTAAAACAATGACCATTCTGAAATATTCCATCTGAATTTTGTATTTTAATTATACATAATTCATCATCGTCTTCATCATATGGAGTTAATGTAATTATACTATCATTAGGACATTTTATATTTTTATCTTGTCCCATAATATCTGATTTTATATAATCTGCGTTATCATCTTCAGAATCTTCTTCTAAATTAGATATATAATCACTACCATCCCAATTATCGTAAGCATCACCATATACTGCTCTCACTAAATCTTCCCATGTTTGTTCTGGTTGATTAAGACTACTATCGTTATTATTATTAAGATTGTTATTAAGATTGTTATTAAGATTATTATTAAGATTATTATTAAGATTGTTATTAAGATTATTATTAAGATTAAGATTAGACATATATATATATATAGATATAGCTACAAATACTATATATAACTTCTCAATATTTTAAGTTTTAAGATTGAATTGCGCTTTTAAGATTTTTTTGTGTTTTTTGAAATTGGTGTACTTGAACTGTTGCATAATTTCTTTGAAGAGCTTAGAGCTATTGCGATAGCTTGTTTTGGGTTTGTTACCAACTTTTTAGATGGCGTAAATAATTCTTTATTTTTGAATTCTTTCATGACAAAAGAAATTTTATTCTTTGTACACGTAACTTTATCTTTTTTTTGTATAGTTTCATTTTTCATTTAATTGTTTTTTAATAAGTATAAATATAAAAATAAATTTAATTTCTATATATTAATAATTACCCTGATTTATGCCTAAACCAGTAAGAAATAGTAGAATAGACTATGCTAATAGTGGCGGTCGCGTCAATCAACATGATATTTGGTTAGATCAACCTGTTACAAAGGACTCATCTCCTACATTTGCCAACGTAGTTATATCTGGAAATGCTCAAATTATTGGTAATTTATATGTAGAAGGTAATACATCCATATACGATTCGTCTATAATGGAATTTATAGATAATATAATTCTACTTAATATTAACGAATCAGGATCTGGAGTTACCTTAAATCAAGCTGGTTTAGAAATTGAAAGGGGAAGTTTAACTAATTATCGTATTGTATACGATGAACCAACTCAAACCTTTAGAGTTGGCGTGATTGGTACAACTGCTCCAGGTAATATAAATACATTAGAACCAGTTGCTTTAAGAGAAGAAACCCCTCTTGACAATGGAATAATGATATATTCTGCTGCAAATAAGCGTATAGAAGCAAGAGATCATATAGATATTAATACTACTTTTACAAGTACCGTAAATAGCACAAGTACTACAACAGGTGCCTTACAAGTAAGAGGAGGGGTTGGAATTATAAAAGATACTTCTATAGGCGGAAATATTTACTTGAAGAGTAGTTCAATAATAGATGACAACGTTTCGCTAACCTTGACAAATAAAGATCAAATAAATCTTTCGTCTTCTAATGTTTTAATACCATCAAATTCATTATTATCCTTCAGTAATACTACAAATAATATTGTATCTAATGGCGATAATTTAAATATAAATTCCTTAGGATATATTAATTTAACTACTTCTATAAGTAAAAGTATCAATGTTCCTAAGCAAGTTCCTATTGTATTTTCAACTGATAATGAAAAAATATATGCTGATAATTTAAATAATATGAATATAAAAAGTAGTAAAAATATATATTTAACACCATCAGCTGGTAGTACTGTATTTATTCCTCAGCAAATTCCCCTAACATTTGGATCTCTTAACCAACAAATAGTTGCAAATATAAATAATGATTTGGTAATAAATGCGAATAATAATATAAACTTAAACCCAGGTGTATATTTAAATGTGAGAATACCAACTAATAATGGTCTGAAGTTTGGCGGCACTGGTAATCAAATTATATCAGCAAATGTTTCTAACGAACTACTTGTAAGATCAACTCAAGATATTAATTTGCTACCATCAACTGGATATAATGTAAATATTTCATCTGGTACTTTATTGACATTTGGTGAAGATACTCAATATGTAACTGGTGATACAAACGGAAATTTAGTATTAGGTGCGAGAAATAATATTAAATTTAAAGGTCAATTTTATATTGCAGATACAACTAATTCAACAAGCGCAACTAATGGATCAATCCATACAGATGGCGGTTTAGGTGTTAAAAAAGATATTGTGTGTGAAAGTAGTATCATTATAAATTCAACAAACGTAAATGCACTGTCAGTTAATGGCCAATTTAATGTTGATGGTGCGAACTACGGTATGGTAAATGCCATTATAGGCGATGGTACTTATACAGGTCCTTCTTTTAGGATTAAGCCAGCTGTTTCTAGTTTGTATGCAAAAAGTTTAATAAGCTTGACTTCAAATTTTGATACAAATCCAAGTTATATGATAGGTAGAGGGTCAGTTGCCTTGCATTCTGGGAGAGCTCTCTCAATAAATATTCCTTCGTATTCAGATTATGATAATACTGGAGATCGCCCAAAATTTAGTATTACAACAGATGATACAAATACTGAATTATTTTCTATAGAATCTGGGACTGGTAATATTTATACATATGGTGCTTTTGGTATATCTGGAACAGAAAATGCAGTAAGTCCTACTACGGGTTCATTAATATTATTTGGCGGGCTAGGTGTTGTAAAGGATATTTATACAAGTGGTAAATATACAAGTGAAATAGATTCAGATAATGCGTTAAAGGTTATAGACACTGATAAAAACCCAGTATTTAATGTGAATACAAATAATATGAAAGTGGATATATATGGAACATTAAATGTAGCGCAAAATGAAACTAGTTCTTCATTATTAGAAATAAATCCAAATACATCCCAATTAGTTTCATCTTTAGATATGTATGTGACTAGTACAAAAGTTTCAACTGATTGTAGTAACGGTTCAATTACAGTTGAAGGCGGGGTTGGCATTAAGGGTAGCCTAAATGTTGGTCAAAATGCATCATTTTTAAATGGTATTGACATGCTAAATTCATATATAACTAATTTAGCCGATCCAATAAATGACCAAGATGCTGCTACAAAGGCATATGTTGATTTAGTAAAACAAGGATTATATGTAAAAGATTCTGTCCGGGTTGCTACAAGAGAAAATTTAAATTTATTTGGCGATTTTGCTGCAGGTAATATAATAGATAATTATCTTCTTCAAATTGGAGATAGAATTCTAATAAAAACCCAAGTTGATCAAACTGAAAATGGAATATATATCATTACTTCTGGTACACCTTCTCGGGCAGACGATTTAAGCAATGGGACGAGCGCGGCTGGCACATATTGTTTCGTACAAACAGGCGATTCTTATGCAGGTCTTGGGTTTATCTGTAATGTAATACCTGGTATTGACATAGTTGGTACAGATCCCTTAAATTATACAGAATTTACAGGTGTTACAAAAGCAGTTGCAGGTATTGGCTTAGGATCACTTGGTGGTAATGAATTATTTGTAGTAGTTGATAATACTAGTATAGAAATCGTAGCAAACGCTCTAAGAATTAAAAATACTGCTGTTAGCACAGGGCTGACAGGTGGCAGTGGTAGTCCGTTACAAACAACTAGCGATCAATCACATGTTACTAAATTAGGAACTATAGATCAAGGATTATGGAGAGCTTCTACTCTTGAAGTAAGTTATGGAGGAACTGGTCAAACATTCTTTACATCGGGTAATATATTATTCGGAAATGACATATATGGAATAAATACTGAAAGTACATTTCATTATGATAATCTTAATAAACGCGTAGGTCTAGGTACAAATATTCCATTAGAAGATCTTCATATTGCAAACGAGAATACAACTACTTTACTTGTTGATTCAGATATAAATTCAACAAATCAAAATGCTAGACCAGAAATTAAACTTAGATACAGTGGATCTAATGGTTCTAGTTTAGGAATGAGTAGAAATTATGATAATTATGGAAATAATACATATCCAGATGCTCTGATTTTAGCCAACGATCAAACAAGCGAGTCTTCAATTATTCAATTTGTTACAAATCAACAGTCTCAATTAACTATATTAGCAAATGGATATATTGGCATTAATACCACTATTCCAACATATAATTTAGATGTTAATGGATCATTTAATGTATCTGGGCTAGTTAATTTTGAGAATTTACAAGCAAGTATAAATTCAAGTACAGGAAGCGTAGTATTAAATGGGGGATTATCGGTTGATTCTACAATCGCTGCTACTAATGTAAGTTCAGGTGGAGCATTCACTGTCTCGGGCGGTGTAGCAATTTCCAAGAATCTTTTCATTGGAGAATCTATCAATGCAAGTTATAATAATAATACAAGTACATTCAACAAATTATATTTAGTATCAACAGAAAGTGCGTCAAATGAAACTTCAGGGGCTTTGTTAATTAATGGCGGAATTACAATTGTAAATACAAATGACGCAAATTCCTTAACTCAGGGGGGAAGTTTATTAACAATGGGTGGCGGATCTATAAACAAGAGCTTATATGTAGGTGATACATTATATGGATTGAAGGATGCTTTCTTGGGTAATTTTCATCTATCAAGTACTGTAAATGCAAACTTTTTACAATCTCCAAATGTATCTAGAACAGTTGATAGTTTTATTCCAATCAATTTTAGTCTTTATGATAATATGATGTCAAGTATTTTAACTATTCATAGTTCTGGTATGGTAATTTCTAATGATGGTACATTACAAATAGGTGGTACATTAAATATACCAAATGGCTATACAATTTCTTATACAAATGGTAATTTGAATGTACTACCTTACAATACAGATAATAATCTCAATATTGGTACAATTGGTCATTTGAGTAATGTTAATTTATATAATGAGACAGGCGTAGGACTAGAATGGAATAGTTCTTCCAGTAATTTACGGATAACTGATACAACATTTGAATTGACTAGTACAAGTTCTCAATCTATAATTATTTCTACACCAAATAATACAGATACTTCATATGTTTCTGCAAATGGATCAGATATGATACTCAATTTTGGTGGAAATAGCGTAGGAGGCGAATTAACTACAATTCTTTCAAATAGTGCAGGGGATTCTACAATTACATTTACTCCTGAAAATTCTACCAGTTCTCTTGTTCTTACAGAGAATGTTAAAACTACATTAAATGGACCGGTGACATTTCAGAATACAGTTAATTATTCAGGGAATGCATTGCATACAAGTATAACAAATGAATCGGAGTCTTCTAAATGGGTATACTTTGGTCAAATCGGAAGCGAGTCTGGTTATTGCGAAATCGACTTTAATAATGGTTCAAATAGAAATAATAGTGATATTACTGGTCTGAAAATAGTTGTATCAATTAATGGCGGAATCTGCACAGCATCACATTTCCATTATGGAAATATGGCATTTAATTCAGAGTACAAACCAATATGTTATATTTATAAAGATAATGTAGAACCAACATCTTCTTTCAAATTATTTGGATTATTGCCATCTTATAGCCAAACAAATATTAATGTTATTGCCCAAAGAAATGATCCTTTTGAAATCATAGATGCCGGTAATGATTTAAAACCAATTGGTATGGTAAATAGCTGGTCTGAAGTATATGTCACAAATATCGAAAGTAATTTAAAATTTACATTTGGTGATACTAAATTAGAAGGATCATTGAAGGTTGCAGATAATTTACCGGTAATTGGATATAATAATAGTAATACAACAAACTCTAGAGATTTAGGTATTCTTTACCAAAGATATCAAGTTCAAAATGATATTGGTACTGGAGATATTGTAAGTGATCCTGTTAAATATATTGATTCTATTCCGAACCAAACATCTTGTACAATATATCAATTGCGATTAAGTAATTTAGCAAGTTCGTCGGATGATTATTATAATGGATGGTGGGTTAAAATGTTTTCTGGGTCAAATACCAATCAAGTTAGACAAATCATTACTTATAATGGAGGTTTAAGACTAGCAACATTGTCAACTCCATTTACTATACAAAATCCCGGAACTGGTGATACAGCTTATTTATATAATAATACATATGTTACAAATTACTACGATGAAATAGAAGATACATTCTCTCTGGGATATACACATACAAATGTTGGTAGTGGTAATATAATAAACAATACTTATGCTGATTTAAAACTTCGTAAATTATATTCAACTGATACTTTGGCTTCAACAAATTCTAGTACTGGATCCGTTCGTATAGCAGGAAGTATTGCTTTGTTTTCTAGCGTAAATGCAACTTCTTCTACAAATGGGGGTACTATTACAACAAATGGAGGCGTTGGTATAAATAAGAATTTATTAGTAGGGCAAAATATTGGGATAGGCGGAAGTGGATTTGTTCCTCAAGAATCTCTTCATATCAGAAAAACAGAGGGTAAAGCTACTGTACGTTTAGAGAATAATACAGGTGATTATTCTTATATTGATTACGTCGAAAATGGAACAAATAATCGGTTTGGTACATTATTAGATAGTAATTTAAATCAATTCAGTCTTACATATACAACCGTAGGTGTAACTCCAAATCAAGCAGACAGGGCTCTTACTATAAATAATAATGGGTTTATTGGTATCAATACAATAAATAATATAAATAGTCCATTGGCATTAAATAATAGTAATTTCATTTCAACAAATTCGACATCTGGATTTTTAGGATTTATAGGCGGGTCGTCTAATCTAGATGGAAACGCTATTGCGTCTAGAATCATATTAAATAGCAATGGTATAGACGGATCTCTTTCATTATATAGTGGTAATACTACGTCGGGAAATATAAATATGTATACAGGAGATGATGTTAAAGCTGTGTCAATTGATAATTTAGGTATAGTTTCGATAGAGTCTACACAAATTTCTGAATATTCTACAACTGGCGCCCTAGTGGTATTTGGTGGCATTGGCATTGCTTGTACAGAAAATAGCAGTAGTTATACAAATGGTGGCGCTTTAACTATAGATGGTGGCGCATCTATTCAAAAGGATCTATATATCGGCGGCGATTTATATATAAGAGGTTCTTTGAACGCGATTGGTAGTAGTACAACTCCTGTTATTAGTTTTAATTCAGCTATTAATTGTACATTGAATGAATATTATAATAGTAAATTAATAAATGTAGGAGATTCTAATATTTTTACTATGGGTTTTAGTTTGTTACCAATTGTCGCAAGTGAAGATACAGAGATTAGATTTACTCTTCCAAATGTAATTACAGACTTTACAAGGCGATCGGACGTCAATGTTACTGTATCTGGTTATATAGATAATACGAATTTAGTAGTATTATATAATATTATAGGAGTGGGCGTAGTAGGTACAAAGGATGTTTTAGTAAAATTTCAAAGTATATCGACAAATTTCCATTACCTTCAATTACAAGCAATATTTTGAACAACGAAAATCCATAATTTCCAAATATCTTGTACATATATTTTAGCTTAATGGGTACAAGAATTTTATTAATAATTATTATCTCTTCTTTTTCTAATTTATTATTTTCAATTTAGACGTGTGTTGATCCAAAACCCCCGGATCCACGTTGAGTATTTCTCAGATAGTCTACAAGTTCAAAAGATACACTACCAAGATCAGGGCGTACTAATTGAACATACCGTTCTCCTCGGTTTAATTTAAATTCGCTATCTGAATTATTATAAAGTGCGGCTTTAATATTTCCTACGTATGAACTATCTACTAGGCCAATAGAATTTGCTAATTGCAGAGGACTTTTGCTAATACTAGATCTAGGAAATAACATATAACTATGATATTTCCAAATACTTTTGTTCTTGGTCCAATTCCAAAAACAAAATTCTAGAGATTTTAATTGACAAGCAATTCCTAAATCAATTAATTTAGTTTCTTTTGGTTTAATTACAGCGTCATTAATTATAAATAAATCTAACCCGCTATCACCTGGATTGTATGTACTATGGTTAAGATATAGTGATTGGACATTATCATTTTCACATTTAATAAAAAACTTCATTTTGCTTAAAATAACTTAATTAATTTATAATTGAATTAATTTTATAATTTAATTCAATTATTTTTAAGCGATTAAAATATTGGCGTATATTAAATGTCAAATTATATATTATTCTTTTCATTTGACAGTATAATAGAAAATGGAATAAATTGTTTCAAGTACTTGTATAACAAAATTACAAATTTACACTATCTTTACATTAAACCGGCGAAAATTGATTGGTTGATAAATAAAGTCTCATTTCTAGAAAACGAAGTAAATGAACTGCATGAAACTATACATAATTTAGAAGTACAAAATGAAAAAGTTAAAACAAAACTAAATGAAAAATTAGATTTCTTAACAAGAGCGACTTACGACATAATCGAAAATTAAATTAAATTAATGTAACTAAATATTTAATTAAATAAATAAAATTTAATTTATTTATTATATTACATAAATAAGAATAAAGAGAAAATGCAGTGTAAACAAGTTGGTAGTGCTTCAAAACAAATGAAGAAGAAGAAGTCTCCTAAAAAACAAAGTCTTAAAAAAAAATTATCTAGTGGAATTAAAAAATCCGCAAAAAAGATGGATTCTAAAATTGCTAAAAGAATTTATAGACTAAAATTATCAATTAAAAAAAAAAGTAACCCCAAAGTAACTCGTATATCAATGAAAAAATATTCAAAAAAATCTTGCCCGATTGGTTCTATTTCTCGCAAGTCATATACTCGTAAGACAGGAGTTAAAGTAGAAGCAACATGCGTAGAGAGCAAGGGGCTTCGTTCTAAAGGATTAAAACCGAAGGTTATTCTGCCAAAATTAAAAGAAGGATCGTTACTTAAATATGGATATAATTTGCATGAATCAGATAATTTACGTCATAAAGCATTAAGAAGAGCTGTTAAAAAATATGGATTTAGCAGTACTATTAAGAAATTGAATGCTGTTCGAGTATTAAGCAAAAATATTGCACCGGGAAATTCAAAAATATATGAAAAGGATATAAAATATATAGAAAAAAATTTAGTAACCACTCCTTAAATTAAACTAACTAATAATTAAACTAATGGTGTAGATAAACTAATAGGTTATTTGTACCGTGGGGATTACTTTCAAGAGTATTCTTTGTAGCATCATTTAGCATTAGGTCCTTTACTTTTTGCATATTCATACCAGGAAATTGATCAATATAATGATTTAGAACACCGGCAAGTAGAGGAGTTGCCATACTAGTACCACTATATACTGCTGTGTTACCGCCTGGTACTGTAGATTCAATATCTACACCGGGACTATACATATCAGCGCACCGACCGTAGTTACTGAAATATGCTCTTGAATCATGTTTGTCTGATGCCATAACCGTCAGAACTTCCTTAACACTTGCGGGACTAGTCTTACAAGCATCTGCGTTTTCATTTCCAGCAGCAACGGTGAAATAGAATGTATTACTATTTTTTACACAATTTTGTACAGCTAGGTTAAGAGCTCTAGAAAATCCACCACCTAGGGACATCGAGGCAATACTGCGTACTTTTCCACCTGTACGAGCAGATTCATTTAGATGACGCTTAAAAGCAAATTCTACACCAGCAATAACACCTGACATACTACCAGATCCACGGCAATCAAGAACCTTTACAGCAAATAACTTAGCGTCTTTACATGCCCCATAAGTCTTAGATCCTACTAGGCCTGCACAGTGTGTTCCGTGAGAATTACAATCTGTATCTTGGTTGTCAGCAAAGTTAGCTAGCCAGGTAGCGCGCCCTTCAAATTCTGGATGAGATGTATCGATACCAGTATCAATTACATAAGTATGAATATCGATATCTTTATTAGTATGACAAGAGCCACTTGCAGTATAAGGGAATTGATCGCTAGAACTTAGATTTCGATTTACAATACGACCTAAATGCCATGGTTGTACTGGTTCAGACATGGATTCTGACATAGATTCAACAAATCGAGTAGTATATTCAGGAAGTGTAACTACTTGATCTTCTTCAACATCAAAGAACGCATTTAGAGTACTAGAAAATCGTTTATAATTCTTTACAGAAGTCTTATATACAGTAAGGTCGCCAAACGAAGCAAGTTGTTCTACATAATGTTCCTTTGTAAAAACAGAAAGATCAAAGAATTTAAGCGCGCTAACATGTTCTTTAGGTGTAAGAATATAATTTGCTTGAGTTAGAACTGGGATGATAGATAGAACTAGGCTGAGAGATAGATATTGCATTTTTTGTTATTGTTTTTTTTATTTTATTAAATTATAATTATTTTATTTAATATTCATTTTTATTTAACTTTTACAATTTGAAGATTTAATAAAAAAAAAAAAACAATTGTAATTCTTAAATTAAATTACAATTGTTTTTTTTTTATTAAATTTACTTACGTCGTCAGATGAACATAATTATGTTCCCGAGTTTGCCGAATCTTTTGAACAACTTGATTGCCAACATACATATACATAAATAAAGTAACTGAAACTAACATAAAAGATAGAATATTTAAAAACGACATCATTTCAAATGGTATTTTTTCAAAAGTAACCTTGATTACAGCTAGCGGATCAGTTGGTTCTTCATTCATTTTTAAATTATCTTTTACTTTTTTATCTTTTTATAAATTAATAAATTCAAAATATTATTTGTTTTTTTTTTAGTTATCTTTTATTTAAAAAATTTCTTAAAATTAATTTTATTTATTAATAGTATATATATATAAAAATGTCATTCGAACAATTCCTAAATCAAATGTTTACTTCTCAATCTGGTGCTGGGAAATTAACAACAAGAAAATCTCCTAAGAAAATGTCATCTAAAAATACATCAACAAAGAAGATGTCACTTAAGAAGAAATCAGGTAAGAAAGCTTCTGTAAACAAAGCTTCTGTAAAGAAGATGTCAGTAAAGAAAATGTCAGCAAAAAAGATGTCTGCAAAAAAGATGTCAGCAAAGAAACAAAAGGGTGGTAAGAAGGTGTCTGCCAAGAAGATGTCTGCCAAAAAGATGTCTGCCAAAAAGATGTCTGCCAAAAAGATGTCTGCCAAAAAGATGTCTGCCAAGAAAGTTATGAAGGTGTCTGCTAAAAAGATGTCTGCTAAAAAGATGTCTGCTAAAAAGATGTCTGCCAAGAAGATGTCTGCTAAAAAGATGTCTGCTAAAAAACAAAAGGGTGGTAAGAAGGTGTCTGCCAAGAAAATGTCTGCCAAGAAAGTTATGAAGGTGTCTGCTAAAAAGATGTCTGCCAAGAAAGTTATGAAGGTGTCTGCTAAAAAGATGTCTGCTAAAAAGATGTCTGCTAAAAAGATGTCTGCTAAAAAGATGTCTGCTAAGAAGATGTCTGCTAAAAAGATGTCTGCCAAGAAGATGTCTGCTAAAAAGATGTCTGCTAAAAAGATGTCTGCTAAAAAACAAAAGGGTGGTAAGAAGATGTCTGCCAAGAAGATGTCTGCCAAGAAGATGTCTGCCAAGAAGATGTCTGCCAAGAAGATGTCTGCTAAAAAGATGTCTGCTAAAAAGATGTCCGGTAAGAAAGCTTCCGTAAAGAAGATGTCAGCAAAAAAGATGTCAGCAAAAAAGATGTCCGGTAAGAAAGCTTCTGTAAAGAAAGCTCAAAAAGGTGGTAAGAAAGCTTCTGTAAACAAAGCTTCTGTAAAGAAGATGTCAGCAAAAAAGATGTCAGTAAAGAAGGTGTCTGTCAAGAAAATGTCTCTTAAAAAGAAGTCTAAAAAATCTAAGAAATCTAAGAAATCTAAAAAGTAAAGAAATATTCTTAGATATGAGTTAATTAAAATAAAATTAAATATAATTTTATTTTTCTATTGTTAATATAATGAACGAATCAGTTAATATAAATTATTTGATTGAGTTGTTTACAAATGAACCAAATAGTTCATATACTAATTTTTTAAAATTTCAGGTAATTATTTTATTTATAGTTATATTGGTATTTTTTTCTAGGGTTATTAATAATGGAAATCCAACTATAGCAATAATGATAATATTATTAATATCATTTGGGTTATATATTTCAAATATTTATGTCAAGACAGTTAAAAATGATTTAGATGATTTAAATAAAAAAACGATGTTCAAGTTAAATTCGTTACAAGAAATCATGAATGATTATATTAAAAAGAAAATATCATTAAACAGCGGTGAAATAAATATTTCAAAGAAGAACCGTTTATTATTATTAGAAAAAAATAAATTGGATAATTTGTATATAGATGCAAATATGATACAATTCTTATATAGTATTAAAAAATTATACGATTATAATCCTGTAGAATTTTATAAATTATTAAAAGGAACTAACGAAATATTAAAAATTAGAAATGAAATAGAAGTATTTTATGATTCAGAAGGTGAATATACAGAAAATATTTATGAAATGTTTGAAATAGCTATCCAATTAAGAGTTAATTGTTTGAATAATTTACAAAATATTATATATACAGTGCCAAAAATTGGTAAAATGTATAATTATATTGATGATGCTATAATAAGATACGGTGTATTATTAGATAGAAATCTCTATCAATTAAACGATTATTATCTTGATAATATAAAAATAAAAGGTATCAATAATAGTACTAAATTTATTTATATAAATCATACAAAACCATATGATAATCTTTCAAATCATAGTGTTATACCGACAAACGCAAGTTCTGAATTGATAGATCTTTATGTATAATAATCGGTAATTTTATATATAAATTCATGATGACTATCAAATTTACATTTGGTCTTAATATAATTTATAATATTATTATTATTTTTATTATCACTTGCTATGCTCAAATATAAAGAAAATATATCGATATTAGAATTATCATCATGGTCCTTCTCTGATTTTTGTTTACTTTCTTTTTTCTTTATCTTTATCTTCATATTAGTAAATTCTATCATATAAAATTGATTTTCTTTTATATATATACTATCAATAGTAAGATTGTTATGAAGAATACCTATATTTTTTAATTTATTAATGAATGAAAAAAGTTCATTAATTAAAATGCGCTTATCTTCCTCTTTTGATATACATAAAACTTCTCTAAATGTCATCATATTTGAGATATCTACTGCGATAGCGCTCATATTTGAATATTCTGATTTTCCATAATCAATAAAACTAGGAGTTATATTATGTTTTATTAAACGATTATAAACATATAATTCCCATTTATATAAATCATGATTATTAAAATATTTTACTAAATATTTATTTTCATTCATTTGATAAAAACAATCATGAGGATAAAAATTGGGTAAAAGAGTTTTATTCAAATAATAACAAGGATCATTTCTTGAAATATATTTAAATATATTATCTGCGTTTTTATTTTTATCTTTACTTTTCATACATAAAGTTATCTTAATTTTAAAATCACTTTATCTTTAACTTAAATTTTATCTTGTCTTTAACTTAAATTTTATCTTGTCTTTAACTTAATTTGTCACGGTTTTGTATTTAAAAATAGCAGATGTAAAGTTTGAATAATTTGGCGTTGTATATTGTACTTGGCCACTGGTTGTAATTGTGAAATTAACAGATTGGTCTCCGATATATGAACTTATAATTTTCCATGATCCATTTTGATTTACGCCTCTTATATGATAATTTGAATACATATTAGTATCTGCGAGTATTCTTATAGAAATATATAAATCAAACCCCCATACACTTGAATCAAACCTTAATCCAGTAACATCTTCTGGTAGAGTTACTCCATTTGAAGCATTAAAAACGGCAGTGGATGGAATATCGCCTAAATTTGGGGTTACCTTTATACCATTTATATACATATCTTGGCCAGCATATAATGTCTTTTCAATACTTGCACCGCCAGCAACTGTTAATGCTCCACCAGATGTTGTACTACTTGCATCTTCTGTACATGATACTCCTATGCCACCGGTTGTAATTATACCACCAGTGGTTGAATTGCTTGCCGGACTGGTAGATACAGAGGTTGCTGAACTAAAATAAATAGGAATATTATCAGTAATACGAATAGATGTTTGACCAGGATCCCCTGTACTAGCGCCAAATTCAAAACGATCACGAGTTTCATTATAAATAATTCCTACATATGGTTTATTATATAAAGAGGCAGAATCTCCTATTGCTGGATTTTGTTCAGACCATTCTGAACTGACAACCGCAACACGAGTTAGACCATTATAATCTTCAATTTTTCTTACTTGGCCTACGCTAAATCCAGATGTTATTTTGATCCACCAACCATTATAATAACCATCATTAGAGTTTGCTGTAGTACTTAATTTAATTTGGGTAGCTGTCATACCAGATTGGTTGGGTAATATATTAGTTTCATATGGTATATCTGATACGGTATCGCCTGTAGATGTATTATTATCAAATTGATATCTTTGAATTAAAAATCCAGCATCCGCGGATCCCGAAGGTCCAGAATTCAATAATAAAATATTATCATCTAAGACTGTATTAGTGGATTCAATAGTAGTAGTATTTCCTACTACAGTTAGGTTGCCTGATATAACTGTATTACCAGCTACATTTAGATCAGCTCCTATACCAACCCCGCCCATAAATGTCACACTTCCATTACTACTATTCGTACTTGAAGTTGTACTAGAAAATACAGTATCTCCTCCTACAAATAATTGTTTTGATATACTTGTTCCACCAAATACAGTTAATCCACCTCCATTATTTAATGAAACGGCATCTGTTGTATTATTTATCGTTATTCCTCCTAATGTGATAATTGACCCGGTTGCTTCATTAACACTAGGTGTTGTATTATTAAATGTAGTAGAGCCATTTATATTTGATATGTCGATAGTTTTTTCTACAAACCCTATAGAATTATATCTAGAAATAGAAAAATTGTTTGAAATAGAATTTAAATCAAGTGAAAATCGTTCAATATTGGAAGGATCATAGAAATTTAATATATTGTTAGACATATTTGAGTAATAAGATGTTGTACCATATAAATACTGGTTATTTCCAATATAAATATCACTGTCACATGCTATTCCACCTGCTACAGTCAATCCTCCGCCAGATGTAATACTTGTAGCATTAAATGTTGTTTGAATGCTTATTCCGCCCGCGACAATCAATGACCCATGAGATACACTCAAAGAAGGATTAGTTGATATTAATACTAAATTTGCAAAAGTACTTCCTACATTTTCTGGATTAGAATATTCAATATTATTTACGATTAAAGTTTTTGCTATTGAAGCTCCTCCGGCAATTGTTAAACTTCCTCCATTACTAATATCGGTCGCGTCAGTTGTACAATTAATAGCCATTCCACCTGATAAAAGGAGTGCTGCTGTAGTTGAATTCAATGAGTCTGTTGTATTAGCAAAGGAAACTATACCATTTGTAAGTAAATCCTTTTCAATTATTGTACCTCCATTAACAACAAGTGACGTGGTTGAACTGTTTTTAATTTCTAATCCATTAAGATAACTAAATTGATCAACATTAAATGTACCATTAACATGTAAATTATATTCAGGAGAACTACTATTGATACCAACATTTCCATTTGTTGATAAAAACAATTGAGAATTTTCTACCCCGACGCATAATTGCAAGGGCCTCAATATTCCATCTTCGCCGCTATCAGTATTTATATTAAATACACCAGATCCAGATGTATCATTACAATAAACTTGTAGTAATTCATAATTTCCAGATGTACTATTATTTAATGTATATAGTCCTATATTGGAAGTATAAGTAACAGCCGTGTCATTACCTGAAAAAGCTACGGTGGCATCTGGTATTGAAATTAATAATCCATTATCATTTTCAGAATTTAGTGAAATATTAGATCCTGCTGCATTTAATACTAAAGTATCAGCTATATAAACATCTTTACCAAAACTTGCGCCTCCATATACAGTTAGCCCGCCGCCTGAACTAATATCTGTGGCATTACTTGTACAATTGATACTTAGCCCTCCATTTATAGTTAATGCGCCTGTACTAGAATTGCTTGATTTTTTAGACGAGTTTATATTAATCGACCCGTCTGATAATAATTCTAATTGGTTATCAATACCATTTTCAAATACCAAATCTCTTTGCTGACCATCTCCGGAACTAGATATTGATATATAATATTTTTCATTTAATGAATCCCACCCCATATTAAGAGATTCAGAATTTTCTACAGAATTTGGCAATCCATATCCAACTATTTTTAAATTTACATCACTTATTGCATCACCATCCTTAGAAAACAAATTAAATGACATTTCTGTCTCATTATTTTGACCTTGCAATGACAAACTATTTTCTGCATAACCACCTCCTAAGATAGAATACTTTTGTGTGTTTCCCATAAACTGTACCTCATTATTGCCCTTAATTCTAAAAACTTCATTATTATTAAAAGAATTTGATGATGCATAAAATATATGATCAGCCGATTCATTGGGAACTTGATATACAAGAGAACCTATACTATTTCCTGCTCCAGATGTTCCAATTCCAGTAAATAAATTAGTTTGCGTAATATCCTCATTTTCTTGATAAAAAACTATCTTATTATTTTTATTACCATTACCAATTTCAATGCCAATTGTGTCGCCGGTAAATAATTTTTTGCTAATCCCAACGCCTCCAGCAATCGTCATTGCACTACCAGATGTACTACTAATAGAGTCGCTTGTACAATCGATGCTCAGCCCGCCATTTAGGATTAAACTTCCGGTTGTAGAATTTAGACTTTCTATAGTATCTGATATTAATACGTATTTAGAAAATAAACTATATGATCCAGTTATAGTTACTAGAGTATTTCCTGTACTACCATTTTGGAATTCAAAATTTCCATTTGTTGTATATAAATAAAAATTACCATCGGGTGCAGATAATAATAAATCATTTCCATTCATTTTAAAATTGGCGCTTTCTACATCAGATGAATTTTGTAAAACTAATTGTGAATTATCTGTATATTTTATTAATATACCAGTTTCTCCGTTATAACTTTCTCCGACGGTTAATGTATTAGATATATATGCGTCAAGGCCTATAGCAAGGCCTCCGGCGACAGTTAAAGCTCCACCATTTGTAGAGTTCTCACTATTTGTAGAACAACTAATTGATATACCCCCTGTAACTGTTATTGCGCCAGTTGTAGAATTAGAACTATCTGTTGTAATATTTATATTTAGATTTGTATCATGAAGATCAAATCTTGTATTAATACCGTCGGGGCTTATATAAAAATTTTTATTAATAACTGTATCTAAAAATAATCTATTATTTGTTAGGCCATTAACACTAAGAATACTTGAGCTATTATCTAGTATAACATTATTTCCTAAAAATGTCTGTTTGTGTACAGCTAACCCGCCTCCGATAGTCAATGCTCCTCCAGATGTTGAACTAACAGAATTATAAGTGCAATTTATGCCTATTCCACCGTTGGTTACGATTGATCCAGACAATACATTAATAGATTCACTTGAATCAGTAATATTAACATAGGACTGTTGTATAACTAATGGTCCTTGAAAAGGCTCTGCTGTTATAGTCTTGAGACGTATATTAGACATTATTATAATCTATATATATAATATTTTTTATTTATAAACTTTAAAATAACTTTTAATTTAAAATTGTAAGTTGATAAATAAAAAATATTATATATATAAATTATAAATGTTTGATAGGCCGATTTTAATATATAGTGATTATTGTGTCTATTCAAAACAATTTCTTCAACTTTTAATAAAGCATAAAAAATTATTTGATTCATTTATCAGAATGAATATAGATATAGATCCAAGGACAAAACAGCGTCCAGTTGCATTTTATAAAATCCAAAAGCAAATAAATACAAATATAACAAAAGTGCCGACTATAATAGTCAAAAATAAGAATAACGAATTACTTTTATTGTCTGATAAGGATGCTTTTAAATGGTTAGATTTTGAAACCCGCGAAATTGTAAAAGTTGGAATATCAGGGTTTAATAAACATGAGATGGAGTCTTTTTCGGACAAGTATTCAAAATATGGATCAACTGATTTAAATGATGCGACTGAACAAAATTTCAAATTTTTTAGAAATAACGATGGCAATATTCTTTTAACAGATGATGACCTGGGTTGCATTGAAGAATCAGAAGAAGATCCTAAAAATAAAGATAAAAAAAAAGTAGAAGATAATTTTAATAGGGAGCAGTTTAATTTATCAAGCCAAATGGGTCAAAATAATGCGTCTCAGATGATAGACTTTACAAACCCTAATTTTGGACTAGCTGGTAAATTAAATGAACAGGTTAATAGATCAGATAAAGCAAAGGATGTTGATAAAAGATTACAACAATTAATGAATGAAAGAAATAATTTATAAAATTACATTAAAATTACATTAAATTATTTTAAAATTATATTATAGATATGTACTATTATTCAATAGCATTAATTTTGATATTAATTTTCATATTAATTTTGATATATAATAAAAAAAATATACAACAATTTATAGATGTTGATTTTGCTGGTTATAATAGCAGCGTGGTACCAGAAAATAAAATAGAAACTGATTTTGATATAGTTTCAGATAATCTAGAAAATATATTAAATTCAAATAATTTGGACAAGGATTATAATGAAGATCTTTCTGAATACGATCTTTTTAATACAAACATAGAATTTCCATATTTAAATATTTTCAAGAATTTTATTTTAAATTATTTTAATAAGACAGTTACTATTTACAAGGATGACAATTGTTATATTTCAGAAATATTTAATATTTATTTTAAAGAACGTGTTGATGGTTATACAAAGTATATATTCTATATAAATCTAGTAAATCCAGTTAAGTTATTTACAAAATCTCTTAAGATAAAGTTATCTATAAATAAAATAACAGAAAAAATTATTCTAAATTATATTACATATAATAATAATAAAATAATAAATATTAATGGCATAGATCCTAATAGCGGCAATTTTTATATGATTAAAAATAGACTACGTTTGATGGATCCATTTTTAACAACTGGTAAAGAAATGATTGTATCAAAAAATATGATTGATAAATTTAAGACTGTTCTACAAATGAAAATACAATCACAAAAAATGCTTAAAAAAGCTTAAAATTATATGTACATGTCATTACTTGTTTCATTTTATATATATTTAATACCGCGCCTAGAGCTAATATTAAATGTTTCAGAATCATCAATTACTTCTATAATTTCTAATACAAAACTATAATCTAAGTCATTAAACCCATAAAGACTTCCGTCATAATTAATACAAGAAAACTCAAGGTCGCCAAGTGTGTTTAATGGAACTTTATCAAAATCCTTAGGGTTACTTAGATAGTTAAAGCATATATAACCAGGAGCTTGGTCTAATGAAATTCTTGCAAAAATATTCTTAACAGATCCTGTATTTTTCATAGTATCCAATTGGGGACATGTTAAAAAACAATAATTTTCGCCTTCTAAATTAATAGACCTATTTAAAATGCCATCTTTTGTATTAGTTTGAACGCCAGAATATCCATGTAAATTACTGCTAATATAGATATTATCACCTCCTCCAGACATAGTTTCATTTGCAAAACTATTTACAAGATAAAATGTAAATGTATTTTCATCAATGATATCTCTTACATTAAGGCCAGTTCCATTTAAGATATTAGCACTAATATTTGAAATATCTTCAGCTCCATATAAATTAAAACTATTTGACATTCCAATTATGCCATTTACTGAGTCTGGTATGATTAATTGACTAACTGGAACAGTAATTTTAAATTCATCGTCGTCAACTATTTCAGTTATTTCATAAAACCCATCAATACTTTCCGTTGTATTTGTTTCCATTATACGAATTTCATCAGCTTTATTTAAGTTATGTGCTACTAATGTTTGTATTTTAACGGTTGTACTATCTATTTTATCAATATCTATTATTTTATTAAATCCATGAGCGGGGAATGATACTGTAATTAACCCTGTACTTACAATAGAAGAATTATCTACACTAGAACTTGTAAAAGATTTTTCTATATCAAATGTTTGATTTGTAACATGAGTAATCGTAAAAATATTATTTCTTGGTAAAATAGGTGATGTATTTACATTAATTAATCTAATTGTGTCACCTTTTACTAAATTATGGTCTATAGTACATATTATAGTAGAATAACCTGATATATTACTTGAAGTTATATTACTAATTGGTACAGTCCAGGTTGTAAAAGTTTGGTGCCTTGGTATATAACCAATATCCACCTTTTCGCCTTCTATTATACTTCCTGGTAATATTAGTTGAGTTGAATTTAATCTCTGTAAAATTTTATATACTCCATCATAATTACTTGTATCATCATAATCATTTAAATTTTGAGTATTATATAAATTAATACTTTTTCCAACATCACCTAAATCATATCGGTGGTCTACATTTGTTGTAAGTATAAATGATCGATTATCATATATGTTATATGAAACTACATCAAGTACTCTATTGTCATCTTCACTGAATCTTATTTGTGTAGTTGTAGAATTAATCTTATTGAAATCTTTAATAATTTCTCGAGTCATTTCGTCGTCCTCAACTTCTACTAATATTGTATTTATAGTTGGTATTGATATTATCGATCTACCAGTAAAGCTACTATTTATAAAATTGCCACTTATATTAGATCCTATTTCTAATACGCTATTTATATCTTGATTAGTCAATAAGTGAGGCGCAGTTGTAGTGATGTTCATTTGATATATATTTTTTAATTTATTGATATTAGTATAAATACGTTTAGAAGAATCTTCTAATGGGAACCCTAAATTTTGCGCAAATGTGTTTAATGGAGTTATATGACCACCCCATAATAATTGAAACGGGCCTTGGTTCCCTATTTTAATATTAGACCCGCCACCTCTACCTGTTTCGCTTGCATTAATGTTTATTTCAAAATTAAATTTTGTATCTTGATTTGATATTAAAATAACTGATCTAAAGCCATTTATGCTTGTAGCTGGAATGCCTCCAATTGAGGGCGACCCTACAATATAAACTAATTCACCACCTTTATAATTATGGGGTTCGTTAGTTGTAACAGTTATTATATTACTACCGAGAACAGTAGTAAATGGATTAGTAACTAGATCTATTAATTTTAAACTTATAAATGTAACAATATCGGTATAAAGATCTAACGTAACTACAAAATAATGAAAATCACCGGCTCCATCTTTTCTTCTCACTTTATTCATTTTGCTTATTATTTCAGTTTGTAAACTAGATGCGGTATATCTACCAACTCTTAATGCCGTACTGTATATAGGATATGTTTTTTTGTTATTTTCACTTATAGTTATATCTTCATCTATATCTTCTTGATTTCTCCAATAAATATATTTATTTCTATCATTTATAATTGCGTCTGTATTTGGAAATTCTATACTAGATAAACGTATGCTTTTTACATTATAAAAAGTTTTACTTAAGAATATTTTGAATTGATTTGCATTTTTGTATAATACTTTATCTCTATCTCTAGAATCTATATTCACATATGTCTTAACTTCTTTTGTTTTTCTTAGCTGATTATTTGGCTCAGACCCTTTAATAGAAAAATTAACTGCATTTGTATTTAATAAATCATTATCCTGTGCTTCTGCATCTTCTCCTATTTTTACATTCTTAATATCATCTATAATCTTGGCTTGATTTTCAAGCTCCAAGTTTCTAAGATAAAAATTTTTGAACTCGTCAATTCCATCCGTTGGTACATCATTAACTAATTCTGGTTTTGGAATAAAGACATTTGTTGATAATAAATCATTTTCGTCTCGATCCATCTTAAAATTAAAATACAATTAATTTTTTAATTTTAAACTAAGATTTGTTTTTCAAATTATCTAACAAAATTAATATAAAAATACCTACCATTATATAAGAAATCAATTCCATAATCTCTTCATTCCTAATACGCTCTGTTTGAATATTAAATTGTTTTAAAAGTCGGTCCTTACATATATTACATTCCATTACATGTTTAATAAAGATTTCATGAGATATAACTTCATTTGACTGCGTATTTTGAGCACCTTGAGCACCTTGTATACCTTGAGTGCCTTGTGTGTTTTGTGTGTTTTGTGTGTTTTGCGCGAGTTGTGCATGTTGTAAAAACTCTATATTATTATACTCTGGAATGTTATTATTAACAATTGGTTGATGATATGCCTTTAACCCATTTTCATAATGTTCAATATTTCTTTCTGATTTGTCTAGTTTTATAGGCATATAATTTGCTTCTCTGGCGTCCAGTTTTATAGGCGTATGATTTGCTTGCGAAATATTATATAAATCATTTGGTTTAAAATCGGACGGAGTTAATTCCATATTTAAATCTTTATAAAGTTTATCATCATGAACAGTTGACTGTTGAAATTTTGGGAAAACAGTTTTAACATATGAATAACTCATATGCCCACTTTTATTTATATTAAGATTATAAAATAAATAAAAAATTTATAAAAAATTCATAAAATGACTTTAAATAGCCTGACCCCTATTTTTCTTAGCAGGCCGGCCTCTTTTATTTTTTAAAGTTACATTTTTAACAATATCATCCTCTGTTGCCTCATCAAAGTTTAATTCAAATTTATTTTTATTTGCCTCTAATTCCTTGAGTCTTTTATTTTGCGCCATAGTTTTCATAATATCTTCTAAATTGATAGAATCAGGAGTATCAAATGCTCCATCGGGACCTCTCATCCTAGATGGCTGATCATCACTATCCTCCGACATATTATCCATTTTATTCAAATCCCTACCATAAGCAACTGGCCCTAATGTAGGTACCCTAAATTGCCCCTTTTGTTGATGTTGCTGGTGTTGTTGGTGAAGCTCTTGTTGAAAAGATTGTTGGGGCGATAATGGGCCAGGCTTAGATCTAGATTGTTGTTGTTGTTGCGATGGTTGATATTGTTGTTGTTGGGATTGTTGGGGTTGTTGTTGAGGGACTTGTTGTTTAGCCCCGCCCATAACACTACCCAATAGACTTGATAACATATTTCCTTGTAATCCAGAATCCATTTTTGTAATTTTCTTTGTTATTGTGAACATTGCAGCAGAACCAATTATCATTAATACAAGTTTTAATTCCGGTGCCATATGTCCTTTTCCTTTATATTTTTCATATAATTCGCTAATAACTTCGTCGTAATCTTGTTGTTCCATTGAATATCCCATCGATTCACTCCATCCATCTAAATCCACTCCCATCGGATCAAACCGGGTATTTAACATTTCAACGCCTTGAACGCCCATTAATAACATTTGCTTACAGAATTTTACCATTCTTTCATTCTCCATATTAACACGGATTCTTTCATATTCATTTCTAATATCTTCAAGTGAATTACTCATATCGAATTTTAAAATACTTCTGTTTCCTTTCGCATTCAAGACGCTTATTTTATATAGATACTCACTCTTTTCACGACGAATATCATCGTTTTTATTTTCCTTATTTGCACGTTTCTGTTTAGTAACTCTTTCTCTATCATAACTACTAGTACTTCTAGTAGAATCATCAAACTCTTTATTCTGATCTTTATTCTGATCTTTATTCTGATCTTTATTCTTTTTTTTACTAGATACATTTTCATTTAAAGTTGGATAGGCTTTTTGAACTGGATGATTGACTTCTGAACTTTCTTTTGAAACTGATATATTATCTGAAACTTTTTTATTTAATTTCTTTTTATTAGCTAATAATTCTAAATCCCCCATAGAAATATCTGTATCACTATCAAATTTATTAAGATCTATACTCTTTGATCTACTTTTTGATTTTCTACTTTTTATATCAGATGATATTGTAGTTACATCATTTGACAAGTCCATAATATATTTTAATGTTGACTAATAATAAAAAAGTCATTTTTAAACTTAAACTCATCTTTTTATTAAAAGGATTTTTGTAAAGTTTTTGGGTAAGCCTTTTATTAAAAGGATTTTTGTAAAGTTTTTGGGTAAGCCTTTTGTTAAAAGGATTTTTGTAAAGTTTTTATCTTTTATCTTTTATCTTTTATCTTTTATATTTTATATATATTATTATAAAATAATGAACAGCGATATAATTAAAACATTTTTTCATATGAATTTAAATATTAAATTATATCATTGGCAAACAAAACTTTATGCTAGACATATTGCGTCTGATGCTCTATTGACTCTTTTATTGGTAAATATAGATCGATTTATCGAAACATACAGTGGAAGATATGAACGACCAGACTTTAAACAAGAAGATTTTCAAATAAGTGTTTCTGAATTTAATGACAAGACAATAATTTCACTATTACATCATTATACAAACTTTTTAAAAAATGTCCTACCTAGAGATATTAAAGATACTGATTTACTAAATATACGTGATGAAATGTTAGCAGATATTAATAAAACTCTTTATCTATTTACATTTGAATAAACTTTTATTCACTATCTTCTTGTCTATAATCAACTACATCCCCCTCACGAGATATTATAACTTTAAGTTTTCGTGTATTTTTATATTTTTTAGTTAATTCATCTATTTTTTCTTGATCAAAATCTCTTTCTTCATTATATTTTGAATTATAATTCAAATTATGATATTTCCATAACTTTTCATGTCCAACTCTAAATTCTTCATGTTCAGATGCTTTATACCAAAATACTTGATCTTTTAAATCAGTACTATTCCCTGATGTTTTTATAACTAAACATTCATGATTTTGAGTACACGAGTCTAGTATATTACAAAAATAATCAAATGTGGGAATCATACCGGCATAACCTTCATATATATTTTTACGATTCTTTATACTTGGCTCATTAAAAATAAATACATAATCAATATTAGAACGAAGTGCTGGCGGAATACCGAGAGGATATTGCATTGTTAATATAAAAAATAAATTAAAATGCCTTCCATTAAAAAAAATTTCTTGTATTGTTTTTTCTTTTTTCCAAGAACTTGCATCCGCTAACATATCATCTAATACAATAAAAAAACGATTTGATGATGTAAGCCCATCTTTAGAAATTCTAACCAATGAATCTTTAGGTAAATAAGTTAATTTTGTTTTATTCCCATCCAATGTTTTTCGTGCTAAACTTCTTGTTTCTCTAACTTTTGTTCCTTGTTTGCTTAGCACTGACTCAATCAAGCTAGGATCATATTCACTGTGAATAAAAGAATCTGGAATAAAATCTCCAAAAAAAGGGTTTGCCTGTTCTGTACCTGAGAAAATTAATCCAGTTGGCACATCACGATGATGATAAAAAATATCTCTTACAAGCCAACTATTATGGGTAACAATAAAATTTCCTAATACAAATCTATGATTTCCATCTAATTGAAATCCGTAAAATTCATTTTCTGGTAATTTTTCTATACTAATAGAACTCATTAACATATCTTTATTTAATTCTTGTGAAATAGACATAATAATTCTCCAAGTAAATCCAGTATCCTTTAACCCATTATAATTACATGTTGTTTTGATTTTTTGTTTACGGCAAGCAAATCCTAAACTTCTACCTACAAAAATTAAATCATCTATTAATTTTTCATACTCTAATCCAAGAGTTATTTCAAAGTATTCAGACTCAAATTGCGTATTTTCATTCATAAATCCAGCTAATAATTTAAGACGATTTTCTCTTGAATTACATTTATAATCTTGAGGAATTTCTTTTTTAGACAAATATAAATTACGCCCCATCAAATAAGGATCTGTTTCAAGATTTGTATGTTGAAAATTAATTGGAACCTGATATCCATATAAATATTCTTTATTTTTCTTTGAAAGAGATATATATTTCTGTATTGATATATCTACTGTTTTTTCACTCTCGTCAATTGTATCAAAAATAGCCTTTGCTTTTATATAAATACCGTCCTTACCAGTTTCTTTATACGAAAAAACCTTTGAAGAATATGTTAATATTTCTTTATCAAACCATATAAGAATATAGGCTTCATTAGAGGGATCATCTTTTAAGCTTTTATTTTCAATGTACTTGAAAGATAATATATGTTCGCTATTTACAATATATGATTCGCCTCTTTGATTACTTATTTTATATAAAGTATCTATACCAGTATTTGTTCCTAGAACTCTTCTTGGTGTAGAATCATCGCCCATTACCAGATCCCCTTCGTATATATTCTCTACTTTTTTAATTGAACCGTCGTACATAAGAATTTCAGTTCCTTTTCCTAGACATTTTCCACTTCTTCTCCGGCCAAGTAATAGGATAGTAGCATTTGGAACAATATCCTTTATTTTAAATTTTTTTAATGAAATTTTATCAAAATCATTAGCCATATTTATTATTATCCCGTAAGAAATAAAAAAATTAACGCAAACGTTTACGTTAATTTAATTTAATTTTTAAATTTATTTCCTTTTCAATAAATATGAAAAGAACAGTTGTATTTAATGAAAACTTAATTATACATGAATTTAATAAAAAAAGTAAAATATTACAAGATTCTAATTACGGGGAAAATAAACTCAAGGACTTTTTTGAAGATTGTAAAGAATTTTTAATAGATTTTTATGAAAATATAAAATATAAAATTCAAAATGACATAACAAAATTCAAAATAAAATTTAAAATGACATAACAAAATTATTTTAATTTAACTTGATTTAAAATGATACAAACGTTAATTCTATATAAAAAATATAAAAGACAAGTTTAATAGATATGATTCTATCGATTGATATAGGGTTAAGAAATCTTGCATTATGTTGTATGTCAGCAGATGATATAACAAATATAGAATCTTATAATATTCATCTCTGGGATGTTTATAATACACTGGATTCGGATGATTATAAATGTGAAGGTATTCAAAAAAGTGGTAAGGTATGTGGTAAAAAATGCAGTTTTAAGTATAAATTAGATAATAATCTTATTTATTCATGCAAAACTCATTTTCCAAAGACATTGGATTTTAAACTAAAAGAACATGTTTTTAAAAAAAAAGCTATTGATGATTATTTATTACAAGATATAGCAAGCATCGTATTATGTAAATTACAAGAAATATATGATAATAATTTATTTCAATTAAATTTAAAAAGTATATTTATTGAACTGCAGCCTAAGATTAATCGTAAGGCTGTTTTTACATCGCATATAATATATGGTAAATTAGTAGAATTATATAAAAATACAAATGTTCCAATAAGATTTGTAAGAGCATCTCATAAATTAAAATGTTATACTGGTCCTAATATTGAATGTAAATTAAAAGGAGCATATGCGCAGAGAAAGTGGTTATCAATAGAATATTGTAAATGGTTTTTAGAAAATAAATTTAATAAAGACCAAAAAGAAAAATGGTTACCAGAAATTTTACAACATTCTAAAAAAGATGATCTTAGTGATACTTTTTGTATGGTTATAAATGCATTATATGGAATCCCCAAAAAACAAAAGTTTCAAAAAAATGGTAAATGTATTAAGTAATATTTAATTGTTATATAAATAGCAATATTCAAGCCAAGACTTGTTGTCTATACAATAAGTTTTATTTAGACAATTAAACGTAACTGTAAGTTCTTTATTGTAATAATCTTCAAACAAATTCAGATCACGCTGGTCGATACTTTCATTGGGCAAGTAATGTAGTATAAATTTTGTAAAATTATCTATATCTGAGAAAAAATATGGAAATCTCGTCTTTAAATCATTATGTATCTCGAATATACAATCTAGTTCATCGTCCATACTCTGTTCGCATACATATTCTCCTTCGTCTGAATCTGACATATTAGACATTGTGATTTATTTAAATTAAATTGTTTATTTTTAAATTATTTATAATAATAATTTTTTTATTTTATTTTATTTTATTATTATATATTAAACAATGGCCGGTATATTTGAAATGATTCAAAAAAATAATACATTAAAAGTACTTTTAGTACTAGCAGTAGTATATTTCTTTATGCGAATGTACAACAAAGAAGGGCTTGATAATGTTGCTAATTCTGAACCAGTCAATTTTACAACTGCCGTAAACAATGGTGGCGCTCTAGGCACCGCTTCAAATGAAGCAGCTGTTCCTGAAGCTCTACTTGTTCAAGGTTCTCTAGAAGAAGATAAAGCTAGCGTAATGCCAAAAACAGATGAACAAATCCAAGTAGAAAAGGTTTTAGCTGGAGCTGCTAAATTAAGCGCTGACGATCTTCTTCCAAAATATGATGATGCCAACGCATTCGCTAAAGAAAACCCTGTATCTAAATTACTACAAGAACAAAACTTTTTACAATCAGGATATCACATTGGTATTAACACCGTTGTTCAATCTAATAAAATCCCTTATCTAGATATCCGGTCTTGCCCACCTATCCCTAAAGAACAAGCTGGACCATGGAATAATAGTTCATTCGAACGCCCAACCGGCTTTGGTCGGAAATTCCTTGAAATTGGCTCTTAAATCTAATTGGTTAATTTACGTTATCATTAATTAATATAATAATTTATTTATATTAATTTATTTTTTATTTTTAGGTTGGAACGGCAGTCGGCACGATTTAGTTGTAGGTGAGCATTCAGCTCTCATATTTTCATATTTATCTAAAATTTCTTTAAATGGAGGAGATACCGTAGTACGAAATGTATCTTCTCCAAATTCTTGTAGTTTTGCATCAAAATAATTTTTTGTAATTTCTTTTTTTTTTAAAAGTTCTTTTAATCTTTTTTTTTCATTAATATAGCATCTTTTCTCTTGTTTAATTAATTTATTATTAACTTTATCTTTTATCAAGTATAACCAGTACATCAGTTCGATTCTACCGCCTAAAAAATCTTCAATTGCTAACTGTTTTATAAATTTTTTAAATGATTTTCTACAAAATATACATGGCATCACAAACTCTAATGAGCTCAAGAAATTTTTATAATACTCTTGAAGAGTAATGTGTTCTTTATTTTTTTTATCTATCTTATATGGATAATTCCCTATAATACTTGTAAATAAAAAATTCCATGCATTTGGGCCCCAGTAACTCGTGCTCATTCCAGCTGTACGTGAATATTTTTTATAATTAATATTATTAGGAAGATTCATATTAATATATACCAATAAATTAAATTAATTTATCTTTTCTAAAAATTCTATAGGAATATATACTCTAGGATTATGATTAGGCGCATCAAGAATAACGGTGGCATAATCGGTAGATTTAAATCGCGTTTTTATAATACCATGATATCCACAATATATATCACATAATCTATGCGCGTCAGATGTTCTTAGAGATGGCCTTATAACTTTTATAAAATCACCTGCCTTTAATGAAATTTCTTTATACTCTGAATATATATTTTCTTTCAAGTCTGGAGTAGAACTTTCATTTTTTACTGGATTTTTATTAAAAGTAAAAGATTCTTCAGTTACTTCTTCCTTTTTATATTTGGCGACGGTTGTATCTTCTTTTAAAAATTGTAAAAAATTCATTGTTTATATAACATTTTTACTTTTAAACTTAAAATACAACTGAATTTAAAACTAAAAATAAATATAAATATATGTTAAAACATAAATTGCCAGGATTTATTAGAAATTTAAGAGAAGTTATGTTTTTTAATTTTTTTATAAATATACTTAAATTTTACATATTTATATACACAATATTTTTTGATATCTTTCTAAGGAATATAATTTTTGTAAGTAAAGTCAAAAACTTTAACTTGTACAAGGTAAAAGATAGTGATATAAATAAATATTATGATATAATTTTAATGGAATCAGAAACCGAAACTGAAAACATGAAAAATATATTTTTAACTATAAAAGAAAAATTTAAAAATAGAAATTTATTATTTTATTGTTCCGTGAATGAAATCGACATAACAGAAGATGTACGTAAATTTATTAATTATTTTGATGATATTAAAGAAATTCCTTGGGCTCATATATACGAATATTTAATATCTAGTAATAAAATCGAAAATGACAGCGAAAAATATTCAATCTTATTAATTGACGACCAGTTTAATGAAATTAATATAAATCATTAACCATATACACAGGACTACAACTTCTTTCAATATAATGAAATTAAATTAGTTCGTTTTATTAGAAATTTAAAAAAATCTAATATTTCTAATGAAAAAAGAGATAAATACACTTATCTTTTCAGGCGGAGGTATTAAAACTTTAGCTTATATAGGCGTTTTAAAAAAAATAGAAGAATTAATTTTTCAACAACAAGAACAAGAACAAGAACAACAACAAGAACATCAAGAACAACAAGAACGGGAAGAACACCAACGCGAAACTAATGGTGGTCTAATATTTAATATTAAACATATTTCTAGTGTTTCAGCTGGTTCGATGTTTGGATTGATGTATCTTTTGGGTTATACAAGTGAGGATATTACAAATGAGGTAATTAATAAAAAACTCGACCGGTTAAAAAGTATTAAGTTTGCAAATCTAATTTCGAAATTTGGGATAGATTCTGGTAATAATATTTTATTATGGATAGAAACGTTAATTACAAAAAAGGGGTATAATAAAGATTTGACGCTTAAAGAGTTTTATGATTTAGTTTATTTAAATACAGGCAAGTATATAAATTTTGATATTATAGCATCAAATTTAAATAAATACGAATACACAATTTTTAATCATACTAATACACCAAATGTAAAAATTACAGAAGCGATTAGAATGTCGATAAGTATTCCTTTTATATTTACTGTAACAAAATATGATATTAAAAATGATAAAGTAGGAGAATCTGGTGATATCCATGTGGATGGAGGGTTGATTGAGAATTATCCAATACACTTATTCAAAGAAAATTTAGAAAATGTAGTTGGATTAAAGTTATTAAGTAGTCGAGAATCAAGTCAAAATAAGGATGAAGATATAAATTCAATCGAAAGATATATATATCACGTAATGACTTGCTTTTTTTCACAAAGAGACAAAAAAATAAGTATGGCTGATTTATATAAGCCGCATACTATTTATATCGATATTAAAAATATTACCTCAAGTATGAATTTAGGCTTATCTTCTATTGATAAGAAAAAATTAATAGAACTTGGGTATAACGCTGCTGATAAATATTTCAACTCTAACTGTATGCTGTAATTTACTTGGTGGGTATATTTTATTTTTTTTTTATTTACATTTTATAAGGAAGGCAATGAATAGTATGGCTAGAATGTCTAGGCCATCTAATTATATACGCCAAATTGGTAAAGGTTCATTTTCGAATGTTTATTTATTTAAAGATGACAATTTTAAACAAGACTCTGGTAGTGATGATACAAATTTAACAAACTCGCTGATATTTTATGAAATTGAACGAGAGCCTTTTTATATAATAAAGGAAGTAAATTTGTCTTTGCTTGTTAAAAAATATATTAATAAGAATTTTAAGAGTACTGGCCGTCGCCAAGTGTATCATAAAAACAATATAGATTTTGATAAGAATAATGGGATAGAGATAAAACAAAAAAAGGCTAATAAAATTGCAAATATTACTCCGTATAGTACATTTACATCAGCCGCATACCACAAAAATAAAAATAAAAAGAATATCACTACGACACCAACGACGCCGACTATAGATATTAATATGAAATATTCAGAAGATGAATATTATTATAATAAATTAAAAGAATTAATTGATAGTGAAATAGAGATTCTAAAAAATCTAGATCATAAAAATATAAGTAGATATATTTCTAGTTTATTTGTAAATGATGTATATTCTATAAAAATGGAATATTGTAATTTAGGGGATCTTTATTCTGTTCTAAAGTCGTCGTCTAATGAAAAATATTTTGAAAGAAATTTATTTAATGGATTTAGAGATGACTTTATTAAAGTTTACTTGTTAGATACTGCCACGGCATTAAAATATATTCATGACAAAGGATTAATACACAGAGATATTAAATTACATAATATTTTAATAAAGGACGAAAAAAATAAAAATAATTTTCCATTTACATTTAAGTTAAGTGATTTTGGATTTACATGTTATTCGGCTGAATATGAAAATAATTCAGAAGAAGTTTGTTCTATTTTAAAAAAGAAATATTATAAGCTATGCGGAACTCCTTATTATATGGCGCCAGAAATGATTTTAAATATAGAACAGTTTGAAGGATTGATGTCGTCTAATCACGGTCGTCATAGCAAAAAAATTTATGATAACAAAATCGATTTATGGAGTTATGGAATATGTTTATACGAATTAATATTTAATATTTTGCCATTTTCAAATATGACTGAAATAAATGATCTAAAAATATTTTATAGTAATAGTAATACCCAAAATCTTATATATAAAAACATTGATGAAAAACATATAATAAACGATGATATAAAAATTTTATTAAAAAAATTATTAACTATGGATCCAGATTATAGATTTACAACAGATGAATTATTTGATTATATACAAAATATAATTTTAAAGAACGATACCTTAATATTAGAAAATACATTATCCTCTTCTCTTTTTAAAAATAATTCCTTTGATAAAAACACCCATATACAAAATACTGATACAGAAAAAATATATATAGAAGAAATATATACAAAAGAAATATATACAGAAGAAATATATACAGAAGAAATATATACAGAAGAAATATATACAGAAGAAATTAAACCTAAATCTAACATTAATATGGAATCTTGGGCAATAACTGATTTTGAATTTGATAAATCTATAATGAAGATTAGCGTCGATAATAAATTTATGAAATGGTTAATGAAAAAATAAAGTTAATGAAAAATAAATTTATTTAATGAAAAATAAAGTTAATGAAAAAATAAAGTTAATGAAAAATAAATTTATTTAATGAAAAATAAAGTTAATGAAAAAATAAAGTTAATGAAAAATAAATTTATTTAAAGACAAATAAATTTATTAATTTAGGGACAAAATAAATGTCAGATAATACTAGAGATATAGCTTTTGAGATTTTTTCTAAGCAAGTGCTTGCAAAAAATTCTATACAGTTAGAATTAGAAGAGAGTTGCGTAGATTTAAAAGAAAATGTTGAAGATTTTGTATTTGATGTATTAACAATGATTACATTTCATGGAATTGAAATTTTATATGGACATAAAAACATAGCTATGCTTACAAAAGACCAATTTAAGTTGGTACAGGAATATACTAATTCTTATGGTTATAATATAACACATCGAATAAAAGATAATAACTTACTAATTGGTTTTGAAAAAATAAATTAATTTAAATTAATTAGTTTAATTCAAATTTTTATTTTCTTTTTAGATATTATAAAAACTAAACAACTAAAATGGCAGGTGGACTTATGCAACTTGTAGCTTATGGAGCCCAGGATATCTACCTCACAGGGAATCCCCAAATCACCTTCTTCAAAGTTGTGTACCGTCGTCATACTAACTTTGCTCTTGAATCTATTGAACAAACCTTCAACGGTACCGTAGATTTCGGTCGCAAAGTTACTTGCACTGTATCTCGTAACGGTGATTTAATCCACAAGACTTATCTCCAAGTTACTCTACCAGCTGTTGCTGGCACCGGGTTTGCCTGGGAGCGCAATGTTGGTCACAACATGATCGACTATGTAAATGTTGAAATTGGTGGTCAAGAAATTGATCGTCACTACGGTGATTGGCTAACCATCTGGAACGAGCTCACTCAAACTGCTGAACGTGAAGATGGTTATAATGTTATGGTCGGTAATACTACCCTTCTTACTACCCCAGCTTCTTCTCAAGCTGAGTCCGTACTATATGTACCCCTTCAATTCTGGTTCTGTCGCAACCCCGGTCTTGCTCTACCTTTAATTGCTCTTCAATACCACGAAGTTAAATTCAACATTGCTTTCCGTGCCTTCTCCGAGCTCCACAAAGGTACCGCTGCTTCTACTCCTTCTATCCCCAATGCTTCCCTATATGTTGACTATGTATACCTTGATACTGATGAGCGTCGCCAATTCGCTCAAGTTCAACACGAATATCTAATTGAACAACTCCAATTTACCGGAGAGGAAGCTTATAGCAACTCTTCTGTAAAATCCAAGCTATCTCTTAACCACCCAGTTAAGGAACTTGTTTGGGTTGCTCAACCTCAATCTAACCTTGATGATAACGAACTATCCAACTATGGTAAGCTAGGTGGTTATGATGGTGGTCAAACTGTATCCACCGCTAAGCTACAACTTAACGGTCAAGATCGTTTCTCCGTCCGAGATGGTGCTTACTTCAACGTAGTTCAACCCTACCAACACCACACTCGTTGCCCCGCTGATGGTATCTATGTATACTCCTTTGCCCTTAACCCCGAGCAACATCAACCATCTGGGTCTGTCAATATGTCCCGTATTGATAACGCCACTCTTCTACTTGAACTTGCTACCGGCACTGACCCCGTACTCCTAAAGGTTTACGCTGTAAATTACAACGTACTCCGCATTATGTCTGGGATGGGCGGTTTGGCATATTCCAATTGAGCTAGCCCACCCGTACCGTACATTGTTATGTATTGTTACACATTAAAAAATAATAAAAAATATAACGCAACTATTCTAATAAATCAAAATTATTAAAATCGTTTTTTGCTACAAATTAATTAATTTATCATATATACCATCATAATTTAATCGAGAATTATTATAAATTGAAAAATAAACAGTTTTAATGCTAAAATAAACACCCTTAAACAGACTTTTATTAAACTCTTAATAAAATTTCCAAATGGAACAACAAATACAAACACAAAAGTGTACTAATTGTAAGGTAACTAGATCTTTAGATAATTTTATTGGTAAATTTGGAAATATACTAAAAACGTGCTTAAAATGCCGCGAAAAAGATGCGAAACAGAAACAACATCCAGATGTAATTAATAAAAAAAATAAAAGACAAAATGAAAAAAAATATTATATAAAATATCGTGAAAATAAAAGATCAGAAAATGAAGAAGTATTTTTAAAACATACCGCAGAGGTGCAAAAAAAATGGAGATGTAATAATAAAGAGCATTTAGCAAAATGGCAAACATCAAATTTTAGAGCAAGATTTTACGCCATTAAACAACAGGCTCAAAAGAAAGGTATTTTATGGAATGAAAATTTAACAGATGAAATATGTTATAAATTAATGAATTCAAATTGTTTTTATTGTAACCATATACCTGAAAAAAGTTTAAACGGCATCGATAGAATGAACGCTATGAAACATTATGAAAAATCAAATGTTGTTAGTTGTTGTAAACATTGTAATTTTATGAAAGGAAGTTTGGACACAAATACTTTTGTAAAAAGATGCCAGCATATTTCTAAACATTTCGGTGGAATGGGCGATTATAATAAACATGTTTGGTATGATTCACAATCAGTATCGTACAATATTTATTTAAACAGAGCTCAAAATAAAAATCTTGAATTTAGTTTAACAAAAGAAGATTTTGATAAATTTATTTATGATAAATGTTATTACTGCGACAAGCATACTTCTAATACACATATAAACGGCATTGATAGAAAAAATAATAATTTTGGATATAATAGTGATAACTGCGTAACCTGTTGCTCACAATGCAATTATATGAAAGGTAGTTTAAATGACACAGAATTCATAAATAATTGTAAAAAAGTATCAGAATATATATTGAAAAATAATATAGATGTACCAGAAATTGAAATTTGTACTTCTAAAATTACAAAAAGACACGATAAATATGATATTCCCAAAACATCAATATCTATTAGAAAATTACAACCCAATAAAGAAATAGTTTATAAACATTATGAAGAAACAACTAGAGAAATAGGTAGAGAATACAAAAGAAATAACAATTTACCATCAGACTGTAAAATCAAATTGGAAGATATTCCTAAACATTGTTATTATGCTCCAGCAACTGAGAAAAGAGGTGATAGTTTTTGTGTAAATAGAACACATCCAAAAACAAACGGAAAAGATTGGAGAACTACTACAAGTAAATTATTTTCTACAGAAGAAAAATATAAACAATTATTAGCTTATCTAAATGATACGCAATATGAACCAATACAAAATATTAAAATAGTCAAAGAATCTAGACAAGTTGTAAAAAAAGAAATAGTATTTTCAAATGAAGTTTGGATAGAAATTTTCAAAATGAAGAATATAAAGAATCTTACAACAGAAGAAGCATCCAAACAAATTAAGAATGATTATAATATTTATATAAGACGCGACATTATTTCGAAAATATGGAAAAATGAAATTCAAGTGCCAGAAGAATTACAACAAACTTCTGAATATAAAGATATGATAGAAAATAGTAAATTAAGAACTAAAAAATCTACAAAGTTTACAGAAGATGAAATTAAATTTGTAAAAGAAATTAAACATGAACACGAACACAAACATTCATTAGCAGAAATAGCTAGATTATTTGAAGAAAAGTTTAATAAAACAATAACAAGAACATATATTTCTAAACTTTGAAAAATAAAACTACATTAACAATTTTAATCAAAATTAATAAAATCGTTAATGTAGTTTTATTTTAATCAAATCTAAAAAAAAAATGATTTATATATAATCAAAAATAAATATAAATCAATCCAAAATAAATCAATCCAACTAAATAAAATGCTCTACATTATCTATATTTTTCTGACTATACTAAATATTATTCATTGCGCGCCTGAATATATTTTGAGAGAACGAACTCCTGGTAAAAATCTCCAAAAATTATCTATTTTGACAAATTCAGAAAAAATTAATGGTAGAGCTAAGATTGAAAATGTAGAATATTTATTTGTATCAACTCTTTCAAATGAAGAAAAAGCATCTTTATCAAAAGATTATATAATTGAGGAAAATCATAGGGCTACTATTAATAATCCTACTGTTAAGTTTACTTGGAGTTGGCATCTGGATCGTATCGATCAAAAAACCTTACCACTAAGTCTCACGCAATTTAAAATTAATCATAATACTAGTAATGTTGATATGTATATTCTTGATACAGGAATTGATATTTATCATCCAGAATTTTCAAATAATAAAATTACTTGGGGTGCAAACTTTATGGACGATATCAATAGAGATTGTCATGGTCACGGAACTCATGTGGCATCACTCGCTGGCGGAAAAGAACTTGGAGTAGCAAAGAATGTAAATTTAATCGCAGTTAAAGTACTTGGATGCGAAGGTTGGGGCTCATATTCTGCTATTATCTCAGCTGTTGAATGGGTTATGGCTCAAGCAAAAGTTACAAAGCGAACATCAATTATAAATATGTCATTGGGCGGACCTGTTAGCGAGGCGCTTAACTCTGCTGTTCGAGCAGCGAAGAAGAGCGGAGTGCACGTCGTAGTTGCGGCTGGTAATGAGGACGATCTAGCATGTAATCATTCTCCTGCTAGTGCAAAAGAAATTATTACAGTTGCAGCTAGTGATTCAAGTGATAACAGAGCATCTTTTAGTAATCATGGGTCGTGCGTTGATATGTATGCACCGGGTGTAAATGTAGCTGGAGCATGGCCTAATAATCAGTATAAATCAATAAGTGGAACTTCCATGGCATCTCCAGTTGCAGCTGGTATATTAGCAGTATATTTGTCTAAATATGGTAGTAAAACTGGGATTAAGATGTTTTTTGGTAATTTAACTAATAAAGTTATTAAAAATAACAAGCCAAAAACTATAAATAAGTTGGTTTATATTTAAGATAATTATACATATATATTTAAGCACTTTATACCATTTTTTATGTAATATAATTTATAACATTTTCTTTGTTTTGATTTTCCATTTATAAATATAATCTGTATCTTTGGCATTTTCTTCTGTAATTGTTTTTGAATTATATATGCTATCTTCAAACGAGAATTCAAACGAGTCATCTCTTTCAACTTTATTTTTTAATTCAGTCAATTTCTTATTATATAAGGAATTCATTTTTTTTAACGCATTTTCTTTATTTTTGAAAACATCTGTATTTAATTCGATAGTTTCCTCTGGGTTTCCTACTTCAAATTTAAAGTATTCTAAAACATAAACTATATCTTTAAAAATAATATGTTTGTATTTTTTACATAAATTCATCATTTGTTTATTTGCATTACATGTTTTTTTGATATCTTCAAGGCTTAAATTTTTAAATATTTCTAAAATGCTATCTTCATCTAACATTATACTATTTTATACTTATTATAAATAAAAAAGTTTTTTATTAAAAGAACAAGTCAATTCAATAAGAGTTAATAAATGTTAATTTGATTTAATTTATTGTATAATAATTTATCATATAATAATTTATTGTATTAATATAAGATAATATGTCTAATATTAAACAACAATTAAGAGAGCTTAGTGAAAAAAATTTTATTTTTGTTCCAAATACATATAATTTTTTATTATCTACATTAGATATTCTAAATAAAAATAACATTGATTTATTATTACCATCAAAATATATGATAAAAAATCATATAAAAAATTTTAGAGATCTTTTTATTCATTGGAACTGTGATCAAAATACTCTTAGAAAATTAGATACTCCAAAATTTTATAAATCTAAAATAAAGAAATTTATTGAAGATAAAAATCAAAGATTTATTGTATTTCCGTTAATTTTACATGACAAACTTAAATGTAGTGAAAAATTACAAACATCAAAGATTACACATACAAATATAATTATTTATGATAAATTAAATAAAAGTTTAGAAAGATTTGACCCTTCAAATACAATATATTATGAATCTGAAATGATAGAAACTGTTTTATTTAATACATTTGAAAATGATTTTGGCTTAGAAATTAAAAATATATATAAACCAACTTCTATTTGTTTACAGCAAAAAGGAATACAAGGCTTACAAGAAGATGAAGTTTATACTAATAAAATTAAAGCGATTTTAGGTGGTAATATTGGGTTTTGTAGTATGTATTCTCTATTATATTTAGATTCAAGATTATCTCATCCAAATAAAGAACCATCTGAAATTATAAATATGATAATAAAAAAAGCCCAAACAAAAGGTATTTCCTTAACTAAAATGATAGTAGAATATACATATAATTTACAAAAAATACAAAAAGAAATAACAAAAGATCTTGAACACAAAGATCAAATAAATATAATATATGAATATGAAGAAGAAGAAAAAAAATTAAAAAAAAGTGGTATATCTCAAGAAGAGATAGATTATATTCTTTTATATAAATTTAAAAAACAAAATATCCAAATATTAGAAACTATATTTTCTTCTATTGAAAACTATTTTAACTTAAAAAGAAATTGAAATTTATAAACAAATAAATTTTCTTAAGTTTTTATAAGAAGAATATTATGTCATTTAAAGGAGAATGGGATATTGAAACGTTTTACCTAAAAGGTGACACTGTAAAGATACCTACTTATAAATATTTTAATAGCCACCGCATTCAAAACGGTCAAAAATATTTTGTATGTACTCTTAGTCATGTTTCATGTAATCTTGTATATCCATTAAACACAGATGAAATTTACTGGGCATTTTTAGCATCTTCTACAAATATTATACCCGAACTAGAAGAAACTTTAAATTCAGAAGAAATGTATCAAGCAGAAATGAAAAATCTAAAAGAAGTTGTAGAGGAAGTTGGAGGTGAAATTAAAAAATTAAAAAAGGAAGAAATGAAGAAACTAAAAGACATCGTAGAAGAAGTAGAAGAAGAAATTAAAAAATTAAGACAAGAAGTAATGTATCAAGAAGAAGTTATTAAAGAAGCTGAAGCTCTTGAAGCTCTTGAAGCTGAAGCTGAAGCTGAAGCTCTTGAAGCTGAAGCTGAAGCTGAAGCTAACACTGAAGCCAAAAAAGTTCAAATAAAAGTTGTTAGAGATCTTATTGGTGAAGGTGGCGATGAAGATACTGAAGAAGAAAGTAGTCGTGAAGAAGGAAATTATTTATCAAATTTTATTACAGAAGAAGAAATTATTGAAAGACTAAAAAATACCCAAAATAAGAGAAAGTTTAGAACTAAACTAAATGAAATTCAACAAGAAATCAGAGTTTATAAAAAACAAAGAGGCGAAGAAGAATTTAATTGTGATTTAGAGGATAAAATAATGTTATTAGATGTTAATATTCAAACAAAGATATTCTTACTAGATAAATATGAATCATCTGTTAAAAATGCTAAAATGCAGAATAGTAGTGATTACACAAAAGGTTTAACATGGTTTAAAACAGTTACAAATATTCCATTTGGTAAAGCTAAACCATTCAAAATAAGTGCGGATGATTCATCTGAAACTATAAATTTATTCTTTGAAAATGTAAGATCTAAATTAGACGAAAAGATTTATGGTTTAGATTATGTTAAAGAAGAAATTTTAGAATTTTTGGCTAGAAAAATAACAAATCCAGATAGCAAAGGGCATATTTTAGCATTACATGGAGTTGCCGGTACTGGTAAAACAAAGATTCTTAAAACATTAGCAAGCGCATTGGAATTACCATTTCATCAAATCAATTTTGGTGGAATGGGCGATTCATCTATTTTAACTGGGCATTCAGAGACGTATATATCTTCTAAACCTGGTAAAATTGTTGAGATTTTATCAAATTCTGGATGTATGAATCCAATTATATATTTAGATGAAATAGATAAAATTAGCGAATCAAAACAGCGAGAAATTAATGGTGTATTAACTCATATGTTAGACGAAGAACAGAATAATAAATTTCAAGATAATTATTTATCTAATGTTGATATTGATTTATCTCAGGTATTCTTCGTGATTGCGTTTAATGACCTCGCAAAGGTTAATAGCATTGTATCTGATCGTATGAAAATTATAGATATTAAGATTCCTACTATTGAAGATAAAATTATTATTGCGAGTAAAAAGATGATCCCTGAAATAATAGATGCACTTAGAATTAAAACAAAGATAATTATTAATGACGATTTAATTAGATATATAATGTTAAATAAAGTTAATAATGAAGGTGGCGTAAGACAAATGAAGAAGATTTTTGAAAAAATACTCAATCGTATAAATTATTTACTTTTAATCGGAAAAATGGAAAGAGATAAGGATCATGTTATAAATAAAGAATTCGTTGATTCAGTAATTACAATAAATCATAAAGACAACGACTTTAACAATTTTATGTATACATAAAAATATATTTAGTTTAAAATTTAATATGGCATATACATATATTAAATTTTAATTTTATTCAAGTATTTTCTTTATTTACTTTTTTTGATGGTATCGCTTAATTGATTAGCTACTTTTGCAGAAGTTTCACTAACTCCTCGTAACAACATCTTCATTTTATCTTTTGCTAATTCCATACGTTCTTTTGCTTGAATCATCATCTGCCTCAATTCTTCCCGCTTTTGTCTATCGTTTTCTTGTGCGTACGCATCCTTAACTTCTAAAAATAGTTCTCTTTTTTGATTATAATCAGATTCGATTTCCTCGCCAGCTCCTCCGTACATTGATAATAAAGCACCCATGCCTCTCATCTTGTAATGAGATTTTGCACGCCTCTTATTTGATGACCCCTTCACTGGACTACCCACTTTTTTAGGACTAACCATCTTTTTGGGGCTACCCACTTTTTTAGGACTAACCATCTTTTTGGGGCTACCCACTTTTTTAGGACTAACCATCTTTTTGGGACTACCTACTTTTTTAGGGCTAGCTACCTTTTTGGGACTACCTACTTTTTTAGGGCTACCTACTTTTGGGGGGCTACCTACTTTTTTAGGGCTAGATACTTTCTTTTGCTTAGCCATTTTTTTAGATGTATCTTTTGCCATATTATATATTTATATAATTAATATAAATAAAAAAAAAAAGTATAATGATTTTATTAAATCGATTTAAATTATTTCGACCAAATATAATTTATAGTATTTACTGCTAAAAACATATAATTATCAAATAAAAGTCTAAATTCATTTGCTTCAAAATAATCTTCAAATATTATATAATTTATGGCATTTGGATCACTATTTAATTTTTTGGAACATATAATGTTCATATTTTTATTCAAAATGCGTATAAGCATTTCTTTATATTCTTTTGAATCATTTATTTTTTCTATATTTATTTTGTCTGGAAGATATGGTCCATAATTTTCAATAAAATAGGCTGGTAATTCGGAATCCCAAAAAGAATGCAAATTCATAGTTCTGTTTCTACCATTTTTGTTACGTATTATTTTATAACTATTACCACCCCTAAAAAATCCCATTAAATGCATTGGTTGATTAAAATCTTGTAAAAAATGTAAAACAAATTTAAATAATTCTTTTGCGGGAATTGTATTGTTTGATGTTTTTACTTGGTGTTTTAGGATTGTTGTAAAATTCTGGAGTGCTGATACTATACATTTATATCCACAATAATGATCAACAATATCTTGATCAATATTTTTATTACATTCTAAAATATCTATATAATGTAATTGTCTTGTCCAAGCATATTCTTTTTGAAATTTTACCCTATCTGCCCAAACACTAGCTTCGCCAAGTGGTTCTAATAAAATACTCTTTACATTATCAAACATTTCTGTATTATTTTTCTCTAAATAATTTTCTAATGTTGTACCTAAATAACTATGTGTCTTAAAGCTATAGCCTACAGCTACTTTAAAAAAATTCATAAAAAAAAATGGAGTTAGTATCCGTTTAATTAGCATTTCTCGAATATTATATTATAATTATTTAATTTAAAATTTAATATTATCCGAGCCACTCAAATTATTAATATATCATCTGTCAAATTACGAGACAAGTCGTTATTCAAATTACCAGACAAATCGTTATTCAAATTATCATATAAATTATAATATAAATCACTAGGCAAATTACATAAAGACACATCGCCATATAAATTATTAGACAAATTTTCCTTGATATTATTATAATAATATCTAAATGTACATTTGATTTCATAATTTAAATTATAAATAAATGATAATATGTTATCATCTTTTGGAATAATACATACAATTTCGGGCATTTCCTTAAAAGCAACCTTTTTATATTGTTTAAAACTAATTACTTTAACTATTTCATTAAATCGAACACTAGTTTCTTCAAAATAAAAATGCGCATTTTTAGAATCATTTAACATAGTATATTCAATGTCATATTCTTTGTCTTTAGACTTTTCTTCAAACATGCTCATGATAATGTATATTCTGTTAAATATATATTATCAAATAACCTTACCCTCAAACTGAACTTTTAACTCTTAGCTCTTGACTCTTGACTTTTGACTTTTAACTCTTGACCTTAATCTTGTGTATAAAGATACATTATTTATTATAATTCATTTTTTTTCAAATATCAGCCCAATTTGCTGATCCAACTGAGCTAGGTTGTACGGGAGGAACAGTTGTCTTTGTTAATTTTAAAGTAAAAACCCCATCTGTATATGTAAATTGATTGCTGTAATCAACATGAACTGGCATTTTTACTCGCCGCATAAAATTACCATATTTACACTCCTTATACTTTGCCTTACCTTCATAAAGAACTTCTTGCTTAAATCCTGATACTAGTAGGATGTTGGATTCTTTTAGTTCAACCTTGATAGAATGAGAATTGACTCCTGGCATTTCCATGCGAATAGTAAAAAAGCTTTCACTTTCTACTAAATCTACCTTAGGAGAATTCGCGCGTTTTTGAAGGAGAGATAGTTGAAATTCAAGCTCTTCCTTAGATCGATCCATTGTCTTTTGAGGCTTCATATTTTTAACTTGGTCAGTCATTTTTATATAGCTTTTTATTTAAAAAATATTTTATTTAAATGTTATTCATTTTTTATTTAGAGTCTAGTGCCAGTTTCATTAACTCCACTTGATGTAATTTTATTAAATTGGATATCTATAGTATGAAGTTCATCCATTGTTAAAACGCCTAAATAACTCATACCAGATCTCATTCCATTACAAATACGTTTTATTTCGTCAGTTACACTACCTTTATATTCTACCTGTCCTTCAATGCCTTCGACATGGAAATTTGTATTAATAGCACCTCCTAATTTTTCTTGTTTTGATAAATTGGCATAATTTGAAGCCATTCCTCTATAATATTTAAATCTTCTACCTGATTTATAGATTATATTACCTGGACTTTCACTTGTTCCTGCTAATGATTTACCTAACATAATGCATCTTGAACCAACTGCGAGCGCCTTAAACTTATTACCTATTTTCCCACAATGTCCACCGTCACTAATCATAGTTATATCATATTTTTTAGCAATCTCACTACACTCTAAGAGTGCAGAAAATTGACACACTCCAACGCCTGTCTGTAGTCGTGTAGTACAAATACTACCATTTCCTATACCGACACGTATGCAATCGGCGCCGGCTTTGCATAAATATTCAAATCCTTCTTTTGTACATACATTTCCGACCATAATTGTAATAGTAGGGAATTTTTGTTTAAGTGTTATTACTGTATCTTCAACCATTTTGTTATATCCATTTGCGACATCTATACAAAGAACATTTACACCAGCTTCAACTAACTGTGCACTTCTTTCTAAATAGTCTGTTATACCTACACCTATAGCGGCCCCAACAATTAATTGGCCATTCGAATCTATAGATGCTAGATTTTTATTATTGTGAAAATATATAAGATTTTTTAAAACAACTAGGCCATTTATTGTTCGATCTTTATTTAGTATTGGTATTTTCTCTATTTTATGAATCTTGTATAAATTTAAAATGGTATCATAGTCATATTTATTTGTATAAATAATTTTCTCAAATGGAGTCATAATTTCTTTTACGAGTTTGATCTTATTTTGATCACTTGTAAGATTATTTATCTGTATATCTTTTTTTGAAACGATCCCTACAAATTTATTATTGTCATCTACCACCATAATTCCACTCATATTATATTTGTCTATTAAAACTTGAAGTAATTCGTTTTCATTAATAATGTATGGCTTTTCAATAATATAACTTAAATGTCTCTTAACATTTTTAACCATATTTACTTGATTTTCTATACTTTGAAATCTATGAATTATTCCAAGTCCACCTTCCATTGCCATAGCTATTGCCATATTATCTTCAGTAACTGTATCCATTGGACTTGATACGATTGGAGTATTTAAATAAATGCTTTTTGATAATTTAGTTCTTAATGAAATATCCTTTCTAGATTTTATTTCACTATATCTAGGCGATATTAATATATCATCAAAAGAATATGATTCTCTAATTATTTTATTCATAATTACTTTGTAAATTTGATTATGTTTAAATAATATTTAATTGGGCAATCAAAATTAATAATTTTATTATTATTATTAATTTTATTTTTAGCAGAATTTCCATCTGTTACCACACGCGCATGATACATAAGTTGTGAGAGGTTCATCCTTTTGTTTAAGCAACTTTCTTTCGAAAGTTGCTCAAACCTACCCTATCTTTCGATATATTTACGAGGGAATAGACTATATCTTAAGCGAAATATTTCGCCCATCACCGTTTAGTCGTTGAACCTTTTCCTTTTTGGAGGAACTTGGCTGCGGATTGCCCAATCCTTTACATTTTTACCACAATGAGAATATTCTCATTGGTGTACTTGGTACACATGGGGACGGCTATTAACCGTGTTCCTTTTAAATATTTCTAAATAAAAGTGGTAGTAAAGGCTCTAAGGGGTTTCCCGCAATTTGATGATGTCGCAAATTAATATTAATTAATTTACTAGCACTTGAGTATTTTATTATTGGACTTCAACTATTTTTCTAATAACAGAGCCAATATGTTATTAGTAGAGTACTTTTCTGGCCAATCTTCTAGCCGAACGAGTTTGCAACTGATAGTATGTAGTCCTGTATGTTTTACATTTACCGCATCTAAACATACCGTCTTCTACGATTTCTTTTTCTAATTCTTTAGGTTGTAATGCTTTATATTCTGCTAAAATATGGGAATATCTTTCTGGAAATAAATCTGCTGGGCTAAATTCTACCAATTCAAATTCTGTAAATTCTTTATTAAAAAGTCTATTTATAAGATTAGTATTTTTTAGGTAACTATTTTTATTTAGATTGGTATATATTTTAACAGCCCTTGATTGATAATTATATTTTAATATTTCATTCCATGTATTATCTACATTAGATATACCTTGATCAATTTTTTTATTACTATTTGAACTAGCACTTTTATATTCTGATCTATTTTTTATAGTATAATTAAAAATTCCTCTTTCAATATTTAATGCCATTTTTTGTACATCTATAGTATCATCTTTCCTTATAGAATTCTTTAACAGATCATAGAATTTTTTATAAACATTTTTTCTACATGGATGTTTAGGAATATATATATCTAATTCTTGACTACCTACATCAGTTTCAGAATTAGTTTCAGAAATGTCATCAATTTCTTTAGTTTCATTATTAATTTCAGAAACTTTAATTTCTTTGTATTTCTTTTTAGCCATTTATAGATTTTAATTAAAATTTAATGTTCAATTTATTTTTAAAATAAAATATATTATTATATTATATAAATAAAATAATGTCTAAACAAGAATTAAAAGAACTTTTTGGTGATGATTCAGATGATGAGGAAATAGTCATTCCTCCTATGCCTAAATTTAAATCAAAAATTGAAAGACGTGGAAATATAGAAGAAGAAATACCTGAAGAAATACCTGAACCAGATCTTTTATCTTTTAGAAGCGAATCCGATGAAGAATCAACTGATATCTTCTTCTTTAACGAAGAAGCAGTCGAAGAAGCACCAAAGGACCTTTTAACAAAAGGCTTACCCAAAAAGGAAAAAGACCTTTTAACAAAAGGCTTACCCAAAAAAGAAAAAGACCTTTTAACAAAAGGCTTACCCAAAAAAGAAAAAAAGGAAAAGGACCTTTTAACAAAAGGCTTACACAAAAAGGGGAAAAAGGATAAGAAAGTAAATGAAGAAGTTGAAACTTCTGTATCAGAGTTTGTTGAAAAAATTATATCAGAAAAGGATCTAGAACCATGTCCCCCTGGTAAAGTAAGAAATCCTAAAACTGGAAGATGTATAAAAGAAGAAAAGAAAAAGAGTAAATAAAGACAACGAACTGTAACGAAGCGGTTATTTTCATTTAAAGAAAGTATTTAATTATTTTTAATAAATTTATTTTATTTATAATATATATAAATAAATTATGGATCAAATTTCAAATGGTGTTCAAGCATTCGATAAAACAGTAGGAAATGTATTAGACAAATATGTTAAAACCCCAACCTTTGTAAAAGCAGTAGTACATTTACTTTTAATGCTTTATGTAGCTCGTATAGCTCCATCCCCTCCCAAGCCTGTACTTGATCTATTTGAAAATATATATTTCCGACTATTCGTATTCTCAATGGTACTATGGACTGCTCAATTTAGTCCATCTACATCTATACTAATTGCTTTAGCATTCTTGGTAACTGTAAATTATACTACAACTGGTAAAGTATGGGAATTATTAGAAAATACTCAAGATCAAAATTCTGTAATCGTACCAGTAACCCCAACTGATTCAGCCAATGCAGTAGAAGTACTAGCAGAAGCTGCTTCAAATTCATCTGCCTCTACACCTGAAGATATTGGCCCTGTCGCAAATATAGCAATGGCAAATTCAACTTCTCAAGAAGGAGTTGATGCGATTAAAGCACTAGCACAACAAGCGGTTGTCCCAGAATCTGGTGCTCCTGAAAAGGTACAAGAAGCCGTATCAATCGCAGTTGAGTCTATTCTCCCTGCAGCTGCAGCTGTAGCTGTAGCTGAACCTGTAGTTGTAGCTGAACCTGTAGCTAAAGTTGAAGTTTCTGGACATGATGCTGCACAAGCACTTTCCCCAGTAGCCTCCGCCGCCCCTGTAGTTGCTAAAAAGGCTAAATCAGAAGGATGTTATCCAATGCGATTATATGATATGTCTAAAGTGATGCCTCAAATGTCAGGCGAATTAACTGCCGAAGATTATCAACCTTATGTACAATCTTCTTAAATAAATATATTTTTTCATGTATCTTCTTCTAACAAACAGAACTTTGTTATAAGACAATCTTCTTCTTTGGAAGATCCTTTTATTAAAAGGCTCTTTTCTTTTTTATTTTTGGACGAGCCTTTTATTAAAAGGCTCTTTTCGATACAATCTACATTTATGTTTTCAAGGGTATGATTATCTAAATTTATGGATTCCTCTTCGAGTATTAATTCTTTGAAATGTTGTTTATAAAAGACCTTTCTTTGGGCAGATTGATTCTTATATACAGAAAAATTATCTTGAAGATCAATTATCAATGGATGTATATCAATATGATCTTTCCTGAATATTCTACCAACAATTTGTTCTAATTTGCCACTTTCATTTTTCGTAACATTTTTTAGATGACCAGTAAACTTTTTTGGTGTAATTAAAATAAGTGTATCTAATTCTTTTTCTGAGACGCCTTCGCCAAATGCTTGAAAACTAGCTAAAATGACCTGGCTAGCTTTACTCTTTTCTAATTCAGATGATTTCATTGAACCAAGAAATAACCCATATGTAAATGAAACTTGTGAATCATTATCAAATTCCTTTTTAAGATTTATAACATGACTTCGACGATCACTTAGAACTAATATACGTCTTCCTATTTTCACATAATCTTTAATTAATTCTAATATTAATTTATTTCTTTTTGGCATTTCTATTAATTCTGATAACATGCTTGTAAATTGTATTTGTTTTTGACCAGTAAATCTATTCACTGTATTAATTTCTTTATATTCAGAACTATCGAGTTTGAGTAATTTTATTATTGGACACTTTCCCTTTCTTTCAGATTTACCTTGATACACAATATCTCCAATATGCCACTTAAAAACATATTCACACCCATCGCTTCTTTTTGGGGTGGCTGATAATCCAATTGTATATTTACAACAAAGTTTAAATAATATTTTTGAAAACATTAGTGATCCTAAATTATGAGTCTCATCAATAACTGCTATCTTAAAATTATCAAATAATGAACTTGGATAGTCTATTCTAGCAAGACTTTGCAACATTGCTATTACTATATCCTTATCTGAAAAATCAATATTTTTTTGTCCTTGTAGAATTCCAATTTTTGCATTTGGTAAAAATCTACTAATTTCATTTTCCCACTGTTTCATTAAAGGAATTTTATTTACTACGATTATAGTTTTTCCTTTTAATTGTGATAAAACATATAATGTAGAAATTGTATTATGAGTTACAGTAAAATCTCCCAATAAATATCTATTATTACAATCTAATGTAAACCCATAATAATCTCCAATCCCGATATGGTTTATTTTAATACCAGTAACTAATGTATCTTTGATTTGATTTCTCTTTTTCGCTTTTTTTCTTGGACATAATGTAGGAATTTCTTCTATACGGTTTCCTGATATAGATATACGATAATAATAATCTTCTTTATATTCTCCTTTATACCAACATCCTTTTTTTTGCTTACTTTTATAACATGAAAATCCAAGACTGCGACACAAATAAATAACATCATCAATTAATGTTTCGTTTTTTTGAACAAAGTCAAATGTACATTTATCATGACATAAAGATCCATCTGAATCAAGTAATCCAGCAAGTAATTTTAAACGATTTTCTCTAGAATTACATTTATAGATTATAGGAATGTGTTTATTATTAATTAAATTATATTTTTTTAACTCATTTAGAAATATATTTGATTTTATTTTTGTGAGATATAAATCATATTTTCCTAAATTATTTGCAAAATAATGTAAAACGGAAGAATCCTGAGACGTTATTTGTGCTCCATTTGAAATACCATCTCCAAGCCAATAACCAATCATATATGGATCAATTGATAATTCTTTTTCAGGAAAATCAACAAGAACTTTAAATCCTTTATAATGATGTTTAAACGTTTTTGTTTGATTTAAATAATTTTTAACACTAATTTCTATTATAGTTTCATGCTTTTCTTTTATTTTTTCTATAAAATTCGTTGCTAATTCTTTAGAATGAAATCTTTTATTACAACTTTTATAATTTTGCCACCATTTAACATCATATACATGTTTTTTATTTTCTAAATTATTTTCTATCCAAGGGGTTTTTTTTGTATTTTTTAAAACCAGTATATGTTCTTGATTAACTGTGTATTTTTCTCCCTTTACAGGAATAATATCATACATTTCATCCTGACCTCTTGCCAATGATAATACTTTTCTTGGAGTAGAATCATCCCCCATCAGTAACTCTCCTACTTTTATATCCTGAACCATTTTAATAGATCCATCAAACATTAATATAGGCGTATCTTTTTTATGACATTTTCCCCCTCCGGTTTGAAGACTCAATATACCCCCACCATCTTCTTTACACGCTCCAATGAGTTTTTTAACTGGCTCGAGTTGTGTTTCATATAGTTCCCCTGTAAACTTTATATCTGTATTCCATTCTTGTCCTTCAAAATTTTGAAGAATACTATTTGGTAATCCAAATTTTTTAATTCCATACATTTTTGGAATGTAAATTTTATTCTTAGTTTCTATATAAACAGGGAACGTACTCGATTCACTATTTTCATTTGAAAATTTCGAGTCAACTAATGGTCTTGCACGTAATTCTAATTTTAATTTATTCAATTGATCTAGTTCTAAACATTCTTTTTTTATTACATATCCCTTTTTACTTAAATAACTAAAATTAGATACATTTTCCATATTTATTTTTATTAAACTAAATATGTTTTCATTTTTTATGAGAGTGCGCGCATTACATTATTTTTTTTTTAATGATTAATTTAATGAGTTTTTTGGCAAGTAGCATATTTGGACACGAGTTTATAAATTATCGTAAAAATATAACCGCGTCTAATAGACAAGTCTTTAGTAATAATGTTAGGCATAATTTACCAGGTATGATACCAGTCGTGATTGATTCTGTAGATGAAAACTTAAGTTTAGCTCTTAATGGATGTGATACAAGTATGCCAAAACGGATGTGGAAATATGGCAAAGAATATTCAATGAGTATTAATACTACTGTAGATGAAGTATTAACAGAAATAAATAAAGATATTCAAATAATAGGTAAAAAATTTGTATTAGGATTAGAAGACGGCACTTTATTAAAAGGCAATGAAAATCTAAGTAAGATTTATAGTAAAAATAAAAATGATAAAGATCAAATTCTATATTTTTTATTAACACAAGAATCTACAATCTATGGATATATTTTATCTATATTAAGATATTTAGGTATCTTGCCTCATATAAAATCTAAAGATAAACTTATAATTAAAAAAAAGTTTATAAAAGATGATTCTGCAAAAATATGCATTGATTATTTATACGAAATCAATCACTTAGATAATTTAGATGATTTAGATAACTTAAACAGAACTATGCACAATGAACCTGCAGTCGAAACCGAACGTCACCAACAAAAAGTCAATGAACGTCACCACCAAAAAGTCGAATATAATGAAACTAAAGTGAAGTATAATCAAAACAATGAAACTAAAGTTGACTATGACTATAACTCCGACTACGACTACGACTATGATAGTAATTGAATAAATTTATTTTGTAGATATTCTATATCTAAATTTGTATCTTTTCGATTATTAATTACAATATCAAAATTACAATCTGATAAATCATCTAAATCGCATTCCGATTGGTGATTTTTAATTTTATTAAAACTTTCATTATCAAATATACCAGATGATGAAGCTTCTTGTATTAATCTATCATTATTGCGATCTGGCGCTACCACTTTTATAATAATTCCACCGTTTTGTTTAATATAATCAAATTCATTTTTGTATCTACAATCGCTGATAATAATATTTTGGATTCCTCTTTTACTATGAACATTTACCCAGTTTTTGAAATACTTTATCCAAATATCCGAGTCTTCATTCCTACCAATAGATCCTTCTTGTTGTAAAAGTTGTCTAGATTCTTGTGTTTTCTTAAAATAAACATCATCATATGAAATATTTTTTTTAGACATTACATTGATTTTAATCTGATCAGCAAATGCTAATTGTAAATAACTAGAATTTTTTAAAGCTTGAATTACGACATTTGATGTGATATAATCTTTACCAACGCCTATCTTACCAGAAATTCCAATTAATACCATTTAAAAATGCTATTAATTAATTTATAAAACAGTTTTTTTTAAAAAAGAAATATTCAATTATGGTTACCATTACCATAAAGAATATCTAATCTTTTTTTAAGAGAAGTATCTATAACTTCATCTATAAAGTTTAAACAAACTTCAAATTCATGCAATTCTAATCTAGATTCATTTTCATATGAGTATTTTAATTTACTTTCAATTTCCTTTATTTTGAAATTTAATCCTGATATCATTATACATACTGCTTTTAATGTTTCTACTAAATGATAATTCGAATTATCTAGATTTTTATATTTCTTATCTAAACTGATCAATTCATTTTCTTTTTCCTCATACTGGTCTTTCATACTATTCATACTTTGAACTATAGTATTTTCAGAAAAATCATCCTTTAAATTTTTATATTCTTCAAGTAACATATTATATTTCCTCTTTAGTTCTAAATATGTCATCTGGTCCTCCATTATAATAGTTTATCTAATTTTAATTTTTAAAAATAAACTAACTGTATCTATTTCTGCTTTATTTTCTGTTCATTGCCAGACTTTAATTCAATTTGTCTTATATGTTTAGATGAAAATTTTCCATACAATTCTTTATTTCTTTTTGATTTATCACTCTTTTTATTTCTCTTGACTTTAACATCATAATCCATTTCTATTTTAAATTTACATTTTAATTTCAATTATTATTTACCAGATCTGGTTGTGGTTGTGGTTGTAATTGTAGTTGCGTCTGGACATTTGGACTCGTAAAATATATATATATACCAGATACCATTATTAAAAATCCCAATAATTGAATTAAATTGAATATCTCCCATCCAATAATAAGAGATACAATCCATACTATTAATATTCGACATGCATCGATAGTAGTTCTCGCCGTAGATGACATATTCATTGTCAAAGACAATCCAAGATAATTTAATATAGCTATAGTAAAAGTTAATACCAGAAATGATACCAATAATTGTTTTTCATGTATTATCTGCCAAAATAAGACTGTTACATTTATTTTTCTTACAATAAAATAGATAGGAGAAATTAATAATAATAAAATTGTACCAATCAACCCCTCGAGACCGACCGCTAATAATGGAGATATACGTTTATCTTGCATAATTTTTTCTTCAATAACATATTGCGTTGCAGTAAATATTTGCGCTAATAATATTATACAGATCCCTATTAAATTGGCAGTATTATCTTCTTTCACATTGTCATTGTCATTACCATTACCATTTGAATTAATAATATTACTAATTCCAACGACGGAAATTCCTGCAAAAATAATAAATAATGAAATAGATTGATATATTGTATATCTCTTTCTTAAAAATATCATTGATATTATTGCCGTAAATATAATCAGACTCCCCCTTAATGTCTGAAAAATAGAAGGTGCTACTAAAATCAAGGCAAAATTCATGCACGTACTAGAAATTAAATCACATAATGTAGGAAATAATAACATCCAGTATCTAGGTTTCTTTAAAATTATTCCATTAAAAGGTTCTTGTTCTTCCTGGTCGATCACGCGACTTTTACCAAAATACCATACAATTAAACATAATGATTCTCCAATAAACATATTTAACGTCTGTATCAATGGTTGCTCAAAGTACACGGGGCTAGTACTTTCACAATTATCTATGCATACTTTATCTTGTAATTTACTTACAATTGTATTTACAGTTCCAATTATTAATATACCTATAACTAGTACCAACATCATGCTAAATTATTTTTTAAATTTAATTCAATTTAATTCAATTTAATTCAATTTAATTCAATTTAATTCAATTTAATTTAGTTATTAATAGTTAAAAAATATAATGGTAAAAGATGGCGTAAAATGGTATCATTATGATTATCAACTGCTATATTATATAAATTGAAATCTTCTTTGAAGATATCTTCATTGTCAACTGAAATAGATAGCATATTTTTATCAAAATTATCATCATTAGGTGGTACATAATTATCCCATTCCATAGCTACTCTAACATATTCATCAATTTTTTGTTTGAACGAGTCTAATAAGTATCGACAAACACGTTCATATCCAGTAATATCATTACATCTAAAAACTAACTTTTTATATTTTAAAATAACATTTTGATTACGTTGTCCTGGAATTATTTCAATTTCATATTTATAATTATTAAAATAATATAATTTTAGTTTACAAGTATTCTTTAAAATTTCATAATTTCTAATATTGGTAGCCACTTCGACTATCATATTCGGAATCTCCATTTATTTTTATTAAAAATATTTTAATTATTCAATTATTTTTAATTTTAATTAAAATAAATCATCATTCTCATATTTTTTAGAATCATATAATTTTTGAAACATCCTAGAAAGTGCACTATAATATGGGTTTTCATTAAAATCATTATATTCAGATACTAATTTTTATACCGATAAAGCCAGCATACCCGTTTCTTTTACCAGTATTTAATTTTTTAATTAATTGTAATTTACTATATTTTTCTATTTCTCTAGCAAATTCTTCTCTAAAAGAAATTGTAAAATATTTCTTCTTTTTTACTTTTTTAGTATCTATATTTTTACTTTCAAGATATTCATTAAATACAATTAAAATTTCTGATAATGATATTCTACTTTTATTATCTATTATTAAATGATTCTCTATAAAATTTATATATATCTCTTCGTCAAAATATTTATCAGCATATAAGTTTTTCATTCGAAATCCTGTATATCCAATCACACTAGAAATATGTATATCATTTCTGGTATCATCTATATGAATTCTTTCAGCCATTTTATTATATACAGTTTTGATATATCTCTTAACATCTAATGTATATAAATCTAAATATTTTATAGATTTGTCAGATTTTTTTATGCATTTATTTATATTAATGTTTTTATTATCTAACCATTTTTCAAACTCTTTTTGTATACTTATCAATGTACATTTATAATTTTTATCACCATTTTTATCTATATCAATTTCTTCGTCAAAAAATTTATTATACAAATCATTTGATATATATTCTTGTTCTATTTCTTTTTTAGAAATATTTTTTATAAAATCAACTATTAATTTCGGATCTTCGCTGCCATTATTCTTATCAAATAACTCTATAAAAAATTTTACTATAAAAATAAGATCGCGCGAATCTATATTAAACCATTCTGATTTATTAGTAAGAAATGGTTCTAATAATGCTTTTATACATTTTTCTATCAATTTATTATTTTTAGATTGATATGTAAATATATACTTGAATCCTGGATTACTAGTTAAATGTCCATCAATTCTCTTTAAAATTTCTTCAGCTATTCCAATTTTAGAAACACCATCAATATTATCTGTTACTGCTATATATAACCAATCTAAAGAAATCTTTTTAGCCATTTGTTTTAATTCTTTATCTTTTTTTTTTATTAATAATTGTTGGGATTCTATATTATTATTTTTTTCTTGTAATTCTATTTGATGTTGTTTTTCTTTCTCTTCAAGTTGTTTCTTTAATTCTATAGATTCATTAAATATTATATCGTCTAAAATATTTCCTGCCCATTTTCTAAATTTCTTAGCTACTTCTTTTTTAGAGTTATAAAGTAAACGATAAACACCTTGACTTGTTAAAAATGTCGTGTCTTGTAATCGTTTTGTCGTGTCATAAGCTTTCCTTATAACACGCTCATCTTCATCGTAACACTGAATTGAAACAGCAATATTTTTTAAATCTAAAGCCTTTCCGATATCAGATGATTTAAAAAAATATATCTTTTTACCATTATTTTCTTCATGTAAAATTGAAATTGGATTGTTTTCAAATGCTTTGACAATACAATTAGTATCATCTTTAATTTCTTCTATCATTTTTGATGTAAGTGGTTATAACATTTAAATAATTTGTTTTTAAATAATAAACGTATTTAAAAATAGTTTTAATTAAAATAAATCATCATTCTCATAATTTTTAGAATCATATAATTTTTGAAACATCCTAGAAAGTGCACTATAATATGGTTTTTCATTAAAATCAAGATTTCTTACATATTTTAAATATACTAAAAACTCTTTAGGTAAGTGTTTACATAAATCTTCATCTGATATTTTCTCTTTCTTTTCACATATCAGTCGATATTTTTCTTTTTTATCCTTGTGCTTAATCCCCTGCCAGGGAAGATTCCCGTTGTAGAGGTATATTAAAATATAACCTATAGCCTCTAAATCATCTTTTCTACTTTGTTCATGTCCTATATGAGCGCTTATACTTGCATATCTTGCAGTTCCGCAAAATTTATTACCATCTTTAAAATCAACATGTTGATTTATATCTTTTTTAATATAACTTTTAGCTAACCCAAAATCAATACAATACAATTTATTAGAATTATTTTTACCTATAACAAAATTATCTGGTTTAATATCTCTATGTATATAACCACATGTATGAATATATTTCATAACATTAATCATCTGGATAGCTAATAATATGACCGTTTTTAATTTGAAACGTTTACGTTTTACTAATAATTTTTCAAGTGAATCACCTAATAAATCCATGACTATAATATTATTATTTTTATTTTTAATAACATTCATTTTTGATATACCAATATCTACACCTTCTTTTTTTTTTGAATTAAGAATTTTATATACCTTAGCTTCCTCTAAAAGCCATTTTTCGCCATTTTTTTCTTTTATCGGAATTTTTAATGCAACTAATTCTTTTGTTTTTTCATTTTTAGCTTCAAAAACATGACCAAAAGATCCAGAATTAATATATTTTGTTATTAAATAATTATTAATATTACTTCCAATTAATGCTTTTAGATCAGCATTCATATTAAATTTAAATAATTTGGTAAAAAGTATTTAAATGTTATACGCGCAACAATAAATTACTCAATTAATAGTCAGCAATCCCAATATAAAAATCATTATTATCAATATTCCAATATATAATAGTCTTTCCCTTTTCTTAAACCCCTCCTTTATATAATCACTCCAACTTATATCTTCTGGTTTATTTAATAAGTCGTCCATGCATTCTATCATATTTACAGAAAAATTAGTATTTAGATTAGATAAACTTATTTTATTTTTTGGAAGTTCTTGTAGTTCTTGTGTATTTTGTAGTTCTTGTGTATTTATGTTATTTGTTAATTCTTTACCAAAATTATTTAATTTACGTCCTAAGGGTATTTTATATTCAGGTTTATCTATACCAGTTAAAAATGCGTTAGTTGTAACATCTTTGCTAATTGATTGTTGTAAAATTGGTATTGGATTATCTATCATCTGCTTATCATAATTGTAATCATAAAATTCATCTGACGCCATTTATATTTATATAAATACTCTTTAAAAAAAATTTATATAATAATTGTAACTAACTCATTTCTTCCATAATTAATGCGATTTGCGAATTTGGTATAAAACACCTAAAAAAATTTAACTTTGTTGTCATATCCTTATATGCACCTTGTATCTTTAAAATAATCACATCTAGTTGAGATGCTATATTCACATCATTCGCATATGTAAATTTGAGGTTCTCTATACCAACCTTTGCAGAATTAAGTTCAATTAAAACTAAACTCATTTCTTCACAAATGCGCTTATATTGTTCGCGAGAATTTGACATGGAGTCAGATTCATTTTTCCAAATATTCTCATTCATATATTTTGAATTTGATAATGTCGTTAAATATTCTATACATTCGTTTATTATACTATTTATTTCAAATACTGATTGTTTTCTTGAATCATTGGTAAAAAATCTCCTAATAGCCTGGTGTAACTTTGACCTATATGTGTTATCATTCTCAATTGATACTATACCATCACTACTTCTCGATATTTTACCATTTTTAGGAATTTTACTTAAAATTCTTAAATTTATAAATAATTTATCAGATATCATTCTTCTTGTAATCTTAGAAATAATTTTTTAAGAGCAAACGCTAAACTTCAAATTCAATTCTCTCAAGTTCTATATCAAAAAATTTACAAAGATCTTTTACTAATTCAAAGTCTCTATATTCATCTTTATATATGATCTTTTTGACTTTGGTTGCGCTTAATAATTTAATACATGCTGTACATGGACTCATTGTTGTATACAAGATCGCATCTTCAAAATTACTTTTTGCATACAATAAAGCATTCATCTCTGCGTGGATGACAGCGTGTTTAATAAATTCTCTATCATCCCAATCAATTTTTGAATCATCTAGACCGCTTTTAACAGAATTATATCCAGATGAAATAATCCTATGATCTTTTAATGATACAAGTACTGCGCCAACTTTTGTGTAATCAGGAGATCTTAACTTTACTATTTGGCATATTTCCATAAAATATGAATTCCAATCTATCCTTGATGTCATAATTATTCTTATATATATATATATATTTCATTTATTTTTAACTTAATGAAATGTAACTTAAAAATAAATGAAATATATATAATACATATTTCATTTATTTTACATATGAATAACTCTGTGATTAGTAAAAAAATAGTACCACGATCTATAATTAACGTGTCTTTAATACAGCAAAAGATTAGAATTTTAAAAAATGAAATTCAAGATTTAATAAATAATAAAGAATTTAAGGAGTTAAAGGATGAAAAGATAATAGAATTACAAAATTTGACTTTACAACTAAAGGATACTAGAAAAAACAATGAATATAAAAAAATAAGTAGAACCACAGACTCAATGGAATATACGAGATTAAAAAATAAACCAAATAGTATAGAATTATTAACTGAAATTAAGGATAAACGTGAAAAGGCAAAGGAAGAATTTGAAAAAATTAAAGAAATTGAAGATAGATATACTACAATTGAAACCCAGCTTTTTAATAAAACAAACCTACATATTCCTGGATTTATATTTTTTCATAAAGATATTTTAGATAATTATGGAATATGCCCATATATAGACGTTGGCGACGAAGGAGCTGACGGCGTTGCTGTAATAGAAAATCGTAATAATTGGATTAATAATCAACAAGATAATGGTAAATTATATAAGGACATTTATGATAAACTTATAAACAAGTGTAAATATCACGAACATGTTAAAAATTCATCACAATTAGATTTATATTTTGAAAATATTCATACTAATATATTTACAGATTCGCAGCAAAATATATTTGACGAGTCAGTTTCATATTTGCAAGAATACAAAGCATTTTCAATTAAGACTAAGAAAATTAAAGAAAAGTTTAAAATTATAATAAACAATATCTCGATATTGGTAATGGAAACCGGATTAAATATTCATACATATTTATATTCTAAAATAAATGTAGAAATTCCTATAAATGAAATTAAAACAAATTTTCTAAAAATAAACACTGGTGTTATTGAAGATTATAATATTCATTTAGAAGAATTTGTTTCAAATAAAGAAAATATTGCAAATAGCATCCGTTATATTAATAATATTACAAATGAGTTAAAATATTCTTTAAGCGAATTTTTATATAATCAAAGTCTTAAATTACCTGATGTTAAACTAATAAAATATATTGGAAAATATTTTAAAAAGTGGAGTGTCTTACTAGAAAATGAAAAAATAGAAAGACTTGAATGTTTTTCAGAGTATTTTGTACAGAAATACTTGGTTCATGCAAAATTAATAGATCCTTCAATTGGTACAACAAAGATAGAAGAATTATGTAAAATTTTAATTGATTCATATAAAAATAAATCATTGAAATATAAATATATCAAATGGAACGTTACATCTGGTATTATTGAAAAGATTTTTGTTTTAAAATATAATGATGATGATAAGAATTTTTTCTTAGATATTAAATCTACAAGCACCGAAGGCGCTCAAAGTGAAGAATCTGAAATTCAATCTAAATGCGCGGCTAAAAAGCCTGTATCTACTAAAACGATTTTTAATAACTCAAATGAGAAGATTATAAATGAAGAAATTATAGTATTTATTATTAAAAACAATAGTAAATTATCAGATATAAATGAGTTGAAAGAATCTTTTCATGAATTAATTAAGCTTAAACTTAAATTAAAACGCATTAATACAAGAGATAAACAAAAGATTTATCAAAAGTTTGATGAAGTATATAATGTTATTAAAAATAATTCATATTAATCAAGTGTAAGTAAAAAACTATTTTTTAATTTAATTTTTTAAATTAACAAGTAAAGTAAAGAGTATGGGAGGCATATTATTTATGATATATGATAAATTCTCTATTAATAAAGATTTTATTAATTCGTTTTCAAATATGGCTAGTAGAGGTACTGATAACACCTCTTTTTTTCACGAAACAACTATTAATATAAATGGTATACCGGCTCATCATGCACAAAAGATAAATGCAATTTTATCTAGATCTGAAATTAAAAATTATAGACAATTAACATTTTTATATGGATATCAACGATCTGCTATTAATGACACCAGTTATGATGCAATACAACCATTTGAAGACCCGATTCAGCATAAAATATTTAGTTATCCAGAATTAAGGCTTCGTCCGCATAGAAAAATGATGTGTAATGGAGAGATATATAATTATAAGGAATTAATTTCAAAAAATAATTTTACGGATAAAGATCTTCAATCGAATTCTGACTGTGAAGTAATATTGCCGTTGTATATAAAATATTTTGAATTTACAGCAGAGCAAGCATTTGTTAAAATGTTACACGATTTAGAAGGAGATTATGCAATAGTATTAACTGAAAATGTAAATTCATTTGAACTCAAAAAAATAAACGCATTTATAGCAAGAGACTTTCTTGGGGTAAAACCATTATATTATGCTACTAATAAAAATATACATTTATTTGTGTCAGAAATAAAAGCTATACCAAAAAATATTTTTCAAGATCTTAATTATACAATTACCCAAGTCCCACCTGGTACATATTGGTCATTGCAAAATCCAAATAATTTTATTAAATATTATAGTTTAGATAAATATAAAAATCTAGAAAATTGTACAGTAAATAAAACAGATCCAGATACCTTATTAACGGTATACAATAATATTCAGAATATTATAAGTGATTCTGTCATAAATAAATATAATACAACAGACGCCGAAATAGGTATTTTATTATCTGGAGGATTTGACAGTTCCATTATCACTAGTATTATTGCAGGTTATTTGAATACAAACCCAGATACTACTAAATTAGAATTATTTACAATCGGTGATACTCTAGGAATTAGTGACAATGATAATATAGATGTTCAATATGCAAAAGAATTTGTAAAATTTTTAAAAGAACATTATCCAAATGTGAATATAATACACCATATAATTTATATAAATGACTTGGATATTATTATAAATGATATAGATAAAATTATTTATCGTCTAGAAACATTTGATCCAGAGACAATAAGAGAAGCCATCCCATATTATTACCTTTTTAAATATATATCAGAAAAGACGAATATAAAAGTTTTATTATCAGGTGACGGATTAGATGAGTTTTGTGGTTATAATGAATTTAAAAATTTAGATGATAGTACATTCCAACTTAAAAGCGTTGAGTTATTAGATAATTTATGTAATTTTGATGTATTAAGAAGCGATAGAATGTCATCTACATTTTCCTTAGAAGTTCGTTATCCATTTTTAGATAAAAAATTAGTTGAATATATATTAAGTTTACATCCGAAATTAAAAAGATGGCAATCATACAAAGATACGGAAGCGCCAATCGAAAAATATATTATTAGAAGATCTTTCGATCACGATAAATTATTTTTACCAGATTCTATCCTTTGGAGATCGTCTAGGTGTATATGTAATTTTTTGAAAAACTTTGAAAATAAGTTATTTAATTATATGGAAAATTATGTAGGTACATATGAATATAATTCGTACATAAAGAAAATTACAAAAGAAAATACAAATATAAATACTTTACCAAAAACAAAAGAAGAAATGTATTATAGAAAAATATTTGATAAATATTATCCAAATAGAAGCGATCTAGTACCACTTTTATGGAATAATATATTCTCAGAACATTGTTCGCATTCATAATTACGTTATTTTTTCATTTATCTTTTCTGTATAAAGAATATAAAAATATGGATACAGTTGTTGATTTTCTATATAGTTTTTTTGTTTCAAATAATGAAGAAGACCCAGAAAAGAGCCTTTTAACAAATGACTTACCCAAAAATAAAAAAGAAACTAAAGATGTCCAAACTGAACATGTAAATTCAAGCGACGATACTGATACAGATCAAGAACAAAATGAAAACCTTGAAGACAGCGAAGAACAAAGTCGCCTTAAACACATTGAAGAACAACTTGAAGAAAGCGAAGGCGAAAGCGAAAGTGAAAGCGAAAGCGAAGGTGAAGGTGAAGGTGAAAGCGAAGGTGACAAAGAAAGCGAAAGCGAAGGTGAAGGTGAAGGTGAAGGTGAAGGTGAAAGCGAAGGTGACAAAGAAAGCGAAGATGAAAGTGAAGGTGAAGGTGAAGGTGACAAAGAAGGCGAAGGTGAAAGCGAAGGCGAAAGCGAAGGTGAAAGCGAAGGTGAAAGCGAAGGTGAAAGTGTAGATGAAAACGAAGGTGAAAGTGTAGATGAAAGCGAAGGTGAAAGCGAAGGTGTAAGTGTAGGTGAAAGCGAAGGTGTAAGTGTAGATGAAAGCGAAGGTGAAAGTGTAGATGAAAACGAAGGTGAAAGTGTAGATGAAAACGAAGGTGAAAGTGACAAAGAAAACGAAGGCGAAGGTGAAGGTGAAGGCGACAAAGAAGGTGAAAGTGAAGGTGAAGGCGACAAAGAAAGTGTAGATGAAAACGAAGGTGAAAGTGTAGATGAAAACGAAGGTGAAAGTGTAGATGAAAACGAAGGTGAAAGTGTAGATGAAAACGAAGGTGAAAGTGTAGATGAAAACGAAGGTGAAAGTGAAAGTGAAGAGCAAGATGATTTACGTGATGATTTGTTATTAGACGAATTAAAGAATATAGATATTCGTCAGAATGTATTGATTGTCAATAAAGATTTTTCAACAAATTTAGATATATTGAGATCATTTTTATATAAATTAACATTAATAAGGGATTGTAGTAAAAAGTATTCTGATACTTTAAACATATTAACTTTTTCTGAAAATAAAAAATTATTTAAAAAATTAGTGATTGATAATCCTAAATCATATTTTACTAATTATAATATGAAATCTCATTTTGGAGACGATGAATGGAAAAATAATAGTAAAAAAAATGTGGTAGTTATAGATTTTGCTTTTTTTAAAGGAGATCTGGAATTACTATTATGCAACCCAAATGTTCATTTAATAATTTTAAATCAGGGTTATTCCTCATCAGATAGTGAAATTTTTAAACAGTTAGGTCAAAATTCTCTTCTTATCAATAAGAAAGAAAAAAGTAGTATATTACATAAAAAGTTTTATAATAAAGTTGTTAAAAAAATATCAGAAGATATGTCTGAAGAAATGTTTTTAGAATTGACTGAAAAATTAAATAATACAAATCTTTTAGTATTTAGAAAAGGGAAATTTGGATCTATGAAATTTCTTAAGCAGGATTAATTTAACAGATTAATTTATAAAATAAGAGTACAAGTATATCACTTAGACGATGATTTTGTCATATAAGCGCGCCTGTTGAGACTATGTACAAATAGAGATAGTATAGATGGGATGAAATTCCTAAAATGGATGTAATTTGGGTTTGACCGCTAAATTTGTAAAATTAAAAATTAAAAATAATCTTTTTAATTTTTATTTGTTTTTGTTTTATTTGTTTTATTTGTTTTATGCTCCAGGTGCTTTGCATGTATCTGTTACAATATAACCAAAGTTTAGAAGCATGGTAGCGATTAATGGTGAATTTTCATCATTTAATGCGTCTACATTATAAGGAGTACCTACTACGCGGGCCATTTTTAATAAGTTCTCTTTGGCAGGAGAATCTTCTGGTAATTTTTCCATTAGATCACGCATTGCATACGCAACAGTATCTTGTAATTTCATTTTATCTCCTGCAAAAAGTTCTAATAAATCGTTAGCTGTTACATTTACACACCCAGGATATACATTTAGTTTGGGCTCTATTAAGCTTTGTTTGTTAATTAAGGCAGGGCTACCTAATAGATCAGTTACTTTACTGAGATCCATTTCAAACTTACCTGGGCGATTATCAGTGAATGATTCCAGTAAATTTCTTGATGATATTACATTAATACCAAGTACATATACTATAGCTAGTATAATTGAAAGTTGGAAATCAAGACTTGCAAAATAAGCAATTAGAGCGATTGCAAAGATTTTAAAGAATGTATTTTCGAATAGAGCATTAGATCCAACAGGCAGAGATGGCGCAATTCGGGAAGCGTATAATATCAGAGAGACCTTTAATGCGGCCATTACATATGCGTTTGAAAGAACATTTCTTACACCCTTTTCAACAGTTGATCCTACTTTACTTAAACTATCCATTTATATTTATATATTATTAATAAATAAAAAAACTTTTATTAAAAATAAATAATTAATATACAATTAACTTAAAATCTCATAATCTAAAAATTGCCCATTGCTTCCTATTTTATATCCACGACAAACTATTTTACCATATGTAATATTAGAATGACATTTTTTACATAAACATGCTAAATTATATAATTCGTTCTTGTGAAAATATTTATCTTTTACAAATCCATTTTTATCACAATTAGATTGAAAATTAATATGGTGAGTTTCAAGAAATTCTTTTGAATTACATATTTCACAATGATTCATTATTTTATTAGAATTATAATGACTTTTTTTTAATGTAAGCACATTTGTTTTATTTTTAGTTATAATATTTCTAATTTTAAATGCATTATCGATTAAATCATCATCATTCAAAATATTCTTAGCTATTTCCAACCCATATAAATCACTCCCCGATGTAGGCTTAATTTTTCTTTCAAATATACATATATCATTTTTTATTGATACACTTAAATGACAAATTTGCAATGTATCTAATTCATTTATTTGTTTTATTTTTGGTAATTCATGAAGATGCGTAGTAAAGAAAAATTTAGAATTATTTTCTATTAATTTCATAATAACAGCAGAAACTAATGCTGTACTACTATTAGTTTCAGTACCCTTGCAAGTTTCATCAGCTAAAATTAAAGTATTTTTCCCAGAACAAGTTAATATCTTTTTTAAACCATACATTTCATTAATATAACTAGATCTACCAAGAGATATATTATCACTCAAATCTACTTGACTTATAATGTTATCAAATGGATAATATTTAAAACTTTTACATGGAACATATAACCCACTTTGAGCTAATATAATATTTATACCTATAGCTCTTAATAAACTACTCTTACCACAACTATTTATGCCATACAATAAAATCCCTTGATTTTCAGAATTTAATATTATATCATTCGGAATATATTCTACATTTAATCTTTCTATAATCGGATGACGTATATCAGTTGCTTCAATAAATGATTGGTCAGCCATTTCTATTATTGGCCTACAATAATTATATTTTATCTTACATTTTAGATTTGATTTTATCACATCAAGTAATTCTATAAATCGTACAAGAGAATTAAAAACATTATTATATTTTGTATAATATTCATCCATTTTTGATAAATAATGCAGTTTAACATTTTTATTTAATAATTCTCTATTACTTATTAATTCTTTTGACAATTTTGATAATTCATCTATAAATATTTTACAAGCACCAGACGTTTGTCTTAATGAAATTTTAGCAATTTCATCCTTTGACAACTGTTTTAATAAATTTTGATATCTTATTTTTGTACAAGTAAAATAATACCCTTCCTGATCTGTAAATCCTAATTTTATCATTTGGTCTTGGTTTGATCGCTGTATTTTATCATCATATTTTTTTCTTAATTCTTCTATATCATTTTCAATTCTTAAAATTTTATTTTGAATGACATCTAATTCATTTATGACATTTGGATAAAAATAATTAGATATTATATCCTTATTAGTTATTAAACTAAAAGATTTCATCTCTTCAAAATTAAAAGTATTTCTTGAATCATCCATAAAAGATACTAATATATCTATATCTTGAAATGTAGGATAAAATAAATTTATCAATGTTTTACCATCCTTTGAATTATTAATAATTTCTACTAAATTTAAAATTTTAATATATGTTTCATGGAGTTTTACAAATTCAAATGGATGCAATAATCCAAGGGCCATTTTTCTATGTAATCTTTCAAAATCTAATATCCCATTTAATATTTTTTCAATTTGATCTAAGATTCCAGCTTGTTCTAGTATGTCTGATAATTTATATCTAGATTCAATCACAATTATTTTTTTAAATGGATTGCATAATAAATGTTTCAAATATCTTTTACCAATTGATGTACTAGTATTATTAATGACATCGAATAATGTAAGCGGTTGTTCTTTTTTATTTGAAACTATATCTAATTGAATTAATGTATTTAATTCTAATAATAATATATCAGAATCATTAATTATTTTTGGTATATTTAAATTTGTTATATATTTAAGATCATGTTTTGCCATAAAATCCAAAGAATACATAAAATTTATAATCGTCAATGGCATTTTATCTATATTAAGAAATTCTAATGATTGTAATAATCCAAAATTTATATGCTTATATACATTTTTAAAATATTGATCTTGGAAGCTAACTTTTGAATATTTTTTAAATTCTATTTCATCAATATCCTGGATTTTTAAAATATTCAGGAAATTATTTTTGAAAAATTTTTTAATACTAGTTGCATAATTTTCATTTTTTGAAATAACTCTTAAATTTATTTGTTTTGGATTATATTTATAAATAACTCTATTTATTTCATCTAAATTTTGTTCAATTTTATCATTCGGAAATTTTATAATATTTTCACTCAATTCAATCTCATTATTAGAATTATTAATACAACAATAGCTCGAGATAATAAGTGGGCTTATGTGACCTTTCTTATTCTTATTACTATGGCCATCTAGGATTTCAATTAATATATTCATTAAATTATTTGTGTCACATGTTTCTAAATCTGGTGGTTGCAAGCAAGGAGAATGTATAGCAGTAATTCCTCTTTCAACTAATTTACCCTTCTTATTTGAACTTTCTTCTAATTGATCTACAATTATTACTGTATATCCATTTTCTAATAACATAGGTAAATATTTTGGTAAATAACTAGTTGTAAACCCGCAAAATTTAGGATTTGATCTCGAATTACCTTCAACCGACTTATTTTTCTTTGAACAAATTATATGTAAATTATCTGCAACTTGGTCTACATTACCAATTTGCTCTTCTTCATTATTCACTCCGTATACTTCATAAAAACTGCCACACGCATATAATACACATGTTTTTTCCCCAAATTCACTTACTTTATCTGTATATATATTAAAATATTCATCAATCATTTCATGACCCATTACACATTTAATTTAATTATATTTAAACTAAAGTATTTATTAGTTTTTTCATAAAATTTTTTTAAAATGTTATTATAAAAGTTAGTTTATTATGGAAAAATTAATAAATACTTCAAGAACTTATATAGACGATAATATTCAAAGAAGTTCAGAATATATATTTTATAAAAATCCTATTCAAAAATTATCACCAACTATATTTGCAAATATCATACATAGAATATATATGATTTTATATATATCCATTGATACCGAAAATAAAAATTCTAAATATAATAAATATTGCGATAATTTTATAGCAAATCTTTCTACTAAATTAATTGAAGAATTATATATCAAATGCCTCCGTGGTAAAAATAAAGAAATGAACGATTATATCGATTATCTAGTAAAAGTACTAAAACGTTTAATAGAATTAAAAAGTGACGCCTTAATGGAAGTATTTATAGATTTGGGAGATGATTGCGCTTTATTAAAAGAAATTAATGATCTTCTACTGGATACCCCAGATGAACCAATGTCTCCAATTAAACCTGCAAAACAAGCATTTAAAGACTTTGATGATATTGAAGATATAAAATATTATATATATGAAGTAGAAATTAAAGATGCAGATATACCTACAATTGAAGTCGAAGATATAAAATTAGTGTTTGATTATCTTAATTTCTCAGTTTTATATAAATTACAACATAAAGGCGGAGAAGAATGTATCAAAAAAAAGTGTTCAAATAACCTAACCGTTATTACCAAACCAGAAGAAAGAAAAGTCGGTAGCCCGACTAAAGGAACTTCATTGTCCGCGTTCCTTGGTTCTTTAATTTCACCAAAAACACCTAAAAAATAAATACCTACTTGTTTAATTTATCTTTAATCTAAATTTATATTTAATGTAAATTTAGATTTATTTTTAGGATTGAACGGCTATTTTTTGTTAAAAAGCAAGATAGCAGAACAGCTATTTTCTATTTCCATTTATGATTCTTATATGTTTCAATTAACTTGTCTTCGAAATTTCCAACGAATTCTTTATAATTGCAAACATGTCCATTTACGAATTTATTTCTTACATCTTTCTTTAAATTTTTTATTTCTTCTGGATGATTAGACCAATAGTGAATTTTTTCAATATATTCATCTTCAGAATATGCAACATATTCTGGCAGATCACTATTAATCATTAAACTTGAAGTTACATTTTGCGAGTGGTATTGACGATCACTATCAAATAGAGTTAGAACTGGTACTCCCATCATTAGAGCCTCACAACTTGTAGTAGTACCTGAATATGGGAATGTATCAACTGCAATATCCATCAGATTATAATCATCTAAATGCTCTTGATAAGTATCACTATATTCAACAATCTCAACCCGTTTTAGAATTTCTTTATTTTTCCATGTATTTAAGAATTGTTCTCTAAGAGTAGGTGTTAAAAATTCCTTTGTTTTTATGATAAATTTAACATTTGGACACCTTTCAAGTAATTTTTCCCATACTGCTATTACAGTATCATTCACCTTATTATATCGATTAAATGACCCAATAGTTAAATAACTATTTTTTGTTATAGGCTGCTCCTTTGGTAAAGCGGGAAGATTATTTATACCAATACTAGGAGTATAACTCAAGAAAGAATGTTTCATATATAGCAATTTTTCAGTATAATATTTTTGAGTAGAACTTCGTACAACTCCACCTGGACCAGGAGTCTTACCATCAGAATCGCAAAAATGATCTACAATATGATAATCCATATTAGATAAACCGGATGTATTTGGATACCCACAATAACTAATTTGAATTGGAGCAGGCTTCAATACGAATGTATCAAGACGATTATCCCCGGTTTGACTTGATAAATCGAATAACATATCAATTGAATCACCCTGGATAATATTCTTTAATTGTTCTGGACTAGTTCCTTTTACTACTCGCCAATTTATCTTAGGATACATATCAGTCAATTTGACAACTTTAAGGGAATAGCAATATACATTAAAAATATCATAGTTAATATATTTCAAAATACTCGAGATAAAATAACTAACTGGGTGACAAATATAATCACCTGATACAAATCCAATATTTATTTTTGCTTGATTTTTTATTAAATCTCTTTTACTCTTTGCTTTCATTACTTTTTGATGAGGTCGATAATTAGGACATGATTCTTTATAATTATTTACTACAATAGGATATATTTTATTAAGATTCTTGTGCAGATTTGCTATATACATTGGGTCATCAATCAAATGAGAAATATAATTCATATCAAGTAATTTATTTTGATAAGCTAATGATAATCGTGGCTTATATTGTAAAGCCTTGTTATAACAATTAATCGCCTCTGGATAATTAATTTCATAACAATAAGCAAGCCCCATATTCATATACATACTTGCAATTAACATATCTTTATCAGTTGAAATATGAGCTTTATCTACATTTGCAATACCATGCTTATAATGTTTAATTGCCTTGTCAGTAAATCTTAATTCAGTATATACCACACCAAGTTGATTATTGATATCAGGATCATCTGGTGCAATATCTAATGCTTTATAAAAGAAATAGTTTGCTAAATCTCTATCTTGAACTGAATAATAAATACTACCAAGTCCATTTAGAGTTTTTATCTTGAAATGAATGAGCGCCTCTTTTAATACTCTATTTTGATCAATATTCGCAGAACTCAAAGATAATTCAATTATTCCATGTGCCAATTTGTAATGAGATAAACTCTTTTCTAATTCATTCGCTCTATGATACATGAAGCCCAAATTATAATGCAGTTGATAATCACAGGGGTGTACAGTTAACACATTATTTAGTATCTTTATATTTTCTTCTATATCTGAATTAAAAATGGTTAAAAATATTAAAACAATTTTAAATAACTCTTTTGCATTATTATCAAATGGATCTACATTCAAAGTTTTTTGTAAATGTGCAGCTGCTGTATATAATACACCCTTTTCATGATCGCTTAAATTTGCTCTTCCAGTTGGATTTAACCCAACTGTTCTTGTTAAAAGTTCGGCGTTTATATAATAAATTGTTTTTACCTCTTCTTTTAATCGATTGACTTGGAAAGGATTTAGAGAATCTAAAAATTTTATAATTTTAGACCCTTCTTCTAGGCATTTTAAATATTTACTATTATCACTTTCAGTTGATTGGCCATTTGCTTTTGCTACATTATTTTGTGCCGAATTATATAATTCTTTAACTAATTGAATATTATCTTTTATATTATCTAATGTGAGTTCTGTAGAGTTCATATATCCTAATATAATGTTTAGTTTTAAATTGAAAAAATTTTACGCAAGTTTAAAAAGAAATGAATTATTAATGTTACATAATAGTGGCATGGGTGATAAAGAAGATATAAATCAAAATATACTTCTTAATCTTAAGAAATTAAGAAATAGAGTAAAAACACTTCAGAAAAAGCCACAGCCAGCTCAGAGATCGCCTGAATGGTATCTATTAAGGCACCATCGTATAACAGCAAGTGAAGTGGCATCTTGTTTATTTAAATCTCAAGATGTATGTAAAAATTATATTGATGAATTTAATCTATGCGATTTTAAAATAGATCCAACAAAATCTATAAGTCATTATGATACAAGGGAAGAATATATCATAAAAAAATGTAGAGCCTTTTATGGAGAAAATGTATTTATAGATTCTATATATACTTTATGGGGCAAAAAATATGAAGAAATCGCAACAAGACTTTATAGAAAAATGTACATGACTGACGTATTAGAATTTGGACTTTTACCACATCCAAGATTAAGTTGGATTGGGGCATCACCTGACGGAATTACTCCAGATGGAGTAATGTTAGAAATCAAATGTCCTTTTTCTAGAAAAATTGATGGCATAGTTCCATTCCATTATTGGACACAAATGCAATTACAGTTAGAAGTATGCGATTTAGAACGATGTGATTTTCTAGAATGTGAATTAAAAGAATTAGATAATGAAGAATCATTTATAAACCAACAGAATGTACAGGTAAATTCAAATTGGCATGATTTTAAAGGCATTTTAATAAATATTTTGGATGAGCCCAAAAATTCAGAGACAAAATATATATATCCACCAGATTCATTGAATACAGTTGAAGAATATATTTCTTGGTCAAATAAAGCGATAGAAAACTTAAAAAATGAAGGTAAAGAAGCTTGTTGTATATATTATTATATTTTGAAATGGAATATTATTAATGTAAAAAGAAGCAAGGAGTGGTTTAATAATGTGAAAAATACACTTAAAGAAACATATAATTTAATAAAGAAACTACAAGATGACCTAGAATTATTTGAAAAATATAAAGAATCTATTCATCTAATAAAAAATAAAGAATTTATTCAAAAATATAATAGTACTGTATGCTTAATTGGAAGCGAATACGACCATGACCACGGCGAAGAAAACGACGAAGAAAATTATTATATGGAAATAAGTGATAGCAAATTTGATATTTGTCTATTAAGCGATGGATAATTTTATGGCTATCGTCATAAAAAAATGAATTTAAAGTAAATTAAGTTACTTTACCTTTAACTTACTTACATTATGGAAGAAATTAATGGATCTGTTTATTTATCTATGGACCAAGTTGAAAATAAAGAACGTGATGTTTCTTCTACCGAAATAATTAGGGAATTTCCTCGTAGTTCATCGCTAAAAAATGAACAAGTGCAAGATTTTACTAAACCTAATTATTGGAAAATATGGATAGGAGTGTTGATTGCGACTGTAGTATTTTCAACTCTTATAGTTTATTTTATATATTTATATAGTTTTATAAACAAGTAAATTTAAATTTATTATTTTTTATTTAACTTATATTATACAAGTTAAATAACATGTTAAATGCTATAATAAATGCTATAACAAACGCTATCACAAGCGTTGTCGCGAACATGATTACAAACAATTATAATGTATTTATTGTAATATGTATGTTTATTTTTTATTATACAATAAGTCTTTTTCGTAATAAAGAAGACAAGATAGATAATAGAATATATTATACTATGCTAGTTCCTATTTTTATGTATATTTATAAATATATGACATCTAATAATGTAGAACCAGATACTATAAGTTACAGGCCCACGGAAACTTATATTAGTTCAAATGAAAGTTTAATGTCAGAACCTTATCCAGTAAGTTCAAGTATTTAATATTACTTGGACTTCTTCTTTTTTTTTTTCTTTATATAATGTAAGATAAAGTATGTCTTATTATAAAGATTACGATAATGCAGAATTTGATAAAATGTTAGAGAAATATGAATTTAGGCAACAAGACAAAAAATCTTTTATATACCAAGAGCCTAGGCAGTTACTTATATCCAATTTAATATCAAAAAATACAATATATGATAATATTTTATTATATTGGCAAACTGGCACTGGCAAATGCCATAAAATTGATACACCAATATTAACATTTGATGGAAGTATTAAAAAAGTTCAAGATATATGCGAGGGAGATATTTTAATGGGGGATGATTCAACCCCAAGAAAGGTTCTTTCACTCGTAAGAGGCAGAGATAAAATGTATGATATAATTCCAACCAAAGGAGAAAAGCATACTGTAAATCAAGAACATATATTATGTTTAAAATTTACTGGTAAGCAATCTTTAATTAAAGGTAAAGAAAATGTAGGGAAACGAGTAATTGAAATATGTGTTAAAGATTATTTAAAGTTGAATGATAATATAAAGTCCCAATTAAAAATTTATAAAGTTGGAGTAGAATTTCCTGATAAAAATGTTCCAGTTGATGCTTATAAATTTGGCTATTCGCTAACTCGCCGAAATTTAGTTACTAAAACTATTCCAAGTATTTATAAATGTAATTCGAGGGAAAATCGTCTTAAATTATTAGCTGGATTAATAGATTCAAGGGGAAATTTATCAAAGGATAAAAAGTCTTTTGAATTAATACAAAAATCAGAAAGCTTAACTAATGATATCGTATATTTATGCCAAAGTTTAGGGTTTTCATGTATGAAAAAAAGATTTCATAGAGGAATAAAAAAAAGTATATCTTATAATATAATTATAAGTGGAAAATATTTGAATCAAGTACCCACATTAAAGTCTAGAAAAAAATATAAAAAGCAAATAAAAATAAAGGATCTTCTAGCAACTAGATTTAAAGTAAAATACGTGAATGAAGATGATTATTATGGATTTACATTGGATAAAAATTCTAGATATTTATTGGGCGATTTTACTGTAACTCATAATAGTTGCGCTGCAATAACTGTTACAGAAGGATTTAAAGAATATGTCGCAAATATGGGAAGAAGAGTTGTTGTATTGGTTAAGAATGCAAACATTGAACGAAATTTTAGAAATGAACTGGTTTCAAAATGCGCAAAATCATTTGGGGATCCATATATTGACCCAGAAAATCCAGGGCCCAATTTTAGTGAAGAAGAAAGAAATAAGATAACAAGAAGAATTAACAAAATATATTCTTTTGTAACATATGGGACTTTTGTAAATCAAGTACTTGGTATAAAGCAGTTTAAAAAAGATCAATTTGGTAGAAATACTAAAGAATTATTAAAAATCAACGGTGTTGTTCAAAGAAAGGTAGTTAATAAAATAGAGAATTTAAACAATACAGTGATAATAATAGATGAAGCTCACAACGTAACTAATAATGATGTTTATTTGGCATTAGAAAAGGTACTAGGAGCTTCAATAAATTATCGTCTAGTTCTCTTAACTGCTACTCCTATGTATGATAATCCAAGAGAAATTGTTGAAATCTCAAATTTATTAAATTTAAATCATCCTGAGAATTTATTACCAATACGCAATGATTTGTTTAAGGGGGAAGTTCCGTTAATGATAAAAATAGAAGGGGATAAACAACAAGGTACAGATAATTCTTTAAGTTTAAAGGGTGGTATTATAAAAATAACGGATCATGGTAAGCAAAAATTAATAAAAGCTTTAAAAGGCAAAGTAAGTTATTTAAGAGCAAATACAGAAACTTTTCCTAAAAAAATAGATATGGGGATTCAACTTGATAGTAAAATTGGTAATATTAGAATAGTCCCTTGCGAAATGTCTGATTATCAATATAATGTATATAATAATGCTTTGAGTACTGATTTAAAGACTGATACTAAATATGATTTCTCTACAATAGTTCAAAATATAGAAGCAAGCGAAAATCTAAATGAATCAAATGAAACTAATGTTAGTAAAAGTAGTTCTTTATATAAAAATAGTAGTGACGCATCTACATTTACTTATCCAAATGGTAAATATGGTAAAGAAGGATTCTTGGAATGTTTTGAAATAGACAAAAATAAATTTAAGATTCTCCCTGAATTTAAAAATATTTTAACAAAAGATTTAGCTAAATACTCTGGTAAATTAAACGTTCTATTAAAAAATATTAATGAGAGTGAAGGTAATGTATTTGTATATTCAAATTATGTAAATTTTGGCGGCACTGGATTAGTAAAACAACTTTTATTAAACAATGGGTTTTTTGAATATAAAGGTAAATCTTACGTAGAAGATAATCCAAGCCATCAATATAAATCTTTTATAATGTATGATGATTCGACAAGCCTTGAAGTAAGAGAAAGGCAAAGACAAATTTTAAATAGTAAAGATAATCGTAACGGAAAATATATAAAAATTATTATTGGGTCTCCTGTTTTATCCGAAGGAGTTACCTTGAAAAATATTAGACAAGTACATATTTTAGAACCTTCTTGGAATATGAGTAGAATTACTCAAATTATAGGGCGCGCAGTTAGACATCATTCGCATGATGACTTGGAGCCAGAAAAAAGAAATGTTGAAATTTATAAATATTGTAGTGTATATACCAAGCTTATGGGGTCTAGATTTATTGATGTTCAGAAATATATTTTAGCAGAAGAAAAGGATAGATCAAATAAAGTTATAGAGAGAATTTTAAAACAAATTGCCTTTGATTGTCAAGCAAATGAAAGTTTACAGCCAAAAATAGGAAAAAATTCAGCCGATTGTGATTATACAGAATGTGAATATAAATGTTTAATAAAAAATCCTAATATCAAATTAGATAAATCAACTTATAATATGTATATAGAATTTTTTGAAAAGTTTGATATTGAATATATAATAAACGTAATTAAAAAGTTATATAAAATATATTTTGTATGGAGTTTAGATGATATAATAATGAAAGTTAAAGAAAAGGAACTATCTATTTCAAATGAAAGTATTTTTACAGCTTTATCATTTTTAGTAGATAATAAAAGTATTATATTAGATAATTATGATAGAGATGGATTTTTAATACAAAAGGATAAATATTTTATTTTTAACCCAGTTGATAAAGATATTGAAGGTAGTTTGTATTCTAAAATGCTAGATTTTAATGTAGATTTAAATAAATATACTCTTACTGAATTTTCTAATGTAAAAAATTTAGGAATTAAAACAAGTTCTTCGAAAAAAAGTTTAACAAAAAGCAAAAAAGTCTTTGTATCTGAAATTTCAGATGAAGATATTACGTATAATGAAAAAATGTTTAAAGAACATAAAGGAAGTATTCTAGGTACTTATAGAGATAGAGGTACAAAAACAACCGGTATATACGGCCCAATTGATAATAAATTTAGAATTATCGACTTGAGAAAGCAAATTGAAGATGAACTCGAAGATAAGAGAAAAAATATATCTGGCATGGTCATAACCAGTTTTGATAAACATGCCCTGATCGATATAATAAATTATTTTAAAGTTTCTTCCAATGAGATGAATACTTATTTAGGATTTCCAAATGTAAATATTAATGATTTAGATAAAAAACAACTAGCAACTATAATAGAAAAACACTTTATAAAAAATTCATTATTCTTAAAATAAATAATTCTTAAAGTAAACATGTATCTTTAGATTCTAACAATGAACTTTCAAATAAACTTTTATAAATTTTAATAGATAAACTCATACCAAGTTTTCTTTTTTCAGATAATTGAATATTTGCTAAAAGAGACTCAGCTTTACCAGCTTTACCCCCATTGTTAATTTCGTTGTTAATTTCGTTGTAAGCTTGAATTAACTCATTCATATTTTTATATTTATAGCTAATTATTTTGGCTATTTTTGTACTAACTCCTGGTATGGCACAAAGCATATTCGTAAATATATTTTGGTTTAAATAATCTGATTTTTTTATAGTTTTTATAACAGATCCTTTTGATTCAAAATCATTATTAGTAAGTTTTTTATAGAGAAGCATTATATTTTCAATAGTTTCTTCTATAGAATCACTAAATATTACTTTATATTTATGTTTAAAAATTAGGTTCTGAATTGCACTATCAATTGTACTTTTAGGTATTTTGTATATTGGTAGTATTTTATTTCTATCTCCTTCTATTACGAATATAATTTTTGATTGGTCTTCTATGGTTTCTGATAATCGACGTTTTTGTTCAGTGAATCTACCATCTTTTATACTGGCACATAAATCATTAATTGTCTTTCGTTCTATTATATAATGAACAGATTCATCTTCTTTGAACACAAAATCTCCGATTATTAAATTTTTAATATTAATATCAAATTCAGATTGAACTTCTAGGTTATGATTCATAATTCCTTTTTCTGTTAAAATATTGATCACACTTTGTTCTCTATAATCTATATCTAATGTAATTTTAAGAGCTTGATCTCTATTTTGATATAAATTACAAGCCATATTATAATAAATTATTATATATTATTATAATAAGTTATAATAAAGTTATACAATGGACGAAAGTACATTCCTAGCTGATATAATATTCGTATTTCATATAGGGATTGTATTATTTGTGTTATTTGCACCATTTATTCAAATACCCGCCATACTAATTTTACATATTACATTTTGTCTATCTTTATTGGTTCATTGGTATGCGAATTCAAATATGTGTTCTTTAACATTATTAGAAGCACATTTTAGAGGCCTTGATCATAATCATACATTCACTCATAAATTAATTGCTCCAATGTATGATATATCAGAAACAGATGCAAGTACAATCGCATATATAATAGCGTATAGTATGATGTTTATATCAATATATTATTTATATAATTCACAAGAATTTAAAGATGCTTTAGATGATTATAAAAATAGCGATGGAGGTTTATACAACTTATTCAAGTCATTTGGGAGTTTATTAATTATTAAAAAGAATGAGTATAAAATAGAAAAATAAAATGAAAATAATATTATATAACTAAGAATAAATATAAAATGTACGCTGTAATACGTTATATAAATTATCATAATCAACAAGATTTTAAAGTAATGGAAGTAAGTCAGAGTTTAAGAGAAGCAAATTCAATCGCAAAAAAATATGCTAAAGAAGAATACGGAGACCAATATGTACAAGGTGTAGATCATGATTATTTAAATATTAAAACAAAAGTAAAATATACAACTGCTAATAGCCGAAAGAAATATGTATATGCAGTAGTTGAAATGCCAGAAGACAGTTCATCGGCAAGTTCTGGCGAAGAAGACAGTACTGAAAGTTCTGGTGAAGAAGACAGTACTGAAAGTTCTGGTGAAGAAAACAGTACTGAAAGTTCTGGTGAAGAAAACAAAAGTTCTGGTGAAGAAAACAATAGTTCTAGTGAAGAAAACAATAGTTCTAGTGAAGAAAACAAAAGTTCTAGTGACAGTTCATCTGAAAGTTCATCTGAAAGTTCATCTGAAAGTTCATCTGAAAGTTCATCTGAAAGTTCTAGTGACAGTTCATCTGAAAGCGATGAAAGTTCTGGTGAAGAAGACAGCGCTGAAAGTTCTGGTGAAGAAGACAGCGCTGAAAGTTCTGGTGACAGTTCATCTGAAAGTGCTGAAAGTTCTAAGGAATCTAAAGAGACTACTGTATCTAAAAAAGTGTCAGAAGACGATTCTTCTTCAGACGAATCTATAAATAAGTTAATAAAGCTTTATAAAAAAGTACATTAAAGAGTATGCTAATAATTGTATATGTGGTTTGTTCTTATTTTTTTTATTTTTAATAACAATAAGAATACGATGCTTTCATTAGAAAGATTTAATGAAAAATTTTTAGAAATTGATTTTGATAATTTTCTTTTAGAACAAAATAATCCATATGTAAATTCGAATGATCATTATTTACGATTTAAAAATGATTACCTAAATAAAACAAGAGAAAATTTTAATAAATTTAAAACTCTATTGTCACTTTATGAAGGTTATAAAAATATTTATGAAATAAACGAAGAGAAATCTGAATATATATTTATTTATATAGATGAAACAAAAAAAAAGGATATTAGTAAACAATTAAAAAATATAATTTTAGAACAAAATAGAAATTTGGTATTTATTATGGCCCGTATTAACTTATTAATAAGCCGTTCGAATCTTAAATAAAAATAATTATACTAAATATTTAATTAAATATTTTATTTAATAATTTTATTAAATTTATTTTCTTTAGTAATATTATAAACAAAACTAAATACTAAATGGATACTCAATCAATTCTTGCAGAAATCAACAACTTAAATTCAGAATTACAAAAATCTCAATGTAATCAAAGCTCTACTCTCATTGCAAATGGTGAGCGTACAAATTTTGCCAATGAGCAACGCCAACGTCATAATACAGGTCATATATTAGATAATTTAAAAGATACCGATAGTGAAATTAAGACAGTCGTAGAAAGACGTGGTTCAGAAAACTTTGCTGCAACTATGACTACTTCAAGTCAGTTACTTGCAAATCAAGAGCGCCTTGCTGCTTCATCCCAAGTTCAAGGTGAGAAAAATACTAATGAATTAATTGAATATGCGCACGCACAAGCAGTCCGTAGTACTCAACAATATGGCGATACTCTTTACAAATTAAAGGATGTTGAACGCAATATAGGAGACTATTTTAATAAAACACGAATGGAAGTGGTAAGTGTAGGTAATTCAATTGAACGCCAATCTTCTGCTCAATTTGCTAAGACTCAAGCTGATCTTTTTAAAATTGAAAGCAGCTTAGGGCGTCAAGCAGATTATAATTTCGCAGCATCTCAAAAGCAAGCATCTGATAATTATGCTTCTATTCAAATAGAGGCTCTAAAACTTAACGGCGCTCTATCTAAACAAATGGTAGAGTGTTGCTGTGATGTTAAAGAAACAGTAAATACATCAGAAGATAATATTAAATCTCTAATAAATGCAACTGAAATAGACCGTCTCCGAGCAAGATTATTAGCAACTGAAAATGCTCTAACTGAACGATCTCATGGATGGGGTCACGGACATGGGCATGGGCATGGGCATGGGCATGGACGTGGTAGATATTAAGATTTTTATTTAATTGAGTGTTCGTAGAGTTAAAAAATTTAATATATTTTTTTATTTTAATTATATTAAAAGTTATCAATGTGCAAATGGATAACAAGGCGATTTTAGATAATTTAAATAAATTATCACTAGAATCTAGATCAGAAAAACAAGATTCTTTTAATCAAATTAGTCAGCAAATAGCTTTAATTGGTAGTAATACAGAACGATATTCTGCTATTCAATTTAATCAAATTCAAAATAGCTTAAACAATATAGAAAACAACTTATATAAACAATCAAATAAGAACTTTGAGATATTACAAAAACAACTTTTGGAAAATTATACAAAATTGCAAATTGAATCTTTAAAAATGCATAATGAATTGATAAGAGAAGTTGTAAAAAATTGTAATGAAATTAAAAAGGAAATAAAAAAATCCGAAGATAATATCAAAGAACTATTACATATTCACGAAAAAGAAAATTTAAAAAATAAATTATTAATAGCAGAAACTAAATTTAATAAATATTAAATATTATTTATTAAATATTATTTATTAAATATTTAATTAAATTTATTTTCTTTAGTAATATTATAAAAACAAACTAAATACTAAATGGATACTCAAATGATTCTTGCAGAAATAAATAAACTAAATACAGAATTACAAAAATCTCAATGTCTTCAAAACGCAGACCTTATTGCAAATAGCGAACGTGTAACTTTTGCAGACGAGACTCGTCAGCGATTTAATGCTAATCACGTATTAGATAATCTAAAAGATACAGAAGATGAAATTAAATCATCAGTAGAAAGACGCGGTTCAGAAAATATAGCAGCTACAATGACAAATTATGCAGAGTTACTTGCAACACAAGAACGCATCGCGGCACGATCTCAACTACAAGCAGAAAAAAATACAAATGAATTAATTGGTTATAACAATAGCCAAGCAGTACGTACTACAGAACAATATGGTGATACTCTTTATAAATTAAAAGATACTGAATTTAATATTGGGGAATATTTTAATAAAACTCGAGTAGAAGTAGCAAATGTTGGTAGCGCTATTGAGCGCCAATCAGCTGCACAATTTGCTAAAACTCAAGCTGATCTATTCAAGATTGAGAATAGTCTAGGGCGCCAAGCTGATAGCAATTTTGCAAGTGCCCAAAAACAAGCATCTGATAATTATTTAGAAATCCAAACAGAATCTATTAAAATGAATAATGAAATGTCCAAACAAGTAGCAGAATGCTGCTGCGATGTTAAACAAGTAGTATCTGCGTCAGGGGAGTCTATTAAGCAACTTTTAGTTACAAATGAAACCGCTGCCTTACGTGCAAAATTACTAACAGTTGAAAATGCTCTTGTAGAAGGTCGGGGTGGGGTTTTAGGTGGATTTGGTGGGCCCTTAGATGAGTTTGGAGGTCCATTTGGAGAATATGGTGGTCATGGGCATAGACATCGCCGCTGCCGTAGCCGTAGCCGTAGCCGTAGCCGTAGTCGTAGCCGTAGCAGCGGAAGCGGAAGCGGAAGCGGAAGCGGAAGCAGTCGATCATCTCGCGCATGAAGTGGTCGGGAGAGCCCTTTAACAGTCTTAGATAGTGATAATTCAAGTGTTAGTTCAGGATGTAGTTTAGAACGCGGTAGGCAACATTGTTTTATTCAAGGTCCACCTGGACCTCCTGGTAAGGATGGCTCTCCGGGTAAAAATGGTAAAAATGGTAAAAATGGTAAAAATGGTAAAAATGGCCTTAATGGCAGAGATGGCATTGATGGTCAAGACGGCCAAAGCGGCGCTGACGGACAAGACGGCCAAGACGGTCAAGACGGCCAAGACGGCCAAAGCGGCGCTGATGGCCAAGACGGTCAAGACGGCCAAGACGGTCAAGACGGTCAAGACGGTCAAGACGGCCAAGACGGCCAAGACGGCCAAGACGGCCTTAATGGTAGAGATGGCATTGATGGCCAAAGCGGTGCTGACGGCCAAGACGGCCAAGACGGCCAAGACGGCCTTAATGGTAGAGATGGCATTGATGGCCAAAGCGGTGCTGATGGCCAAGACGGCCAAAACGGTACTGACGGCGTTGATGGCCAAGACGGCCAAAACGGTACTGACGGACAAGATGGCCAAAACGGTACTGACGGACAAGATGGCCAAGACGGCGTTGATGGCCAAGACGGCCAAAGTGGTGCTGACGGTACTGACGGACAAGACGGATTACAAGGTGAGCAAGGATTACAAGGTAACCCAGGTGTATCCGGTTTAGTAAATTCTGCTGAATTCTTTGCTTTGATGCCACAAGATAATCCGGTAAATGTTGACCCAGGAAGATATTTACAATTCCCTCAAGACGGACCTGTGTCTGGATCATTCGTTACTAGACTTTCCGCATCGTCATTCGAATTAAATACGATTGGCAAATATCTAGTATATTTCCAAGTATCTGTTGTAGAAGCTGGGCAATTAGTATTAGAATTAAACGGGGTACCAGTGCCAAGAACGGTTGTTGGGCGTTCTGGTAGAACTAGCCAAATCGTGGGATCTTTTATGCTCGATATAACAATTGCTAATAGTATACTAAAAATACAAACTCCAATTGAGAATACAACTTCTCTAACTATTGCTCCATACGCAGGTGGCGAACTACCTGTATCGGCAAATTTAGTAATTACATTACTTAGCGAAACTGTTTAATAAAATCAGTTTTATCATATAATTAAATTTATATTATTTCATTCTTATTACAATGAAATTATACTAATAATAATATTTTTATTTTCTTTTTGATGGCATACAACCCTTTTTCTTATTAAAAACATTTGGGGCAATTGGTTGTACCATATTCATAACAAATTGTTCTTCTTCTTCTTCAATTACTGGTTCTATAACTTTTTGCGATGCCATTTGATCTTTGAGAAGATTTATTTCAGTAATATAACTTAACAATGAAGTTTTTAATGTAGTCATTTCTGATTGCATTGATATTAAAGTTTCTTTATATAAATTTACTTCATTATTAGATTCCTTTAGTGAATCTTCTAATATATGAAAATTATTAGCTTTTTGGTTAAAGTTGTCTAATGTAGTTTTATATATCTCATTCAAATCATTATATTTATTTTTAAAATTTTCTAAATTATAAGATAAATTATCCTTGCATTTGATTAATTCATTACTTTTATTAACCAATTCAATATTAATTTTTTCAAGATGAGCTTTTTCTAAATCAACAGATATCTTATCTTCTAATATTTCATTTTGTAATTTTTTAATAATATCTCGTTCTTTTATTAAAGATTCAGCTAATTCATTTATAATCTGGGTTTTTTCTTGTAATTGTAATTGTATAGTCCTAATATTACTTTTAAATAATTCTAATTCATTACTTTTATCTTCATTTTGAGATTTTAAATTAGATATTATATTATTTTGTTCTTCTATCTGTAATTGAAATTTATTATGAGTAAATTTTCTATTAACTTTTAAATTATTTTTTTGTATAAAAGCAATATCAGTATTTACCTGAGTTTGAATTGCCATTTCATTAACACCTTCACTTGATTCTTTCTTCATAATACCCATTTTTTGAAAATTAGGCTCATTATTATCACACCATGGACATTTACATTCCTCTAAAGCTTCTTTTATTTGTTCTGTATTCTCAGAATTAGCCAGTTTAGGCGTCGATTCTTCCAATTGTACCAATTGTTCTGGTGCTTGATCTAATTGTTCTTGGACTAGTTGTTCTTGATCTAGGTGTTCTTGAGCAAGTTGTGCTTGATCTAATTGTTCTTGGACTAATTGTTCTTGAGCAAGTTGTGCTTGATCTAATTGTTCTTGGACTAGTTGTTCTTGGACTAGTTGTTCTTGGACTAGTTGTTCTTGAGCAAGTTGTGCTTGATCTAATTGTTCTTGGACTAATTGTTCTTGGACTAGTTGTTCTTGTGGTTCTTGTGGTTCTAGTTGTTCTTGTGGTTCTAGATGTACTTGAGCAAGTTGTACTTGATCTAATTGTTCTTGGACTAGTTGTTCTTGAACTAGGTGTTCTTGGTCCAATTGTTCTTGGTCAGTTTGTTCTTGGTCCAATTGTTCTTGGTCAGTTTGTTCTTGGTCCAATTGTTCTTGGTCAGTTTGTTCTTGTGGTTCTAGATGTACTTGAACTAGGTGTTCTTGGTCTAATTGTTCTTGTGGTTCTAGATGTACTTGAACTAGGTGTACTTGATCAAAATTTTCTGGTTCTTGGTCAGTTTGTTCTTGTGGTTCTAGATGTACTTGTTGTAGAAATTTTAATCTAAATGAATCTGACATAAAATTATATATATATAAATTTAGATATATAAATTTGATTTAAGTAACGCATTATTTGCATTGTGGTATATATTGAGATGCTAATATTTGTCCAATTTCTTGGGATGCGGTTTCTTGTGTAATATTTGCTTCTTGTATTTTTTTAATATAATATAGCATTTTATCTAATTTTTCATCAAATGAAGCTTTATCAAAATTTGGATCAGAACCATCTTTCATAGTTAGATTATATAATCCTTTTGATGTTGTATATAATGTTTTATATTTTTCTTCAAAGATAATATTTGTTACTTTATTTTGTAAATCTTCAATTAATAAGGTTACTTCTTTTTTAATGGCTTCTACATTAGTATCTTTAATATTTCCACTTCCCCAATTTTGATTCATCGTACTTTAATTTATTGTTTTATATTAATTTTTTTAAATTAACTTAAAAATGAAAATGAAATAATATATAAAATATTAATATTAATGTCTGTTATAAAAACTTTAATAAATAAAATAAAAAATTTAAATATAAATGAAAAGATCCATATTTTGAGTATATTAAAAAATCATAATATCGATTATACTAAAAATTACAATGGTTATTTCTTTAATTTAGACAAAATCGACGAATCTTTGATAAATAAATTAAACCAATGCGTTGACCTTATAGAAACAAATAGGGATATCATTTATTCATTAGATAGAAAAAGAGATGAACACTTGAAATATTACAAGTCATTAATTGAATCCAAGTTAAATGAAACTATAGCTACTAAAACAAAAAATTATGTACAAAAATTAATTGTTAAATCAGATGAATCTTTTAAACCTTATATCAAAAAGAAAAATAAAACAATTCTTAAAAAGAAAGATAATAAAATAGTAGATCCTGATTTGCTTATTAAAGAATATAATACACAACAAAAATATCAAAAAGACTCTGTATACTATAGATTATTTCAGATATGTAAAATTTCAGCTAGAAAAATTAAAATAACTACATCAGCTGAAAATTTTAATCACAACTTGACTGACGTACAAGACGAAGGAGATTATACAATAGATAATTCAGATGATATTAAGGATATCGAAGAAACTGATGAACCAGAGAACCTTGAAGACCTTGATATAGATCCAGATAATCTTGAAGATCTAGAAAATCTTGATCAAAAAGAAACAACAGAAGAAGACCCAGAAGGCAATGGTGAAACAGATAATGAAGAAAGTGATAATGAAGAAATAGAGATTGAAGAAACTAACGAAACTGATAATCTTGCGGATAAATTAAAAATAGAATTTTATAAAAACTTATTGAAAATTAATCATGGATTTGAATTTGATTATGATAAAGATATTAGAATGACGCGTGAAGAATATATTTACTAATTAAAATAAATTGAAAGTAAAATATTTTTATATAATTTAAAGAAATGGGAATCCCAGGGTTATTTGCTGGATATTATAAAAAATTCAAGAAAGAACATGAATTGATGATATCTTTAGATGAATTACAGTTATTAAATATTAAATATTTATTTTTTGATTATAACAGTCTTATTCACCCATGTGCTCAACAAATTTTATCAGCAAATTATGATAAATACATGCTTATATGCGAATCAGAAAGGACTGATATTATTGAAAATGATATTATTGAAAATTGTATTAACTATACGAGGCTAGTAATGAATACTTTAAATTCGCGTAATTTTAATTTAAAAGTTTATATTGTTATCGATGGTGTTGCGCCTAGAAGTAAAATGAATCAACAAAGAGAGCGAAGATATAAATCTAGTTTTTTGAAAAAGATAGAAAATAGTTCTGAGAAAAGTGACCTGTGGGATTCAAATAAAATTACACCTGGTACTAATTTTATGAAAAAAATGAGAGATCAATTATATAATTTTAAGAATATAGAAAACTTTGATATAGAGATTTCAGATTCAGATATTCCAGGTGAAGGGGAACATAAAATGATGCGGATAATCGAACAATTAGATATCAATAATGAAAAAATTTGTATATACGGCCTCGATGCAGACCTTATTATGTTAAGTTTAATAAATAAAAAATCTGATTCTATTATTCTCGTAAGAGATAATTCTTTTAATAATAAACTTAATGAAAATAATAAGACTATGACATTCCTAAATATAATAAATCTAAAAACATATATATATAACGATATTTTAAATTATTTTAACACGGAGAATATTAAGCCGCTAAATATCGATAAAGAACAAATTATACACGATTATATAATTTTATGTTTTCTACTTGGAAATGATTTTCTAGATAAAATTGTTAATTTGTCTATTAAAGAATATGGATTAGATATTATTATTAAAGCTTATATTAAAGCGTGGAAAGGTAAATATATTGTATCCAATAATGCAAATAAAATTGCTTTAAATTTATTTTTCTTGAAAGATATCTTTTATCATTTAAAGAATTATGAAGAATATTATTTTTCTCAAAAAAGATTTAATCAATTATCAGATAAAAACAAATGTGATATTATTTGCCATGATATTTCATACGAAAAAATGGATATATTAAATGAACAATTTAATTCACATGTAAATTCTAGCGAATTATATTTTTATAATAATAAAGATGTTTTTTTAAAAAGAACAAAATGCACAACCAATTATAATCATAAAAAAAATTACTATACATATTACGGAATATCTCAGGATAATTTAGAAGAGGTTTGTTATAATTATATAGAAGGAATATATTGGATACATGGTTACTACAATGGTCATATTCATAATAATTGGACATGGTATTATAAGTGGGATTTTACTCCATTTTGTAGTGATTTATTTGAATTTCTTAAAAAAGTTTGTAATTCTGATATAGAAAAATGTATATTAAAAAGTAATAATTTAAATAAAAGTACAATATATTCTCCTTTACAACAATTATGTATGGTTTTACCAAAGGCGTCTTTAAAAAATATTTTAAAAGATATTCTAGAAAAAGATAAATTTCTAATATTATCTAGATCGCTTCTTAATAATAAAAAATTATACCCAGATAACCTTATTGTAGATGTTATAGATAAAGAATACCTTTGGCAATCAAAATTAATATTTAAAAATATTGATGAAAAGATAATGAAATATTACTTGGAATTAATAAAGTAATTTAACAATTTTATTTACTCGATTTTATAAATCTTTAATTTATAAAATTTTACGAAATAATTTTTATTTAGAGCACTAACCGATATAGAGCATATAGACCAGCGACAGCAACTAGTAATTTAACATATTGTTCAAGTTGAGATACTTGAACTAGATCAGCAGCAGATTTTACGGCATCAGGCATACCAAGAGAAACTAGCCCCCAGTTTAGAGCACCAGCAATTAGTAGAAGTTGAGTAAGTAAGTGTAGAGTATCCATTTTATTTTTATAATAATACAAAATAAAAAAAATTTTAAAATTAAATTAATTAAATATTAATTAAATCAAATTAAAGTTTCTTAAAAAAAAATGAATAATTTTAATACATAATATTAGTATATAAGCGCGTATAATTCTATATATTTTTTCCTTTACTAAAATCAAAACAATAATATAATAAAATGTCTACTTCTACCCGAACTAAGAGTACTAAAAAAGTAGTTGCTACTCCTGTAGTTGAAACTGTAGTTGAAACTGTAGTTGAAACTGTAGTTGAAACTGTAGAAGAGACTGTTACTGTTACCCCTGAAACTACAACTGTTACCGAAACTACAACTACCCCTGAAACCACAACCACAACTACAACTGGTACTGCAGACGTTACTGTAGATGTTCTTTCTTTCCGTTCTCGTCTTGAAGTTCTAATTTGTACTCGTACTGAGCAAATTGATACCATGAAGCGCGAAGTTCAAGAACTAAAAAAGCTTCAACGTGAGCATGATCTGCTTCTAAAGGAAGCTTCTCGTAAACAAAAGAAAGTTAAGCAACCCCGTGATTTTTCCAAGCCTAAAAAGGCAACTGGATTTGCTGAGCCTGTTGTTGTAAGTGATGAGATGTATTCTTTTCTTCTAAAGACAAAGGCTGTTATGAAGGATACTACCTTTGTACCTAAATGTCAAGAAGATCTAGATAACTGGCCTCGTGTTCCAGTAAAGCAAGGCGTGCCTGTAGCTCGCACTGATGTGACCAGTCATATTTCCAAATATATTAAGGATCATAACCTACAAAACCCTCTTGCCAAGCGTGAAATTGTACCAGATGCTGCTCTAAAGAAGCTTTTCTCTGAGCCAACTGAGCTATCTGATAAGACTGATCCTACTTCTCGTAAGATTCACACTTATCTACAACTTCAACGTTATCTAAATGCTCATTTCCAAAAGAAAACAGCTTAAATTAAAAGTTGCTAAAACAAATATTAAAAAACATAAAAACAACCTATAAAAACAACCTATAAAAACAACCTATAAAAAACAACCTATAAAAAACAAACCATTAAAGTTGCTACAAAAAGAATTTCATTGAAATTCTTTTAATTTTTTCTTAAAAAATTGAATTTTTTTTTATTTTTTGTTAATTAAAATAGTTTTAACAAAATGAACAATTGTAATAATGTATTAATTACCAAAATAGAAGTAGAAGACATTCTAAATTATTTTGGTAATATTGGAAATGAGGATTCATTTGGAAACAGGACGCGTTTATTAATAAATAATTTTGAGTATTATCAAAGGGCATTTATCCATGAAAGTTATCATCAATCAGTACAAAATTATATTAATTATCCTGATCAAAAGATTCCGATATATGTTAATTATATTTCAAAAGAGTCATCAGAGCGTTTAGAGTATCTAGGTGATCATATCTTAAAAGCGGTACTTGGAAGATATTTATATGAACGGTTTGGTTCAGAAAGAGAAGGGTTTTTGACAAGACTTAAAATTAAGATTGAAAAATGTTCAATGTTACATAAAATTGCCGTCACTCTTGGGTTTAAGAAATTTTTATTGTTGTCACTTCAAATTGAAAATCAAACTTTATTAGATCTTGATAGAGGTCGAAATACGCCAAGTTATTATGAAGATGCTTTTGAATCTTTTCTGGGTAGTATAATGGAAGATTTTGCAGAATATGGTTATATTTATGCAGAGCGATTTTTACGCAATATTATTGAAAATGTGATTGACTTTTCAGAATTAATTTCTCAAAATGATAATTTCAAAGATTCTTTACAAAGATTTTTCCAAGTTCAAAAATGGAAAACTCCTACATATTCAACTATTAATGAAGAAGGACCTCTATATCGAAAAGTATTTACAAGAATTCTTTTAATATCAAATGATCAATTAAATGAATTGGATTCTTCTCAACAAAAAATTATAAAAAAATATACAAATGAAACACTAGAATATTATAAAGTACATTTCCCAAAAGTATTTTTAAATCTATATAAAGAAATAGCCAATAAAGAAAATTATATCCTGACAATTGGTAAGGGACGAAAGATCATTTCAGCAGAACAAGCAGCCGCTCAACAAGGCCTAATAAATTTAAATCTAGACCAAAATTACTAAAACAAAAAGATTAGATAAGATGCGCAGTGTAGAGAAATTGACGCGCGATGTATCTTTATGAATTAATTTTAAAATGAATTTAAAATTAATTTATTTTTTTATAATAATGGCGGTTTGTTTAGCTGAAAAATATAATTTAGCTGAAAAATATAAGCCGAATATACAAAAATCTTTATTTCATAAAGATAAAGTCAGATGTATTCAAAACTGGATAAAAAAATTAAAAGATGATTATACTAATATAAAATCTCCATCTTTAAAAAAAATTTTATTCATATATGGTCCAATTTCATGTGGTAAAACAACACTAGTAGATATTTTATTAAAAGGGTTTAATAGAATAGATATAAATCCAGAAGATTTAAAAATAAACGAACACGTTCAAGAAATCATCAATGGAATAAGGTCCTTTGATTCAATTTCTATAGAATCTATGTGTAAAAATAATGATAAAAATAAACAAAAATTTAATATTGTAGTCATAGATAACGTTGAATTATGTGATAAATATATAAAAAATTTTATAGATTCAATAAAAACAAATATACCAATAATTTTAATATCATCAAATTCAATTAATGTAAAAAATTTACTTCCTAAAGAAATGCCAATCACGTTTATTGAAATTACTAAAGTAACATTAATGGAACTATCACAAATGATTAGCTATATAAATATAAATGAAGATTTAAATCTAGATGAAGATACTATAAAAAAAATTATAGAAAAGTCTATATTTGATGTTAGACAAGTTTTTTATATTTTAGAACAATTTCGATATAAAGAATCAGCCTCTATTTTTATAACTGATACTATTCAAGAAAAACACGTCGATGAAGATTTGGTTAATAAATTAAATTATATATTTTCTACAGAGCATGAATTTAATTATTCAAAAACTAGTTTAATATCATCATCTGATCCACAAATGATTTCTAATGGAATATTTCAAAATTATATTGAAGTATCTGATTTAGATACAGCTTGGAAAACAATGAATAATATTACATTATCTGATATTATGTGTAAAAATATATACACGGATCAAAATTGGGAATTATTTGATATATATTCCGAAATAGCATGTGTTTTACCTGCGTATTGTATAAAATCAAGAAGAGAGTTTCAACCGGAAAATTTTGTTATTAAACCATTCAAAGATATATCTTATAATTATATAAATTCATTCCACGAACTCAAAGAACTCACCTTAAAAAACGTTCTTAATACAATTTTAACAAAATATACTATTCTAAAAAATGTTGATGATATTACAATTATCTTTAAACACATAATAAGTATGATAATAAAATTAAATGAATATTTCGATAGTAATAAAAAAGGTAAAAATACTTCTAAAAAAGAAAAGTTTGATTTATATACATTATTATCTTCACAATCAAATACCGATATACATGTAATTATTTTAGACAAATTAGCTACAATGATATTCACTTATAGATTATTCGAATGTGACTCTTTTATAGAAGAATTAAAAAATATAAGCTTTCCTATTTCATTACAAGTCAGAACTGATTTTATAGATAAAAATATTGATAAATTAGATCTAAGAATTTTAAAAAGATATATTAATTTTACAAGTATAAATTTAAATACTATTAAATTAATAAAAACACATACAGAAACGTCTATTAAATTAAAATTACTTGAACTTTTATTTAATGAAATGGAGAATAATTACATTAGTAAAATTGAAAACATTACTAATAATAATAAAAATATAGAAGATTGCTCAATTTCATTAAGTGATCTCTGGAATTTAAATTAGATCGGAGCGGTTAGTTATTTTTTTTTTTAATATTCTATATTATAAAACTAAATGGAACAAACTATACAGGACAAGTTCGAGTTATATGTAAAAATTAATAAAGAGATTGCAGAGTTTCGTCGCAAGCAAGCTGGCCAAAAAAAATTATTGACTAATTTAGAACAAGAGATTCAACAATACATGATTGATAATCAATTGGATTCAGTTTCTTTAAAAGAAGGTCAAATTGTTCTTTTTGAAGCAAAGACGTCTGGTACTTTTAAGCGTGATACTATGGTAGATTTATTAACTGAAAAGCTAAAAGATGAAAAGAAGGCTGAATCAATCGTTGAAAGTATAATAAGTAATAAGGTTTTTACCATAACACAAAAAGTAAAAATTAATTTGAAAAAAAAATAAAACTTAAAACTAAAAATTAAATTTCTAAAAAAATTGATTTTATAAGAAAATCAATTGTTTTAATGCCAAATGAATTTAAAAAAGTATAAAATTCACGAATTTGTTAAGGATTGGTTTTTAAATCCAGATTGGTGGTTTTCTAAAAATTCAGAATATGATGAATTTATTATAACCAATTATGAATATTTACTAAATATCGAATTTGATGACATCGTATCTGACGACGCAAAGTTCATTATAGGATGTATTATAATATATGATCAATTACCAAGACATATATTTAGAAATCAACCAGCTTCTCATATAATTGATTATTTTTTACAAAAAGCATTGAATCTAACAGAAACCTATGATCACATTATTAATTCTTTAACAAATTTAGAATGGACGTTCTTTATGTTACCAATAAGACATACAAAAAATCAGCAAAATATTTTAAATGTAATGAAACTAATCTGGGAAAAAATTAGTAAGGATGAAATAAATAAAAAGGATAAATATCTAAAAAGATTTCTTAGAGCTACGTATTTAAATTGCCCAACAGATAATCAATCGTTATTTTTAAATGAAATAGTACAGACAAATAAAACACTTAAGGATTTTGCTAGTATTTTAGATGGAGCATCTCATATGTCTAATAATTCCAATAATTCTACAAATAATTCTACAAATTTGTCTAAAACTAAAAATTCAAAACTTATAATAGCTCCACCTAGAAATGATATTAAGGATATTGTTGTAAGTTTATCTGGCGGCGTTGATTCAATGGTAACATTACATATATTAAAAAATAATTACCCAAATATAAATATACATTGTGTACATATAAATTATGCAAATCGTCCAACTAGCTATGAAGAATCTAATTTTGTAAATTGGTGGTGTTATAAAAATGGCTTTAAGTTATATACAAGAAATATTACAGAAATCAATCGAAATAATTCTAATAAGTTTGAAATGAGAGATACATATGAATTGTATACTCGAAATGTAAGGTTTGGATGTTATAAATCTTTAAAATTAATTAATCCAGTTGTCGCATTAGGTCATAATAAGGATGATTGTTTTGAAAATATTTTAACAAATATTACATCACAATATAAATATGAAAATTTAAATGGAATGGATATCTGGAGCGAAAAAGATAATATTACATTTTATAGACCGCTATTAAATGTGAAAAAAAAGGATATTATTGAATACGCGCATGTAAATAATATACCATATTTATATGATTCAACCTCTATAAATTGCCAACGTGGTAAAATTAGAAATGAAATAATTCCAGTATTAAAAACATGGAATCCTCGTTGTATTGAGGGTATGTATCAGTTATCAGATATTATGCGCGAATTATATGCTAATACTAGTCAAATGATAAAGATTTGGCTTAGTAAGATTGATAAAAATAATTCAATCATTGGAAAAATTAATGATATTCCCGAATCACTATTATTTTGGAGAGAACTTTTAATTCAGGCTTTTAATTCTAGACCATCTAAGAAATCATTATTGAATTTTGTAAAAAAGATAAATTCTTGCAAGACCAATTATGAAAAATTGTTTCTACACGAAAAGGTAAAGGTTATATTAAGTTCAGAATATTCTGTAGATTTTATTAAACAACGAAATGATTATATAATCTTGCAATTTGTAAAAAAGTAAGAAATTTTTGACAATTTAACTTTTTTAAAAATTAATTAAAAAAGTCAATTAAAAATGTAATCTGTAAGCTATTACTTATTTTTATTTTTTTGAAGATCTTCGAAAAATTTTTGAAGAGACGAACTAAAATTTAGACTTAACCCATAATGAAAAGCCTCAGGTCTTTTCTCCATTACAAATTTACATGCTTGTTTAGGTGACAACCCGCGCTTTACAACTAAATATGCAGCTACCGCTATTGCGCTACGTTGTCTCCCGGCAAAACAATGAACTAGAATAGTTTCTTTACGAGATACATGCTTATCTATAAATTCAATTATTTTTGGCATAGATTTATACATTTTTTGAAAATCGATTTCTTTTAACGAATCATCTATAGGAATTCTTTTGTATTCTATACTTTTTTCATTTATAAAAGTATTTGGAAGATCTTTTGTACAATTTAAAACGGCTTTTATTTTTTTATTTTTAAAAAATTCTGCGTCCTTTGATGCTGCAAAATTACCTAAATATACGTAATTTATTACTTTGTTATAGTTGGCCGAAGGTCTAATTATTACACCATTTTTTAATGGACTATTTTTTTTAAGGTAATCTTCCATATTTAAAGCACGATCATGATCCATTAATATATACTGAGAAAAAGAATATTTTTAATGTATTGGTTTAAATATAAATATTTTATTAAGAACTAATTACAGTGATCATGGAACTTAGCTTTAAAAAAAAATCACAAAAGTTAAAAATACTTTTTAGAGGATGGGTATATGTTCCACATTCTTATGCAATTGTAAATTGTTTTCAATTAATACATTTATATAAAAATTTCAGTGATAAAATAGATATATATATAGAAGAGATGCCATATTATAATCCAGCCTGGAATGAAAAAAGGAAATTAGTATATACTGAAGAATATAACGATATAATTCGTAATTTTAAAGTGTACGATGGCAAGTCAGAAATGCCATTTGATTTGATATATAGTCAAACCTTCCCGTATAATATTAATGTAACAACAAGAGATGTAAATATTCCAAAATGCGTATTTTATACAAGTGAATTTACCAAAATAGGCCCAGAATACTTTAGTATTCAAACTCCTTCTAATTCGAATTTAGATACTAGCGAAAAATTATCAAATTATATAAAATCCTTCCTAAACGAGTTTAAAAATATTCATTTCACAAGTCCAAGTATATGGTCATCACAGGGTATTAAACCTTATATCATAGACTCTGAGTCTTTGCAAAAAAGAAATAGAATTATAACTCACGGTGTAGATACAAGTATTTTTCATTATAAAAAAAATAATAATAATTCAAGAGAACTTATACGAAAAATGTATAATGTTAAAGATACAGACACTTTAATGATTTCTATTGGAGCAATGACAAAAAATAAAGGAATTTTATTACTTTTACAAGCTTTTAATCATATAATAAATGTAGAAAATAGAACAAATTTTAAATTACTTTTAAAAGGAACAGGTGATCTTTATCAATCGCAACAATTTTTAGAAATATATTTTCAGGAATTAGTTGAGCAAAATTTGATCAAAAAAGAACATCTTGATAACTTGCTTAATTATATCATTTTTACAAACAATACATTAAGTTTTTCAATGATGAATGATTTATTTAATGCGAGTGATGTATATTTAGCACCATATTTAGCTGAAGGATTTTGTTTAGCTCCATTAGAATCATTAGCCAGCGGGCTACATGTAATAGTGCCAACAACTGGTAGCACAAAGGAATATATTAAGGATATTTATGAAAATGGCGGTTCTGATTTAATACACTATGTAGATTCGTTTATTACAGTAGATACTAATACAAATAATATACAGAATTCAATTGATATAAATAACTTGATCAAAACTATTTTAGAGAATGAAACAAAATACAAGATGCCAAAGAATAATTATGATAAAATGAAAGAATTTATTGAACAAGAATATAGTTGGAATAAAGTATCTGAATTATTATATAAATATTTTTGTGATATTATAAATTAAATTAGATTCCAACTATTAAAATAGTCTAAAAGTTATTTTCTATAGTAAAATAAAGTAACTATATGGATTTAGCAGATTATTTTATAGTAATCCTATTAATAGTTGGTATAAATTTAATTGTATTAGGAATTTTATTAGACACAAATACGATATCTTCACCTTCACCGCAATCTAAACTCCAATCTAAACGCCAATCTATTAATATGCTAGATTTACAATTTTCAAAGGATAATTGGCCATCAGTTATATATGGGCCATTATTTACAGAAGCAAATCCATTCATGGGTGGTTATAAATTGGCTTCAAAGGTTACCGCGGTAGAAGAACGTAGTTCAACTTTACAACCGTTACAACCCACTTCGACTACAGGAATGCTTAGAGTAGGCTAGAACGGCTAATTTTGCTGTAATCTAAATTAATTTAATTTGCGGCGCTCTAAATTAAAAATAAAATTCCTTATACTTTTTAATATGGAAGTTTTAAATGATCTGGTTAAAGCATTTGACTTTATTCCTACATTTTTTAACGCGGTAGTTAATTCAAAAATACATGTATATTTGATGAATCATTTTTTTGAAACAACTGTATTATTGGATAGTATTATATGTTCATTTGTATTTTTAAAAGACATGTATGAATTACCAAAATTGAATAATTTAAATTTAAATCCGAGCGAACTTAAGATACATGAGAAACACGTATATTCTTTAAAACAATCTTTAGTTGAAAAATACAATAATTTATACAGATTAGTCACGTTTGATAGATATGGTCTTTATTTGGCAATATATGTTTTAAATTACATTCTAACAAATTTAATAATAAAATTTAATGACGTGCAAAATATACATATTATGAGAATTTTTTTACTTTTAATTACCATTCCTCCGATACAAAATGCAATATTTGATTCAAAGTATATAAAACCTAAATTGATAAAATATAAAATTAATAGGTATACTTTTGTTAGATATAGTTTATCAAAACTATTGGTTCATTTTGTAGAAAATCTGCATAGCGATATTATAAAAATCCCAAATTTACATATATTTATTTTATATAATAATATATCTATTAATTTTATATATGGATTAATTAAAAATTATTTATTTATATCTTTATTGTATTTTTTAAAATATTCAAATACAGGTTATTTATATTATTATTACAAAGGAATTAAGGCTGCATATTTATATCATACTGGTTATATGTTTAATGTGATACCACTACAAGATGCAGTTTATTTAGCTAATATGATTATAAAGGAAAAAAGATGGCATGATTTATCAAAGACTGAAATTGTAAATGCATTTTATGTATTAATATCATCAAAATTTACAAATGAACATTCTAGTATATATATTAGCAGTAGTATAGTATTATTTCAATGCTTTTCGATATGGTCAATTGTATCTTTAATTAAAGTAGTAATTCGAAATATTACATTTATAGCAGTCTTATTTACAATATTAGCGCCTATAATTATATTTAGATCCACTAAAAATAAGATTAAAAATATAATAACAGGGATAATACTCGCTCATTTATTAATTTTTAATACGAATGATATAATCATAACGCTTTTCTTACTAAGTCATAGAGTAGTTTATTATATACTTGAAGAATTATATTTTTTCATCTTAAATAGTCATAATATAAAAAAGGTTATAGATAAATATGATACAAATCAAAAAAAAGGATCTTTTCCATTCGATTTTAATACAATCTAAGACAATCTAATTTTAATACAATCTAAGACAATCTAATTTTAATAAAAAATGAAGATTTTATTGTCTAATATATTTCTAAATGCCATATATTAAACAAACACGCCGCGAAGAATTACTTTCTAAAATGCAAGATCTTTTGTTGGTAAAAAAAAATCAAGGTGACCTAAATTATATTATTTCAAAAATATTGCATAGTCATCTTCTGTCTAATGGTTGTAATTATGCAACATGTAATGATATAATAGGTGTTCTAGAATGCGCTAAACTAGAATTTTATAGAAAAATTGTTTCTCCATATGAAGATACAAAAATCCTTGAAAATGGCGATCTATAAATTACAATTTACAATTACGATTACAAATTTTTATTTTATATATAAATTATAAAGTACAATGGAAAATACAACTATTGTATTTTTAGTCTTGTGTATATGTATTTTAATAAGCTCAAGTATAAGTTCGGGCATTGGAGCATGGCTATATATATCTATGCCAACAGAAATTGTAGCGTCAACTGTAACTCCAACCGCAATTCCAACTGTAACTCCAACCGCAATTCCAAATGTAACTCCAACTGCAACTCCAACTTTAGGTGTAGGGCCAACCCCAGCTGTAGGGCTGACCCCATTAGAAAAAAAATGTACAGCTGATAATTCTGGATGGCTTCCTAAAGTCGTGTCCGTGGGCGAAAAAACTACAAAGGCGTGTTCAGGAGGCGGAAGTGAAACCGCTACTTGTGGAGCAGACGGAAATTGGGCGTCTTTTACCGGATGTCCACTAGCTCCAGCATTAGATAATTATAAAATACTTGAAAACGCGGATTATCCTGGTAATGATATCAAATGTTATACAGATGATAAAAAGAGTGAGGAATGTGCTAAATTATGCAATGCCAATGACTCGTGTGTTGGATTCATTGAAATTCCAAAAGGAAGTATATGGGGTGACACGTCTGGGTGTTGTATTAAAAATAAATTTGGTAAAAAATCTACTGCTACGGGTGCTAATTTTCATTATAAAAAAGATCAAACATTACCAATAGATTTAAAACCATACCCAATTGAAAAGTTTGGATTTGGATTATTATTAGGAAAGACACCATGTATAAATAATTCAGATGCAGTTAGTAGAGGTTATACTTCGCGGGACGACGCGGCATATGGCTCGTGCATTGAAGCTGGGCATAGTGGATGGATTGAATCAGCCGCTTGCGGAAACAAAATAAATGGAGAAGATACTTATTTATATATATGTAATTGGAAGAAATAACATTCAAACTTTATGTAACGATTTTTCTAATTGCTTGAACTTAAATAAAAATAAAAATTGAAAAATTTTTGTAAAAAATTTAAAAATATCAAGTTAATAACTAATAACTAATAACTAATAACTAATAACTAATTTTAATTATTAATTATTAATTTTAAAAATGATGAAATATGCTGTTGTAAGATGGTATAATTATAGAAAAGAACTGAGTGCAGAATTTCTAAAGGGGTTCGACGATTTTGAAATGGCAAAAAAATTTGCACATGAATGTGCTAAAAACGATAGTGAAGATTGGGATAACGAAGATGGTGTTATAACATTAGATGACATCACTGATAATAATGGCCCTGGAAAATATGGAAATCCATATTATGACAAAACTATTATTGGATATGGTGGCAGAGATAGTACGGGTTATAGTACAGATTTTTACTGCGTAGTCGAATGGTTTAATGGTGTTGAAAATGAATGGAACGATTTTGCAGATAGACAATATTGGGTAGAAAAATATGGAACACAATGGTATCCAGAATATTAAAAATAAAAGTTCAAAATAAAAGTTAAGCATTTGGCTTAACTTATTTAATTTTTATTTAATTTTTATTTATTTATTTATATATATATAAAGTGCGAAATGGAAAATACAGCCATTGTATTTTTAGTCTTGTTCGGATACTTATAAATTTAGATGTTTATAGAAAAATAAAGTATTTAAAAGTTCGTAGTGGAAATGTAATAGATAATATCCAAGCTGTATGCGGCGATTTTTTTTGATTAAAGCTATATTACTTGAAATTTCATATTAAATTTTAATTTTTTATTCAATATTTGAAATTTATTACAATTTCTAATATAAAACTCTATTTCACAATTATTTTCAATCAAGTAATTTTCATTTTCAGTAAATGTAAAACTAATTTTTTCCCCAAATGTCTTGATACTATCAAAAGATAAATGTTTAGAATAAGAAAAATTTTGAAAACTTGTTTTTACTGGTACAAATGTATTAGTTAATTTTATAAAAATATCATCATAATATTCGATACATGGATTATTTTCACTACTATAACTATTATTATTTATATATTCTATATTTGAAAATCCTAAAATATTTCTTAACGTGAATGCGTTCGGTGTATCTATAAAAAAAATATTAAAATTTTTATCAGAATCATTTAAGATCTGTATTCTATTTTTATTTTTATTTAATAATAATTTATAATTTCCAGATAAACTTTTATTTTTATTCAACTGAATTTCTATTATATTTAATAACTCTTCAAGATTATAATTACCAAACGGAATACTTATTTTTACTCTAATACCTTCATCTATCTCAAATTTATTATTTGTTTCATTTATATTATATAAATCATTATATAACTCAAAATATAATACTCTGGCATTCCCCTTAAATTCTAATTTATTAGACCGATAATAATCACATGAATATATGTGATAAATAATAGGGATTTCTATCGCTTTTTCTATTACATTTACTTCTTTTATTAAATTTACTTTTACTTTTTTTTCAACTGGGGTTTCATTTACATTTACTTCTTTTTGAGCTACATTTACATTTACTTCTTTTTGAGCTACATTTACATTTACTTCTTTTTGAGCTACATTTACTTCTTCTTTTTCAATTGCTTTTTCAGTTAAATTTTCCTGATTTTTGTATGCTATTATTGTCATTTTATTCAATGAAATAATAATATTTTCCAATGGAATAATATTTATATTTATGTCTTTATCATATACTGATTGTATAAAATTATTAAAAATATTATTTTGTAATTGAAAAATCTCAGATTTTATATCATTATTTACTTCTTTATTAATAATTTTAATTAAATAAGAATTGTTTTGTTCTGTAAAAAAATGATTTTTGATATCATTTATTAACGAGTCATCCATTTATTCTATTAAAATACATTAAATATAAATATTGTACGTTAAAAATACAAGTAAAAAACCTTTTTATAATATAAATATAAATATAAAATGGGGTTTATAAATTGCACTTTAACAATACTCACAAGCTTAGCATTTGGTGCATTAGGGTGGCATGCTACAAATTATTATTATTTACATCTTAAAAAAACAAATGTTTCATTTACACAAACTACTAATTTTAAAGATCTAGAAATGATTAATCTAGACCAAGTCGGTGAACGAGATTTTAAAAATCTGTTTAATAATCTATAAAAAAGTAAATTTAATTAAAAGTTATTTTAGATAATAGCTTTTAAGTAAAATAGAATTATTCTAGATAAGGTATGCCCCATGACCATTTATATTCACTGTTTATAACCTTTTTTTCTTTTTCTTTATTTATTTTTAATTGAGCAAGTAAGCGTACTTTTTCTTCTTCATCCTTACGCTTTTGATCTTGTTTTTTCTTTTTTAATTCTTCTTCTTGAGTACTCTTAAAGGCATCTTTAACATTTAACCGGGTATTTGAACCAATATAACTATTTGATTGAATAGTTTTAATATTTTGAGGGTTTTCACATAGAGGATCAAAACGATTAATTGTAATACCACTTAAAACATTACAAGATCTATTAATTCTTGTATAAGATGGTATTAATCCATTATTACAATCCCTGAGTCGATTCTCAAATTTAGTTTCTTTACAATGTTTGCAGTCGCATGGTAATCCTTCATTACATTTTTTACAAGATTTACAATTTTCTAATTTAGTTGGATCATAACGTTCTTCTGGGCATTTAGATAGATGTCTTGTTTGGTTACGCAATTCACTTTCTATATCTACATGATCAACTGGTATGCTATTAAAATGATTATGCATAAATGGACTTTCATTTTGCCAACAATTATCTTTTGATTCATGTACAGGATCCATCATATATTGAAAAGGCCCGGTACTTTCTTGTTCCTTTTTAGCTAAACTACAATCATCATATAAACTTTTTGTAAATGAAAAGTGTGCTTTTTTTTCAGTCATTCTTTTTACTTTATATTATATAAAGAAATAAAAATTTTTTATATTATATAAATGAAATAAAGATAATAAGATAAAATAACAGAATGAAATGAATGTAAATGAATGTAAGTGAATGTAAATGAATGTAAGTGAATGTAAATGAAAATAAATGAAATAAGATAAAATTTAAAGAATGTAAATGTTATATAAAATATTTACATTGCCATCTAGTATTGAGTGGTGTGAAAAAAATTACATATATTCTCCTTATATAGCAGAATTTTGGAATACCATATCAGGATCTATTTTATGTTTAAGCTCTCTTATGTTTTATTATTTTTATATAAATAATGTAAAAGAATATAATAAACATATTTATAATGCAAATTACTGGTTGTTTATAGTCGGCGTTGGAACTATATTATTCCACGGATCACTTTTATATATATTTCAGCTACTTGATGAAATACCAATGTTATTAATAACAATTGAATATATGAAATTAAATATAAAAATCGGAGAAGAATTGCATATTCAAAATGATATCTTTAATAATGCAAAATTATTTGTGAAAATATATATTCCACTTATATTTTGTATAATCTCTAGTTATTATATTTATCCGCAATTACAATCCTTCATTTTTATGATAGCTTTTGCATATTCTGTAATAATAGTATTCTTTCAGATGAAAAAAATACAAGAACGCTTACATTTAATATTAAATAATAGTCTTAATTACAATTACAATGGTAGTAAAAAAAATAGAAATAGACTTGTTAAAAATTTAAGCATGCTTACTATGTTTATATTTGTATCAAGTTTAATTATATGGATTAGTGATTCTTTATTCTGTAAATATTTTGAAATATATAAACTTCATGCAATCTGGCACGTGCTTACGAGCATTGGAATATATTTATGCAATGTAATAATGAATATGCATGTCCAATTTATTAAATTATCTTAATTTGTTTATAATATGTCAGCGTGGTCATTTCTATTTGGAAATAATATGATACCAAAAAATAATAAAACTACGTATATTTTTAGCAATAATTCTGAAGATAATAAAAAAATTTATCTAGAAAATTTGAAAACCATTTTTGTAGAAGACGAACACAAATCTGAAGAACTATTTTTTAATCCATGGGATAATGAAGGAAATTTATCAAAAAAAAAATTATCCAGTATATTATCATCAATTATAATTCATTATAATGATGGCTCTTCGCAATTTTACACGTCTATTAATGACATCATAATTTGTTTAGACTTGAATGACATTGAACAAATACATATAAATTTTATAGAACCCCTTTCAAAAGATGAAGAAAATAGATTGTATAAACTTTTTAATCTAAATTAAAATTGAAAATTTATATATATTTTAAAACTCTAAATATATAATCATGCCTAAAAATAAGATTGGTGGTTCTGGAGCAAAAAAAGCTAAAAATATAGTACTTACATCTAGAGAACTAGTATTTAGAGAAGATGATCAGGATTATGCAATTATATCCACAGTATTAGGAGGCGGTAGAATGAAAGTAACTTGTATTAATGCAGGTGGTAAACAAATTGAACGGATTGGTACTATTAGAGGAAACATGAGAAAAAAGGTTTGGATTAATAAAGATGATTTTGTATTAGTTTCATTAAGAGATTATCAAGATGATCGATGTGATATCATCTTAAAATATTCACCAGAAGAAGTAAAAATGCTTAAAAGTTATGATGAAATTCCTAAAAATATTTCTAGCTCTAGCGGCAAGGTTGAGATTGACGAAACAGATGACATTCAATTTAATGACATCGAAATTGATATAGAAAATATCTAAATTTTCTATTTCTTTAAATAAAAATGAATAAAATTATGATTAAATTATATTCAATTTAATGTCAGTATTATCAGATCGTATTTTTGATTACAAAGTGTCTACTATGACAGTGTCTTGTCAATATCCAGACTGTGAGTTGAATCTAATAAATATAGGAAAATATTTAGCTATTGATGATGAAATTATTGGCGTTAAATATAATTATGGAGATACTAGTATTATGAAGGGGAAATATGCGACTGGTACGTATAAAAAATCGAAAAATAAAAATGTAGATAAAATTAATAAAAATTTATTTTATAACCAGGTATCTATTAGTTGTAAAATCGGAGATAAGGAAATTAATGTTAAATTATTTGGAAATGGTAGTTTACATTTAACTGGTATAAAGGATGAAAAATCTATTTTAGTAGTTATGAAAACGATATATGATAAACTACTTTTATTAACAGATAAAACTGATAAACTATTATTAACAAGCGATTCAAATAATGTTTTACTAGATAATGATAATATTATTTATTCCCATTCTGATCCAAAAGTGATATTAGGATACAAAACTGGCCTACGATACAATATAAATAAAAAATTTTACATTATGGATAATTTACATCAATTGTTTATTTCAGAGAAATTTGAAAGCAAACGAACTCGGCAATTATTAGATTTAAATGGAAATAATGTTGGGTTATGTAAGATTGAACTATTAAAAAATAAGAATAAACTGTATAAAAAAAATGCTAATATTTATTTTGATAAAACTAATTTTCATGAAAAATCAAATTCGTGTCTAATTTACCACGATTCTGATAATAAATCAACTGTTATAGGAAAGATTATATATGAAATTGAAAATAAAGACAAAACAGACGCCCAATCTATTAAAAATCAAATTTTAGAATATGATTATTTATGTAATCCTTTTAAAAAAACTATTCAGAATGAAATTTCAGATTCGCTAATGTTAAAGTGCGTAGATATTAATTGTATAAACATATTTTTTGATATTAAATATCAGCTAAATCGCCAGCGCCTTTTTACAAGTTTAATGGAAATGGGTTATATGTGTGAATATAAACCAGAAAAATATTCTGGTGTTAAATTCATTTACAAAATTAATCAAAATGATGTTAAACAGCGTGGTATTTGTAATTGTAGTAATAAATGTATATGTAATAATATTACCTTTTTAATATTTCAAAGTGGCAATATAATTGCGTGCGGATTTAGAAAAACAGCAGGTATAGATCCTATATTATATTCATTCAAAACTGTAATGGATTCTTTAGAAACAAGAATCAAAAAAAAAATAATGTTTTAGATTTATTACGAAATCAGAGTTTTAAATTTTATTTAAAATCCACAAATGTGGATTTTTTTTTGTTTATATATAATAATATAAGAATGTCTTTGAATGTAATAGTGACAGACAAAATCAAAAATCAAGTTATAAATAAAGAAAGACCCCATATATTGATAGATGATAATTTGAAGGCAGTTAAGGATAAATTATTCGCCTTTGACGGTGATTATATTCCTAATTTATTAAAACTAGAATATAAAAATAATGAAGGAGAGTTTATTTTAATAACTCAAGATTTATTTAAATATAATTTAGATGAATTTTATCCTACAATATATGTAACAAAATTATTAGATGAAATTTCAAATTATGATTTTACAACTGTATATATTTCTAACAATATAGATGTCTTATTAAAAACTTTAAAAGATTCTTATATTGATTTAAAGGAAGATGATCTCCATTTTGTAATAGATTTTGCAATTATTCAAACTGATATTGAATTAGGCAAGAACCTAGAGGATAATATTAATAATTATTTAGAAGAAAATGATGCGAAAAGAGATATTTTAATTAAAAAATATACAAATGAAGAAGAGAATGTCATATTAAAAAAATTCTATGAATTATCAAGTGTTTATAAATTAGATTTAGATAATTATGTAGACATAGAAAAAATTTCATATTCAGATGTAAGTTTAATCATAAAAGGTAAAAATATAGATAATAATATTTTTATTAAAATCCAGTCTGTATTTAATGTATTTGAATTATCCCAATCTATCCCTTTTATAGCATTAAGTAAGAAACAAGTTCAAGCAGATATAAAAGAACCTTTAATTAAAATTCATGACTCGTTAATTGAACAAGTTTCATCAAAAGAAATCAAAGGATGGGTTTTAAATGAAAAGAAAAAATTAAACCAAGCCAGTTATAAAATTATCAAAGGACTAATGATAAAATCAAAATGGGTCAGTTCAAGTGCAACTAATTTTTTGACAATAAATATAATGCCAAATGGAATAATATACGTAAATATTAAATTCCCAGAAGGCGATCAACAAAATAATCTAAATGAAATAATTGAAGAAATTAAGGAGAATATTGATAATGTAATAACTATATTAAATGAAATTGGAGGAATTTTTTTACATTCAAAAAGAATAGCCGCAATCAAGGATTCTGATATCATTATAGAATCAATAAATACAATAATAACTACAAATTTCTTTATAGATAGACGACTTTTTAGTAATTTAGTTAAACAAAAAATCATTTTTGATAATCTCTTGGAACTTAAACAAACAGAATCTCTTGATATACTTTCTCTTTATTATAAAAAAATTAATAGAGAAGATAGTGATATTAAGGGTCTAACTATAAATATAAAAGATAATCCAATAAGATTAGATTCAAGTATAATTACGATTTTCGGAGCTGAAAATATAAGACAAGCTCAAGTTATAACCACACTTATTTTAATATTAAATGACCTTGTTCAAAATGAAACTTCTCTATTCAAAGAAATTGAACGAAAACGAAAAATTAAAGAAAAATCAAAGAAAAAATTATTAAAAGAATCAGGAGTTAACTTTGATTCAAGAACTTGCCAAGGCGATCGAGTACCAATTTTAATACCAGAACAAGATTACGACCCCTGGAATAAATCTACACTAAAAGTTGATGATAAAATTTATAAATGCAAGGAAGATGATATATATAAATACCCTGGATTTACTAAATATGATACTATTTGCTGTTTTAAAAATAATCAAATCGGAAATGAAACATATATTAGAAATATGGACGCCGATAGTTTAAATATTTTAGTCCAACCATCGAATAAACAAATTATTATACAAACAGAAAAAGGTTCATTATTTAAAAGTTATGCTTTAAAAGTATACGACTACGACTACGACTACGACTACGGCAACGAAGGTTCTCTTCCGTCAACCTCAATTTATTTCTATATAAATGAAGAAAATAAGCTTGTTCAAATTAATGATGCCAAAATTATTAAAGAACTTAATGATCAAGATAATATATGGCTAGATGTAGTAACATTATCACAAATATTATATCCATCTTCAACAAAACACTGTAATTTTCAACCAGATCTATCAAATAGAAAAACATTAAATAGTCCATGCGAAAATCAGCCAGATCATAAATATTTTGGATATAGTTCAAAATCTATACCATGTTGTTTCGATAAAGAAAGAGACCAAGAAATTAGCAGAAAAAAGAAGGATACTGATATAACTAAACAATACATTATAACATCGGATAAATTATTAAATTATCAAAAAATAGGCGTTCTTCCTGAGCAAATATCTATTTTATTTAATAAATTAAATATAGAAGAAGACTTAAATTTCTATAGAATGGGTATTATTCAAAATAATTCAGCATTCTTAAATGCTATTCTTTTAGGTGTAAATGATCCTAGTATAAATGGTATTTACGATTTTAAACGAATCGTTAGCGAATATTTAAAACAGAACCCAATTGAATTTAAAAAGGCAAATAATGGAAATTTAGCAGTTAAATATAGGAGCATAGATAATTATTTAAATTATATAGGAAATAAAAACAATATTATTCATTGGTATGAAATAATAGATATTTTAGAAAAAGTAGTAAATCATAATATCATAATATTAGATACAACAGATGAAAGTAAAATTAAAATAAAATGCAGACCTAATTTAAAGATGACCAGTGATCGTACTATTATTATACTTTATAAAAAAGAAGCTAATAAAGATACATTTGAATTGGCAATAGGTTTAAAATCAGTTGATAGCAAGAATGAATTGAACAAATCGTTTGAATACAATTCTCTAATTGTACAATTTCTAATAGAATATTATAATAATTCATGTGTTAAAGAAAACCAATATCCAGATAAATATTCATACAATCCATTACCGACCGCTCAAGAAATATTAGAAAAATACGGTGATGATATTAAATTTCAAATAGTAAATTCATTTAATAGAACAAGCTTACTTATGAAAAAAAATAATTTCTTAATTCCCATTTTAGAAACCGGTATTATAGAAGGCGTAGAAATCATGTCATTTTCAAAGTTAATCAAAGAAAATAAACTTTTATCATTAAAAAATTATATAGATAATGAGTTATTTACTATTACAGGGAAAGCAAATACAACAGTCCCAACCATAGGTGGCGCTATGACTTCATTCGGATATATTATTCCATATATAAAAACACCAACGGATAAAGATTATTTACCTGAATTAGAATTTATATACTATTTAGATATTGATGAAAAATTAGCCGAATTCAATAAAATTTCAGAAGATTCTGATAATATAAAATATATAAAAGATATCGATGAACTTAATACATTACTTTTTAAAATAAAAACAATTATCGCACAGAAACTTTCTTCAACAAAGAAAAATTATGTAGATGTTAAAAATTATTTAGAAGAAATTATAAAACATAAAGATATTGCTAGAATCAATAAAATAGATGCGATTTTATTTATATTTAATCAGATTAAAACTATTAAAAAATTAGAAAACAAGACTAAAAAACTAGATTTTATATTCCGCACAATCGCAAATGAAATGCTAAATGATAATATATCCAATTTACTTCTTAATAATATCGTAACATCTAATACATTTAATAGAAATGAAGTCGTAAAGCGAGAAAATGAATCCGTTCTATTGAATATTGAAGATATTTATAAATGGATTAAACAAAGAGAAAATTAAAGTCTCGTAAATTGTAACTCGTGACTTGTAACTCGTAAATTGTAACTTAAATATAAATTGAATTTACTTTATATTTAGAGTAAATTTAATATAAATTGTCTTTTTTATGGCAGAAAAATATCAAACTGTTAGTATTGAGGACACTGAGATGATTTATTCTCTTTTAAGAGAAAAATTTCCTGGACGTCAAATTCAAATTGAATATAATGATAATACAAAAGAATATACATTATCTGTTACAGATGAACTATTCAAAGAAGATCCAGAAGTTCCACTTGATATTAAAATAAAAATTGTATATGGCGATTCTGTAACTAGTGATACGCCATTATTATTAAAAAATCCTATTACAAGTCAAATACATATTGAAACTATATCGAAAATATTTGATGAAAAAAAGTCAATTGAATATCCTGGATTTAAAATGTTTGATAAAACACTTAGATTAGAAAAAGCATACTCCATAACTGATTTTCAAGTATGGACAGATATAGGATGGCAAAATATTAAAAAAGTTATAAGACACAAAACAGATAAGAAAATTTATAAAGTATCAACTGATACAAGTGTAGTAAAAGTTACAGAAGATCATTCTCTCTTAGATGAAAATAAAAACATTTTAAAGCCGATTGATTGTAATACTGAAAGCAGATTATTAACAAGTTATCCAAACTGCTTTAATCAAAGCGTAAATTCAATTTCAAAAAATAAAGCATTTATTTATGGATTTTTTTACAGTAATGGAATTTATGACTACCACGAATCCATATGGGAATTAAATGCCACGGACCTCAATGTTTTAAATATTTTGAAAGATTTATTAGAAAAAGAATATAAAAATTCTCTAATAGCTACAGTAGAATCTTATGGGCTTTATAAATATACATTAACTGTAAATGATTCAAAAGATCTCATTAATGAATATAAATCTAAATTTTATGATAATATTACAAATAATAAAAAGGTACCAATTGAAATATTAAATAGTAATAATGAAATTATTCAAAGTTTCCTTGATGGATACAATATCGAAAAGGGATCTAGAAAAGATACTGATTTTTTTGAAGAGCAAATTGGGTCTGCAGGATTATATTATCTCATGAAAAAATTAGGTCATAATAATGTTTCATTAAATACTATAAACGACAAAACCCGCGACAACCAACAAATAATTTCAAATAAAATTAAAAAAATAGAATTACAAGAATTAACAAATGATTTTGTATATGATCTTGAGACTGACTGTGGAAGATTTCAGGCTGGTGTAGGAGATATTATTGTTAAAAATACGGACTCCATTTTTATAAAAATGAAGTTTAATCGCGATGACCATGTTAAAAATCGTGAAGATACTTTTAAATTGGCAACAATTTGTGGAGATAATCTTACGAATGATATTTTTAATAGGCATCCTATCGTTTTAGAGTTCGAAAAAGTATTTCAACCATTTGTTCTATTAACAAAGAAACGATATATTGGAAATAAATTTGAAAATATGAAAGATCCCTTCAAGATGAAAGAAACTACTACTGCGGGCATTGCAATTACTCGTCGTGATTTTTGTAATATGGTAAAAAAATGTTATAAAGAAATTATTGATGTTATCATGTCAAATAAATCAAACTCATTAGAAAATGCTGTAGAAATTTATAAAAGTTATATAGATAGAATAGAAAATTATCAAATTGATTTAGATAATATTATCGTGTCAGCACAAATTGGGAAAGAATATTCATGTAAAAACTGTAAGAAAAAAACAGAATGGATTTTAAAATGTGATAAATGTCATACTCTAAATCCTCAAGCTCACAAAATCTGCCAAGGAATGATAAAAGGAAAACCATGTAAAAAAGTCTTTGAGTGCGTTCATACTTTTAGTTTAGGTCATATTAACTTGGCTCAGAGAATGCTCTATAGAAATGAACAGGTTCAAGTTGGGGATCGTATTCAATATTTATTGGTAGAAACAAATGATCCAAAGGCTCAAAAAAGTGAGTTGGCAGAAGATCCAGTTTATTTTCAAAAAAATAAATTAAAATATAATAGAGGATGTTATTTAGAACAATTAGGTAAAACGATCCTTGCATTTTTCAAAATTACATTAAAGGATAATCAATATTTATTAGATGACGCAATTCAATATACAAATGAAAAATTATTAGAAGTTGGCGCCAAAAAATTAAAACCAAGTGATTACAAAATTGATGAAGAATAAATAAAGAAATAAATTAAGAATTTAATTAAAAAATGTTTTAAAATAAAATGTTAAAGTAATAAATGAGTAAACAAAAGGTATTTCTAAATACAAGTGATCTAGCCGCTTATATTAATCAAAACAAATATGATTTTGTTACTCCATTTGAAAGACTTTGGAAAAAAGTTGATTTTACTGAATATACAAACGCATTAAATGAGTTGGATAAAAATTTATTAACTAAAGAGATGACAGTAAATAAATTAGTAAATGAAAAAGAGTTACTACAACTGGAGTTGAGTGAAAAAAAAATTACTAAAAGACAATATAACAAATTATTAAATGAAATTGAGAAGAAAGAAAAAACTGTTGAAACCGAGTTAAATTCTTTAAACACAAAAATTGATAAGATTAAATTAACACAAAGCGAACTAATAGAAAAATCGCTTGGAGCTGATCTCATTAGCAAGATAAATAATGTTACAATCGATACACAAGAAAAGAAAGCTATAACTAATAAACTGATAGAAGATCTAAAAGTATCAAATGAAACTAAAACAGAACTATTAAAACAGACTGAAGGTTTTATTAACAAAACGCACGGTACAATGAAAGAAGATTCGGCAATTAAAATGTTCGAAGATCAATTTAAGGTTACACTTGATATTTCACAAACTTATAATAAAGTTTTTCTCAAAGAAATTAGTAAAAATAGTAAATATGACTGGTATATTGGAGGAAAAGTGGATGGTTTATATATAGATTCAAGTAATAGATCAAATTCGTATGTCGTAGAAGTTAAATCAAGAATTAAGGGTTTCTTTAATTCTCTCCGCGATTATGAAAAAACACAAATTCAAATATATATTCACATGCTAAAATTAAATCAGGCTAAATTAGTTGAGAAATATAAAAATAAAATTCGTGTAACCGAAGTTATAAAAGATGATCAATATATTGATGATATTTTTGTGTATATAAATATTTTTATAAAGAATTTCGAACAAAGGTTTTTAGATGATTTTGAATCTAAAGTATCTTATTTGAATTATTCAGATGAACAAAAGAAAAAATTTATAAGAAATATGTATTTAGATGAAATTTCTAATAAAGAAACCGCGTTATACGAATTAAGAATGATTGAATCCGAAGATTGTTTAATAGACGATCTCGACTAGTAGTCAGTCTTGTAATACGGCTGGAACGGCTGGAACTACTCGAACAGTTTACAAAAAATGACTTTTTAATAAAATAGCTTTTTATTAAAAAACATGAATTATAATAATCCAGTTAATTTTTTTGAATTATTACCAGATCATTGGTTAAAAATTATAGATCATACAATATTAAAAAATTGCAATGACAATCTAAATAAAGAAATATTAAAATGTAAAGAAGAAAATAAAGAAATTTATCCTTATAATGTTACAGATATCTTTAAAATTTTTGAGTTATGTCATTTAGAAGATATAAAAGTTGTAATATTAGGTATGGATCCATATCATGCAAATAAAGACCAGGCAAATGGTATAGCATTTTCAGTTAATTCGAATATAAAAATTCCTCCTAGTTTAAGAAATATTTATAAAGAGATGAATTCTAATAAAAAAGATGGTAATTTGGAATTTTTAGTTAAACAAGGTGTATTTTTATTAAATGCATTTCTAACAGTAAAACAAAAAACACCAGGTAGTCATAAATTTTGGAAAGAATTTTCAGATCATATTATTAAACTAATATTAGAAAATAATCAAACTGCAATTTTCGTATTATTTGGTAAAGTTGCACAAGAAAAAATGAACATACAAAAAAATACATCTAGAATTCTCTGCTCAAGCCATCCAAGTCCACTTTCCGCGTATAGACTTTGCGGAGAATTTCCCGCATTTATCGGATCTAATATATTTAAAATTATAAAAGAGAAAACAAATATTAATTTTGAAAGTTAAAAAATTAAATTTTTTTTACAAAGTTAAACTTATATACGAGATATATAAATGTCAGAAATTGTTTCAAGTACAATGGATCTTAAAGATCTAATTTTAAAATTATTTACAAATCCGCCCCAAAATAAACATTCATTTGGCATTGAATTAGAAAACGCTAACGAAGCTGCCGAAACTGAAGAAGCCAAAAATAAAATACTAACTTACAAAAATAATTTATTAATGACTATTTTTATAAATGGTTCTAGAATTTTATTTGGCGAAGCAGTTACCCCAGCAAATATATCAGAAACACAATTTAATTTATTAAATCGTTACATGGAAAGTATTGGTTATACTTGTAATTATGAATATGTGAAAAATGAAGATAATGTAAATACCAATATAAATATTTGGTTTGAATACATTAAGAAATTTTCAGAGCAAGTTTAAAATTATTAATCATATTTGGCTGCAATCCAATTAAGAAACTAGAAAATAATGCCTGTGGAGCATATTGCTCAATAAACTTATAAGAACTTCTTAATATATAAAGAGGGTACGCAATAATTATTATTGTTAGTAATTGTAGTATAGCAGCTGTTAATGGACTCAAGTTATATATATTTTGTATTTTATAAAATGATTGATCAATAAAAGTACCAATAAAAAATGCAATAAGAAATACTTCAATTGATGTTAATATATACTTACCAAATGTTAATGTTGCCATATTATAAACTAGTAAAATAAAATAACGTATAAAATAAAATAATTCAAAATTTATTGGAAAAACCGTTCAAATATTTCAAAATTATGTCTCAATAAGTATTTATTGGCAGCATCTGGCCAATTTACTTTCATATCTTGATCAATTATTAATTTAATATTACAGCTAGGTCCGATGGCTTTATCTATCTGTTTTTTAAATTCTATTTTAATAATTCTATCTACCACAAAATACCCTTGAGCAAGTATTACACTTATGATAAATTCATTTGAAACGACATGACCCCAGCTTTCAATTGTTTTTTTTACTGCATTTTTATATATTTCATAAATTTTATAAATATCATTTCTAAGAGTCATTTTATATTCATTATTATTTTTATCGTCGCTTCCTATTAAAAAATAGATATCATGTATTGTTAAATTTGTATTTTGTAGTAGATTTAAAAATCCAAAAACATTGTTAAAAATGATTCTAAATTTATGTTTATATGGCTCTTTATAGCGATAAAGATAATTTTGTAAAAAAAATTTATTCAATAAGAACATATTACATACATCTTTATAATTATCTAGATAGAAATATACTCTGTATATTATATCATAATGTATATTTTTATCCATATATTATATGTAGATAAAAATTTTTCCATTTTTCATTTTACGATTAAACTAAAATTCTTAATTTTTTAATTAATTATTCTTGTTACAATTCTTGTTCCAGCAAACACATTTATACCTTGTTTAATACTTTTCTTGATATCTTTATCATAAAATTCTAAAGCTGTGGTTAATATACCAATTAATAGACTTACTTGTATTGTATCATATATTTCTAAATCCTTATCTAATGCAATTTTTATTATTGTAATAGCTACAAATACTTCTACGCATTCGCGAATATAAATAAACATAACGTCTTCCATATTAATATTAAAGTCCATGTTTATATTCATAATATAATACATTAAAAAAAATAACATAAAATAAAATGAAAATATTTATTAATAAAAGAAATTATCATAATGGAGAAATATTATAAAAAAAATTATATAAAATACTCCACGAAAAATATAGAAAATTTAGAATTCCAAATTATAGAATGGAATGCTGTCGATGAACCAACTGATAATGATAATATTTCAGAAGATAGCGAAAGTGAACCTAGTTGTAAAGATCTTTATACAATGAGATGTTTTGGAGTAACGGCCGAAGGAGCGTCTGTAATGTGTAAAATAACTGGATTTACACCATTTTATTACATTAAAGTTTCAGACAATTTTAATAAAGTAAAATTAAGTAGATTCTTAGATTATATAGAAGAAAGTTGGCAATTCAAGAAGAAAGTTGATAATGGAGACCGGTCTGTATGGGTAGATTATTATAAAAATTGTTTACTTAGAGATAAATGTACAATTGTACTGAAAAAAGACTTGTATGGATTTAGAAATGGTAAAAAATATAAATATATCAGATTAGTTTTTAATAATCATATAGCAATGAATAAAAGTAAATATATATTTAAAAAGCCTATAAGAATTACCGGAATACATGAAAATGTAATCAAGTATAAATTATATGAAAGTAATTTTGAACCCTTTATGAGATTTTGTCATATAAATGATATTTTAATGGCAGGTTGGGTAAAATTACCAAAAGACAAATTTAAGTATATAAAAGGCGAGGCTAATACACAAATTTCAGTAGAAATTAATTGGAAATCTATAAAATCGCTAAAAGAAAAACAAGACATTGCCAATTTTTTACAAGCAAGTTGGGATATTGAAACTTATAGTTTTGACGGAGCTTTTCCTGACCCAAATAAAAAATCATATATTTCTACAAAAGACCGCGACAATACATTAACAATTGAAGATATTTATCCAAATGTAATTTATCAAATAGCAACTACATTTAAATATTATCGTGAAAAAAATATGATGGTAAAACACCTATTAACTTTAAAGAAATCTGACAAAATAGAAATAGGTAATGATAATGTAGATGTAATTGTAGAAGAATGTAAAAATGAAAAAGAACTCATTTTAAGATGGTTTGATATAATATCCAAAACAGATCCTGATATTTTTTATACATATAACGGTGATTCTTTCGATTGTATGTATTTATATGAACGTGCAAAATTATATGGTATCGATAATATTCTAAGACAAAAACTCAGTAGATTAACAAATATTGAAACAAATATCAAAAAGGAAACATTTAGCTCAAGCGCTTATGGAGATTCTGAATTTATAAGATTCTATATTCCAGGAAGATTAAATTATGATCTATTAATTCATTACAAACGAGGAATGAAAAAATATCCAAGTTATAAATTAGATTATATATCAAATGAAATTTTAAAAGAAGGTAAGCATGATATTACAGCTAAAGAAATATTTAGTTATTATAAAGAAGGTAAATCTGACCAAATTTGTCAAATTGGTAAGTACTGCATCCAAGATACTGAACTTTTACAAAAATTGGTAGATAAACAACTTATATTAATTACTATCATTCAGTTAGCAAATGTAACATTTGTACCAATCGGATTTTTAACTACAAGAGGGCAAACTATCAAAGTATATTCTCAATTACTACGAAAGGCTCGTCAAATGGATTTCCTAGTTCCCCATACCAATTTTAACGAAGATAGTTATCCAATAAATGTAAAATGTAAAATGCCACATGATATTGAAATAGTACCAGGTCAAACTGAATATATTGAAATAAATTGCGGTAAGAGTCAGTCTTTTAGCGGAATTCCAGATAAAGCAAAAATAAGAGATTTTATTATTACAGGAAGAATCACTGAAATTATAGATGACACCGAGTTTGTTGTACTATCAGATGTAGAATTAGACCGCGAATATTATAATGTAAAATGGAGACAAAATGGCGATATTACACGGATTTTTTCGTCGGATGATTTAGTTGATAGCAGTTTTACAGGCGCTACTGTATTAGATCCAAATCCTGGATTTTATAGTGAAAACATCGCGGTTTTGGATTTTGCTTCTCTATATCCAACTATTATGATTTCAAGAAATTTATGCTATTCGTCTTTCATAATGAATCCAAAATATCTAGGAATTAAGGATGTTAATTATGAAAATCTTAAATGGGATGATAAAGTAGAGTATAAACTTAAACATACATGCGAGGCAATCGGAAAAACTGGACAAAGTAAAAATCAAGTTTGTGGTAAACAAGCCTTTTTCGAAGTATCATTGCGCATAGAACAAGAACATCTAAAACAAGAATTAGAAGACCTTAAGAATGAATTATCTGAAATGGATGATTCGGCCGAGATTAAAAAGATGAAAACTAAAATCAAAACTAAAGAAAAAGAATTTAAATTATTTGAAGAAATGAACTCGAATGCAGATCTCGATAGAGCAAGATATTTTTGTAGAACTCATGATTGTATCAAGAAAACTAGGTCAGCAAGTGAAAAATTTCAAAAGAAAGATGTAACTTATGATTATACAGTTGTTCAACCAACAGTCGATGAAAATGGTAAAGTTTTATTGGATGAAAAGGGTAATAAAATTAATCAAGGTGTTCTTCCAGCATTATTAGAAGAATTATATGCAGAGCGCAAAAGAGTTAAAAGACAAATGGCAAAGGCTTCTGAAGAAGGAAATAAATTATTAGAAGATATTCTAAATTCTACACAGCTTGCTATCAAAGTATCACTAAATTCAACATATGGATATCTCGGAAGAGGGCAGGGTAACTTAATTTTAAAGGAATTAGGTAGTATAGTAACAAGTGTCGGCCGAAAATTAATTGAACAAAGTAAAGAATACGCAGAAGGCCCATTTATCGAGTGTATAAAAAATAAAAAGCTACTCACTCAAAAAATACACAAAATTGATCTGAATTTTTCAGATCAAGAAAAAGAAATAATTCTTAAACAATTTAAAATTTAATTAAAATTTTATTTTTGTTCTTAAAGAACACTAAATGCAAATTTAACAATCCCGTTTAGAGCATTTATATCATCGACATTTCTTAAAGAAACCCCGAAAGATCCTTGTGTAACATTTTGAACACGTGAAAATGGAGCACCCTGAGATCCACTATAATTGACAATGTTACATAATACTACTGAATCAGCCATAACAGAAGAATTGTTTACGGTAAAGTTTGCATTACCATTTGTTCCCAGAGTAGAAGATACTGCAGTTATAATTCCTGCTGATTTATTTAAAGTAACTGCTGTAGAGATACTTGTTGCTTGTGTAACAGCACCTTTTTCTAGATTGATTGATTCAAGTCTAGCTGAACCTCGAACATTTAGCGAATTGAAATCTTTATCTGTTTTTGTCATATTTGTTTATATAACTAACCAATAAAAAAAATTTAATTAAATTTTAATTAAATTTAATAAATATCATAACAACTTTTTAATTAAATAAAATATATTTTGTAAATTACATTTTAATTTAGTCATATTTGTATCGATTTTGTACACGAAGTACATAAAAGTTGTACATTGGCACAGCAACCGCAGATGTTACAACTGCTGCTGATAAGTGGCCAAGAGTTGAAAATAGTTGTGTTAGATATAAATCTAAATAAGACGATTCGCTTGTGCAGTTTACAAAATACATTTTATTAAATTAAAATTCTTTATTTTTAAATAAAAATAAAATTAAAGTTAAATAAAAATGAAAATAAAGATTCTTTATGTAATAAAAATAAAAAAGAATTAATTAGTATGTTTTATTTTTTTAAAAGGGTATATAATTTCATTGTACAAGAACAATTGTCTTGGGGAAGTGTCAATGACAATAGCTATAACGATGTAAATGAAATTTATTCTCCGACTTTACAAAAACGAATGCAGCATCTAACTACACCATCGCGTTTTCATCCATATAAAGGCCATATTATTTCACTAAAATCAAAAGAACTACTAGAATATATAAATAAACCTAATGTAGAATTTAATACAAAATTTTCAAACTTTAATCAAATTCTTAATAATGTAAGTAAAAGTCTATATCTCAGATATAGTCCAAATATGATCTATTCCTTTAATGATGAAATCAATCTAGTATTCTTTCATAATGAAAATGATACAGAATATATCTACGGAGATGATATCAATAAGACAATTACAAGCATGACGAGTTATGCTTCTATTCAATTCATGAAAGAATTTACTAGTAATAAATTAGATATAGAATTTGTAATCAATGGAAAATACGTAGAATTCGATGAAGATTATGAAATGCTAAATTATATTATTTGGCGACAAAATGATTGTTATCGTAATAATCTATCTGTTCTACATAATAATTATAATAAAGGCTCAATCCATTCAATGAGCATTGTAGATGTTATTCTTAGTTTAGAACAACTAGAAAAAGAAAAGCAAGAAGCAGATGGTATTAAACGCATTAACTTTGGCATGGAAATGGCTTTCTTCTATGGTAACATCATCAAGAAAGAAATTGTATATAAAGAAATTAATGGTAAAATGGTTTGTAAAAAGGAACTTAATATTGATAATGAAACAATTCTAAAGTGGAATTTTGACGAAAATGTACAAAAATATATTTACAATAAATTACTATAAAATAACTACAAATCAACTTAAAATCAACTTAAAATCAACTTAAAATCAACTTAAAATCAACTTAAAATCAACTTAAAATCAACTTAAAATAAACGTAATTAGATAGTTACGTTTATTTTTACTTTTATTTTTTTAGTTTATAATAAATGGACCAAATTATTATAGATAATGTTTCATATGACCCATATTTTTTTATTGGTGTTACGCCAGATGATCCTTTAGATCATATTTCTAAAGTATATAAAAGGAAGGCTAAACTTATTCATCCGGATAAATTAAGTAAAGAAGATAAAAAATCGAAAAAAAAGGTAGAAGAAAGAATTAAGCATTTTAAAATACTGGTTGCCTGTTTTGAGTATATTGATTCAAAAAAAAAGAGTTTTACAAATAAACATCGTCGTAAAGATAACGATTATGTACAAACAGAGGATCTTAATGTTCCATTAAAAGATTTTGATAATTCAGAATCCTTAGATACATTTAACGATTCATTTGAAAGATTAAGGTTAAATAATCCTAATGATTTTGGGTATCAAGTTTCAAACAGATTAGAAAAAAAGGAAGATTATGAAAATTTCGATTATAAACCAGCTAAAATTTTTAGTAGAAATTTTAATTCAAGTGAATTTAATAAGGCGTTTGAATATAGAGAAGCTCAATTCCAAAGTGAAAAGGAAACACATGTTATAATACATAAAACATCAGACGGATTTAATGGTTATAATTCGGCAAATTTAGGAAATTGTGCAAGCGTAAGCAGTTTTAATGGATTATTAATGGTAGGAGATAATTTTGGCCAATCTGGTATTGGGTATAATGATGTAAATTATTCAGATTATAAACAAAGTTTCGAGGCTCCAGTAAATCCTGATAAAAAAATAAGAATACCTGAGAATTTTAAAGGTAAAACAAAATTATCAACTTCTCCATTATCATCGTCTGAAATGAAAAGAAAACTTGATTCTCAAATGAGCCATCGGAATCAAGTATTAACTGAAAAGGGAAGTAATATTCCTAATTTTGCAGAACAAGAAAGAGTGCTTTTATCAAGACAAAAAAGAAGCCTCCGAGAAAAGGTAGACCAAGATAAACAATTTATATTACAGTTTCAACATTTATACAATGAACAAACTGTAAATGATGCGTTAAATAATCGTTTATTGACATCTGCTGATTATCAAAATGTTGAAGACAGCTGAAAACAATTAATTTGTGTCAAGGTATTTATTAATTTTATCTCTATAAGTAAGTAATTTATTATATGTTTTTATTATAGTGACAGTAGATAAATTATACATTTCAGAAAATAGTTTAGTATCTATATTTATTGAATTTTCAATTAATAAATAATAAAAACACGTCGCGCCAATTGACAATGGAGTATGATCTAAAAGAATATCATTATCTTCGCATATATCAATTAATATTTGTATTTTTTTTATAATTTTATTATCAATATTTAGTTTATAATTATTAATCGAATTAAGTACATAATCTAATGGTTTTTCTGTTTGGCTAATAATATTTTTATCTATATTAAGACACGTTCCTGAAATATTATTGTCACTACATTTTGTAAGTTCCATGATAATTTTATCAGCTTTTGAAATATATTTTATATCTAAATTAATTTGTTTTGCTAGATCGATATAAGAATAAGATTGTCTAGAATTCAAATTTTTAGATGTATAATAAATACATGCTATTATAATACCATCCTTAACTCTTGATCTTTTTGGGCCATCATTTTGTTTTTTTATTGCGTGCATAATCTGTAAAACTAATTCGCAGACAGGTTCAATTATACCTTCGTTTATTTTTAATTTTTCACATAAATCCCTTGTATATTTTTTTAATTTATAATCATTCTTCTCAGAATTAGTCCATTGTAGCCACTTTTGCATTTTTAACATTTTATTTGAACTTCCATAATTATTTACTTTGGTTTGTATTTCTTCGCTAAATATTTGATTATCAGCATCTTCTTCGTAATAAATATCATCATTTATAGTTAATCCACAATTACCGCAAATGATAAATGTGTGCTCCTTGCGAAAATCAGAGAACTCGCAATTTGTACATATTTTTTTAAAATTTGAATTAATATTAGTAGTGGTATTATTATTATCTTTATGGGGATACCCCTCTTTTTTTGCTAATATAAAGTCCCTCCATATGGCATCTTGTTCGTCCATGAAAATTAAACTATTAAATCTAGTTTAACTTTCATTTTATATTTATTTTTAACCCAATTTTAATTTCTAACATACATTATATACTGTCATGGAAATACCATGCGACTACATATTTAAAAAGGGAACTAAAAAAGGTATTAAATGTAAGAATATTAATTGTAAAATCCATGTAAATAATGTATATCTTAAAAGCAGCTTGCCTACAAAAATTGTTGAAAAATCAGATAATCAAAATTCAATTATAAAAGCTGATACAATTTCTGCATCATTTGTTAAAAAGGTCCTGACATCTATACCAACTGAACAATTTTCATTGGAAACTAAGATTTTAATTCTGGATACTACTACTGAAAACAAATCAGTTATAATAAAACACGCAAAAGTTTTAAAAAAATTAGATTTTACATCTTCTGAATATTATAAGAATCAATTATTTATAGATAATGCTCTAAATGTTCCATGGAATAAATACTATAATATATCAGAAAAATATAATGATGAAAAAGATATTGAATCATTCCTCAAAAATATAAAAGCAGAATTCGATAAAGAAATTTATGGCATGGAAAATATAAAGAATGAAATTATCAACTACGTTTGCAAATTAATTACTAACCCAGCAAATAAAAAAAATAGTTTAGCATTATATGGCAATGCCGGTGTATGTAAAACAAAATTTATTAAAGTCTTATCAAAGGTATTAAACATCCCATTAAAAGTAATCTCTCTTGGCGGAGTAAAAGATTCAAGCTACTTTTTAGGTCATAATTTTACATACGTCGAATCAAATTACGGAGCTATTATGGGAGGCATAATCGATTCAAAAATTATGAATCCTATTTTATATTTTGATGAATTAGACAAAGTGTCTCAAAGTGATACAGGTAGAGATATTTATTCAGTGTTATCCAATTTAACAGATCCTACTATAAATTCGCACTTCACTGATCATTATTTTAGAGGAATGACCTTTGATCTATCAAAAGCATTTTATATATTTACATTTAATGACATCAACAAAATAGATAAAGTTTTATTAGATAGATTAAATATTATATATATCAGCTCGCCAACAAATGAAGAAAAATGCAAAATTATAAAAGATTTTTGTATAAAAGATATTATTGAAAATATAGGCATTAAGGCAAAAATAGAATTCGACCCAGAATGTTTTAAACGCCTAGTACATCATGTAGATAAAGTAATTGATCACTCAGTATCCAGTGGTATAAGAGAATGCATACGGATTTTAGAAAAAATATTACTTCAAATCAATAAAGAAATTTTATTAAAACAAATTAAAATGCACCCGTCTAAATTAGATGTATCTCAATTCGAAATTATTATCACTCTAAACGAGTTTAATAATTATTTTGAAAAATTAAAAACACAATTTTATATGACAGAACCACCATCAAATAATGATATGCATACACATATGTATTGTTAATAGTTTAGTCATCTAGCATAATGTTTGATGTATAATTAGCTTGTTTGATAGTACCAATACTTTCTTCTTCATCAGGGTCCGCGTTAGAATTCTTGGGCGAAAACCGAAGTTGTACCAAATTCCATGTAGATCCAAATTTACCCTTGTAATACCATAATTTAGAACATTCAATAATTCCCTTAAATGAACGACCCTTACATAATACTTCTTCTATATTTTTATCATCTAATGGTACCTTATTTTTGCTTTCGTCAAACAAAACAAAATCAAAATTCCCATTCTTATCTCTTGGTAAAGAGATTTTCATCAGCTTTGGATAAGTTTTATTAGGTTTTAGAAATGGACTGTAATATGTTGATACGTCACTACAAAAATCAACATCTGACGCATCCTTAAATAAATTACTTTTACTCTTAATTAACTCAACAATTCTATTATCAAGTGCATCTAGCGCAACTGCAATTGTCAATGAATTAGAAGACGCACCTTGACTTAATGAAGAATCAATATGACAATTTGTAAAACTAGAATAATCATTATTATGAACTTTAACCCCAAATGGAGTATACATTTTACTAGTAACCAATTGCAAGGGTGCCTTATTATATAATAATTTGATAGTTCGTCCAGATTTACCTAGATCTAGCTTGGATAAATCAAGATCTAGAATATTTACATGCGATGCCATTTTATTTAATTTATATCTAATTTTTTGTTTATTCATTTTTTTATAAACAGCACATTTTCATTTTGATTTTGATTTCATACAATAATCATACACCTTACAAATATATTTTAAAATGGCTTCACTCGTTCGCTGACCCTTGTATTCTCCCATAATTTTACCAGTTTTATCAAAAATTTTTATAGTAGGATATCCTTGAAAATTTAAAGATTTTGATAATTCTTGAGAAGTTTTCAAAACTTCACTTTCAACAGATGTAAAAACAAATTCAGAACCTATACTATGAACTAAATCATTAAAAATAGGTTTAAAATGCTTACAATGCGAACACCAAGATGCATGAATAAGAACCATACCAGGTTTACCATTTATTAATTTTGAATCTATATACATATCTTTTCCATCTGTCATAAAGTCTTTGACTTCAAGTTTGAGTCCATTAATTTCATTATCTCTCATCTTCTTTAATATAAGTCAAGAAATTAAAATATCCAATTAATGAACAATATATAAGGAGAAATTCTTTTCGTTTAATTACTTTTTAATTTTTATAAAGTTATTTTAATATCTATTAAATTATCAATTATGTTTGTCCTTTCACAATATTTATTGAACGCAACTCGTTCATGTAAAAACGCCATGCAAGTATCAAGTTATGCAATCGTAATAGGCCTCGTATTATATGCATCTATATATTTATATTTACTATTCTATAATAACGAATATCTAAGCATATTCAATACATTCATTATCTACATCATCATAGTAGATCTACTATTATTCGGATTCTATTATTATAGCATGGAACGTAGATTTATACAACGAATAAACGAAAAGAATGAAACATTTAACCTAAACACTGAAAGCGACGACTCTACTTCAAGTTCATCTGAAACTGACACCGAATCAGACACTGACAACGAATCATACACCGAACTCGAAGAAGAAACCCCAGACAAATTTGAAGAAGAAACCCCAGACAGTTTTGAAGAAGAAACCCCAGACAAATTTGAAGAAGAAACACCGGAATTACTCGAACAAGTAACACCGGACTGTTTTGAAGAAGAAACACCGGACCGTTTTGAACAAGTAACACCGGACCGTTTTGAACAAGAAACACCGGACCGTTTTGAACAAGTAACACCGGAACTACTCGAACAAGACATGACATCTCAAGTTAGCTTACAAGAAAAAATTAAAAAGAAAAGAGGAAGAAAGCCAAATGTAGTGATCAATCAAGATGAATAATAAAAAAATATAATAAAAATATAATAAAAATATAATCTAAATAAATCTTTTAATAAATTTATTTAAATTTTACAACTTTACATGTACATAAATGGATTTGGGGAGTCTTCTTTAGAATCATTTTCGATACTTTCGCCCAATAGGATATCAATATGATCTTTTGGAATTATTACAGGAAGACTTCTATAAAATGGATATAATTTTTTATATTTTAGATTAATAACGTTATCCTCTGGATTAGTTAGCAGCAATGTATTAATTCTAGCCATAATAATTTTAAATTTAGTTTTAATATCTCTCATCCCTTCATCTTTATTAGATGTTTCTACTAAATATTTTATAGCATCTTCTGAAAATTGTAGAGATTCATTTTCATTAAATCTAAACTTTTCTAATTCATTCTTTATAATATGTTTATTTGTAATTTCTAACTTTTCCTTTTGTGTATAATTATCTACCTTAATTTTATACAAACGATCTGCTAAAATTTTATCAACCTTAGACGGATCATTATACGTAAAAATAAACAAAACCTTTGACAAGTCAAATTCAATTCCAGAGAAATATTTATCATAATTATATTTATTATTCGTAGTAGAATCAGTTAAATGAATCAAAGTACCTATAATTTCTTTACCATGATGAGTTTGAGATACTTTATCTAATTCATCCACCAACACAATCGGATTCATAGTATTTGTAGTCTTTAGAATATCAATCAGTCTTCCAGCAGAACTTCCAACATAAGTAAATCCATGACCAGTCAATGTAGACGCATCTGATTCGCCACCCAAAGAAATCATTGCATATGGACGACCAAGTGCCTCAGCAATACTAGCTACAATAGAACTCTTACCTACACCCTTTGGACCATGTAAGCCAATAGCATTAATATTTGTATCAGGATTTCTAATCATTTGCGTAATAATATTAATAATCTGATCCTTTGGCTTTTCTAAAAATGACAATTTTTCATCCAATGTAGATCTTACAGTTTTTACATAACTTCGCAATTCTTCTTCAGATGATCTAATATCAACCGGAATATCCTTGCATGTCCCAAATGGAACTGACAGTAAAGTGTCCATCCATGTTTTATACTTGGCATATTCTGATGTATCATTATCCTCATATGTATCCATAATTTCTAATTTTTTATACGCAATAACCTTATTCTCAAATGACATTTTTGACTTTAAAATCTTATACTTGTACGAATCACTAACCCCATTATTAACAGCGTTTTCTAAAATTTTTTGTTCAAGTTCTAATAATTCAGTATCATTAGCCGAACTAATATTAGATGTTAAAAATTTAACATTTGCATTATATTCATTGGATAATGTATCAGCATTTACTAGATGATGAACCTTTTCTAGTAATTTTTGCTTCTGTTTGATAGGAGTCTTCATCTTTAAAATATCAATAATACTAGGACTACTATTTTTATAATTTTCATTAATAACTTCCAACTCCTTTGACATTTCTAAAATTTGATCCTTTGTAAATTCTTGCCTAATTCTCTTTTTTCTATCCTCTAATGGAATTCTCTCAAAAAACTCACCATTATATATAGATTCCACTAATTCGTGGAATTTTTCATACGGATCACCAACATTATCAATATTATCCTTGATAAATTCTTTATCTTCATTTGTATATTTCTTCATCAATCCCTTTATTGACTCTTTAATAATTTCTTGAATCTGCTTTGGATTAAATTTTAAATTAAGAATTCGCTGTTCCTTTTCAGAACCAGGATTAAAGTCATTGTCATTGTCATCGTCTGACTCCACTAATTCACGATCTTCAGATTCACTTACTGATTCCATTTCCGTTTCACTTTCAAAATCAGATTCTTCTTCACTTTCAAAATCAGATTCAACTGGCTCAGACGAATCTTCATTATCTTTCTTTTTTCTTTTAAAAGTCCCCGTAAGAGGAGATTGTTCATCTATAGATTCAACATTAGATACTTCTTCAAGCTTTCTTTTTTGATTTCTTGTTTTAGCCATACTATTGTTACATTAGCAAAAGATTATTAAAATCATTTTTATTTTAAATAATCTGAAATTAAAAATAAATATACCTTTACTTTTAACATTCGCGTCAGATATACAAAAGTTGGCCGCTCATTAAACCTACTATTATTAATATTGGATCTATATACAATTAAAATTTACCAGACGCTAATACTATTTGACAAATATGTTCTAAGCGCTCCACATGACCAAATGCCTCCCAAGCATCCTTTCCTATAGCAATTATTCCATGCCGATCCATACAGATTATATTAAAATCAATTGATCCGGTAGTTTGATTAAGATTTAAAGCATCAATTGATGCCAGTGCTAATTCTTCTGATACAGGAGGAATTATAGGAACTGTAGGTCCTACTGAAGTGTATCTACTTAATTCAGGAAAATTATCAGATAACTTTTGTAAATCTATACCAGCATACATTGCAGCTATAATATAAGTAGGATGTAAATGTAATACAACTCTGTTATTTGTATTTATGCGTTTTTGTAAAAGATAATGTAAAGCAAGTTCACCACTTGGATTTAAACCTATAATTTTACGTTGATAATCATCATCTACTCTTTCTATAGAATTTAAACCTGTATGTAATGTGTCATCTATATTATGTAATTTTAACTTTAACATCATTTCAGCATTTAGGTGTTGTTTACGTACTCCTGATGGTGTAATATACAGGTAATCTTCATTTATACGTTTAAAAGATGCGTTGCCATCTCTTGTAGTAATCCAGCCTCTAGAGTATGCTTCTTTCATAACATCTGCTATGGAATCTAACATTTTTAAATTTACTAAATAAAAAAATTTAAAAAATATAGCGAAAGTCCACCAACTCGTAAAAACTTATCCATTTAAAATTTTAAATAATTAAATTTTAGAATAATTATTTAGATTAACTTTTTAACAAATTACCATCAAATCAGCGTAATAATTTTTTCAACTTTTCAATTCTAACTTTTTATAATTTTTATTAAAATGGACATTTAATAATTTTATATTTTTATCACTGTTTATCCATCTAAATCCATCATCTCCAGACCATATAAGCCATAGTATAATCGAATTTGTATCATGCCACTTGTTATCTTTGGGGCGACCTGCATCGACCCATTTTTTATAAATTGGGTACGAAATTTTTACGTGGCGCGAAAACCAATTTCTCATATATCTCATATCTTCAATTGATATATTATTTTTTATAATTAATTGTTTAGCAATATTCCATCCAACTGTACTCCCACCATTAAACCCATATTGTTTAAGCTTAAATGCGTAAAAAGCACTTTTCCGAACATTTGCAGGAATCTTTATCTTGATAGACATAGATTCTTCTTTACCTGCTCCAAATTGAACAAATTGCTCTACGTCGTCATAAACATTGACATTGTCATTATCATCGTTGTCTTGATAAATATTTTGGAAATCTGTTTCTTTGTCTATAGTAAATCTTCTCATATTGCCACTGCCAGTTTGTACATTCGTTTTTTTATTTTTAAAATATTTTTTAAGAGTATCTTTAGTTTTTTCAACAACATTATTATTTTTATTTTCAGAGATACCTTTAACTACTATATCTTTAACTACTATATCTTCATTACCATATTTTTTAGAACCTTTAAATTGCTTAACTTCTTTAGATTCTTTATTAAAATAAAACTTTCTTTCATTTGAATGTGTTTTCATATGTTCTAAAAGGCTATCTTTATTCTTATATTTATTACAAATTGGACATCTATATTTTTCTGACAAGTTTTTAATCATTATTCTTTTAAGTCCAGGGTCAATTGCACCTCCGCCCTGCGTTAAATGATGCGTATTAAACCATTGTTCATCTAAAGAGTCTTGCTTATAAAAATCTTGTAAAATTTCTTTTTTATTTTTGGGTATTATAATATTTTCACATTTATCATTTATACATTTTTTTGATTTTCTTATCGTTTTACATTTATTCTTTTCACACGACTTTATAAATGTATCATAAAATTTATATCTCTTTTTTGGTAATAATTTTAACATACAAGTTTAATTATTACCAATAAAAAAACTTTCTTTAAATAGATGTATCATATTCCCACAAAGAACCAGCATATACAGTTTTATCATTAATTGAATTGATAATTGTTTTACTACATATTCCAAATTTTAATTGAATTTCATTTAAATTATTAAAATATACATGTGTATTTGTAATTGGGTTTATTTGTTTAATTCTTTTAGCATGTACAGAATTTATTCCAAATATTGGTTTATCATATTTTTCTATTATATGTAACGGACATTTGTTATACTCAATATAATAGCAATTATTATATTTTTCTTGATTTTTAATAATATTTCTCATAGTTAATTTCCCAATACCAAGATTTTTAGCAGCTTCATCTTTAGTTGTAAAAGTTTCTATTATTAAATCCTTGGTTTCATTTAATTTTAAGATAGCTTCACGAATAGGCGTAGATGATTTATATTCTGCTGTCGGCATAGTATCTTTATTTATAAAATTCCATCTATATTCTTTATAAATTCTAGAATTAGATATAGCATTAAGAATACCAGATTTATTATATCCGTTACATTCAGGCGATCTCAATAAATATACCATACTATCATATGTTTTTATTATATTTTGTAAATTATTAGGATCAATCTTATGAATTTTTTGTCCTTTCGGCTTTTTTCCTTTAAAAAGAACAGGCGAATTTAAAATCTGTTTTGATATATGTACCGGCTGTTCTTCTTGTTGAATTTCTTTATTGGCTTCTTCTTTTTCTTTTATAATTGATGTATTTTGATGATTGTATGAAAATAACACTAGTATATTTTGTAATGATTCACCGTTATTTAATAATTCTTGGATTATATTTAATTTTTGAGTTTCATTGTCTAATTTTTGTTTTTCTAGTATGTCTGAAGGTGACAGAAAATCAGTAGTATTTATATAATACAGAACTACTTCGTGTAATTGTTTATAATTAAAATTATCAGATAATTTAACTATTTCTTTTGATACATGTTTATTAACTGGTTCTTTATATAAATGTTTTTTTACGTTAATTAAAATATTTGACTCTACTGCTTGATAATCTATGTGTTCAAATATATCCAAAAATATACATTTTCCAAAAGTACGAGCTAATCCATTATATCTTTCGCTAATATCTTTAGTAGAACCAATTTTTATCAAATTTTCTTCAATTTCAGCAATGTATACACATTTTTTATTTCTAAATTTGCATATTAAAAAATTATGTTTTTCAACTTTTTTAACATATTCATTATTTGTAATAATATTATTTTTTTCTTCTAATTCTAATTTATGTTCTTCTAATTGGCGTTTAAGTTCATTTGATTCATTAAAAATTATATCGTCTAATATATCACCCACCCATTCTCTAAATTTCTCAGCTTGTTTCTTTTTACTTGAATATAACAATCTATACACTCCGTGAGAACTTAAAAATATTATATCTTGTGGACCGCCAAGGGTGTCCACTTTACGTACACCCTTTTCTTTTTCTGTAAAATTTTGAATAGATGAGCGAATATTTGTAATTTCTAAAACTTTTGCTACATCATTTCCTCTAAAGAAATATTTATTAGATTCATCTTTTAAAATTGCTATGTTATTATTCTGGAATGCTTTAACAATGCAATTAGGATCCGTTATTTCTTCCATGGGAGAAACGGTTATATCCTTTATAAATAATTTGTTTTTAAATAAGAAACGTATTTAAAAATCTATTAATAAATTTACATTTATGAACTACAAAGAGCACATGACTCTGGGTCATCTAAAGAGCACATCAAAACAGCTTCTTGCTCAGCCTCTTCTAATTTAATACCATTTTTTCGCTTTTCATTAATCCGCTTTTCTAATTCTGGATCAACACTAAATTTACCACTACTTGACCCTGCCTTGCTACGTAAATAATAAATACCAGTTTTTAATCCACTTTTCCAAGCATAGAAATGCATACTTGTTAATTTTTTAAAAGTAGGAGACGCCATGAAGAGGTTGAGACTTTGCGTTTGATCAATAAAAGGCCCACGTCCCGCGCTTTGGTCAATAAGTGACTTCATACTCATTTCCCAGCAAGTTTTATAAAGTAATTTCAAATCACTTGGTATAGAATCAATATCTTGAATACTTCCATTGTGTGTAATAATTGTATCCTTCATTTCCTTACTCCATATACCAAGTTTTGTCAAATCTTCAACTAAATGTTTATTTACAACTATATATTCGCCAGATAATACTCTGCGTTTGAAAATACAACTATCAAATGGCTCAATACTTTCTGTATTACCCATGATTTGAGCGCTAGATGCCGTTGGCATTTGAGCCAATAAAGTACTATTTCTTACACCATATTCTTTTATATCTTTCCTCATTTGCTCCCAGTCCCACCTTCCAGATAAATAATCTTTTAAATCAATTCCATTTGCTTCAGCCCATAAATCAAACTGAAGTTTACCTTGGCTAAATGGACTACCTTCAAACGAAGAATATGGACCATCTTTCTTAGATAATTCTAGAGACCCAGATAAACATCCATAATAAAGTGTCTCGAAAATCTCTTTATTTAATTTCTTTGCTTCCTCGCTCTCAAATGGAATCTTCATTTTAATATAAACACAGGAGATCCCTTGTACACCAACACCAATAGGACGATGTCTCATATTACTTAATTTAGTCTCTGGTACTGGGTAGAAATTATAATCAATAATATTATTCATAGGTAACATAGCTTGTTTTGCTACTTCGAATAATCTTTGATGATTAAAGAATGGTTTACCCTTTAAATCATATTCAACATATTTTGGAAGTGCTATACTCATGAGATTGCACACGGCATATTCTTTGTCATCTGAATACAAGGTTATTTCCGCACATTGTCCAGTCAAAATGCCATTAAATATACCCATTCCACGCTTTTCTTCTTTAAAACAATATGTATCTGATATTCTATTTGTTTTTATAATTTCTTCTATTTGAATCCATCTTTTTGTATTATTCTTGGGATAAATACCTGATATATTTAATCTTTTTGGTCTAAATCCAAGATCATATAATTTTGCCACGTCCCAGCTTGTTATCAATAATCTATATGAAGTTTGACAATTATATAACTGCATATACCCTTTATGATCTGGCAACTGTCGCTCGCCTTCTTTGTGCATTAACGTAATTTTGGGATCGCACCCTAATGTTTGCAATAGGTATTTCACATTTTCTAAAAATATTTTATCAATACTTGATATTTGTAATCCAGTTAATTTATCAGATTTACAAACACATCCATCTCCATCAGATAACCCTTCTAACCATCTTAATTTTATATCAATATTATAATTAATAGGTACTTCATATTTTGGCTTTAACTCCATTGGTAATCTAATATTTATTTTATCATTGTTTTCTGGCAAAACTTCTAATCTAGAGGATATATACTTGGCTAATTTCTTTTTACCACCATATAAAGTAATTCTAGGATTTCCTTTGCCAACTATTCCTTGACAATAAATCGTTGGTATATCATCATCTTTTTCTTTATACATTTTAATATGATATCCACAATAACACTTTCCCTCTAAGGATTTATAATTACATTGGAAAATAGTATCCTTCTTTCCTTCTAATGTTCCATCTGCGCAAAATAATCCATGTTCATATGGATATACAAAATCAGATAAGCCTTCTTTTATAACTGGAAATTCCGATTTAATTAATTTCATATCTTTTTCTAAATCTTTTGCTTCAATTACTTTAATTCTTGGATATTGGGATAGTCTTTTACCTGTAGCAATATAAAATTTATGATAAGGGGTGCATTCTAAATCACATCCGTTTGAAAATTTAACTTTAATTAATTCTTGATTTTCGCCTGTTTTTTGTACTTTTGTTTTTGTAAATTCTTGGCCATTCCAAATATGAATTTCTTGTTCTTCTAATTCTTTAATTTTATAATATCCATTTGATGTTAATATCATTGTTTCTGGAGCAACACAAAGATTCGATGATTTAATTACACCAATATTCATTTGATTAGATTTTTTATTAATTTGATCTTTATAAAGTAAATAAGGATTGCCCGCTTCAATCTGACTCTCGAGAATTCTTGTCCAAATTTCCTGAGCTTTAATCTTTTTACGATACATCCCTTTTTCTACATAACTCCAGTATAACTTCTCATATTCATCACCATATGTATCGTTCAAATTAGGGCACTCATTTGGATCTAAAAGATACCAATCACCGTCACATTCAACTTGCTTCATAAATAAGTCTGATAACCACATAGCATAGAATAGGTCACGGGCTCTGAGTTCTTCAGATCCTTGATTTTTACGTAAATCTAAAAATTCTAAAATATCTGGATGATCTGGTGATAAATACATAGCAAAAGATCCTTTCCTTTTGCCACTCTGGTTGACATAACGACTCGTCTCGTTATATACTTTTAACATAGGAATTATACCATCGCTCATACCATTAGTTCCTCGAATAACAGAACCCTTTGATCGAACATTTGAAATATGAATTCCAATACCACCTCCAACTTTTGAAATATGTGCTGTATCTGTAATTGTCTTGAAAATACCTCCAATTGAATCGTTAGTACCTAAAAGGAAGCACGAACTAAGCTGTCCAAGACGACTTCCTGCATTAAACATCGTGGGGGATGCGAATGTAAAGTAATGTTGAGAAATTAAATTATAAGTATTTATAATATTAGATATATCATTTTCTTTATGTACTTGAATTGCAACTCTCATATAAAGATGTTGAGGACGTTCAACTAACTTTCCATTAATTCTCATTAAATAACTCTTTTCAAGAGTCTTAAATCCAAAATAATCAAATAAATGATCTCTAGAATAATCTACAGCCTCATTCAATTCGTTTTTATATTTTCTTACAACCGCAATTATATCATCAGCTAAAATTGGAGCAGGAGACCCGCTTTTATCGCAGTGTTCATATAATTTTTCCATAACTTCACTAAAACATTCAGTTGTATTTTTGTGTAAATTACTAATTACGATTCGAGCAGCTAATTTAGAATATTCTAGATTTTCAGTCATACTAATTGAAATTCTAGCAGCTTCTTCGTCTAATTCTGATGAACTAACACCATCATAAATACTTGATATTACTTTTTGAGCTATAATGTCAGTGTCAATTGTCTTTAATTTAAATTCAGCCTTAATCTTTCTAAGTCTGTAAATAATCTTATCAAAAGATAATTTTTCAAGCTGCCCATTACGCTTTTTAATTTTCATATTACTTTATACTTTATAAAAAGTAAAAAAAAATTATAAATCATTTTTAATTATATAAAGTAATTTAAAATTAAAAATTATATTAGATCAAAGAAATCTCGATTACACCATATTTCATGGACGAATCGCATGATAATATCGAGCCAGTATCAAGGTATCGACCAAAAAGTATATCGAATGAGCCACAAAATAAAATAGATATACTTTTATTAAATAATGCCTGGAATGATAAAAATGAGAGATTAATTATATCAATAGGAGAAAATGCAGCTTCGTATAAATGGATGCATGAAAAGTCACACTCAAAATATAAATTATATAATAAAATATTATCAATATTAACAATTGTATTAAACGGCGCTCTTTCCACACAAACTCTTTATAATGAAGATGATTCAGTCTATAATCTAATCCTAATTCAGCGAATTTTCATTTATACTGTTACTTTATTATCAATTGTAAATAATTTTTTAAAATTACAAGAATTAAGTATAAAACACCTAAATGCTTCATCTCAATATGCAGTAATGTACCATGATATTCAACAACAAATGTGTATGTATAGAAAAGATCGTGCTAATGCCGTTAAATATGTACACGATATGTTAAAAAATTCTGATAATATAAGAATCTCTAGTCCAGATATAGATAAAAATATAATTAATGAGTTTAAAAAGAAATTTCAAAATACAGATATATCAGTACCAGATATAGCTGATAAAATACAAAAAATAGATATTATTACGGAACCAAGAGGATCTTCCTTTTCGCATAACAATTGTAATGGAAATGGAAATGATAATATGTATGAAAGCGCGCCTATATCGCATCTTTCAACTAATCCCGCGCAAATGACAAATCTATCCAATATGAACGCATTCAAGATAGATGGTGATCTAGATGAAAATGATGAAGATATACTTCATCAATATCTTAAAAAAAAAGCATTAGATGCTCAGGCCAATTTTGAATATAGGAAAACATTTAATATATAATAAACCAATTCAATATATAATAAAAATAGTTAAATTTACTTGACTTTAACTATTTTTTACTTAATTTAATTTTAAAGTTATTTTTGATTTTTGGGTAAGCCTTTTTAAAAGGCTAGATTATTTTTGGTTTTGAGCAAGTCTTTGTAAAAGGGTAGGCGTAAAACTATTTTTAGCATATTCTCTTGCTGACGGGTCATTTGTTACTGACCATTTTGGCTCCCAAAATTTGACTGTAAATTCTGATGTATTTTTAAAAGACATTCCTGTTACGCTACCGCAATTATTAAATAGATAACAGAAAATTTCTCGATAATATAATTGTTCTTTTGTTGCTGGTTTATTATAATTATATTTATGAGATAATATATTAAATGAAATTTCATCATAAATCTGATCACAATGATTTTTAATTGATTCAACCCAATTTCCAGAAGTATCTATTACACCATCGTTTGACTTATCAAATGTTGCACTTACACCGTCGCTAAATTGTTCTTTTTTACGATATAAAATTTCATTTGGTAAAAATCCAATAAATGAATCTCTTAATATTTTCTTTTCAATAATTTCAGTTCCATTACTATTTTCAACTGACGACACTGATGCTAATTTACCAAAAATCTTATATTTTGGATCAAGAGAAAGTATATATTCCATAAACTCACGGTCGGTAAATGGTACTCGTACCTCCATAGAATTTGCCATACTAGTCTTATTTGCACGTAAACAGTCAAATAAATGAACATTACTTACCAAACGAAGCGTCTCTAGTTGAAATTCAGAAGTAGACGGGGCATTAGAACCATATAAATAACATAGCAGTTCATCTGATAATTCACCAGAAAATAATACTTTGATGCTTGGGAAATTTTCTTTAATTTTTTTAGTCAAAAGATACATCGCAGTACTAGCTCTAACTGTAGTTGTATCATAACTTTCTGTATACCAGATAACATTCTTAATATTATCCAATCCTTCTTCTATGGAAAATGTATATTCATAATGTTCTGTCCCCAAGAATTCGGCAACTTTTCTTGCTGCAACTAAATCTACTGAATTTTTATTAATACCAACACTAAAGGTTTTTACCTTTGTTTTACTTAATCTAGATACAATAGAGGCTATTAAACTACTATCTAATCCACCAGATAGTAATACACCAAAATCAACATTTCCATCAATATCTTCAAGTTGTTTTCTAACCCCATTTGTTAATTTTTGTCTAACCATTTCAAGTACAGATTCTCTTTTCACCCCCGGAGTACTACAGTTATCATACTGATATTTTTTATAAAAATCTAAATATGTATATACAGTAGACAGAGATGTACCTAAATTGGAAAGATTTTCGTAAATATAACGTCTAGGATAAAATGATTTTATAGAATTTACAAATCCTCTATTTTCAACTTGCATACTCAGACATTTCATTTCAGACGAAAATACAATCCTATCAAATACAGACGGATTTTCTTCATTCGTATTAAATCCATAATATAAAGGGGTCACACCAACATGATCTCTAGATACAAAAATTGTTGAATATTTTAGATCATACAATACAAACGAAAATTGACCATCTAATTTTTCAAAGAAACTATGATAATCATTGTTCAGACGTATATATTTTTCATATAAAGGGATAATTATATCACAGTCAGAATTTTTACAAGTATAACCAAGTTCTTTTGAAAGTTCTTTCCAATTAAAAATTTCACCATTTATTACTAATTGAATAGAACCATCGTCACCAATGAGTGGCTGCTTAGAATCGTCGCCGTTAATCTTAAGACGAGTATGAACTAATACTACAGTTTTATTATAATTAGAATCATACATTTTAGTATAATTGTTAGAATCTGGTCCTCGATGATAAAGTAATTTTGATGCATTTTCTACTATACCAGTTAATTTTTCATCCTCAACGCGCCCGTTTTCAATAAGAGCAAAAATACCACACATGCTAATTTTAAACTTATATTATTTTTAAATTAAAATTAAATACATTTTTTTTTAATTTAAAAGTAATATAAGAGTTAAAGTAATAAATGTCAGAAACAAGTCTTGTTTATATACATATAGGTAAATCTTTGCCGAATGATAATAATAGAGAAATTAGTTATCTTTATGATTCAATTTATCAATCACTAGTAGTTAGTCCGGCCAATAAAATTTTTGTTATAATAGATGATGTATTGATTACTGAGTTTAATAAAAAAATTAATCAATTTAATCTATCGAATTCATTAAATGTTAATACTATTCCTCTGAGTACATTAGGTGATTTAAATATTCATCCACGATTTAGTAAATATGTTGAATATATTAATACATTACCATCTGATACAACAACGTTCAGAAATGGGTTTTGGGTTTCAACTACTTCGCGGTTTTTTTATATAGAACGATTTATGGAATTATTTAAGATAGATAACGTATTTCATATCGAAAGTGATGTTATGATATATGAAAATTTACAAAATATATATAGTATATGTAAAAAAGGGGATGAAAAAATATATATGGTTCAGGATAGTAAAGATAGAGTTATCCCATCTATTTTATATATACCTAAATTTGAAGATTTAATAAAATTAAATGATTACATAATAAATATTTTAGTTAAAGGTCAGCTCATTAATGATATGATTCTTTTAGGTAGTTATCCCGATAAAAATTATTTTCCTTATAAATTTGAAAACGATGAACGTATTCATACTAAGATTTTTGATAAATATATTTTTGATGGAGCTGCAATTGGGCAATATTTAGGCGGTGTAGATCCAAATAATATACCTAATGTTAAAAAGATTGATTATATCTGTAATCCAACATCAAAGATGTTTGGACATGGATTCATAAATGAAACATGTGATTTCAAACCAAATTCTAATAATGTAGAATTTTTTTTAAAGGATATGTATTTAAATCAACAAGAAAATATTTTAATTCCATTTTGTAAAAAAGAAATTTCTACAGAAATTGATTTAAAGCATATTGTAAATTTACATGTTCATTCAAAACAATTATATCAATTTAGTAGTGTTTTCAACCTGAAATATACAGATATTATAACAGGTGATCGCGTTTTATCATTATGTGATTATGTCATTATGACACCTGATATATATAATTATCATAAAAATGTAGAAAATTTTGTAAATGATATATCTAAAATTATTATAATAAAAGATTTTTCTAACGCAAATGTTACACTATTAAATGAATTTTTCAATGAAAATACATCAAACAAACCTACAACTTTGCCCAATAAAACTATCAAATTATTTATTTATACTCATATTCTAGATCAATTTATTGAACATATATTGGATAAATTAGATACTAGTTTAAAATATGTAATATATCTACATAATTCAGATCATGATTTTGGTAGCGCAAAATGCCATCGGCGATTGCTATCTGCTCCTCATATTATAAAAATTTTTGCTCAAAATATAAACTATCCTATAAGTGAATCTCCACTTACTGAAAAATTATCAATTCTTCCAATCGGATTAGCTAACATGATGTTTCCACATGGCGATAGTATTAAACTATATGAAACAATGATAAATACTTACTTTCTTAAAAAAACAAAAAATTTATATGTGAATATAAATCCAAATACATTCGATTATAGAAAAAAGGTTATAGATTCTATTAATAAAGTAAAAAATAAATATGATATTATTACCAAGCCAAAGTCATTTCCTGATTATTTAAAAGAACTTGCCCAGTATCGTTTTTGTTTATGCGTTAGAGGAAACGGGTTAGATACACATCGATTCTTTGAATCCCTTTATTTAGGTGTAATTCCTGTTATATTAAATAACAAACATACAAAAATGGATAATTTCATATATTATCTAAGAAAGGCGGGAATTCCATTTTATGAAATTACACAAGAAAACTTTACAGAAAAATACATTGATTCATTCTTTGATGAAAATTTATATAATAAAATATTAGAAAACTTCAATATACATAGACTAGATTCTCTAAAACTCAACAATTATACTATATAAAACTCGGCGACTAATACTGAACGCAATTGATTTAATTTATTTTATTATACATTAGTATAATAATGTATGCTGTCGTATAATGATAATTTACATATTATTTATATGCCCACGATTGAAAATGCTGTGAGTAATTTGATGCATAAACAGGCGGATGTTTGTATAGTAAAAAATTCCCCAGTAAGACATTCGGGTATTAGATTTGGTGATTATTGGATATCTTACACGTTTGATATATTGACTAATATCAAATTTAAGGATGATTTTAATTACGATATGAATTGCGATATGAATTATGATACAAATTATCGAAACGGAAATTTTAAAAAACCCTTATCTATGTCATCAGAACATTTTATGTATTTGTCAGAACCAATGCCTTCAATCGAAACTGCTGATATAATTTTTTTGAGTCCTAAATTTAGAAGGATCCTTCTTAACGAATTGCCAAAAGAGCAAAATTATGGAGATTTTTTTTATTTAACATTAGATGAAATATTACACTGGCTATTACTTCTATTATACAGAAGTAAAGAAATAGTTAATAGATAAATTAATTGATTCCAAAATTTTTTTTTATAAATTATATATATATATTATGAGCCAAACTAATTTCAGATCAGACGATTGTTATTCTAAACAAAAAAGTACTTCAAATAAAAGTATATTTGACTATATGACTGATAACTCTATTTTTGTTAATCGCAGTGCTTGTGACGATTTTACTCCTCCATTTTTAGCCTATATTCCAACTGGTACTTCTTCTATGAATATTGATATTGAAAATGATCTTAGAGGCGCGAACCGTATCAACACAAAATGTTCTGAATGCAAATTTTATCCCCACGCAGAAGCTCCTTCTTCAAATACTTTTCCATTAAAAGAAGAAGTTCTTAAATATAAAGAAGAATGTACATCTGATCAAAAAATCCTCCCAGTTGGATATCTTAAAAAATAAAACTTCAAGTGTTTAAAATGTAATTTATTTTTATATTTACAATGTATCTATCAAAATAATGGTTATGGTAAAATTAACATTCTATGAATATCTTCGTCTAGAACCCCAGACTACGTATAGCAAAATATTTAAAGAACATTTTGATGTAAATATACTTCCAGATAAAGTATGTTCATCTAAATTTATTTATAATCTTTTATTTCCAATAGTCTGTGACACCGCCAAACAAGAAATTTTTAAACAAACTTTCAGTGAATATTTTAAATATAAAATATCTTTGCACGATAATATTAATACGCCTTTACAAGAAAATACGCCTTTACAAGAAAATACGCCTTTACAAGCAAATTACGATTCTGATAAATTTATTAGATAATCTAAAATTAAAGTGATATTCACAAAAAAAATGAATTAAAAATGAAAATATATATATTTTGTTATATATATTTTAAGATTTTAAGACAACAAAAATGGTTTATCCTGATGATTTTTTTATGTACGATGAGATTATTGGAGATGAGATTGAAGTTATTGAAAAGATAGAGTATCCTAAACCTATTCCATATGCCATTTTGTATGCAGCTTTTAATGATGATGATAAGAAAGAACGTATTAAAAAAGAACAACGGGCAATTTTGATTAAAAATCTAGAAGATAAAAAAAAATATAATTGGACTGGACAGTCGTCTACTTAAAACAGCTGTAAAATTTAGTCATCAATTGAAACTTCTTTGTTTATATTATTTGTTATGTTTGTATATTCAATTTTGCATTTGTATTTATTTGGCTTTACTATGATCTCTTGTTCTGGGCGATTAAAATCGTCTAATAAAATATCATCTTTATTAACCTTCATTGATAATATTAATTTTAGTTCACCATAAGAGAATTCTTTAGCGACATTATAATCAGCTGTCCAGCTACTAAGTTCTTTAAGTTTAATATTAATATATTTATATTTACTTAAATTTGAAATATTAGTTATAATATATGATAAATTATCCTTAATTCCATTATTGTTCCATCTTAATCCTCTGTAAATAGTCATGCCATCAGAAACGATGGCGTTTTTTTGTTTAATATGATTTTCAATATCAGTGTCCAGTTTAAAATAATCCTTTTCATTACCATATTTAATCCATTTATCTACCCAATTATCATATTTTACTTTATTAGTAATATCTTTATCTTTAATTAACGGATCTTCTCTCATTAATTGATTTATTATATAAACAGATCGATTAAATTTTATAGCATAATATAAGGCCGTATTTTTTTTTGAATCCTGGGCATTAATATCAATTCCTCTTTTAATAATATCCGAAATATAATAGTCTTCATTGTCAGCTTTATAATATATTAATAATCGATGTAAAACATTTCTACGATAATTATCGATTGTATTTACATCTAAATTTTTATCATTTAAGATTTTATCAATAATAATACTTTTATTGTTTATATTTAAACACAACATCAATGGAGTTTCTCCATGTTTATTTTGAATATTAACATCTAAATCAAATTTAGACATTTCATTTAAAATCTCATTTATATAAATATTATGCACTGGATATACGTCATCAAATGAGTTCAAAGCTAACATTGCTGCTGAATTACCTTCATTATTCTGAGTATTAATAAGAGACTGCTGAATTAATTGAAGTATTATCTTGCTTAATTTAAATTTTTCATCATTTGATAGTTCGTATAATTTAGAAATTGCTACCATTAATACATTATTGCCATCATTATCGCATTTATTGAAATCTAAATTTTTTTTATTTAACATATAGTTTATTAAATGAATAGGCGTATTGAAATGAATTAACAACATCAGCGGAGTATTACCATATCTATCTTGTATATTTATATCAATATATTCAATTATCCTCAGGATAATACTGCACCACTCCTTAAAACTAGTTAATTCGCATGAGTTATTGGTTTTATCTTCATTTGTTAGATTATCCTTTTCTAGATTATTTAATGCATAATAAAGAGCTGTATTTTCATTATATTCTTTCAAATTTACATCAGCCTTTTTGTCAATTATTTTATTTATACTGACTTTATCAATATTCATTTTTAAACTATTCATAAGAGCAGTCATGCCATAAACATTTTGCGTATTAATTTTTAGTTTATCAGTATTTAATATTTTATCAAAATATTTAGGTGCCAATTTATATTTATGATGCATTAGTTCCAGAGCAACCATTAAAACTGTATTTCCATTATTATCCTGTAAATTAAGATCCGGCTTTTTATCAAGTAATTTATTTATTATATCCTGATTGATTTTTATATTAGATAACGCTACCATAAGAACTGTTTGGCCACTATCATTTTGAATATTTATATTAAATTTTTTGTCTAAAAGTTTATTTATAACTTCATTGTCTGCACTACTATTTAGAGCAACCATTAATGCAGTATTACCCCGAAAATCTTTTATATCTAAATTTAGATTATTATTATTATCTAAAAGTTTATGTATATTAGAAGATTTTTGTAGGATTTCTGTCATTAAAGCGGTTTGCCCTAATACATTCTGATAATTTATATTAGCCATTAAATGTATTGGTAAATTAAGATTAAGATTGAAATTGGCTGATTAAGATTGATTAAGATATATTGGTTGTTTGAGATTTGTTGCGCCTCCGCTACCTATTTTATATAAATAAAAAAATTAAATATTTATAAATTGAATAAAATCAATTAATATTAAATTTTATATGAGTTGGCAGACAAAAAGTAATTATCTCAAGCTGTACATTGGACCTATGTATGCGTCTAAAACAACCAGTTTAATATGCGAAATCAATCGTTATAAATATTTAACAGATAAAATTCTAGTTATTAATAGCATTTTAGATAAAGAACGACGTGGACAAAATTTAAATAGCATAAAAAGTCATGATAAAGAAAGTTTTCCTGCAATAATGCTAAATAATTTATTTGAATTAGAAAGTAATTACGATTTTAGAAATAAATTTAATAACGCAGATATAGTATTGATAGATGAAGCACAATTCTACAATGATCTATATGACTTTATGGGGAAAAATCTAAATAATGTTTATCAGAAAAAGCTATTTATAGTTAGCGGGTTATCATCGGATTCAAATATGGAACCAATCGGCGATGTCATTAAATTAGTACCGCTCGCAGATGAAATAATTAAATTAAGCGCCTATTGCATAGTTTGTAAAAATGGTACACCGGCAAGTTTTACAAAAAGAAGTAAAAATATAGATAATAAATCCCAAATTTTAGTTGGATTAAATGATATATACTCGCCTGTATGTAGAATGCATTATTTAATATAATATCTTGTTTCGTATAAAATTAATTATAAATTTAATCCAATATATAAATATAAATGTCCGAAAATTGTTATCCTAAAGATACTTGTGCTATTATTAAAATACAAAGATGGTGGAGAAACTTGGATAACGGAAATGCGTCTCTATATGGCAATTTTGATAGAACTGAAGATAGATTTTTTAATTCAAGTGAAAGTGAAACGACAGGTGAAGTTGAAAGTGAAAGTGCAGATGAAACGACAGGTGAAGTTGAAACTGCAAATGAAGTTGAAACGACAGGTGAAGTTGAAAGTGAAAGTGTAGGTGAAAGTGAAACGACAGGTGAAGTTGAAAGTGAAAGTGTAGGTGAAAGTGAAACTGAAGGTGAAAGTGAAAGTGAAAGTGAAAGTGAAAGTGAAACGGCAGATGAAAGTGAAACGGCAGGTGAAAGTGAAAGTCTTGATGATGCAACTATCATAGATAAATATGTAGATGAATGTGTATATTTTTTATTAAATATTTTGAATCCAATGAATATTATTAGATATTTTTTTAGTTAGTTTCGTTTTCTTATTAATATAAAAATGATAAATAATTATATTGTGCGAATTTACAGAATGGATTATTATAATACATTAGGTATTGATAAAAATGCGTCAGACGAAGTCATAAAAAAAGCTTATAAAAAATTAGCATTAAAATATCATCCAGATAAAAATGGAGGAAATGACGAACAATTTAAAAAAATATCAGAAGCGTATGAAATTTTATCTGATCGTGAGAAAAGAGAAATTTATGATTCTGGAGGAGATCCTAAATCTCAAAATATAAATTTCCAAGGTCAAGGAAATGATATACATAATATATTTCAACAATTTTTTGGAAATGCTGCTCACAACCATTTCAATTCTTTTAGACAACAAGGCCATCGTCATCACCAACAGCGCCCAAGAAATATTAAAAGAAGTGACCATATACATCAAGTAAATGTACCACTTAAAGATATACATATTGGAATTAAGAAAAATTTAAAAGTTATTATTCAGAAATATTGCTTTGATTGTAAGATTACGTGTTCTGAATGTAATGGCAGTGGGCAAAAAACTGTTCATCGTCAAATTGGTCCTATGATACAGGTTATTTCGCAAACATGTAATTTATGCGGAGGTTCAGGTAAAATAATTAAGAAAAATAATTGTGAAATATGTAAGGGAACATCTGAAATTAAGGAAGAAAAAATAGTAGTTTTAGATATAACAAAAGGATTTAAGAATAATACAAGTATTGTATTCGAAGGATTAGGTGAACAAACTCAAGAGCCAGGTGAAATCGCAGGTGATCTATTATTTCAGATTAATATATTAACAGATTCAAATTTTAAAAGAAAGGGTGATACAAATGATTTAGAATATACAATCAATCTAACCTTACTAGAATCTATTATCGGGACAAATGTTACTATTCCACATTTTGATGGAGATTTTATATTTAATACAATTAAATTCGGAATCATTAATCCAAATGAAAAATATATTATAAATGGAAGAGGATTGCAGAATATTGGCGATTTAATAGTAAAATTTAAAATATCCTACCCAATAGGAAGAATAGGTCAAGAATCTGATAGAGATAAATTGATTAATATTTTTAAAAATATATAAAGTAAATTGATAAAGTAAATTGATTAATAATTAAAGTAAAATTAGTGTAAAGTTAAAGTAAAGTAAATGTTTAATAGTATCTTTGGTCATTCAGAACAATTTAAACAAGGTGAATTTGCAGTTTATAAATCTATTTTTAGAGAAAATGTCGCAAATGGTAGTGTAGATGGTTATGAATGTAATATTAATAAGATTCCCGATTTCATTATACCCCAAAATACATGGACGTTTGATTTATATATTAGTATACAAATATATGAAACTCAAACTCATATATGGTCAAGGCCAGTTCAATATATAAAATATCATATAGAAGGTGTAAAAACGAATGTAGGGTGGGATTTATTTACAAAAATAAATCCATCAAATAATAAATTTATAAATTTTTATATTAAAAAAGATGGGTCGATGAGTTATTCATCTGAAAAAAACTGCGCTGTAAAATATAAAATTTTATTAAATTAATAAATTAAATTACTATGAATTAATAAATTATGACGAATTAAATTTCTTATGTTATTATATATAAAATATAAGAAATGTCTTTGAATGACAAATTGATTTTAGCAATTGAAAGTCAAAATTTATATGATGTTAAAAAAATACTTGAACGAGGAGAAAATGTTGATATTCATTATAAAGATGATCTAGCAATTGTAAGAGCTGCGGAAGTCGGAAATTTAGATATTATTAAATATCTAGTTGAAAAGGGAGCTGATGTAAATGCTCAATCTGGAGCCCCAATGACAGCAAGTGTTGACGGGGGACATTTAGATAATGTAAAATATTTAATTGAAAATGGAGCCGATCTTAAAATAAATGAATATAGTGATTTATATTTAGCAGCAGAAAGAGGAAATATTGATATGATAAAATATTTTATAGAAGAAGAAAGATCTATCGAATCACATGCCAAGTATATAAAAATATTAGAAGGTATATTTATGGAGGCTATTAGAAATATAAATGACGATATAATTCGTTACATGGTTGAAAATCAAGTTGATATACACACAGAAGATGATGTAGCAATGTTTTTAGCAATCAAAAACTTTGATCAAGTAACAGTATACTATTTAATAGAACAGGCTGAAATTCAGGGAGTTCCATATAGTACTGAAACGCTTGTACGTTTAAGAACTGATGCAGAAGATAGGCTATTTTCCCCTTTATATACAAGCAAACTCCGAAGACTGTTTCCGTGGGGCCAAAGTGAAGAAGCTGACACAGAAGCTGACACAGAAGCAGCAGCAGAAGCTGACCATGAAGATTATTATGAACGCAGCGCTGAAAATTATTATGAACGCGAGGCTGAAGCAGAGTATGATCGCGGAAGCCTATATGATGAAAGCGATAGTTTTGTAGATGATTGGGCTTCCCCAGTACTAGAAGAAGGACAGGATGAAGAAACTGGTGGTGATAGCGAGTACGAAGAAGATAATCAAATAGATCCTGGTTATGCCTATAAAAGCGACGATGAAAGTATAGATGATTCAGTCGAATTAAACCCGGGCGAAAATGAAAAAGATAAAATTAAATCTATTTGCATAAACGAAACTAGCGTTATTACATTAGAAGAATATGATAAATTAGATGATATGTATACAATTTATAGAAAAAAACGTAATGACGAATTCTTTAAAAAAGGAGAATGCGGCACTAAATCAGAATTACGCGATTACTTGAATAGTGATAAGGATCAAGAAATACCATCTTTTTTCATGACAATAGGTACAACACCTAAATTAAAACGCGACTTAATTACAGGGTTTACAAGTAAACCTACTGGCAAAATAGTAGTAAGATTGCCAAATGATATGTATGTTACTTTAAAATCAGTCCAACGAATTTTATCCTCAAAAGACCATTCTAATTGGTTCGCATTGCCATTGTATAACGGAAAACCCCGCCGCATAGTAAATTTAAGAGGATTTTATGGAATAGGAAATAACCACGGACAAGTACCAGGATTTGTTGTTTATAAATTATTTACTGGCACAGAGATCAAAAATAAAGTAATTGTCCAAGAATCCACAGCTGATTTCCCATCATTATATTTACACAATATGATGGAGCCATTATTTGATATTTTAGAAGTATATAATCTACCAATCGAAAAATTTATCAACAATCTTATAGATTACACAACTAAATAATACAACTAAATAATAATTGAAAAGAATCATTTTTCTAGTTAATATTAAAAATGAGCAAAAAAAAAGATAAATTACAAGACAACTCGGGTTTACAAGACAACTCGGGTTTACAAGACAACTCGGTCGTTTTGCATAATGAAAATCAGCACACCAGCAAGCATGTTATTTATCCAATGATAGATGAATTAGTAGACATTTTGCATAACGATACGCTTAATCATTTAATTGATTCAAAATGTACAACTGAATTAGATAAAAAAACATTTATGATATTTGTTATAACATATTTTTATACATATCTAAATATCGGTAAAGATGTATCTAAAGAAGATATTAAAATTTTCTTAACTGAATTAATTAGAAATCCAGAAAAAAGAAGACAATGTATCGAATTATATTATAAACAACTGCAATTACTAAATTAAAATTAATTTAATTAAATATTTAATATTGGTTAAATATTTAATTAAATTTATTTGTATCTATATTAAATGGGAAATATAAGTATCAAAAAAAATAAATATAAAATTTTAAAAAAGAAAACTCCAGATACAAATGTAACTCTAACTACAAATGACAACGTATCATATGACCTGATAAATTTTTCTAATTCAGTCGATCCAGAGCCGCCAAATTACATTTTAAACTCTGTCCAATACAATTTAAACTCTATTCAGTACAACGAAAATAAATATGGAAATACATACCAGTACAACGAACAAACATATCAAGCTACATGCCACCCAGTAGATAATACTAGTAATTTAGGATACCAAAATACGTACCAACAAAATACATGTGAAAATACGTACCAACAAAATACATATCAAAATACGTACCAACAAAATACATATCAAAATACGTGCCAACAAAATACATATCAAGATGGTAATTACAATGAAAATTCGTATCAACAAAATACGTATCAAGTTAGTAATTACAATGAAAATACAGAAAATATGCAAAATATAGGAAATTATGATGAAATATATAAACTAAATTGTGTGAATTTACAAAAAATACATATTTTCAATATACAATTTATATCTCTATGGCTGAACATTTATGATAATAATAAAAACATATCAACTGTTTTAATTTATGATTTTAATACATATTTTTTACAAAATAAACAATTACCATTTCCATCAAATAAATATTTTAATATCGTGACAGACCAAAATATAAATAATTTTTTATATACATTAATTTTGTATTATACTGACGCATATAATTTACAAACAAAGATTAATAATCACTCAAATATCAAAACTGTAATAATATTTATCCAGGAACTAATTATGATATTTTTAGATAAAAACTACCTTTCTATTGGAATTTTAGGTTCTATAAATCTATCTGAAATGCGTGTCATAAATTATATTTTATATAAAAAGTTAGATATATATGACGTCTATAATGATGAAATCTTTTCTAGTAAAAATCAGTTTATAAAAAATACTAATATAAAAACAATTTTTGGAACTTCAATGATATTAACTAATGATTACAAATTAAATATTGGCATTACCAATGCCCCAATCAACAATAACCCAGAAATCATTACTATGCCACTGAGTTTATTTTATCGTTTTATAACTATATACGCATTCATACAATGATCTTCAATACAATGATCTTCACTTTATTACATTCTCTGTACCACATAACTTCATTTCTATATCATTCAGTATATCATTTTGTAAACAGGATGAAAGTGCTTTTTTAACTGATTCTTTAGTTAATTCTTTTCTTATTTCTTTTATACTTTCTTGATAAATATCATTAAATTCACTATCTTTTTTATAACAATTTAAACATTGTTTTAATTTTAATTTTAACGTTTCTAATATTGGCTCTGTTAATAATTCACAACTATCCTTTAAATTTTTTATTACATTAATTCTATTCCCATCTTTATCTTCAATCGTAGAATTATACGTTGCCGGTTTTTTCTTAATATATTTAACACTATGATTCTCAGGATGCTCTTTATTACATATTATATCTCTTATATAATCACCTAATAATAGATTAAGCTTTGAATTATCATAGCTTTCAATTAAACCCTTCATTTTTTCTGGTTCTATATAACTTGTATTCAGTTTGTTAATAGGATTTATAGTAATTTGAATATTTATATTGTTTATTACATTATTATCACCAACTATCGAATTTGTTACACCTCCAGGCGATGTCGTCTTAAAATTTTTAATTAAATCATTCAATTTGAAAAGATCCATTAATAATTCAGATTTACATCTTTTTTCAGATAAATGTCTAGCCAAATTACTTTTTTGACCAAAAATACTTGAACATATATAACATTGATATGACATACTCTTTACTTGTATCCTAGATAATTTAATTTTAAATAAAAATTAACAAAAAATATCTTTTAATTTGTTAATTTTTTAGAAAAAACTAGTACATTTTACTACATAGTTTTTTTAATTTTATATACAAAACTCAGGAAATATTAAAAAGGTTCCCTATCTATTCCGAAAAGTCCGATTTATTCAATGGAGGAATTTAATAAACCTGAATTTATTTTATACTTTTAAGATGAGAAAACGCGAGCTTGGTCGAAAAATGACCCCGGAGGAAACGGAGGAAACGGAGGAAACGGAAATAAAGCAGTACACTTTAACTGCAGTAATTTTATAATTTCATGGCAGATATAATATCATCTTTTGAAAACATTTTTTTCTTTTGTAAAAGTTTAAATGTCACAAATACTTCATTGTCTATAATATTTAAATTCGTGTTTTTAACACTTGATAAAAAGTTAATATAATCTACAAATGTAATATCTGGATCATTTATTATATAATCATATATTTTATCAATAATTTGTTGCTGTTCAGGTTCAACATTTGTCATAGCTTCCATTTTATAAAAAAAGAAATAATACATAGCCACTAAGACTAGTATAATCATAATTATATTATTTACCATATTTGTTTATTATTACATAATAAAAAAATTTTTTTATTTAATTATAATAAGATGTCTATAGCAGATGCAAAAAGAGCTTTGCAAGCATGCGAGCAGGGGGTTAGTGAAATGATAGCTCAGCAAAAATCTAATCAAGTATTAGTTGATGATTACAATAATAGGCTTAAAGCATGGGAAGCAAAACGAGATGCGGCAGCTGTGATATATAAAAATTGGGAAAATAAATCAGATTCATATTCCAAGTATAAAAATTTAGATGCTAATCAAGAATTTGATAGCCATGATACGGATTGGTCAAGAGATTGTAGTGTATGCTGGTCAGCATGTAATTATCCATCATCTAGCGGGTGGGCTGATACCAATTGTCAAAATTGGGCTAGAGAACGAAATTTAGTACATTCAAACGAATATTATTATAATGGTAATTATAGACATGATAGTGACGGGGGAGATGGAGCATGCGGTAAAAAAAAAGTTAGATATAAGTGTTCAAGAAGACCAAGCGCAATAAATGAGTGGGTTGCTTCTTATAATGCTGCAAGGCCTGTATTTACAGAAAAAGAACCATTAAAACCTGCGCAAAATCAAACTCCGATTAGTCTAGCGTGTTGTGCTAATACACTTAATATAGTAGGAAGTGACGTCAATGAAACTTATATAAATCAACAAAATAATTGTTTATCAGATAAAAAAAGGGAGATTCAAGACGCTGAAAAAGCAGCGGAAGCTGAAAAAGCAATGGAAGCTGTAAAAGCAGCGGAAGCTGAAAAAGCAGCGGAAGCTGAAAAAGCAGCGGAAGCTGTAAAAGCAGTGGAAGCTGTAAAAGCAGCGGAAGCTGTAAAAGCAATAGAAGCTGTAAAAGCAGCGGAAGCTGTAAAATCAGCAGAAGCTGTAAAAGCAGCTAATCAAAAAATATTATTAATTATAGCTATTATATTAATATCTTTATGTTTATTATCATCGTCCTTAGCCTCTATTATGATGATGTTATAAAGTGCCAAATAAAGTGTAATTTTCTATTGCGTTTTATATTGTTGATATATTTGAGATGCCGTGCCAGCTAATTGTTGTGTAGATTGGGGATTACTTATCATCAAAAATGAACTAGCGAATGATACTAATATTAAAATTATACTAAAAATAACAATAGGTATAATAAAAGTAGAAATTATACCACCAATACCACTCGCAACACCTTCTCCAATACCCTTAGCTGCTGAACCTACAGATTTGCCTACGTCACCTGAAGCGGCTGTCTTTTCAGTTTCAGTTTCGTTCTTTGTATCAGATAAAACTGAAAAATCAATAGCTGTATCATCCGAATGCTGAGATAGACATTTAAGAAAAGCCGCATTTGCTTGATCAGTTGTCGTATCTTCAATATTCGAACCAATAATATTAAGTAAATTGGTTTGTTTCATATTCATAATACAATCTTTTGAAATTTCATTAAATTTTGAATTATCTACTTTGGATGAATTTTCAGATAATCTTCTTACAACCGTGTCATTAGACGCAGGCGACCCAAGCAATCCCCCCTCTGATTTTAAATTTTCTCTAACTTTATTCATTAGATTATTTACAACATCTGCATTAGTTGTACTTTTTAAAATACTTTGTAAAATACACATTGATTCCAATGAATTCTTTTGTGTAGCGGAAAGACTTTTAACATTGCTACCAATGATATTAATAGTATTCTCTTCTAAAGCAGTTTGATTACAATTTTGCTCAATAGAATTTTTAATACTATTATTTATATCAATATCGTTTCTTGTAATATCGCTGATATCTGTAGTATTCCTAGATGTACAATCGCCCATTCCCAGTATACAAATACCCATGTTGTATTTATATAATGTAATAATAAAAAAATTTTATAAAATCTTAAATAATTAACAAGTTATATCATTTGCAGAGTTGCATAAACTTACATAATTATATTTTGTATTTTTAACTCTATTCATACTTGCTACATACATTACATATTCGAAAACTGTTAATACTGGATCTGGTTTGTTTATTTTTTCATCAATTATATTATAATATTCACTTAAAATTGGTAGAGGAATTTCCTTTACTATTGTTTTTTCAAGTGTAGCTAACAGATTTCCAAGACTAACAAACCCAGGAATAAAAATACAGGTTGTATTATATGGGTCTTTAGATTCCCGACGGGTTTGCAATGGTGTTTTTAAACATTTATCTGGAATATTATTAGTTCTTTCATATTCTAAATCTATCTTGTTTATTTCATTTATAAAATCGTCAACAGATTTAAATTCAACCTCCTTTAAACTCATAGATAGTAAAAAATCTACTATAAATACAAATGGTACAATAATATAAAAATCATATGTTTTATTTTTAAATGTATCAATTTCTTCAGAATACGAAATCTTAAAAATTGGACCGTCAACCAATTTAATCTTTTTCGCAGATTCTGGATGCTCACATGTATACGTAGTGACATTATCTTTTAGCACTATTGAACATTCTATATTCTTGTTTGTGCCAGACTTCAATACTCCTGAAATAATCGGTATTGGATTAGATACTTTATTCTCGCTTTCAGATTCTACTAATATAGACGTAACCGCACTAGAACGAGCCGACCCGGACGTCGAACCAGTTGTCTCTGACGTCGAATTTGAACCAATAACTAAATTTCTTCTAGAATAGATATAATAACCAGCACCTAGCATTACAATACATACAGTACATACAACGCATAACCCAATAATTATAAACGTAGGAGTATTATCCATTATATTAATATTATAATTATATTTGAAAAAAAATATAAAAATATAAAAAGAAAAATATATAAATATATAAAAAAAAAATATAAAATATAAAAAGTTTAAAAAAAGAAAGAAAGAAAAAGAAATAAAAAAATTTTCAAAGTATTCAAAAAAAAGAGGGTGAAAAAAAAAGGTTCCCCCCCTTCTTTGCCAAAATTTGCAAACTTTCCTCCTTTCAAATTTTTATTTCAGTCAAGTTTTAGACATTTTTAAACGACAGTTTGTGAGTCGAGTCGAAATTTGACCCCGGAGTAAATTGAAATTTTGATTTTAAAATGAGTGGAGACTTTTTAAAATTTTTACCAAAAAAAATATTTTGAGTGGAGACGTTGAAAAAAGGCGATTACTCCGAAAAAATCAACAGTTTCTCCTTTCAAATTTTTATTTCGGTCAAGTTTTAGGTATTTTTAAACGACAACTTGCGACTCGTGTTGAAATTTGGCACCGGAGTAACTGAAAGATATTGGTTAGTTATTAAGTGAAAATATGTCATTCAATTTAATTAAATTATTTAATAATGGTGATTTACATCTTTTCTCTATTAAATGTCTATTCAAATTACTTTTTTGATTAAAATTTGATAAACAGATGTTACATCTAAATTTTATATTGTCTCGTAAATTTAGTCCATTGTTAGGCAGCATGGCTATTTTAGCTCTATTTTCATTTAACAATTTATAAAATTGGTTGTTTTCCATTTTTGAAATTTCTTTTGGGGGCTTGAACTGTAGTTGTTGTGTATATGCTAGTTTATCTAATAATTCTTCTTTTGAAATCGTCTCAAATGAACTTTTTAATGTATCAATCATCTTTCCAGCAGTTTGTATCACTAATTTCATGTATTCTATATCGCATCTAAAGTGCTCTCTATTTGAATTTGATCTATAACGGTCCAGCGCGAAATGAACGACAGATTCCAATAATACATCATTTGATGTAGGATAATCATATACTATTTCTATATCTTCTACGTTTCCTGTCTGAAGACATTTTATTCGTTTATTGACATCTTTTGCTCGTCCACATTTATAAATAAACTGTTTATCAGTTGTCAATATATACACGTGACCTGTCTTTTCAACTTCTTCGTAAGTAAGTGTTTGATACTTGATCAATTCTTGGTTCTTTTGTTGTAATAACTTATCTTTTTCTTCAAGTTGTCTCTTTAACTCGGCCGATTCATTAAATATTATATCATCAAGAATATTTCCTGCCCATTTTCTAAACTTTTTTGCTTCCGGTTTTTTACTATTGTAAAGTAAACGATACACGCCCTGACTTGATAAATATACTGTATCTGGGTTACCACCAGATGATGAGTACGTAGTACGTACTGTTCGTTCATCTTCATCGTAATTTATTATACTTGTTCTAATATTTACTAAATTTAAAACTTTACCTATATCAGATGCTTTAAACCAATAAATCTTTTTATCATTAACATTTTCTTGTAAGATTGATATAGGGTTGTTTTCAAATGCTTTAACTATACAATTATCATTATTTGACATTTATTTAACAATATTTAATTTAATTAAATATTTAGGATTTTTATTTTTAAATTCTTTCTTGGAATTGTAAAGTTAAAAATATAGTATCTTGTAATCGTTTTGTCGTGTTGTAAGCTTTCCTTATAACACGTTCATCTTCGTCTTGTTCACATCCACGTAGGTCGTAAGCTTTACGTATAACCCGTTCATCTTCGTCTTGTTCACATCCACGTAGGTCGTACACTTTACGTATCCTCGGAGGTCGTAAGCTTTCCTTACTACACGCTCATCTTCGTCTTGTTCACATCCTCGGAGGTTGTAAGCTTTCCTTATGACACGCTCATCTTCGTCTTGTTCACATTCTCGGGGGTCGTACACTTTACGTACTACACGCTCATCTTCATCTTGTTCACATCCACGTAGGTCATAGGCTTTACGTATAACCCGTTCATCTTCGTCTTGTTCACATCCACGTAGGTCGTACACTTTACGTATAACCCGTTCATCTTCGTGTTGTTCACATCCACGTAGGTCATAGGCTATACGTATAACCCGTTCATCTTCGTCTTGTTCACATCCACGTAGGTCGTACACTTTACGTATAACCCGTTCATCTTCGTGTTGTTCACATCCACGTAGGTCATAGGCTATACGTATAACCCGTTCATCTTCGTCTTGTTCACATCCACGTAGGTCGTCCACTTTACGTACGACCTTTCAAATGTAGTTAGATGTGTTCTAAAAATGATACATAATAAGTAGAGTGAATATATTAACGTATGAGACTAAGATATTATATATATATTTTTTTTTTTTAAAGTTTTGAAAAAAAAATAAAAGAGAGAGAGTTATAAACAAACATAAAAAATTTTCAAAGTATTCAAAAAAAAGAGGGTGAAAAAAAAAGGTTCCCCCCCTTCTTTGCCAAAATTTGCAAAAGTTCCTCCTTTCAAATTTTTATTTCAGTCAAGTTTTAGGTATTTTTAAACGATAGTTTGTGAGTCGAGTCGAAAAATGACTCCGGAGTAAATTGAAATTTTGATTTTAAAATGAGTGGAGACTTTTTAAAATTTTTACCAAAAAAAATATTTTGAGTGGAGACGTTGAAAAAAGGCGATTACTCCGAAAAAATCAACAGTTTCTCCTTTCAAATTTTTATTTCGGTCAAGTTTTAGACATTTTTAAACGACAACTTGCGACTCGTGTTGAAATTTGGCACCGGAGTAGCGCGTTTTAGCATTTTGAAGATTCATTTTAGAAGACTTTTAAAAACCCTATTTTTAAGGATTTTGCACTCGGTAATTCTCCACTTGTTTGTATAAAATACAAGTTGTATTTTAAGTTTTTATCAGCTGATACGTAGTTTTACATATACCTATACAGCTTAAATGAGCTAAATGAGCTTAATGAGCTTAATGAGCTTATCTTAAGTATACAATAAATTAATATAAAATATAAAAATATAAATAAATAATATATAAAGTGTATATAAAGCGTATAAAGAATAATGAACACTGCAGTAATCATAATAATAATTGTAATAGTTATGATATCTCTATCAGTTAGCGCGGGCGTTGGTATATATTTTGTTATAACAGCACCACCTGTATCGGTAGAGACCGCGCCAGCTGTAGAGGTGAAGATAGCGCCAGCTGTAGGTGTAGAGACAGCTCCATTAGAAAAAAAATGTACAGCTGATAATTCTGGATGGTCGCCAAAAGTTGTATCCGTAGGCGAAAAAACGACAAAGGCGTGTCCAGGAGGCGGGAGTGAAACTGCTACTTGTGGAGCAGACGGAAATTGGGCATCTTTTACTGGATGTCCAGTAGCAGTATCATCTCCGATACGGCTAATAAAATGGGCAGATAGCGGCAGATGTTTAGATGTACCAAATGGAAAGAATGAAAATGGTACACAAATTCAATTATGGCAATGCGATGCAAATGATAATAATCAAAAATTCGCATATGAAAATGGTCAATTAAAATGGGCAGACAGCGGTAGATGTTTAGATGTAGACGCTGGAAAGAATGAAAATGGTACAAAAATTCAATTATGGCAATGCGACGCAAATAATAATAACCAAAAATTCAAATATGAAAATGGTCAATTAAAATGGGGAGATAGTGGTAGATGTTTAGATGTAGACGCTGGAAAGAATGAAAATGGTACAAAAATTCAATTATGGCAATGCGATGAAAATAATAATAATCAAAAATTTAAAATATAAAAATTTTTTTTTACATACAGCTGTTTGTAAATGAGTATTTTATTAATTTTATACTTCAAATTTACGCTTGGAATTCCTCGCAAATACCAGACCAACTACACTCTAATTCTCTAAGATCGCTTAAATATATATTTGAATAATCAACATCTTTAAGTCTTTCTACTAAAAGTTCCATAACATGAAAAAGCCCCTTGTATCCACCAACTTTATAAATTTCCTGTCCAATCTTGTGACCTCTTTTTGCAAACACAGTTCTATCATATGAAAATTTAGAATTACTAAACATCAAATCAGTAATTTCTGAAATATATTTACCATACATTTTTAAAATTTAATTAACATTTAATTAAATTCAATTTTAAATTACGGCCACTTCCAGTAATAAATGTACAAGCCGTGGGAAAGTTATTATTCTGGTTACCAGATGAAATCAATAGAAACACTGTAGATATCTAATAGATAAAATAAGCGTTTATTTCGATCAAGTTTTAGACATGTTTAAACGACTATTTGTAACCTGAGTCGAAGATGGTACTGGAACAGGTTGATCCGCTTCTAATTTCCTGGAATGGCCAAAAATTAACTCCAGTAATAAATGTACAAGCCATGGTAAAGTTATTATTCTAATTACCAGATGAAATCAATAGAAAGACTGTAGATATCTAGGTGGCGATCCGACTCTAATACATGAAATAAGCGTTTATTTGATAAACTTATAGTATATATTAAATATTATAAGATTCATTTTATGAATTGTAATTTTTGCAATGCTAGTTTTGTAACTAAAAGTAACTTATTAAGACATCTAAAAAAAAATAGATGTGAAGTGGCCAAAACAATGACTCCATTAGACTATCATGACAAATTTAAAAAAATACAACCGGAAATTGAACAACAATTAACTTTTGATGGTATTTTTAAAGGACGCGAGTCTGAAATTCGTATTACATCTGATAAAATGATTTCAGTATTTGACTTTATTAAAGTTGTAGGCGGCCAAGTAAACCCACGGAAAACTTGGAATAGAATATTAAATGAACACGCTGATGAATTAGGAATAGTCGGATTTTCCGACTATTCTCAATTTGGCAAAACTAAAGCAACGCCAGTCATAAATGTTCAATGCATGGTGAAATTATTATTCTGGTTACCAGGCGAAATGGCTAAGCAATTCAGAAGCAAATCAGCAGAAACAATGATTCGATATCTAGGCGGCGACATTAATGATTTAAAATGTTTAGAAGAAATTAAAGAAATACAACCAGAAAATGAACAACAATTAACGTTTGATGGCATTTTTAAAGGACGTGAATCTGAAATTCGGATTACACCTGATAAAATGGTTTCAGTATTCGACTTTATTAAAGTTGTTGGTGGTCAAATAAATCCAAGAAAAACGTGGGCGGATATATTAAAAAATCATAAAGAGGAGGTTGTAACTTTTTGTTACAACCTACAATTTCCTGGAAGTGGCCAATCTAAAACTCCAGTCATAAATGTTCAAGGGATGGTGAAATTGTTGTTTTGGTTACCAGGTGAATTGACTAAACAATTCAGAAGCAAATCAGCAGAAATACTGATTAGATATCTGGGCGGTGATATTAACGAATTAAAATGTTTAGAAGAAATTGAAGAAATACAACCAGTAAATGAACAACAATTAACTTTTGATGGCATTTTTAAAGGACGTGAATCTGAAATTCGGATAACGCCTGATAAAATGGTTTCAGTATTCGACTTTATTAAAGTTGTTGGTGGTCAAATAAATCCAAGAAAAACGTGGGCGGACCTTATGAATAAATATAAAAATGAAATAGTAACTTTTTGTTACTATTCTCAATTTGGAAAAGCAAAAGCAACTCCAGTCATAAATGTTCAAGGGATGGTGAAATTGTTGTTTTGGTTACCAGGTGAAATGGCTAAGCAATTCAGAAGCAAATCAGCAGAAACAATGATTCGATATCTGGGCGGCGACTTGACATTAATAGATGAAATTAAAGCTATTGACCAAATGCATGTTGAAAATCCAAATAACATTGCTCAAGTATTTAGAGAAGAAGTGAATGAAACTAATCGTTTGAATTATGATCAAATTAACCATAGTAAAGAATTGTTATCTCATTTTGGTAGTAAAACTGAAATATTTTATATGTTATTATTTTCTTTAGCTGAGTGTTGGTATCTAAAGTTTGGTATTGTAAATCTAAGATGTTTTTATGAAAGATACAATGAGCACGTTATAGAATTTGGTCCAGATATTTGTGTAGTAGATGCGTTTCAAAGTTCTGATGTAACAAAAATAGAATCTGAACATAAAAATTCGGTATTTTTCAAGCAACATAGTATAAAATTGCCTAAAAAATCTGGAACTGGAAATCATGTAGAAATTTATCAATTGTCAGAGACATTAACATATAATAAAATAAAACAAGAAATATTAAAAACAGCTAACGATAGAATAACAGATCCACCGCCACCAAGTTATACACCAATAGAAAATTCAAGTGAATTAACAAAGCAAATTGAAGCGAAAGAAAAAAGTGAGCAAGAACGTGAAAAAACAAAACAAAAACAACTAGAACTTGAGATCAAAAAACTTGATCAAGAACAAGAAAAAACAAAACAAAAGCAACTAGAACTTGAGATCAAAAAACTTGAGTTTGAGATGATGAAATTTAATAAGAATGTATAATGTTGTTGTAGTCTAGTCCAATTTTTCAATTGTCTTTATTTTTTCAAATTAATAATAAAGAAATAACCAAAAAATATAATTGTAAATAACAAAGTTTAACATTTTGGATATTCATTTTTGAAGACTTTTAAAATACCTGATTTTAAGGATTTTGTACTCGGTAATTCTCCACTTCTTTTTATAAGAATATGTCTTGAATTTAGCTTTTTATCAGTGATTACACGATTTCATATGTACCTATACAGCTTAAATAGCTAAAATGAGCTAAAATGAGCTTACTTAGCTTATCTTAAGAATACAATAAATTAATTAAAAAGTTTTTTGAAAAAAAAAATAAAATATAAAAATATAAATATAAAAAGTTTAAAAAATAAAAAGTTTAAAAAAAGAAAGAAAGAAAAAGAAATAAAAAAATTTTCAAAGTATTCAAAAAAAAGAGTGTGAAAAAAAAAGGTTCCCCCCCTTCTTTGCCAAAATTTGCAAAAGTTCATCCTTTCAAATTTTTATTTCAATCGAGATTTAGGTATTTTTAAACGACAGTTTGTGAGTTGAGACGAAATTTGACCCCGGAGTAAATTGAAATTTTGATTTTAAAATGAGTGGAGACTTTTTAAAATTTTTACCAAAAAAAATATTTTGAGTGGAGACGTTGAAAAAAGGCGATTTTTCCGAAAAAATCAACAGTTTCTCCTTTCAAATTTTTATTTCGGTCAAGTTTTAGGTATTTTTAAACGACTGTTTATGACTCGTGTTGAAAAATCGTTCCGGAGTAGCGCAAATTGGTGAAACTAAAAAACGCTAGTCATAAATGTACAATGTGCTGTGTTTTTTAGTTTTTGTTATATAATAAAAGAAATTAGTTTGGTTAAATTAAAGTTGATTTGGGTCGTATCGAAGTCCTTCATTTTCATATTTTTTGAATACGAAAGTTTCATTAAATTCAGGTATCAAAACTGTGTCTCCATCAAAGAGTTCATTATAATTTTTTGTTTTGAATGGGATTTTAACTCGTCCTCTTGATTCGTCTATAGTATAATATTCTTGTTTATCTGATTTACCTGGGTATTTATCTCTACTATACACGGGGAGTTGTTTGCCGGCTGCTGATAAATAGCCTGTCATTTGATATTGTTGATAACTATTATAACCTTTTGTGGTTAATGTGCCGCCTGGGTATATATTTTCAGGAGGGTGTAAGGGATTATATATTTTATTTAAGAATCGATTTTGAGTGGCATTACTGAGGTTATTTTGTGCTTGTGCTAGATTGGTTTGGCAGACTTGTTCTTTTAATTTTATGTCAAATAAATTATCTTGTAGATTTTTAATTTTATCAACTAATTCTTTATTACTGAGCGAGCTATATAGATCTAGATGTTCTTTTTTTTTAGCCCATGAAATATAAGCTAAATATAAAATTATACAAAGTAATATAAAAAAATATGCGGTAAAAGTTTCTTGTCTGAAGCAGATATTAGCCATCTTATTATAATATATATAATTATAATAAATTTTATAAATAAGTTAATTTGAAGAGTCAATTTGTGTATCTAAACATATTTCTTCGATGGTATCTTTGATAATGAAACGAATAACTTCAATCTGTCGTTTTTGTCCAATGCGATTGCTGCGACCTATACTTTGATTTTCAATATCTTGTCTATATTTATCGGTTCCATATATGGGTTCTACTAAAATAATTTTATTTGCAGCGGTTAAATTTGTGCCAGATGCTGCGTTTTTAGATGATAATAGAATGATATTTGTATTAGGATCCTCACTGAAACTTTTAATTGCTTTTTTTTTTTGAAAGACTGTACCTTTACAATAAACGTGCGGTTGAGTTAATGAATCACTTATCTTATTAAGAATTTCGTCCCATTGTGAAAATATGATACATTTGTCATCTTGAGCAAGTTCTGTATTTATATAATGTAGGATATTACCGATTTTTGTAGATTTAACTTTGTATATTAAATTATTGAGTCCAGTTTCGTTGGGGTTTTCTGATATATTTTCCTTTTCTTCTTTATATTTAAAAATATCATCTTTTGAAATGGGTGTATTACACTTTGGGCATTTTACTTGATGTGTTGTATTATTTAAATATTCATTTAAACAATCCCAGCATAATTTGTGTCCGCACTTTGTAATAGCTAAATTTTGTATATCAGTATCATCTAAGCAAATGGGGCATGTATCAGCTTCTTTAATATTATCGATAACATTTTTTAAATAGTCATAAATTCTTTTTATGATATCATAATTCTTTTTTTCATTTGTTAGATTTCGTTTATCATTTGAAATGTCTGTTTTAATGGGTTCAATCTCGTGGCTCTCCCTTTTTTCTGTATAAAATAGAGATAATTGCTCTTCTTTTATTTTTATGGAATATTCTAATTTTTTTTGAATAGAAATGCTTTTTGTGATTTTTAGATGATTGTGATCTAATAGTGCGGTTTGTATTTCAGATAAAGTTTTACAATTTTTTATAATATTTTTTGTTTCTTGATCTATTTCTGGGTGACAACATAGTTTAATTAAAAAATTATAATTTTTATCAGAGTTGCCTTTTAGATAAGAGTCATAAATATTTCGTTCTTGATCAGTGAATGTTAATAATTTTGTAGTGAATGTGATTAAATTTTTGGTTACTTCGTGTTTGATTGAATCTGAAGTATTTCTTCTAAATAATGAAGAGGATGATTTAATTAGTTCAAGATTTTTATTATGAAGGGGTAATTCGGTGGGTTGAATACCTTTTGAAATATAAGAAATTATATCAACGAATCCGCCTACGCCGTTTGCGAATGGGGTTCCAGTAATATTCCATTTAAAATTTGATGATAATCTGTTGATTATATATTTAATATTGTTATTTTTTATTTCGTGAGATTCATCTAATATTATGGAATCAAATTTAAAATTAGAAAATTGTTTAAGAGAATTGTCTTTTGAATTTAGTAGATCATATTTATTTAATAATAACGATTTAACAAGGTTATGACCGACTGTATTTTGTAGTAATTTATTATTTAAGAAATTATATGTCGTGATTATAATGTCAGAGAATAGAATATCACCGAATGTTAAATTCAAAAATTGGTCTTGTGTTATAGCCATTAATATTCTTTTGCCGGATTTTGTGGATGCGTCTGTAAAATGGCTATAATATTCTCTAGCCCATTGGTCGGCTAAATGGCTAGGACATATAATAAGATTACTATTTGTATTATATAAATTTTTGTCTGGAGTTATATATTCATATATATTAAATTCTCCTAAATTATTATAACATGTTTTTCTTTTATCTATAAAAGGAGTATTAGAATGTTCTTTACAGTAGAATTTGTCTAATACTTTTATTTGCTTGGAACAAGTGTGTCCTTTATTTGAACCCCTTTTATAAAAATAATTGCATAATTCATCATCTTGGAATTCTACAAATTTATCAAATTTATTTTGTTTTTTTAGAATATGGCATAATGTAATAATAGTTTTACCTAACCCGACGCTATTGATTAAATTGCCTCCAAAAAATGTAAATGTAGAATTTAATAAATCAAAATTTTGGCTGAGTTGGTTATATTTGAGTAATTGATTTTGGTAATATATATAATTTGAATCTTGTGAATCAATAATTAAACACGGTGTTAAAATATCTAATGACTCATTATTTAATTGGAGATTTATATATGGTTTATAGATATAATTGATTATATTATTTTTATTAGATACATTTTGTTCTATACAATTCATCCATTTTATATCTTCTATTTGGTAATTGAATAACGTAATATTAAGTTTTGGGGCGTGGTCTTCTTCAAATGAATTTGTTGGTAAGATGTCTAAGATGTTGTTTAGTTCATTCTCGCATTTATTATTTAAAAAATTAAAGATACTCCAGTTCAAGATAGATCTTATGATATATATTTTATAATTTTGTTTGCCGGAAATAAAGTGATTAACAAGTTTTTTATTAATATAATAATTCATATATAATTTATTGTTATCTTTATGTAATTTGCATATTATAGATGCGCGATGGTATGTATTATCTATAAAAAATCTTAATTGTCTATATAATCTGGAGTTAGATTGGTATTCTCTTTGTAATTCTTGTTTATTTTTCCAGTTTAGAAAGGGATATAGTAAAAAATCTGATGAATAGCACGAGTATGAAAAATCGAATGGATCATTATATAAAAAAGAAGACACATTTTGTCCATTTTCATCGATTGTTATTTTTAAGTTTGTATAAGAATTTAATAATTGATGGATATCTGTGTGATATAGTTTAAAATCGTGGCATTGATTAATATTTTCATCAATGATTTTTTTATGTATATATAAAAAATTATCAGATAAATCTGAAATATTCATTTAATTAAATTAATATAATTAATTATATTTAGACCAGTTTTGTTTTGAATTGACAATAAATTGAATTTTTTATGAATATTATATTATATATATATGTAAATGCTGATGTAAATTAATTATGAATTTATTAAGATTTTATAAAATGATATCTAGATTACATAAGAGTAAATGTAAAGAACAAGAACGAGTACAAGAACGAGAACGAGTACAAATACGAGAACGAGTACAAATACGAGAACGAGAACGAGAACGAGTACAAGAACGAGTACAAGAACGAGTACAAATACGAGAATACGAACGAGTACAAATGCGAGTCCAAGAACAGGAAAATGAAAATACAAAAAAGTTTGAATTACAAAGGGTGTGTGGGGGGAATGTAGTCTTTAAAGAACTAATTGAAAGATTACCTGAAAATTCAGATATTCTAAATACATTATATGAAATTTGTAAGATTAATTATGTTTATATTTTAAAGGGCATCGAGCTTTCTATATATAGAAAGCTTGAAACTAAAAAAGAGATTCTGCGTTTACATAATAGTAGTAATACTACAGAATATAGAGATTTATTTCTATATATTCTTGAATATTATAATATTTATTAAGACAAAACTGCGTATTAAGACAAAACAAATTTGCGTATTAAGACAAATGCAAGTAATAATACAAATGATTTGATAAGAATAACTGACATGTGTGAATATCCGGATCTGGATATAAATGGTATAATATTTAATGTTTTTCTTACATATTCATTTGACGAGCTAGTAGCTGAAAAAAATATAATAAATAATAGTAATAAATTAGTTAGATTGAGTTCTTTTTTGACGGTTTCAAATAAAGTTTGGGTTTGGTAACCTAAATTTATTTTTTTTTTGAAACTTAATACGGGCTCTGTTATATTAGTTTCTTCGTTTTGATTATACATTGGTTGTTCGTCATAATTTCTTTTTTCGCTGGTTTCTTCTATATTTTGGGTAAGCCTTGTGTTAAAAGGCTCTTCGTTTTCTTCGTATTCATTTGGATTTCTGAGTTCTAGATCAGCACCGGGTAGATCTGAAATATCAGTTGACATACTCATTTTATTTTTATTATTCTATTGAAAAATAAAAAAATAAGTTAAACTTAAACAAAAATAATTGATTAAAAATAATTGATTAAAAATAATATTAGAATCAATTTAGATTGATGGATCGAATAAATAATTTTTTGAATGGTTTATTTAGACCTGAATTAAATTACAATGTGATTGAAGAAGACGAGCATTTTAACAAAGGGCTTACCCAAAATATAGAAGAAATAGATGAAAAGATTATTGATATTTGGTCAGATATAGAAAATGATCCGTTGATGGAGTCAATGCAAATGGATTTTCCTGATGTAGATGTATATAATGAAACTTTAATAAAAGAATTAAAAAAGCCAATGCCGAGAATGATTAGTGTATCTGGTCATACATATATAAGTTTGAATGATACGTTGTGTGATACATTGTGTGATTATGAAAAAATTGACAGTGGTAGGAGAGTATTAACTGCTAAAAATTATTTAAAAAGGGAAAGGGAAAGTGACATGGATTGGGGGAAAAACATTAAATATTTAGAGTTTGTAAATCAGACGTACATTTCTCATATGAAGGAGAGAATGTTATATTTTTGGAAAGCATCAGCTGCTGCGTTCTATTTATTTCTTAATGCATTTTTCCCGAGTAATTTTACTTATTATGGAACTGATATAATAATATTACTAAGTGAAGATATTCTAGATAAATATTTTGATGCGTTAAATAGGCAAGCTGACAAAGTGGTAGCTTAAGATTTGATTTAACAAAAAATGAAATTAACTTGGCTTAACTAATATATAAATGTTTAAACAAAGTCAAATTGTGACGAGTGGTCTGAATGAAAGTTTAAAGGAGATGATGGCTGAATATATTCTTGAAAATGGAATATCAGATATTGATTTAGATGAAAATGGGGTACCAGATGATTTAAATTCAGAATCTACTTTATCTAAAAGTCAGAAAAAGGCTTTTGATTTATTTAAAAAGGGTAAATCGTTATCAATTTTTTCGTCTGCAGGATGTGGTAAATCGACGTTGATTAAGATTATGCAAGAATACCATGAAAAAAAGAAGGATGGAAGAAATATGTATCTCACGTCGACGACTGGAATATCGTCATTCAATTTGGGAGGTTGTACTATTCATTCATTTATGGGGATTGGTACGGGGGAGTCTGATATGGAATATTTATTAAGAAAAATTTTAAAGAATAAGGTATTATATCAAAGATTATTCATGACTGATATTTTGGTCATTGATGAAATAAGTATGCTTAGCGCATCAATTTTTGAGAAAATTAATTTAATATTTCAATGTGTAAAGAAAAATAAAAAGGCATTTGGTGGTATTCAGTTAATATTGACAGGTGATCTCATGCAGATTTTACCTATTTTTAATAATACTTTTAATAAGGAAAATTTTGATGAAAGACTAATTATTGAGAGTGAAATATTTATAAAAATGTTTAAGGATAAGATTATTATATTAAATGAAAATTTTAGACAAAAGAATGATTCTGTATTTATTGAACTTTTATTGAGAGTTCGCAAGGGTGAGCATACTGGGCAAGATATTGATTTACTGAAATCGCGTCTTGATTATGACGAGGACGATCCGATTGTTAAAAATAGTATACATCTTGTAAGTTACAATAAGAAGGCTCAGTATATAAATGAGAGTAATTTAAAAAAATTGCCAGGTCCAGAGATTTCATATGACATTGAATATAAAAAGAAATATAATACAAGTGAGGAATATAAGCTTTTACAGAAGGAATTAGAATCTCAGTTTCGCCAAAAGGGAATGATAAAGGTTCAATTGAGGAAAGGAGCTCGAGTTATTTTAATTAAAAACTTGGATGTAGCCGGTGGGTTGGTGAATGGTTCAATTGGTACGATTCTTGAATTTAAGGGAGGGTATCCTGAAGTATTATTTGATAGTGGAGTTAAACAGATTATTACAAAGGTGGATTGGGAATTAGAATTAGATGGCAATAAAGTATCAGCTGTGCAGGTGCCATTGATGTTGGCATATGCAATTACAATAAATAGATCTCAGAGTTTGAGTTTAGATTCTGCTGTAATGGATTTGTCGGATGTATTTGCAGATCATATGAAATATGTTGCTTTAAGTCGTGTAAGAAATCTTAATGGATTATTTCTAAAATCTTTTAATGAAAATAAAATAACAATTAATAAAAAGATGAGGGAATTTATTGACAAGTATGAATAATCTGAATTTATGCAGTTGAAGATTTAAAATTTAATAAATCCTTCTTTGTGCATAAAATAATAAGCAATAAAAGAAGCTGCCATTAAATTTATGAGAGCATGTATTGTTCCGGAAGTGGAATTCATTTCAGGATAGCCTAGCATGTATGAATGTGTTAAGAAAACAATAGCGATTCCGATGTAATAATAAGTAAGATGGTCCATTTTTGGTATTTATATTATATTAAAATAAAAAAATTTAATTAAATTTGATATAAAGTAAATAAAAAAATTTAATTAAATTGGATATAAAGTGAGTTATTCGAGTTTTTTAGATGAAACGGGGTTCATGGTTGGTTCTGGGAAAATGAATTTATTTTGTCGGATATCTTCGTGAATTCCTCTAATACATGAGTTTTGATCTTCGTGGCATGTTGCTGGCGAGCTATAAAGCCATTTTGCAAAATCGAGGTTTGGGTCGTTTGGTATGGTTGTCCATGGCATAGTAAAGAAATTTCTTTGAGAGTTTAATTTACCAAACATATCGGATATGTCGTTATATAAATTATTATTAAAATTGGAATCGATTTCTCTTTTAATATCTGGGTCGTTTGGATCACATGCTTGAGAAGGTGGAATGATGTTATTATCTGAATCAATATCAAGATAATTTTTCATGGTGGCATTCATAAATGGATTATCTAAGGTTGGCTTGGTACAATTTTCTGGAGGACTGAAGGATTGTTTTTCTATATTCCAATTACCTCCGTTACTAGTGTTTTCAAGTCCTTCTGTTTTATTTATTGGGTGATTTATATATATAATATAGGTTAAAACTAGTGTGAATATAAAAATGCTAATATATTTGATATTAGAATGGTAAATTGATAATATCAGTGAAGTATATAGTCCTAATCTTACGATAGAATTTAGTCTTTCTTCATTTGTTTGAAACTTTGTGGGGAAAAATTGTGCGAGTTTTTCTTTTTTTAATAAGATTGTGAAATCATTTACCCATAATGGATCATTAACAAATTTTGTTGGAGGAATATAAATTATTGTATTTTGAATATTCATCCTGCTATCTATGTGCTTATACTTATTAGTTATAAATAAAATTTTTGAAAACTTTTAAAAAATAAAATTAAGATGGTAAGAAATATTCTTTTCTGCGCTTGGAGATAAATTTATCGGTTATTATGTTGGCGTTAATTTGATTAAATGTTTTCCCCTTTAGGCGTTGGATAATAAAGTAACAAGAGTATATACCACAGAGAGATGAATTTTTCTGGTGTGGTATGTTATTAATAGTTAATTTATATGATCTTTTTTTAGAGAATTTATTAATAAATTCTTGTATATATTTGTTAGGGATATCCCCGAGTGAATCAAAATATTCAATAGTTTTTTTTTCGATATCAATAAAACACGATGTCCAATGTTGTCCTGGTTCTGTGTGTTTATCTGTATTAAAGACGATTCCTATTTTATTAAATTTATGTATAAGACTTTTATAATTTGGATGGGCTATTCTATGAAAGTTAGCTGGGACTGCTCCTAAAAATTTAAAATCTGGATTATAGATTTCATATTGTTGAAGTATCTCATTTATATGTGAAGTATTTAACCATTCATTATCTGATTTGGTCCCAGTTGGTTTAAATGTAAAATATTGAAGTTTTTGTCTTAGATCGTTATCTTTAATTGTATTAATAAAATCTAATTGTATCCAACAATGTTCTTTTTTACAGAGAGTTTTAAGTTTTTTATGTATAGCGTTCCATAAATCATATTTTGTAGTAAATTTGGTTAAATCTATTTTATGATCAGAGTTATTATTTATACATACTTTTTTATTAATATACGTCTTACAAATCTTCCCTTGATATTTATTTAACGAGGTTGCAATTTCAACTAATTCATTATATTCAAAACATGTAAAATCTGTATCATTATTTTTTAACAAGTTAATTGCGCAATAAGGATTCTTTGCAGTAACCATATCTACTATAATAATAACGCTTAAAAAAAGTTTATGAAAAAGTTTATGAAAAAGTTTATGAAAAAGTGTATGAAAAAGTGTATGAAAAAGTGTATGAAAAAGTGTATGAAAAAGTGTATGAAAAAGTGTATGAAAAAGTGTATGAAAAAGTGTATGAAAAAGTGTATGAAAAAGTGTATGAAAAAGTTTATGGAAAATAAATGAATAAAAAATAAAAACTGTATATTTTGTTTATATATATGTGGTTTGGCGAAATTATTTCACAGAGAAATAGGAAATTTGTAAAAGCGTTAAATTCAAGTGGTCAAGAGTTATATTTTCCGATGAAAATGCAAATGGATGAAGTTGAGAATTATTATGATAATGTGATTTATTTAACCGATATCAAGCATACTACTTTTACTAGTTTAAAATATTCAAGTAGTGATCTTATTAATATTTTTGGTATTCCTAATTTTAAGATAGTAGATTTTTTAGGAAAGAAAATGTTAGAGTGGGAATTTAAAATACCATTTGAAAATAAAAAGGTTTCAGAAGAATTTCAGAGTGGTGTGTGTATTATAAGTACTTCAAAAAATATTAACAAAAATGATCATGTGGCAGAATTATTAGATACAATAAAAAATTTAAATCTAAATAGTGATAGCTGTTGTTATGGACACAAATATGAGATGGAGTATATTCCATTAGATTCTGCGTCAAAATGGGTATTAGAAATTCATTTTAACAAGTATCCATATGAGAGCAATGATAAAATTGCGATTTATAATCAATCTAAAAAAATTATTGATTTTATCGAAAGATCAATAAATAAGAATGTAAATAAGGATCGAACTGATCTAAATAATGAAATGAGCAAATTACACATTGAATAAATTAATTATAACTGAAACAATATAAAATTAATTATAACTGAAACAATATAAAACTAAAATGAAAAAATATAAGAGCCTTAAACGGCTCATTTTTTTATTAACTGAAACAATATAAAATTAAAATGAAAAAATAATTTAATAAATAAAAGTATAAAGTGTTAAATTTTTAAAAATGGATTTTATAAAAAGTACTTTTAAGAATTTATGTAAAAGAAGTCTTTTATTTAATAATTTAAGTGAAGACAATGAGTTATTAAAGATTTTAAATGCTGAAAAGAAAAGACAACTTGGAAGTTTAGAGTTAATAGCGTCGGAGAATTTTACTTCTCGCGCGGTATTACAAGCAAATGGGACAATATTTACAAATAAATATGCGGAAGGGTATCCTCATAAAAGGTATTATGGCGGCTGTGAAAATATAGATGATTTAGAAATTCTTTGTCAAGAACGTGCCTTAAAAGCATTTAATATTAATTCTGATAAATGGGGTGTCAATGTCCAAAGTTATAGTGGTAGTACTGCTAATTTTTCTGTATATACTGCGTTATTGAATCCTGGTGATCGTCTAATGGGTTTAGATTTACCTTCTGGTGGGCATTTAACTCATGGTTATAAAACGCAAACAAAGAAGATTTCGAGTAGTGCTATTTATTTTGAGTCAAAGTCTTATTCAGTCAACAAAGAAACATTTTTAATAGATTATGATAAATTGAGAGACGATGTATTAGAATTTAAACCAAAGTTATTGATTGTAGGTGCAAGTGCGTACGTACGTGATTATGATTATAAAATATTTAGAGAAATAGCTGATTTAGTAGATGCAAAATTAATGGCTGACGTGGCTCATACAAGTGGGTTGATTGCGAGTGGATTACTTAAAAGTCCATTTGAATATTGTGACGTGGTTACAACTACAACCCACAAGACATTAAGGGGTCCTCGTGGTGCTTTAATTTTTTATAGAAATGAATTAAAAGATATTATTAATTTTTCTGTATTTCCAAGTAATCAAGGTGGTGGGCATTTTAATACAATATCTGCGATAGCGACTGCTTTAAACCAAGTATCAACAGATGAATTTAAAGAATATTCTGAAAATGTTATAAACAATGCAAAATATTTAGCAAGTGAATTAAAAAAGCTTGGGTTTGAAATAATTACAGATGGAACAGATAATCATATAGTTTTAGTTAATATGAAGAAATTTGGTTTAACTGGAAGTAAATATGAAAAGTTGGCCGAATTTTGTAATGTAAGTATTAACAAAAATATGATAGCAACTGATAAATCGGCGATGAGTCCATCTGGTATTCGTTTAGGTACGTCGGCTATGACATCACGTGGGTTTAAAAATAAAGATTTCAAATTTGTTGTATATATATTACACGAGATAGCTTTATTGGGATTAAATATCCAAGCGGCATGTCATAGTACAAAACTTGTAGATTTTGAAGAAGAATGTAAGAATTATACTAAAAAAATTGATAGTATTAAATCAAAAGTGTCTATATATTGTAAAAAATTTAAAATGCCATTGTGCTAAATAAAATTGAATTAAAGAATTTTTAGGTTAAATATAAATGGAGCTAATTATAACTGAAACAATTGGCTATATAGCGGCTGTTATGACAGTATTTAGCTTAGTACCACAGTTGGTAAAAATTTTAAAAAACAAAGATAGTAAAGACTTATCTTTGATGTCATTTTATCTATATATACTAGTTCAAATTTTATGGATATCCTATGGAGTAGGGCGGGGTGATTTGCAGATTATTATTTCAAATGCGCTTTGTTGTTTATTATCTATTATGATAATCGGATTTAGTCTTTATTATAAAAATAACAATGTTATAGATAATATTATAAATGTGTAAAGTTGAGATTTTAAAATAAATGTTGTTTGCATAGCGGGCAAGTATTTTTTTCTATAAGCCATTCGTCTACACAGTGAATATGAAAATCATGTGAACATCTTAATTTTCTAATTATATCATCTATATTTATTTCATCTTGGCATATTACACAAAATTGATTTAACTTTGATTTTGTAATATGTGAATTTTCAAATAATTTTTTATTTATTAATCCATAAGACTGATAGTTTTCTGTATAATTTACGTTGTCGTTGTAATTAAGATTGTTGTAGTTATAATTTGTGTTAGGATTGGCGTTGGTGTTGGTGTTGGTGTTAGTGTTAGTGTTAGTGTAGTTATAATTTGTGTAGTTATAATTTGTGTTGGTGTAATTCGTGTTAGTGTTAGTGTTAGTGGAATTTAGATTGTTGTAATTCGTGTTAGTGTCATTGTAATTTAAGTTTCTGAGTCTAAGTTGTTCACTGTAGATTCTTCTTCTTTCGACTTTTATTTTTCGTTGTTGATATGTTTCCATTTATAATTTAACAGTTTAAAAAAATGAATATTAAACAAAATAACATGTAATTGAAGTGAAGCAAGCCAAAGTGAAGCAAGCAAAAGTAAGCAAAACGAAGCAAGCAGCCAAAGTAAGCAAACCAAAGCATGACTAAATCTTGTGACGTGTGCGCCGAGTCTTTTAACAAGACGACTCGTGTTATAATTGAGTGTAAATGTGGGTTTGAATGTTGTCGTACATGTGCCAAGACGTATTTGCTTTCTAGTGCGAATGGTGCGCATTGTATGTCTTGTAAATTATCTTGGGATCGTAAGTTTTTAATAAATAATTTTGAAAAGAGTTTTATGAATAAAATTTATAAGGAGTATCGTGAGAATCTTTTATTTGAAAAGGAGTTATCTTTATTACCGATGACCCAGCCTCATGTTGAAAAGATTATGGCTAAAAATAAATTAAAAAATGAAGTGAAGGACATTACGATTAAAATGTATGGCCAGGCTATTTATGAAGATATAAATAAATATAAATATAAGATTGAGGATATTATTTTTATGTTTTATGATCAAATTGATTTATTTCAAAATTATTATATACATATGCAAGAACGATTGGTAATTATTAATGATTCTTTAAATAAATTAAAAAATAACGATGGCAAAGAGACTGAGAAAAATAAATTTATTAGACAGTGTCCGAATAATGAATGTCGTGGATTTTTGTCATCTTCTCTAAAGTGTAATTTATGTGAAATGTGGGCTTGCAGTGAGTGTCATGAAATGAAGGGTAATTCGCGGAATTCTGAACATATTTGTAATAAAGAAATTTTGGAATCTATAAAAATGATGGAGAAAGATACAAAGGCTTGTCCAAAATGCGCGGCGTTAATTTTTAAGACGGATGGGTGTGATCAAATATTTTGTGTAGAATGTCATACAGCTTTTAGTTGGAAGACATTAAAGATAGATACCGGTGATATTCATAATCCTCATTATTTTGAGCTATTGGCAAAAAATAATGGTTCGATAGAGCGTAATCCTAGGGATATTATTTGTGGTAGAGATATTGATAATAATTTCTTAATGGATTTATTTAGAGAAATGAAATATCAAGTAGTTTATACTTTACAGGATCAAATTAATAAAATTTGTATGAACATTATTCATATTAAGAGTATAGAAATTCCTAAATTTACTAGAAATAATATTCAAGATAATATGGATATTCGTATTGAATATATGATGAATGAAATTACAAAGAAAAAATTTAAATCTATTTTGCAACGTAGAGAAAAGAAGAACCAGAAAGATACTGAAATTTTAAATGTACTGACTACATTTGTAAATTGTACAACTGAAATTATGTATAGATATTATGAACAATTGACATATCAAGAAACAAATTATGATACGGTTACTCCTAAAATATATAATGAATTTGTAAATTTAACAGTTTATATCAATGAATGTTTTATTAGTATTTCGAATACGTATAATTGTAAACAATATCAAATGAATCTAAATAAAGAGTTTTATATTTTTAGTTAAAAAGTGAATAATATTTAATCTTTACAGTAAACACAAGCATGTGTAAGCATAATTCTCCTAATCTGTTTATTCGAAATGATATATATCTTGATATATATGATTTAGATGAAGTAAAATTACACAAAGAAAAAAAACTTGATGAACAAGACCTTAGCGATGAACGGGGTTGTTGTATATATTGTTTAGAAGAAGACTCTTTATTTAATATAAAGATTAATGATATATATAATATGTATTTTGATAAAATTGTTGATGACACCTTCAAATTAGAATTTATTCCCTCTGTACCAAATTTTCTACAAAAGAATGACGATAACAAAAGTGGTGACGCAAGTGATAATAAAAGTGGTGACACAAGTGATAATAAAAGTGGTGACACAAGTGATAATAAAAGTGGTGACGCAAGCGATAATGTTGAATTTGATTATTCTTATAAAGAGTATCGGCGTAATAAAAAAGAGTATAAATATCCATTAAGAAGAATATTTAGAAAATTATGGAATACTAAGTGTTAATTTATTTTACAGATAACGAAGCAGCAACGAAGCAGTTGATGCATTGGCATTTTATGCCTTTTTTTTTATTTAATTTATTTTATAAAGAGTTGGATTTGATAGCAGCGTGAACCATTTCTTTTACAAGTTCATTAAATGAAGTCTTTGGTTGCCACCCGAGTACTCTTTTTGCTTTGTCGGCATTTCCAATTAAGACATCTAATTCTAAATCTCTAAAATATTTTGGATTAACTTTTACTAAAACTTCTCCTGTTTTTTTATTTGTTCCGATTTCATTAACATTTTCGCCTGACCATTCGATATCAACATTGACTTCTTTGAATGACAATTCAACAAATTCTTTTACAGAATGTGTTTCGCCAGTAGCAATTACATAATTATCTGGAATTTCTTTTTGCATCATCATCCACACGGCTTCTACATAATCTTTAGCTGAACCCCAATCGCGATATGAGTTTAGGTTCCCTAGATTTAATGGCATATCAACTTTACCGGAATTCCATTTTGCTACATAATTGGCAATTTTTTGTGTTACAAAAGTATGACCTCGACGAGGTCCTTCGTGATTAAATAGAGTTGAACTTACAACGAACATTTCATATGCGTCTCTATAAATTCTACATAGATGCTCGGCTGCTAGTTTAGAAACGCCATATATACTAACTGGGATTTTTAGAGAATTTTCATCAAGAAGAGTTGTTCCGTCAGTTGTATTTCCGAATTCTTCAGATGTGCTTGCTTGATAAACTTTGCATGTTTTTTCCATTTGCAAGGTTCTAATAGATTGTAGAATATTTAGAATACCTAAAGTGTTTGTTTGAAAAGTATAATTTTCTAGTTCTGCACTTACTTTTACATGACTTTGGGCTGCGAAGTTATAGATTTCAGTTGGTTTAACTTTTGAAATAATAGTAAAAATATTTAATGAATCAGTAAGATCTCCGTAATGCAGATGAATTTTATTAAAAATATGATCTATTCGTTGAGTATTAAAGTTAGATGAACGTCGAATGATACCATGAACATCGTAACCTTTTGATAGTAAAAGATCAGCCATTAAACTACCATCTTGTCCTCCAATACCAGTAATTAAAGCAACTTTTTGGTTCATTTGATTATGTGATATTTATATTAATTGTTTTTAAATTAAACTTTTCAATTTATTTTAGTTAAGAAAATTAAAAATAAATTGAAATAGTTTTGTGGAGACTAATTATCGAATAACTATGTATTTGCTTGATTATAACATTATACCGGAGGAGATGATAGAAGATCAAGTGCTAGAAGGTGAGATTTTAGAAATAAAGATTGTGGGTAGTTTAAATAAAAAGAATGGGCAAGATTATAGAGAAGAATATATTATAAAACTGCATACTATTATAGAAAATTTTTTTTGTATTGGAGCTAGATTTACATGTAATTGTAAAGATTTTTCATATAGGTGTGTAAGAAATGATAGTATATGCAAGCATATAACTTTTATCTTATGTAAGATTGCAGGTATATTTGATGATGATTATTTTAGGACAAAGATTTTGGCGGCATATCATACTGAATATATTTTTAAGATGGTAAAATCTGAACGTACATGGAGGAACAGTGCTATTTCTATTAAATATTTAAATGATTATTTTAAACCAAGGAAAGAGATAGAATTAAACGATTTTTGTAATATTTGTTATGACGACTTTGATTTGACAAAAGACGATAACAAAATTGTGGCTTGTCCAGAGTGTTGTAATATTGTTCATGAAAAATGTATGAAAAAATGGTTAAGTGTGAATAAATCTTGTGTATATTGTAGAAGTGAAGAATGGGTTAATTACGATATGGATATATATTGATTAAAAATATGTATATTGATTAAAAATATGTATATTGATTAAAAATATGTATATTAATTAAAAAAATGAATTTAAAATGAGAATTATAAAAATTGTTTATCTTTACAATTATCAAGAAACAAATTGTAAAAGAAAAGATGTCTTTCCAAAGTATTAGTGAGTTTCGTCGCAAGCGTGTTGGGGCTGAGAAGCCTATTGAATCTAAGGTTAACCAAGTGGTTCGTGAAAAATTCGTTCATTCTGATCAGGTGGTAGTGAAGCGTGGTGCTCAGAAGGGTAAGTATGGGTATATTAAGAAGTCTTATCCTGGTGCGTACTTGGTGAAGATTGACGATATGACGACTGTTACGTTGAATCCAAAGGAAGTTAAGGTAAATGATTCTGAGTTGCAAATTATGCATGGTAAGCATGCAAGTGACAAAAAATACAAATTTCAATATAAGCCAGCTCATCTTGATCTAAATATTATGGGTCGTAGTGTTTTTGATTTAATTCCTGAAGATGTGTTTTATATTGATTTGGTTCTTAAGAATGGTAATTATGCGGAAGTGACCAATGTTCATAATAATATGTTTGATATTGTTGAGCGAGTTGTTAGCGAGGATGGTATTAAGGATATTAAGCGTGTAAATGTGGGTGTTAGTGAGATTAAGGAATATATTCCTGGGTTTAAGGCTAATGTTTTGTTGGAAGTTGAGGATGAAGAATTGGTGCAGGAGTTATTGGAGAATGGTGAAAAGGAAATGGAAGAGCAAGATGATGAGTTTGATGAAAATATTGAGGTATTAGAGTACGAGGATGTTCAAGAAGAGCAAGAGCCTGAGGAAGCTGAGGCCAAGTCTTCATTTAAGGACCGCGATCGTATTTCTTATTATACTGAGATGACGACTGAGCAAAAGCAGAATAAGAATGAGGTTGATAAAATTTTGAATAAATTGAAGATGAATATTGAGATGAACTATGGTGAGCTATCTGATAATATTCAAGTGTCTATTAAATATTTTGAGAATCAAATTAAAAAAGATGTTGGTCGAGATGAAAATATTAAAAATACTTATATTTATAAATACATTGTTGCTGCGCTGGTTTATTATGAGCTTGTAAAGTCTGGTCATCCATCATTTACATTTTCTTTGGGTGAATATACTAAAAAATTATTCGATACTAATTATTTTACAGAGAAGGATGTGAGTGATCTAAATAATAACATGCTATTGCAAAGCTGGGGTCCATTGGTGCTTGATAAGAAGCGTATGATTTCTGTAATCAATGCGATCAAGTCAAAGATAGACATTGTACAAATTATGATGAATCATGCGGATACTATTCTTCAGTCTATTTTTAATCTGAATATGAATACAAAGGGGCGCAAGGAAAACATCTTTGAATTACGTCCTGTGGGAGTTCCTGGTACAACTATTCCATTGAATATTTATAGTGGGCGTGATACTGGTAATGCTCAGCGCGTTCAGATCTTTAGTAAATACAAGGAGCAAATTTATTCCAAGTTAAATGTTACTGATCTTCTTGAGATCCGTGCTGGTATCAAGGATCTGCCTACGGTTGAAGTTCCAATTGGGTGGAGTCAAGGTGAGATAAATCTGATTGAAAAGTTCCGTGAAAAGTTGATGTCTATGACTGCTTCTCCTGAAGTTGACGAAGAAGATAAGGCTCGGTTTTATTATATTATTGAGAATCTTGAACGTGCTCCTTATGCAATTCGTGATATTGATGAATCTCAAAAGGAATACAAGAAGTATTTTGACGGTATTTACAATCAGATTCTAGATCGTACTAAAAAGGCGGTTGGTCGCAAGATTCGGCAGCTTCGCAAGGGTGAGCTTTCTAAGCGTCGTGAAGAGATCAGTGTTGTTAAGACTGTTGATGAGGATGAAGTTGATGCCTATTTTAAGAAGATGGATATGGAGATTGGTGATACTACTGCTTATAAGAGAGAAAAGCGTCTTCGTGAGGGTAAGAAGATGATTGATGATATTACTCGTAAGGTACGTAATACAAAGATTTCTTCTTCTACTACTGAAGAAGAACCTGAAGTCAAGATGGGAATAGTTGAGTTGTCATCTATGAGTGCGGATCAGCTAAGTGAGCATATTTCAAAGATGGATATTAAGGATGTTAAATCTCTTTTCAAGAAGAGAAAGTAAAGATTACGTGACATTAAATTTGTATTGAAATAAAAGTTATTTAAAATCAATAGATATGTATCTAGTAAGAAAATAAGATGATTAAAAAGGAAAAGAAACCTTTATCTTTATCTAAAAGATTTCTAGATAAGTTTTATAAGGAAACCGATTTATATTTAAATAATTTCTTAAAATTTGTATATAGTCAAAAAATAAATTTAGATCAGTACAAGGTTAAAAATACATTAAATTCGACTATATATTTATGTAATAACGCGGATGAATTTATAGATAATAGAATAGATAAAGTTTGGGAAGACGACTCATGTAGCAATACTAGAATAATTTACAAGGAGCTTAATACTTGTACGTATATAATGTCATTTAGTAATTTAATATTGATAGTATTTAATAAAGATGACAATGTTTTTATAGATTTTAATTTATTATATAATGAGTCTGATGAATATTTATTTGACGTGTATGAAAATGCAAAATATTATTATATATTTTGTGTATCAAAATACAAGGATGAGGTTTTTAATTCGGATGTAGAAAACGAATTACATAGAAAAAATATTATTAAAACTAAATTTATTAATTGGTTATCAACGAATGACGCTACAATTAAATATACTATATTAACGGGTGTATATGATTCTTTCTTGGTGATGAATAAACATTGGAATTGTAATCCAAATTCTTTACAAGGCGTATCTTATTTATATAAAAATATATATATTTATAAATGTAGTATTGGTAAAGGGAAGATGAATAAAACAATTGAAAGTTTTATAAAGACATCTATTAATATGATAAATAAATATTATATGCCGTCTTTACCGTATAATTATCTAAATTATTAAATAAAATAAATTAAAAATTGAATTTTTTTTTAATTTAGTAAAATATTGTACAAGTCCAAGTCCAAGTCCAAGTCCAAGTCCAAGTGTATTAAAATGTCTTTGAGGATTCAAACGTGGGTTTCTAATACCAATTTGATTGATGATATTTTTGAAGTGAAGTCTATTTCCAGTGAAAGTACTGATATGGAAATTGAAGTTGTTAAAGAGCCTTTTAACGAAAGGCTTAACCAAAATGAGGACGACATTGAAGAGTCTTTTAACGAAAGGCTTACTCAAAACGAAGCTGCCGAAGCTGGCGAGCCTTTTAATGAAAGGGTTACAGAAAACGAAGTCGAAGAACTTAATTATGAGGAGGTTGATGAACTTTTCGTCACACCACCCGTTAAGTGTGATGATAAAGTCGGCGAGGAGGTTATTTGTAAGTTAAGACAAATTTGGATTGAAATTGATAATAATAATATTAACAAACTTGATAAAATGATAATTACAAAAATGTGCGAGCAATTGATGAAGCAGTGTATGTAAAAGTGTATGTAAAAGTGTATATAAAAGTGTATGTAAAAGTGTATATAAAAGTGTATGTAAAAGTGTAATGTAAAATAAGTCTTGGTTAATTCCAAGACTTATTTTTATTTAGAGACATCTACTTATTTTGATTTAGATCATACATTGATCGCCTGATTTAATAAGTTTTTGAAAATAATAAAAGACTGATGCTTTTTTTATATCATCTTGTGGGCCGATTGACAGCCAAATTAGTTTTAATCTTGAGCCGAGTAAAAGGTTTTCTTTGGAAGAAGTAGAGCCTGGTAAATTTTGTTCAAAGTTTATAAAAAAATCTTCATCGCAATTAATAATTTGTTTTTCAAATGGTTTAATATAGTTCATAAATTCTTCGACGACTAATCGTGGGTTATTTTTTCTAAGAAATTCGATTGTGTTTCTTGTTAAGATTAGGTCTGATCTAGAATCAACGAAGGATTTCTCTAGAAAATTAAAAAATTGATCTAAAATATCATTAAATATTTTGATATGTACAATTTTATTCATTATATTATAATATTATTTATTTTTAAATAATTTCATTCGTGTTTCATTTTTTTAGTACCATGATCGTTCATGTTTAATTTATTTATTAAATAATAATTTATATGTATTCTTTTTTGGATAAATTATCTATATTAAAAAGTATTCGAGGTGATATAAAAAGGAGGCGATTTATATTAGATGAAAATATAAAGAGATTTGGTTTTGATGAAATAAAGCAATTAAAAAAGGTAAAAAATACGTCAGAGGTTAAGGGGTATCCTTTTGTAGTTTCAAAAAAGGTTAGTAAGGCATTAAGAGGATTAAAGCTTGGGTTAAAGGTGGTTCCATCTGAATTAAAGTATAATAAATTAGAGCATCCTTCTAATTTGGAATATATAGCTTTAAAGGAATTAACTGATAATATTGTATGTAAAAACATAAGTCCTCATATAGCTTTTTATATATCAGTACAAAAGGTATCTAATAAATCTAAAGCTTTAAAATTTTTAAACTTGAAACAATTAGAAGTTAAGAATTTAATTAGGAGTAATTCGACAATATTATTATCAGAATATGTTGAAGGTGGTAGTTTAGATAATTGGATATATAATATATATGAAGAGGATAACAAAATATCAGATGAAGAATGGAAAGGCATGGTGTTCCAGTTGGTATATACATTAGCAGTTATTCAGCGTTATTATAAAATGATGCATAATGATTTTCATTATGGTAATATATTGATTGATAATACCATAAAGCCCGGGGGGTATTTCGTGTATCAAATTAATGGTAAGGAATATTATATAAAGAATAATGGGATAATTCCTAAAATATGGGACTTTGAATTTGGGATGGTTTATTCAAATAAAATTAAGGATTTTTATCCAAATAAATTTATTATAGGCGACCTTGAACATGATCGAAAAACTCATATAACAAAAGACCCAGAAGACATAATAAAAAAATTTAAAAAATACTCAAAAAACCAAGGCTCTGACACTGACACTGACACTGACACTGACACTGACGCTGACACCGAAGAAGATAGGAATGTACCTTATAATTACAATGAAGTATATGATTTGCATTATTTTCTAGTATCATTATTGGATTTATATATATCGCAGGATTTATATGATTTGATTATAAATATTTATCCAAATGAGTTAATACCAAGAGATGATTCTTCGGATACAAGTTCAACTGCAAATAAAAAAAGTAGTAGCAGTGAAAGTAACAGTAGTGAAAGTAGTAGCAATGAAAGTAACAGTAACAGCAATGAAAGTAGTAGTAGTGAAAGTAACAGCAATGAAAGTAGTAGTAGTGAAAGTAACAGCAATGAAAGTAACAGTAACAGCAATGAAAGTAGTAGTGACCCCAGTAGTGACCCCGGTATTGAATACTTAACTGATGGGAGAATAAATTGTGGGGTAGAACAATTATTTGATAATTTACCAACCCCGATGAAGTTATTAGATCATGGATTTTTTAGATTTCTTACTGTAAAGCCATCTGATTTTAAAATCTCCGAGGCAATTTATTTCAAAAGTGGAATATAATAGTGCGTTTGAAATATTATATAAGAATTATATAAAAAAAATATATTGGTTAATAGTATAAACAATAAAGAAATAAATAGATAGATGTCTCAAGCCAAATATAATGATAAAATGCTAGGGTCTTTAAAATTATACAATAATAATATAGATAGATGGGTACATGTAAGAGTTAATGAGATAGGTGATTTGAAATATTCAGCGCGCAGCCAAGATCATAACGAGTGGATGATATGTGATGGTAGATCTATATCGAGAGAAGAATATTCTTACCTATTTGAAGTAATCGGTACTTCATTTGGGAGTGCCGATGCGTTTACTTTCAAAATACCAGATGCAAGAGGGCGCGTTCCTGGTATAGTCGGCGATGGATCTGGCTTAGCATCACGGAATTTGGGTGATAAACTTGGTAGTGAGACTACTACATTAGCGATAAATAATTTACCAAGTCATACTCATACAGGTACAACTGAGAGTGCCGGTGCCCATTCTCATAGTTATATAAGACCAACTGATAATGTGAGCGTAACTGAAATTGGCGGTTCGCAAGCTGCTCAATTCGATAACATGACAACACAGACTACAAGTTCAGTGGGCGATCACGTGCATAATTTTACTACTGATTCAACTGGTATGAATGAAAGTTTTAGTCAATTCCAACCTACGTTATTTGTTGGCAATCTATTTATTTGTTCAAATATAATAGTATAAATTTAGACTTACACTTAGACTTAGACTTAGACTTAGACTTAGAATTACTCTTAGAATTTAGACTTAGACAAATTTAGAATTAGACTAATTAGACTTACACAAATTAGACTTACACTTACACTTAGACTTAGACTTAGAATTTACACTTAGACTTAGACTGCATAGACATGACATAATAAAATTAACGCGAATATTTGCATTAATTTAATTTTATTTAAAAATAAAATAATTGAAGAATTTAGAATTAATGACTGTAAAAGAAGAACGTTGTATTAGTGGTGACGACGTTGATGTTGATAGTGACGTTGATGTTGATAGCGACGTTGATGTTGATGGTGACGTTTATGGTGGCGACGTTGTTGATGATAAGGATATAATAGAGATTTTAATTACAAAGGTTATGGAGAAATCGATTGGTCCTATAATGTATTATAGTTTATATATATATTATTATAATTATAATTGTAATTTCCAAAATATTACATCTATATTGGATTATGTAAATAAATTTAAAAGACAGAGAGAGTTACTTTATAGAAAAAAATGTAAAATAAATATTACATATGATGAATATTATGAGCCCGTATGGCCATCTGACTATGTTGTTAATAAGAATAAATCAAGTGTAATTAAATTTGATATAAATTCTTTGAATAATCTTAGTTAAAGATGTATAGCGTCAATTTTTTTGATTTGTTTATAGATATTTTTTTCTGGGATATATATATAATTTTTTTTGTATTTATGTGCATTTTTGCATAAATATTCAAGAGCTTTAGTGATGAAGATTAAATCTTGTTGTGTATGAATACTATTTAGTGTGATTCTGATCCATCCGAAATTTCCTGGGGTACCAGTTCCATTTACAATATTATTTTTAATATCTGACTTATTAGAAGGATTTATATTTAATAATTTATCAGCAAAGATGCCGCTACAACTGATGCCGCCTCTAGTGGTTATATTAAAAAGATCGGACAATAGTGCTACTATAAAATTATAATGGAATGGTACTTGTTTATTTTTGCCATTGTCTAGTATTTGGATTGCAAATATTGGTAATCGATTTAGGTTATCAGTGGGGTTGAGAATTTTTAGGTTAGGATATTTTGTTTGAATTGTAAGAAGAGATTGTTGGAATGTTTCTGTTAATTCGAATTCGTGTTTTAATATTTTTTTTGAATATTTATCTTTTATATTGAATGCTAGGCCGCATTTTATGATTCCAATAATATTTGGTGTACCACCTGTTTCTTTAGTTTCTATATTAGAGGAATATATAGGTCCAGATGATATATCTAGGAATTTAACTGTGCCGCCACTTGGGCAGAATGGAATATCATTGCATACTAGATCTTTATTTACAATTAAAATACCTGGGGTTGATTGTGCTCCTGGGAACTTGTGAGGGCTTATAAATATGGCATCGGCTATTGTCATATCTATCGGAATATATGGGGCGCATGCTGCGTAATCAAAGAATATTTTTGCGTCGAATTCTTTACATAATTTAGATAATGAGTGGGTATCTTGTATAACACCTGTTACATTACTGCATGCGGATACAGAGACAAAAATATCCTTATCTTGATTCTTATATTTATTTAATTCTATTTTTAATTTATCTTGGTCAATTAATCCATCTTCCTTTATATCTAAAACGACGAGTTGTTTTGCGTTATGGTACCATGGTAAATAATTAGAGTAATGTTCATATACAGAAATAAATACAACTGCGTTTTCCAATTTGGGTTTAATTAGATGAACAAGATGATTTATGGCTCCGCTTGCGCCAGATCCGGTAAAAATTATTTTATGTTGATCATTTGCGTTTATAGATTTTAGGATTTGCGTTTTTGACTCTTCTATAAAATCTGACATCATAATTCCTAATTTATTATTTGAATGTGTATTTGTGTAAAATGGATATACTTTATCTTGAAGATATTTTTCTACGCATTTTAGAGGGAATCCAGATGAAGTCTGGTCGCACATTAGAAAGGGGGTGTCAGTTTTTATATGATATATATTTTTATGTAAAAACTTAGTATAAGACATATATATAACTGTACTTTTTAAAAAAAGTTTTGAAATCGACTTTAACAAGTAACTTTTAAAAATTAATTTAATAATATTTTTAAAAATTTGAGAGTAAATTTAATACAAAAAGCATATCAGAGTCTTTAATGTTGTAGAGTGTTTTAATTTTAAGAGATTCATCGAGTAATGCTTTTTTTAATTCGTATTCTTTGAGTGCGGCTTTGTCTTGGAATGAAATTGGGCTATCATTTATTAGATGTGATTTTTCTAGAATTTTATTATATTTTATAAAATCATTAATTTCTTCTGCTGAATTTTCGCCATACATTTTAATTCTATTACGAATAATAGTATTTTTGAATGAATGAAATTCTTTTGATGTTTGATATAATGTTGGAAAGTTGAGTTTAATAAATTCAATATCCATTATAATATACTTATAAATAAAATTTAGATAATGTGATATGGTAAATATTTATTAAGTAAGTTTGAAAATATTATCAGAAAGCATATCATATTCTGGATGTTGCGATGTTATTTTTAGGTTAGTATTTTTTATAAAATCATTGAGATCAAAATGTGACGTGCTAATCAAGAAAGTAAGTTTATCCATTAAAGAAATATCAAATGGTTTATCTAATGTTTTAAATCTGAAGCAAAAGATATTTTTATCATAGGGAACGCATTTGTGATAATTAATAAATTTTGATGTTTCGTTGCATAGAAAATCAATTCTTTTTACTGAGCACAAATTTACATTTACATTTTTTATAATAGCATTACTAATTGCTAAGTCATCGCTTTTATCGGCTAATTCTTGTGTTATAATATCTTGATTCTGAATTAAGAATTTTGAAATATCTTTGGATAAGATGAGATTTGTTCCAGATAAGAAAAAATTATTGGGTTGTATGCTATTTACAATTGATCCACCAAAAAATAATTCGGTAGGTTTATCTTCTAGCCAAGTGGTCATTTTATTAAAATCAAATAGTGTAGTAATATCAGTTCGTATAAAATATGTAGGCAATCCATCTTGACTTTGATCTAGGTGTTTTAAAATTGAAATGGATCTTGTGACGAATGAAGACGTATCTGTTTCATCTTTTGTTTCAGAGTAATAATCATAAAATAATCTATTTCCATGTTGGTCTGTTCTATTTTGGATATCTTGATTGGTTAGTTCATTAATTGTATTTTCGCTATATAAAAAAAAGAAATCAATAAGATTTTTATTATCGGTATTTTTAAAATTTTTTATAGATTTTACCCATGATTCTTTAAGTAGGTTATCATTATTTGATGCTAGGATCCCAAAAATTATTTTCATATTATTTATATAATTTATATACTATTTAATTTTAAACTTAATTTTGAATGAAAAAATTGAATTAAAAACAAGGTGGCTATTATATAAAATGGATTATCAACAGCGTCAGCAGTCGTATTTTTATAATATGAGAAAGTTTCATAATTGGATCAAGCGGGAGATGTATAATAGTTATGCTAACAAGATTGAAAATTTGCTTGAATTAGCGGTTGGGAAGATGGGTGATGGTCCAAAATGGCTTGACAATGAAATTAAACATGTGACTGGGTATGATATTGATGCTGTGTCGATTGAAGAAGGGATGCGTCGGTTAAAGTCAAAGAACATGAGGGGTCAATATTCTTATCCTGCCGAGTTTCAAAAAAATGTGAGTCTTAATGTATTAGATCTTTCAAAGACGGCATTGGATGGTAAGAATGACATGGATGTAGTATCAGCTATGTTTTGTTTTCATTACTTTTTTGAGAATAAAGAGTCATTTGAAACGGTTATGAAGTCGATTGAGAATAATATTAAAAAGGGTGGTATTTTTATGGGTTGTTTTTTTGATGGCAAATCTGTTATGAATAAATTAAATGATAAATTTGTAGATAGTAGTAAGTTTAATATTGTAGATAAGGGGTATATAATAAACATTGATACGTTAATAAAGAAAGAAAAGGCTAATTTATTTAATAAAAGAAAGAAGGAGCAAGATATTGAAAAGAGAAATTTGTATGCGTATGCATTTAATAATTTAGAGTCAATGGTGAAGACTGGTGTTCCAAATGATGATAGAACTGTTGGAGAAGATGAAAGGAATTTTTTACAAAAAAAGAGTGATGATATTAAATTATTTGGTCACAAGATTGGCGTTTTACTCAAAGATACGGTATTAGATAAAGAGACAGATGAGTATATTGTAAATTTTGAGAGATTTACTGATATTATGAAAGAAAGGGGGTTTGAATTAGTAAAATCTCGGATGTTTGGCGAGTTATATGAACCTAAGTTTAATCTGAATAATGTAGAAAAGGAGTGTTCATTTTTAAATAGAACATTTGTATTTAGAAAGCTATAAAATTAAAAACTAAAATTATAATTATTTGATTTTAGTTTAATTTATTTGGTATAAGTAATAGAGTAATAGATTAACATGTATAATATTTGGAAGATATTGAGAAGCAGGTATAAATTAAAGAATTTGAAAAAGAGTATAAACTTGATGGGGTCTCCTGTGTTATTATCAAATGAAGATGGTAATATTTTATATTATAATGATAATTGGAAAAAGTTATTTGAATGTGAATGTGAGTTATCTGATTTTTATATAAATAATAATATTAATGATATTATATTAGTTAATTCTGATATTGGATTAAATACGAATATTATAAAGTGTATATCTTTAAGTGGTACTATATTTTATAGTGAAATCAAAAAATATGATATAAGTATAGATGGTGTTTCGTCTATGTTTATTTATATTTTTTCAGTGAAATCATTGGATGAAACTTCGCAATATCAGTTATTTTTTAATATATGCAATGAAATGTTGTGTATAGTAAATAATGAGGGGAGTTTTTTAAAGGTGAATAGATCATTTAATAAGGTATTAGGTCATATTACTGAAAGTGAAAATCAAAATTGTAGTTATATTAATATGAAAAAATTTATAGATTATGTACATGTTAGTGATAGAAATGATACATTAGAAAAGTTAAATCAATTAAAAATAGCGAATAATGGTGATACATTTCAATTTATAAACAGGTACAAAATGGCAATTACAGAGGAGTATAAATATATATCATGGAAGTGTTTTCATTTGGACGATATGATTTATATGGTGGCATCTGATATAACAAAGCAATATATAAATGAAAAAAAGATATTAGAAAATGAGACGACTTTAGAGGATGCTGAAAGGCTAGCGTCTTTGGGTTGTTGGAAGTGGGATTTAAAGAGTGATAAAATATTATGGTCGGACGGTTTGAGGGATATTTATGAAATGTATGATATTAATTTGATTGATTTTAAAAAGTTTATATCATTAAATTTTATAGATGATAGGGAAATGATAAAAAAGGTATTTGAGAATTGTATAGAGATGAAGAATTCGTTTGAGATTACGTATAGGTTAAAAATGGCATGTGATAAAGTTAAATATATATATGCACGGGGTAAATTTGTGGAGGATATTGAAGGTGCGTATATAATGGGGGTTGTGCAGGATATTACTAAACAGAAACTAATAGAATTAGAATTGATTGGTGCGAAAATTATAGCTGAGAAAACGTCTGTGATGAAAACTGCGTTTGTTGCGAATATGAGTCATGAGATAAGGACTCCGATAAATAGCATAATAGGTACGACGTCGTTATTAAAAAAAACTGGATTGAATGATGAACAGATGGATTTTTTGGATACGATAATAAGTAGTAGTGGAGTATTATTATCTATAATTAATAATATACTAGATTTTTCTAAAATAGAGTCGGGTAAAATATCAGTAAATAATACAGAGGTGATTTTGGCAAAACTGTTGAGTTATATAAGAGAGATATTTGAGAGAGTAATAAGTAATAAGGGTATATTATTTAAAATTCATGTGAGTAATGATGTTCCAGATAGTATAATATGTGATATAGTAAAGATACAGCAGATAATTTCTAATTTAATAAATAATTCTATAAAATTTACTGAACATGGGAGTATAATGTTAATAATATCAATAGAAAAAATAGATAATCATGAATTTTTGAAGTTTGAAATTAGAGATACGGGCGTAGGCATTTCAACAAAAGATCAGAAGGAGTTATTTAATCCATTTGCGCAAATCGACAATGCTATTACTAGAAAACATGGTGGAAATGGGTTGGGGTTATCGATTTGTAAGAATCTTATAGATGCGATGTCTGGTGATATGGGGTTAATATCATCTGAGAAGATTGGTACCAATGTATGGTTTACTATTCCATATAAAGTATAAGAATATTTTGATTTAAAAATAAATAGTATATTTATTTTAATTCTAAAGTGCCATTAAAAACATTTTTGATTTAAAATTAAATTTTGTATTTATTTATACAAAATGGGTAGGACTTTTTTTATAGATGTTGATGGTACTTTAGTGCGTCATAAAGATGCTGAATATTTGGATAATATGATAGAAAATCCTATAAAGGAGGAATTACTGCCAGGAGTGAAAGAGCTATGGGATTATTTTGAGATTGATGATTGTATTGTAATAACTACTGCTAGGAGAGATCGTCATCGTATATTTACAGAAAAGATTTTTACAGAAAATAATTTGAGATATTCACGAATGTTATTCGAGTTAGAAACCGGTCCTAGAATTGTAATAAATGATACTCCAAATGTATCTATGCCAAAAGCTAGTGCTATAAATGTAAAAAGAGATGGTGGATTTTATTTTGAACTTGATGATAGTAGATTTACATCTGAAAAAAAAATGAATTATTTTTAATTCTTAAGAAATTTGTTGTAAATCAAAAGCAAGTTCAAAAAGCAAGTTCAAAAAGCAAGTTCAAAAAAAGCAAGTTCAAAAAAAGCAAGTTCAAAAAAAGCAAGTTCAAAAAAAGCAAGTTCAAAAAAAGCAAGTTCAAAAAAAGCAAGTTCAAAAAAGCAAGTTCAAAAAAGCAAGTTCAAAAAAGCAAGTTCAAAAAAGCAAGTTCAAAAAAGCAAGTTCAAAAAAAGTCAAGTAAGTAATTGAATAATAATTAAATTACTTAAAAATGTCTATGTCTATTTCTACTTCTGTGTCTACGTCTGTTGTAATTGGTGATAAGTTTAAAAAGGAAGTGAGTAAGTTTTTTGAGTGGGCGTCTGATAATTATATGATTAAGGATCAGAATGGTAATCAAAAGGAGTGGTCTCTCTACTTGATTAGTTCATTTGATGAGCCAGCTCGTAATAAACTTGAGAGTTTTATTAAGAATATTATGTCTTCTTATATAATTCAATCAATTGATAATATTGATATTACTGATTTTAAGCTTTTAGCAAAGGCGTTTAAGGACACTTCTGTTAAGGAAACTTCTGTTAAGAAGACGCCTGTTTCAAAGAAGAATGCGATCCCAGAGACAGTTCAAGAGTCAGTTCAGATGCCAGAAAAAAAGAAGCGTGTTTCAAAGAAGAATGTGATCCTAGAGACGGTTCAAGAGACAGTTCAGACGCTAATTCAAGAGACAGTTCAGATGCCAGAAAAAAAGAAGCGTATTTCAAAGAAGAATATGATCCCAGAGACAATTCCAGAGACAGTTCATGAGGCAGTTCAAGAGTCAATTCAAGAGATGGTTCAAGAGACGGTTCAAGATTCGGTTCAAGAGACAGTTCAGACGCCAATTCAAGATACAGTTCAAGAGACAGTTCAGATGCCAGAAAAAAAGAAGCGTGTTTCAAAGAAGAATATGATCCCAGAGACAATTCCAGAGACAGTTCATGAGGCAGTTCAAGAGTCAATTCAAGAGATGGTTCAAGAGACGGTTCAAGATTCGGTTCAAGAGACAGTTCAGACGCCAATTCAAGATACAGTTCAAGAGACAGTTCAGATGCCAGAAAAAAAGAAGCGTGTTTCAAAGAAGAATGTGATCCCAGAGACAATTCCAGAGACAGTTCATGAGGCAGTTCAAGAGTCAATTCAAGAGACGGTTCAAGAGGCAATTCAAGAGTCAATTCAAGAGACGGTTCAGACGCCAATTCAAGAGTCAATTCAAGAGACGGTTCAAGAGGCAATTCAAGAGACTGTTCAAGAGTCAATTCAAGAGTCAATTCAGACGCCAATTCAAGAGACAGTTCAGATGCCAATTCAAGAGACAGTTCAGATGCCAGAAAAAAAGAAGCGTGTTTCAAAGAAGAATGTGATCCCAGAGTCAATTAAGTCTTCGTCAAACTCTAGTACGAAAAGCGTATTTGTTGAACAAGAAAAAGTTGATACTGTAGTCCCAATACAATCTCAGATTATAAAGAAAAAGATTGATTGGGCCGATTTGGATGATCTTTCAGATATTGGTTTCTAGATATAGTGTAATAAATATAGTGTAATAAATATAGTGTAATAAATATAGTGTAATAAATATAGTGTAATAAATAAAGTATGATAAATATAATTGTTGTAAATAAAAGTGTTGTAATTCAAATAGTATCTTCTATTTGAATTTTTTTTATGTATTTATTTTTATTTAATGTGCAAATTTCTTTGGTATAGTTGCTAGATATATAGGGAATCGGGGCTTTCCACTCGTTTGGAGTTCTCCATATTTAATTTTTATGATAGTCCCTTTTGGGAATAATGTTTTATAATTAATACGTTGTTCATCGTCAAATCCGGAGCCTACATTGAATGTATCTTTTGTTTTGGCATTCCCTTCAGAGTCTTTTTCTCCTGGGTGTAACCATTTTATTACTAAGCTACCCATTCGATTTTTATTACGCCCCTCGCCTAATTCAAAATCTTCTACGATTGCTTCTGCGTCGATGAAATCTTTATATTTCAGTAAAGAAGAACTTCTTGTATTCTCATAAGAACTTTGAGATTTTCTAAGCATTGTTCCTTCTGCTCCTTTTAAAGTTAGTTTTCCATGTAATTCATCTAATTCTGTTTTATTTTTTATTTGATATTGATTTACATAATTAATATGCATATTACCAGATAAATTTATTTCTTCGACTATATTTTTTAATAATTCATATCGTTCTTCAAAGGGAAGTTTTACAGTTGGCAAATCAAATACCATATATACAACTTTGTCCCATTCAGAGTCGATTGGTATTTTTTTTGTGACGGTGCTCATAATTCCTTTGAAGTCTTTTCTTTTTATAAAGAGTTCCCCGTCAAATATTATATTTAATGGATAGTGATCACTGAACCATGCTGGTGCGTAAAATGGTTTATTAGTTCTAGAAATGAATTCTCCGTTGTGATAAACTGCTCTTATACCGTCTAATTTTTCAGATAGATAATACCCAGTGGGATCTATATCTGGTGTATAATTTTTTGCGAGCATGACGCTAAATGTATTTTTATTGAAGGATTTTAATGGAATATTTATTTGTGTTTGTGGTTGTATTTTTTCTGTTATACATCTGCCGGTTTTAGGGTTTCTAATTTTTCCTTTGGTGCAAGGTTTTTCTTGTAATTTTTCTTGTGTTTGTGGTTGTATTTTTTCTGTTATACATCTGCCAGTTTTAGGGTTTCTAATTTTTCCTTCGATGCAAGGTTTTTCTTGTAATTTTTCTTTTATACATTTGCCTGTTTTAGGATTACGAATTTTATTTGGAGGGCATTTATTTAATTGAAGATATTTAATTTTATCATCTAATTCTTTTGTGGGAGAAATATTATCGATTTTAAAAGTAGAAAATTTTTCTTGTTCTTCATTTGACAATGTATCAGATATGAATTTTAATAAGATTGGATTTTGATTAATATCTAGATAGGCTACTTGTCCGATTGATTTAAGGAAAGAATTAGTTAAAGGGTGAGGTATTATTGAGTTACTTATATTTTGGTTAAATTCCAAGATGGATTCTTGGTATAATTTATCTTCTTTGGATTGATCCATCATATAAGTAATGTAATAAAATAATTAATGAAAATGTATAAAAATAAAATGAAAAATAAATTAAATTAAGGATATTTAACAATGAGATTTTTATCTAAGGCGTTAGCTACATCTAAGCATATAAAGAAACTTGATTTAAAAAACGAGATTTCAATAAATCAATTTTCTTTAATTCGTCAGAATGGGTTATCTAAAAAGAAAGTTGGGTTGCCAAAGATAAATAAAAATTTTATGCATGTAGCAGATATTCTTAAGGATACTTCTGTTAAGCGTAAGACTGGAATTATTTTTAAGCCAATGATTCCTATAAAAGAATGGAAGGAAAAGTCAGAGTGGATATATATATTTACAGTGTGCGCTCCGAGAAATAGATTAGATAAAATTGTAAAGATTGGAGGGACGAGGAATGGATTAGCTGGTCGTTCTGGGTCATATTTATCTGGTCATTATACGGGTTGTTCTAGTACAAATGCTTATATTTATAATACATTTAAGTATTATCTTTCAGGTGGTTATAAGATAAAGATGTTTGGTTATAGTATTCCAAAGATTGAAATTAAGGCTGATGTATTTGGCCGTGACATTATAGTTCAGCCTCAAATTTTTCATTCATACGAGTCAATTGCGTTAGAAATGTATAGAGATCAAAATGGAAGATATCCAATGTTAAGTAATAATTGTGATCCAGAGTATAGAGATTTGAAGAAATAAAATTAAAAAATGAATTTAATTTGAGAATACATTATATCACACACAGTTAAGAAGAAGTTAAGAAAGAAATTAATATAATAAGTTTTAGGAATTATTATATCAAGATGTCTTATTTGTTGATTGAGAATTTTTCGGCTAATAATATTTTCAATTTTCCAGTTATGTATGATGAGTTTAATGTTAATGTGGATGAATTTTATCCTGGGATGAATTTTATTGACTATGAAAACATTTGGCTGTCAATGAATAATGGTATGTTTGATGAATCAACGATTTTTAACACGAAGGAAAAGAATATTTATTTTGGTAGTATTATGGTTAATATTGAAGATACGAAGTCAAATGAGTATGTTATCATGCCTATTAAGAAGTAAAAAAATAAAAAGAAAATAACAAAAAAAAAAATAAAAGAAATAACAAAAAAAAAATAAAAGAAATAACAAAAAAAAAATAAAAAGAAAATAACAAAAAAAAAAAATAAAAAGAAAATAACAAAAAAAAAAATAAAAAGTCTAGTTTAACTAGACTTTTTTTATTTACCAAAAACAATTAATTAAAAACAATTAAAAACAATTAAATTAATTAAAACAATTAATTAAAAACAATTAAAACAATTAATTAAAAACAATTAATTAAAAATAATTAAAAATAATTAAAAACAATTAATTAAAAATAATTAAAAACAATTAATTAAAAATAATTAAAATAATTAAAAACAATTAATTAAAAATAATTAAAATAATTAAAAACAATTAATTAAAAATAATTAAAAACAATTAATTAAAAATAATTAAAATAATTAAAAACAATTAATTAAATCGAAACATTAGTTTCGATTGTGTGTGAGAAGTGTGTGTATATGTGTGTGTATATGTGAATGTGTGTGTGGTGTATATGTGGTGTGAATGTGTGTGTGGTGTATATGTGGTATGAAAGTGTGAGTGTTCTAGGTGTGCGTGAAGCGGTGTGGTGATAGTTTGGGGGGATGTGTTTTTTTTAATGAAGAAATATAAGGAAATGAGTGGAG